TCCCGCCACCCTGAGCCTTCGCACCCTTGGGCGCGCCCTTCTTTTCCTCACCGCCACGAATCTTAGGAATAGGACTGGACCCATCAACGGGAAAGAAATGCCGCTTCCCGCGCACGGTCCTCCATACACCAATCTTGCCCAGGCTAGGAATCTTCCACAGATTGTCGCCCTTCTTGCCAACAGGCTCGGTAAACGCCTCCTGGACCTGACCCCTGGTGTTTAGATAAAGCATCCCCACCTGGCCGTAGTAGAGCTTCTCCCTCTTCTTTTTCTTACCAGGCTTGATCTCGTCAATCTTGAAGACCCTTGCGCTGCCATACGGCCACGGACGTGTCCCGTGGCCCGCAACAACAAAAGGCTGCACAGTGCCCGCAATATTACCCGATGTCGTCGTCATCGATAGTAACCGTCCTTCATCCGCATCGCCCAGTCACGGAACACGCTGTCCGAGGCTCCCTCCTCTGGAATGCTCTCGATTGCCTTCTCCGCCTCGTCGACCGCGCGCCGAAGATGGTCCTCGATCCGTGATGCTGCATGATACAAACCATTCGCAACCGTCCAGCTCTTCGCCTTCTTGGCCCGCGACTGCATCCCTCCAGCGAGCCCGTCCAGCTCTTTCGCCTGCTTCTTGATAAAGTCAGTGGCAGACTTGATCAGCCGCGTCGATGCCGCACCTGAAGCTGCCTCATCGATCCCCTCGATATTCTTAGCTTGCATTTTATCAATTACATCTCGCATCACACCATCCTTTCGCGTCCTCATGACACGTATTTTGCGAATCTCCGCGCAGATTCCTTGGCGTCATCCATGTTTTTTATAGGCTTCTTGCCATGTTGCCTAAACAACGTCTTGTCATCACCGAAATTTACCTCGAAAATCATGTCGCCGATCCCAAAACCCTCTATGGCCCGATGACTCCAGCCGTACCACTTCTGCTCCTTCTCCGAGAAACCAAGACCATAGCCGTCACCCGTGCTTACGATCCCGTGGATCTCCTTGAACCTCTCCAGACCCTTCTTGGCCTTCTCTTCGAGGAGCCTCCGCATAATTACCTGCCAGCCGTAACGCCAACGCCAATAGCGAGATTGGTAGCGTCCCGCTTGATCTGGTTGAGCTTGACGATGAGATCGTCAATCTCTCGGGACTCCTTCTTGTTGGCCTTGCCCCACTTCGACGGTGGGATCAACTTGAGCGCTTTGACCGCAGAACCAGCTGACGAAATCGCCACCTTCAATGAACTATAGACCTTCTTGTTGTCGAAGCTCGCCTCTTCCAGATTTTCAGCACCTTTGGCCGTCAAATTTTCGATGATCTTTTTCATTTTCTATTCCTTTGAAACGTTCTCCAAAAAACCTGGAACGAAGCTCATGTACCGCTTGGCTTCGGTCCACATACCATTAGAGCCCTTCTGCCCAGCAGCCGTCGCAGCATTGATCAACTCTTCCATGCCAACCAACTTAAACATCGTCGTGCCAACCACGTGATACTCTCCCGACTGCGCCTTCTTCATCCGCGTAACAGCACCCCTCTTGGGCATAAATCTTTTCAGTATCCTACCAAAGTCCAACGCATTCCCACGGACAAAACCAAACACAGTAATACTACCGTCCTCCATGAGCAAACGTCTGCCTTCGATCAGATCACGCATCCGCATTCGCCTTCGGGCGCAATATTACGCACGCACCATTCTTGGTCTTTACAACTTCGACAGAATCCACATCACGAGCCCCATTGAAACGACGAGCAACCTGCGCGCCCACCGACATCGCATGCCGTCCTTCCATGATCATCAGGAACGACACCCCAGCCTTGACCTTGGATTCAAAAACTGTCTTGCCGATCTCGCGCCCCTTCGTGGCCCGCTCTCCCTGTGTCTTCATCGACCGAAACAACCGTTCCTCGGTCGCCGACAAGATCTTCCTGCGCTCAGGATTCGGTGCATCCGCAATGAAATCCTGAAGCTGGTTTGTAAGATGTTTCATCAGCCTTCCTTCCATCGCCAATATGCGGACTCGCTGCCGAAGTACCGCTCCGTCTCGCTCTTGCCATAGTCGGGATCCAACTCATCGTACTCTGGCATCTGCTTCTTCAGCTCCTTCATCACCGTCTTGATGAGAGGCCAGAGATTCTTGCTCGGATCAAATGCCTTCTTCTTACGCTTCCACTCCGCCTCGATCGTTATGCCATCTCTCGGTGGCACGGGAACCATCACCACACCAGGGTCGCTCTCATCTGGGCTGAAGTTGTCCACCGTAACACTGCAAACAACACCATCACCATTCCCGTAGGGATAGCAGGACAGACCAAAGTCGGCAGTGGCCGTCTCGATCAACTCGTCGCTGATGCCGATTGGATATCCATAATCAGCCTCCAGCTCATTCCCTATGTATGCCTCGCCGCGCTTGCCCAAGATCTGCTTGTCCAGCGCCAATGCTTGAGTGATGACCCACCCTCTTGGAAGCATGCGAGGAATCTCGGAGATCCGAGCCTTCATGGCCGCACCGATCTGCTTGGCCATCATCTTATCGGCCTCACTTGCGCGCTTGCGCGTGCGACGCTTCCGAACCTTCTTCGCCTTGCTCTCGGCGATGAATTTACCCAGGCTCTCGATCAAATCCCTCATCAATAACCTCATTTCGCCTTATGACGAGCCTCTTCATTCTTCTCGACCAAAGCACCATAGAGCGCATTGAGCCCCATCGCTATCGACTGAGGATGAAGATCGTGAACCTTGGCCGTATCCTCAATCTCGACAGGCTCAGAGATCCCTACCGACATACGGCCAACTTTCCAAAATTCCCACTTATCACCCTTGCGATCTATCATTGCATCAAGCTGCCAATTATCACCGACAAAACGAACACCACCAATCGATCCGCCTCCGCCCATCGGAGGAATGCGGATCACCTCCATCTTGAGTCCCCTGTTCTGCTGCCGAAGATACTTCCTCGCAACCACCAGCACATTGCCCAGAAAAGCCTGTTCGGCATCTTTGAGCTTCTGATTGATCGAAACAACAGCCTCGGCCAACGCCTGAGATTCCTCATCAATCTCCTCGGCATTCTCAGGGCCTGATTCCAACAGCATATCCATCCCAGCCAGATATCGCATCTCCCTCATCGACCGTTCGTCCATCGTGTCCTCCTGATCAAACCAGTCACACAAAGATCCAGGGGAGGCAGCCCCAAAGCTGCCGTCCCCCCTTCATACTACTTCAGCCAACTGCTTCTAGGAAGCAGTATCAATGATCTCGCCCATCAGATGCACGCTCGCGAGCGAACCAGCCGTGCCCGTCGAATCCGCCGAAGTCACCTTCACGAAGACGGTGGAATTGGCAGGTATCGCAGGTTTGGCCACTGCACTCAGATCGATAATGAGCATTTCATTGATGGTGACAGCCCCTGTCAATGCCGTCGCCGCCAAGATCTCCGTACCACCAGTCGTGATGCCGATGGTGATCTGTGCATCTCCTGCGATGGTACCACCCACGCCCGTTATCTGGACGACAGCCGTCACGGGAGCCCATTGGTGGAGAGCATCCCCGCCCAGGGCCACACTTTGCTCGTCGTTAAGCGTGACAATGTCGAGGGCCGTCACAGTCTTACGAAGTTTGTCGCCTAAGTTGTTGAGCACAGCCGCCACGGACTCTCCTTCCGAATTCGAATCATTCGAAATTTGAGAAGCCTGCGGGATTGCACCAGCGTTTCGAATACTGTCGGCCGACGGTGCGTCTGCTGCATTTCTTCTAGTCATTTCTCTCTCTCCTTTTTTGGCCGCCTCAGCGACACATGTTGATTCTATCCTTTGCGGACCAGTAGATCTTCAAGTATGTACCGCCCGTCCGCGTGCGATGCAAAATCACGATGCGCGACAACGCCTGGCCCAGGGCGACCCCTTGGCTTCATCGTCAGCCCATCAATTTTTCGTTTCTTTTTGTTCAGCCCCTTGGTAGGGAAGCGATAAGGAACACTCGTAAGTTCACACAACCACGGCACCAACAACCGAATCGCCGCCATCTGTGGCGGAGTCGGCGTAACGTAACGCTTGGGAACCGCCTTCAAACCCCTGCGCTTAAGAAGGGACTGTATGCCCTTGTTGATACCCTTCCTCGTCTTCAGAGCGGGTACCCACGTCCACCACAGCCGCTTCAGGGTGTTGTACCAGATCGCCTTGTCGTTCACGAATATCGGATTGTACGGATTCACTATCTCAATACCAAAGCTCGTATCATTAAGCTGGTTCGCATGGACCATCCGATCGCGTACAAGATCGCCATGGCAAGAAAGATGACCCGACGGCGCCAGAATAAGCTGCACTCCATATCCTTTTTTCTTGAGAGTGTTCTTGCATCCCTGGGCCGTATTACCACAAGTCTCATGCAGCACAAAATGGATCAATTCACCAACGCGCTCACCATGCTTGAAATGGGGCTCGTCATCCTCCAGGTAATTGCTGGCCGTCATACCAGCCGCCAAAAACTCAGACGGCAACTCAACGCGCTCACCATCTACGATAATCGCATTTGAAAACTTGGAATCACTCAGCTTCCCATAGGGAGGAGGTGTGGGAGGCTTGGGTAAACTCGGATCCTTCGGAGGGATCGGAACCTCCACAGACGTATCGCCCTCGGCCTTCATGACCGCACGGAACGTCTTCGGCCCCATCTTTCCATCAACCGTCAGCCGATTTTCCAGCTGAAAATTCGCCGTCGCCCACGCAAACAAATCTGGCTTCGCCTCAGACCACGGCCACGGCATATCGCCCACATCGTAGAGCTTCCCACACTGCGTAGCGTTGTAGCGTATCGCTACAGTCAGTTGAATCTTCGTCAGCATCATCCCACCATCAAGCCCGCGCGCGATGCTCGATCCCGCACTCGGCTCTTCTTTATTTTTTTGAACATCCGATTCATCGATTTCACTCGCGTCGTTCCATCTGCCGTCCACTGGATCGGATCCAACGCCGTCCTCAGCTTTTGCACGTTCGCATGCTCAGGATCATCCACAGCGTCCTTCAAAATCACCTCCTGGCGATACCAGAACCCAAACGCATGTCGCGTCCACTCGATCGTGAACTTGATATTCTCACCGTTCGCAGGAACCGTCACATAAATCCGTATCGTCCCAATGTCACGATGACGACGGTTCAACAGCGAACCCACCAACATCATCGAATACTCCGACGTACCAGTTGGCTTCGGAGATACCAGCTCTCGCTTAATCCGCCCCATCCGCAGGAGCAGATCACGCACCATCGCCATGCCCGTTTCCGTGGCTACGATTTGAGGAGAAACCTCTGGCGCTTTGGGAACAGATTCAGCCACTATTTATTTTGCTTTCTCGACCGCCTTCACGATCGCTGCCATCTCTTTCACAACCTTCTTGATAGTGCTTCCGACCTTTTTAACATCTCGCACATCACCAACCTTGACCGATTTGCTCGCCAAGGAATCGCGCCCCTTATCTATTTTCATCCCCTTGGATTTCATCACTTTTTGCTGTGCCAGACTGAACTTGTCGACATGCGCCACTAGAGCAATCTCAACCTCCTCGGCATCAATCACCAACTCTCCATAAAGAAACCAGTAGCCGTCTGGCGACTCAATCAAGGTCGAACTCGGCTCGGCATCCTCGGGCTTCCATCCTGAAATCTTGACCCACTTGCGAAGGTCAAAACCATCCTTCTCCAGCTTGTCAGCCTCGGCATTCGTCATCTCACCAAGTGTCCGCAACCTTTCAATCAACTGCCTCATGTCGCCTCCTACGGAAGATGGATCGTCCACACCTTGCCACCAGACTTATGGTCCACATTCGCATCGGGATGCTTCTTCTGGATCTCATCCGCAAATTTATCAAACTGCTTCTGGCCGTCCATCCCCGCATCCACCTTCGTGGCGATCGTAATGCTCTTGCCCTTCTTTGTGATCTTGCCGAACTGATCCTTGCCCAGGATCTTGTGGAGGAGCTTGTACACATAGGCAACAGAAATACCGCCACCAAGAACACCCTCTGTCGTCAGTCTTTCCAGTAGATCTCTCATCCGAGCAGCTCCTTCGGCTTATCTTCCTCGTCCTCTTCGGATGTATCATCCCAATTTGGACCGTCGTCATCCTCATCATCGTGGATAACCGGCTGCCCATTGCCGTGACGCTGACCAAGAACACCAGTCACCGCCGCCGCAACTTCTGCGCCTTTTTTGATCGACCGCTCTGCGGCCTTCGCTGCCCCCTGCGCCCCGTGGTCGGCTATGCCTTGGCCCAGGATATAGGTCCCCAGGATACCCAGCACGCTGTAGACCGTCTTCTCGTCCACAGGATTGCCAAGCAGCGAGTTTACGACCATACCAACCGCCGCCAGCAACGTGACAAGCAGCTTCTTCGACTTCAAACTGTTCAAATCCATATCTTCCTCCCGCGAACTGGAGTTCGCTACTCCATAAAACCAGTTTTGGACCAATCCTTGGCCATTTTCATCAGGGCCTCATGGCCACTCGCACCCTTGAAGGAATCTTTGAACGCAACCCCCAGAGGTTTGGCAATCCGAGCGACCCAGCGATCCTCGCCCATTTTGATAATGTGGATCACCCCACCCAACAATCCTTTATCCTCCTCGACACTTTCCCCGCGCGCGCGACGCGTCTCATTGCGCCACGCATCACTGGCCTTCAGGAACGCATCGTAGGCCGCCTGGGTCTCCTTGTTGAAACCCTTCCCAGTGTACCTCTTGTCCTGGTAGTCCTTGCCGTACTGCTTTCTGAGAGCCTTCTCGAAGCGATCCTCGGCATCCTTAGCCGCGTGGTAGAATTTGAAATTGACGGTGCCCTCTTCCACTGGCTCCTCGGATCCGATATTTTCGCCGCCCAAGATGCGCCCAGGATCAACACCCGCATTCCGCACCATCTCCTCAATTATCAGATCTTTGCGACTCATATCATTTTCCCTTCTTGGCATCCCTATCGTACGCCTTGGCCAGCCACTTAAGACCACCTCCATCACCACCGATTGCTTGATCCAACAGCTCGGAGAAGTGATAAATGTCGCCCATAAAATCCAGGGGAGGAATCTTACTCAGATCCTTGATCGCAGCCTCGACGTGCGCCACCGCACTCTTGGCAAGATCTGCCCGCTTCTTCAGGTTTGCAGGGGTCTTGGGCGCGAGATCCTTCTTGCTGCGTGGCACCTTGTACATGGCCTCTGCCACTGGCTCGATAGCCTCCTCGGGATCCCCTTCAATTTCAGCATCATCACCAAGGATCTTCTTGGGGTCTACACCAGCGTTCTGAACCATCTCACTGAGCAACTGTTTTTTCGTTCTTGTGATCATGATTTACTCCCATCCATAGTCGTCTTTGCAGACCTTGAACGCCTTGTCGAATGCCTTCCGAGCCGTCGGAGCAGATCCCCTGTCAGCGAGCGCCGTCTTGCCACTATCCTGGCGCTCTTTGACGCTGTATTCGTATTTCTCGGGCTGACCATATCCCTCTATGGAAAAGATGCGAATCTCTCCCTGCGACTTGCGCTTCGCCTCGTCCAGGCCATCGGCGTCCTCGCCAAGTACCTTCTTGGCCGCCGTGGTCAGCGCATCAGACACCGCCGCCATGTACTTCTTGGCCTGCTCGTCCTCCTTAGTGACGGTGGCGAGCCCCTTGAGGAGCTGCACCATCTTGAAGAACGCGTCCTGGTCTCTGTAGTCAGTGTCGCGCAGAGCCTTGATCGCACCCTCGGTCTTGGCCTCCTCATCAAGCAGGTTGGACGCCTCGGCCAGAGATGCAGCCGCATCGACAGTGTTGGCATCTGTGGACTCGTCCTGGGGCTTACCATCGATTGCATCCCCCAGCTCCTCAACCAACCCCTTTCGCATCACATTCGGCACACTAGATACAGAATCCTCCGCGCCATCTTCAACCTGCCCATCGCCCTCGATCGCATTGCCCAATTTCTCAATCAATTTTCTCATGATCTTTTCCCTTCAAACATCATCTACTCAGATATGTTACCCGCTATAACGGGTTTGTCAACCAATGGTCTCTCTAAAGTGGCGACAAAAGCGTAAATTCCGTCACCGCCCACGGTTGAATCTCCAATTCCGCAATGCTGACCTCGCCGCCCTTGGCGTCAAAATCAGATCCCGCCTTGTACCGTGTAGGAATACAATCCCACAACAGCCAGGCTTTTCCAGGCAAAAACGCAGCTGACTCCCAGGCTGCAATACCAATCTCGTCGTCCGTGTGACCAATATTCGTGAAATGAAGAAGCAGCAGGTTGCGATTCGTCATGTCGAACCCACGGATCGCACGCATCATCCACTGCCACATCGTGTCATCGTATCCAAGAACTCCACGCGTCAAAGTGATCGGCGCCACGCCGCCACCCGAGTACGCACTGCGCTTGTACATCGAGTTAAGCTGCTTGATCTCGTCTACTTCAGCTGTGTATTCAGGCGTAGTTATTGACTGAAACCCCAGAATGGGAGCGCCCAATACAAGAAAGGGAAACGTCGCACTTGGCACCACATCCAGAAGCCAAAAGCGATGGTTCTGCATGAAATCTGCAATGCGCGACCGTGCCATTCAACGCTCTCCTCCCTTGGCTACGCAGGCTTCGGGAATACGTCAAATGACTCCAGGGAGAAATCGACCTCAGCCAGGGAAACCTCCCCCGACATCGAATCAAAATCACCAGCAGGCTTGGCACGCGTAGGAACACAGTTCTTGCATTCAATGCGACGGAAATCGTCTCCCGCCTCGGCCTGCGTGGCCGATGCCATTTCAGTCCGCTGATAATGATAGATCGTGACATCGCAACGGTACTCGTCCCCGTCGACCGAGTCGCGGACCCAATCATAAAACGTGGTGTCCGATTTCGCTACACCGCGCATCAGAGTGCCGTCAGAGACGGTGGGTGGCCCTGGATACTTCTGCGTCCACTGAAAAGTACCCTCGCGGTACTCAACAGCTTCGACAGTTAGCTCAGGGATCGACACACTCTGAAACCCAGCCTCCCCAGCTCCATCAAACTCACCTGGACGATTAAATACCAGGGGAGTTGCCCCATCGGATTTGGTAGCTGTTACATGGAACCGAAATCCCTGCATCAGATCATCGACTGCTGCTCGTGACATTTTCTTCTCCTTAAACCGGCGACCGCTCCATGGTCGGCGGCAGATTTTCTTCGCCAATTATTCCAGTCTGACTCGGTACCGTCTGACCCCACCCATTGCCAATAACGAGACCGACCCGGCCAATAAGATCGTAGTCATACGTCGCCAGAGCATTCACCGCGCTGAAACTCCCAGGAGTATTGAGAGTAATTACAACTGCACCAGTGAGGTAATCAATCGTTCCAGACCCCCCGCCACCGCCTGCCCCAACAAGAATGCCATCCGACGCTGGATCCGTGAAAACAACACTGCCCGCAGTAATCGAAACAGAGCCAGGATCCACACGACCGTTTACCAATTGAAGATTGTAAGTGGCCGTTATACCATCTCCAGTCACTCCCGTATCTTCTGCTGCCACCGATACCTCAGCATCGACATTTTGGTCAGTTTTTACTCTCACCTTAAATGAGGGTGGGACCAGGAAGCCATGATTCGTCTGCACATACGAACCACTCGTAGAGCCAGTCTCCGTGTGAATCAGATATTCAACATCGTCATCATCAACAAGATAAATTGACACATCGGGAGCTGTTGAGCAATCAAAATACCACCAGACCTGTTCTACTCGCATCCCCTCCAGCTCAGGCGCGGCCCATTCACCAGCCGCCGATCCGCCGATCCACTTCTGGATACGACCACGGTACAACGTCTCCTCTGAAGGAGTGCCATCTGGGGGCAATCCCAGAAATTTATTGCCAGAGTAGATCTCCTGAATAGAAATATTCGGATTGACCCCTGTAGTCATCAAACTCCCCTATCTATGCGTTATGACAACGCTTTCTGTTGAAATCTGAACACGATAAACTCAGCTGGTTTGTTCGGCGCAAGTCCCACGTCGCAGAACACCAGCCCCTGATCCACAGTATTCTGTGGGTTGTTGGTGCGATCACACGTAACGTAGAACGCCTCCTCGGGGCTAGTTCCAGCGAAATATCCCGCCTGGTACAACCCAAGCAAGAAACTCGTAAGCTGTGTCCGAATTGCGGACCACAATGGCGGCCCATTATTCTTGAAGACATGGCTGTGTGTCGCATTGAAGACCGACTTCTCGACGAACATGAACAGCCGCCGCATCTGGATGAACGGCCACTCACCGCCCGCAATATCCAGGGTCCTTGCACCCCACACACATCGTCCAGTGTGTGGCCACTGCACGAGGCAGTTGATCTTCTCTGGATAAGCAACGCCCACCTGAGTCGGCGTGAGATCCAGCTCAAGACCAATGGACCAGTTCAACCGTCCATCGTTCGTGCCCGCAGGCGCCTTGCCGACATTCTTCGAAATATCGGTACGCGCGTACACGCCCGCTACGTGACCACCACATGGAACGTCCGTCGCCACCTCAGTTACAGGATCGATGATCTTGATGTGTGGGTAGTACAGCGCCGCGTAGGAAGTGAATTTCTGCAACTGGAACTTCTTCCAGTTGACCGCTTCCTGCGGAGTAAGTCCCGACGGAACAGTCAGGATCACGAACTTATCCTTGACCAGCTCGGCATATGTAATCAGTGCATCAGCAACCACCGTGTCGGTCTGGAAGTCAGAAGCGACCAGCTGCATGAGCGCATCAACCTTGCCAAACGCCCACAGACCCCTCTGGTCGGCCGCGAGAGACGCCCCAACCACATCACTGGAGGCAATGGCCGCACCGTCCAGGCCGCCCGTCATCTGCCCCTCAATGCTCGTCGAGGGATAGGTGTAGTAGGAAGCCACCTGTGCGGATGCTCCAGCAGGACCGGCCGACGGGAATCCCGTCAACGCCCACGTCAATGTAAAAGCGCCCGTGGTGTAAGTGACCTCATTGGTGCCATTGGCATCAAGGCCAAACTTCTGCGGATACCCCGTCGCCTGCGTACTCGCAACCGACAGATTACCGTCGCCATCATCCTCGATCGCCACCGGAACAGCATACGCTGCTTCGAAATAGATCGGGAAGCCACTCGCGAAAGTAGTCGAGGAAGCCGTCAGGTCCAGAGTATCATCCGTGGTCCCAGCAGCATCACTGATCTGGCCCGTGGTATAGTCGATCGTACCAACGGCGTTCGCCGTCCCAGCTTCGACGAGGTTGCCAGCACCCGCAACACCCGTATCCTCGATGTCGAAGAATTTACCAAGCGTATCCCACTGGGTAGCGGCCACACCAGCTTCGGCTGCACCAGCAGCATTCACGAAATCGATGGAAGCAGGGGCTGCCGCAACACTCGTCACGACGAATGTGCCGTCGTTACCAGGAGTCGTCGCACCTTGCACCGTCACAATGTCGCCTACAGCCGTACTTCCGAATGGATTGGTCGAATCAGCCAGCGTCACAGTACCCGCTGCGAAAGCAAACGATATCGTCACACCAGTGTTGGTTGCCACGTCGCCCGTGCGCGCCGAGATACGAACACTACCAGGCGTAATCGCCGCAGGTGTCGTTGCCGTCCCAGGAGAAGTGATTGCCGCCGTCGCCGCACCACCGCCCGTTCCAATCTGAGTCCCATTGACCCAGTGAATCGTCGAAGCCGCCGCGAAGGTGTCTGCAAGGCCAGCACCGCTCACATCCAAAGTATTCGCCGTCACGCCCGTCGGGTCAGTGATTGCACCTGTCGTGTAATCGATCGAACCCACTACAACACCTGTTGAAGTCTCGACCAGATTGCCAGGACCAGCCACGCCAGTGTCGATGATGTTCGTCTTGCCAACACCCGTCAGCTCGCAAGAAATGAGAACCGAAGGAACAGCAGGATCCATCGCCAGCGGCAGCAAGGTCGTGTCGAAGGCATCTGGGCCAACTACAACAGCCGTAGCCAGAGCGCCCACAATGGTCGCCATCAAAGGCCCACCCTCCGCAAACGTGAAGCTCGCATCAAAGGTCGTCGGGAAACAGCCATTCGTCAGCTCGTAGTCCCAACCCTTCCATTTGCCGTTGTAGTAATCAGGCGTCACTACTGACGAGGCATCCGAGTGCACCATCGTTGCCGAAAAGTCCTCAGCCGAAACTGAAACACCCGCCAGGGCCTCGGGATCCATCTCGTTGCCGTACTCGACAACCTCGATGTAGTCCGATCCGCCTATATCGGCATTGATCACTGTGGCAATGTAGTTCTTGCTGTTTGTGTCAGAGAAGTCCAGATCCGTGAACTGCTCAACAGTGCTCCAAGAAGGAGTCCCTGTCACACCCGCGTCAGTATCTTCCTCAACCAATACCGTAAACCGGCTATACGAAGCCGTGGCGTCAGTGAGATAATCGCTGGACCCAGGAACGATCGACACGCGATAATAATTACCCGCAAGACCAGGCCACTTCATCTGGAAGCGGAAGATGGTGTAGTCGTACACCGCTTCGATGTCGTTCGCACCACCAGCGTAATCGCCTGGAACCGCCAGAGTAATCGAAACCTCACCCGTCGTGTAATCGACAAAACCAGTCCCACCCGACCCACCGCCACCAGTCGCCGTCAACACACCATCGCCAGCAGCGTCCGTAAAGACGTTATCTGTGACTGCTGCATTGAAGGTGATCTCGACCGTCGTGGGCTTCGCGGGAGGATTGGAAAGCTGCAACGAATAGATGCCGCTCGCCTCCACTGTATTGCCCAAGTCATCAGGAGCCGTACTCGGGATCGAGTACAAGAAATCCCAAAGACCATCGGCCGCGTCGCTCGCAGTGACACGCACGACATACAGCTGCTGACCACCATTCTGGAAAAAGGCATACGCCATCGTCGGCGTCAGACCCTTCTCGGTAAAGGTTCCGAAATTCGTCACGAACTCAGCATAGCTCGTGCAAAGAATCGGCTCGTCTACGAGCCCCTTCGTGGTAAACCCAATCAGGCCAAGAGTCGACGTCGAGACGCCACTGATCGGACCAGGTCCACCTGGAACTTCCTTGATATAGATACCAGGATGTGTGTATTCTGACATTGCTCGTCTCCGTGTTGTCAAACCACCCTATTTGTGGCGTTTTTTCTTCTTCTTTTTCTTGGAATTTTCACCGCCCCCTGGGTTCTCATCGGGGCTTCCATCAGCTTTTGACAACGCTTCAACAACATCAACACCGGAAGGAGGAGAATCGGACACAACAACAGAATCCGATTCTGAATCTTTTTTCGGCGAGTCTCTCTCAGCCTTTTCCTGGGCCGCAACCGTCAACTCACCTTCTGTCATCTCGGGCGCACCCGCAGGCTTTTTCGGGGCCTGCCCTTTGTCGGTCGTCACACCCTTTTCTGCAATCTTCTTAGCCATATCCGACTTCGGAGTGACGGCCTTGATATCAGCAGACGTTGTAACAACCCCCTGAACTGGCCGCTCCGAACGCGGAGGTGGCCCCGTCCGACGGAGAACCCCCTTCTTCTGGAGCGCCTGTATCTCCCGAACGCCAGGCTCGAAAATCTCAACCCTGGAATGAGGGCGCACCGCAACCGACACCCCCTTCTTCACAGGCATCGATTTAGGCGTAGGACCTGAATAGTAAAACCACGGCATATTACCTCCTCACCTCGAATCAGGAGCCTTCCTCGACCCCTTGGTTTGCAGGATTAAACTTGGCGTAAGTGACATGCGGATCGCCTATCAACGCAGGGAATACCCGATCGTCATGAAGATCAACTTCTCCTCGAACTGTAAATGAAATCGTGTAGCTCACTGTCCTCTCCGCAATATCGGCCAGCTCCGAGGTGTTGGAAATTGAAACCTCTCCTGCATCATATTCTCGCACATCACCCTTGCTGTCAACTACTTTGAATATAAACCACGGCGCAATAAAGTGTCGAAGCGCGTAGTGCAACATCAAAAGCGTCTCCTGCTTTCTGCGCCCCATCACCATACAATCATAGGTCATGTCAAACTGAGTGGCCCGCCACTGATTGTCATATTTGGTATAGCCCACCGTCCCATCGGGCAACGTGACCTTCTCAGCATCCTTCGATGGTGCACGCGCAACCCAGGTGTACCAGGGGTGCCGATCGAACGCTGGAGTGTAGTCATTTTGACGAAACTGAAAACACGGCAGCTTGAATTCCTGGTACACATCCTCGGGATCCTGGAACTGACACGGAACTTTGTTGTTTATCTCGGGAAATCCCGAATCAAGGTAAGGAACATCGCAAGCATAGATCGCCCGCGATTCACCATCGACTATGTAATGCTCTATCTCGGCACCGAGGGTCTTCATGCAACCCTCGTCCCAGTCCCGCAGATTGACCGTGCCAATTACTGTCATGCACCACCAACTGCGAACTCAAGTTCGTACCTACTCTTCTGCGTCTCCGCCGTCCGAATCGTCTTCGCCGCCCGAGCCGTCGCCATCGTCCGAACCGCCATCGTCATCCGAGCCGCCACCATCTTGAGTTCCGCCATCGCCGTCGTCATCGTCGCAGCCATCACAATTGTCAAGGGCAATCGCCCCTGCCTCTGCTGCCTGGTTAATGATGTCGAGCGCGCCATCTATCGTATCGTCCTGCCTAGCGACCTTCCTTCTCAGAAGCTCGTTTTCGACCCCTGTCAGAGTCTGATCCAAGGTTCCCAACTTTTCACCTGTTGTCATCATTCCACCTTCAACTACCCTCTTGGGGCAAATGGAGCGAGCGTTCTTGCAAACGCATCACTCTTGTTCAACTGTGTGGCTGTAACATTCGCCACATTATTTGGCAAATCAAATGCACTCTCACGCCCAGTTTGAAGATATATCAAATATCGCCGCATCAGATCAGGCATCGCATCCTTGATTTCCCGAAGAGCAGGGCGCCAATGAGCAACCTGACTCTCACCGTCATAACCAAACTCCGTCCGAAGAATATTGTAACCCACATCTTCGTGAACCACAACACCCACTGCACTCGGTGTTTTCTCGATACTAACATCCCCCGCGCCCGCGCGCCTGAGAGCACTTTCAATCTCACCCCTGTGAGCGTAGATACGGTCCGACAACGCCTTCAGCTCGTCCTCGCGCGCGTTACGGGATATCACCCTCGCCTTTATCTTGCTCGACGCCACAGGGACCAAGTGTGCGGGCCACGGGCCGTAGATCATCAAAACGTTCACCCACTTCGGAGACTCCTGCGTCGCCTGAAAGTAGAGAGCCTTCCCATCCATATTGTCCGCGTCCAGCAACAAAGTCTGGTTATCAAAATAGATCACCACAGAATCGTGGTCTGACGGGGCACCATCAACAATGCCAATCCGCAAATGCTCGGCGTATGAAACCGTTTTTTGTCCCAGCCTAATATCAGGAGCGCGCCGTTCAACCGCACGACGAACAAAGTCAGACATCGAAAGCAAAAACAGCATACGCCCACGGTCAATCCGCTTCGGCACATCTCGCACCAGCGTATTCATCATATCTACATACGAATGCAACCCGTAGATCGCGGGAACAGACGACATGGTCGACATTTTAGGCTTTCGATATCGGTATCGCTTTGCCACTATTCCCTCACCCCAGAGCAGTAACTTTGAAGGTTACAGTACCCCCGTGTCCAATCCACCCAGGCATTTCAATATAAGACTGGAGTCTGTATTCCCCAGCTTGATCAAAGTCACCAACCGCCACAACATACAAAATCTTCGTTGTGTCCGATACCGTCCCCACCCATCGAACAGCCGTGCCATCTGGTTTTGTCACATCCAACGCAACAAGCGTGGCCGTCGTAATGTCACTACAAACATCGACGAGAAGCTGCGTTCCAACATCCCCAACATAATACTTATCAGGGCCATCACACGAAGTATCACACGCCATTTTACACTTCCTCTAACTCAATCATTGAAACGACACTCAAAACCATTGAGACAGGGGACACAATATCCATCTGGCCGTCTGCATCAATGGCCGATACCAAAGCCAGATCCGTCGCAATAGCCGATGTCACGCACAGTTGGTCTTCCATTTAGACACCAAATTCATCTCGCGTCCGATGCACGAACAAAGACGCAATATCCTCTTAAAAAAAGGCCCAACACTCACAGCCCCATATCCCCGCGTCACAACGAGATGACTCGGGCCAAAACCTCTGGTAACAATCCTGTTCATGGAACTGGAATCCTTTCAAAAACGTCGTCCATTGACGGAAGACCACCCAGATCCTTGAGATCAAACGTCAGGAATGGCGTCACGTCATCGTCCTCGTAAAAGATCATCTGGTTGCCTATAATCTTCCACCGCCCCGTCTCCACCTTCCGAATAATATCAGCATCAGACTGCACCAAGAGCAACGTCGACTGCTTCGCAATATCTTTGACATTGATATCCTCGGCAAACTTCGTAGTCACCCCCGCACTGTCCTGCATAATATACTCTGCAAAATACTCCCCCGCAGACAGCGTTGGCGTCATCCAAACGTAACGCCATTTGTTCGTCACCCCCACCTGGGCCAACGGAACAACAGCCAGATCATCCACCTCAGATCCAGCCGCAATATGAAACACACGCACAGTCCCCGAGGTTATGTTGAACTTCCGAGAGCCATCGGGATTCAAGGCATATACCTGCAAAACGACCTGGGGCGGATTTGGCAAAAATATCATGGCTCTCTTTCCTTACACCAATTCTATCATCAACAGACGACAAGAACAACTCAGCATCTACTCCCCAAACATCCGATACCACAAAATCGCCAACATTCCAGCACCGCAAGCAAATGACAACGCTATGATTGGCAGCATCCTTATAAGCGCATCTTTAAAGGATATCTCGCTTTCAGAAAACTGCGCTGCCGCCGAAACAGCAGGCACAACAGGGATATTGACAGTGCCAGTACTGTCAAATAGGGCCTTATCATGTTTTTTCAACCTGGCATTCACAGCACCATATCCAGCCCTCGCAGGACAACTCAGCTGCTCCGTCTGAACACTATCAATCTTCTTATCTCTCTCAACGTTCCTCTTCTCCATTGAGTTCAATGTAGCCTGCACACCCCCCAGCTCGCGATTCATGTTGTCTACAGTCTCCTTGGTTTTTCCGACATCCTTCTTAACCACCCGAAGTAACTCTATTACAGGATTGAGCGAAGGATCACTATCTTTTGATCTTGTCATAGCATCGGTCTCCTCTCGTGCCTCATTCATCAGAAAGACCCAACAATTCTACAACTCGATCGATACACTTGTCCATCGAATAACGATTTTCAATCCACTCCCTGCACCACGCGGGCTCTCTGGGTGTCCACAAAATGTCATTCAACTCCTCAAAAGTATTCCATATACACTCTTTGGGCCACAAAAGCTCAGCCCCTGGCCACCCATGCACGACAGGAGTCAGGCCCATGGCCATCCCCTCCGCTATCGACATGCCAAAGCTTTCCGTGACACTCGTGGACAGGATAAACTGCTTCCCTTTGAGAAACTCTTGCGTCTCCACCCATCCGTGAAACGTCACGTTGTCAAGCTTCAACGCTTCGAAATACAGCCGCACCTGCTCATCCTGATGAGTGCCAGCCACATGGAACTTTTTCAGGGGCAGCGATGCCATCACCGTTCTGAGAAGCGTCGGCCCTTTTTTCTTGTTCAAATATCCAGCATACGCTACCTGATTGAGATCGAAATCAGTACCCAGTGTGAATTTCTCTAGATCGATGCCGTTGTTCACGACATGAACATTCACCCCACTTATCTTGCTCTCCACGATTTCTTTGAACTTTGGCGAAACAACAATAAGGTCCGAGACTTCATCCCAGTGGATTTTTTCCATGAACCAGCTCTGAGCCTCGTAGCCATGCAGCCGAATAACAATTTTTGGTTTTTGTGGTAGCTCCTTCACTCTCTGTGTCAGCGTGACTGCATTTTCATTGCAGAAATCAACGAAGACAACATCTGGGCCTACATTTTTGAAGATCTGCCACATCTGCTCAGTGAACAGGTTGCCCATTTTGAAAACTTCATGCTCGCTCTCAAGCCGACTCTTGAGATGCGGAACAAGCGTGAAGCTTTCGTAATTGTCCAGTATCAACAGTTTCATCATTTCCACCCTAAAATATGGTTGCGTCCAACTTGGTCAACAATTAACTGGCTATTAACAAAATCGTCCGTTGACCATTTTGAAATATGTGTCTCATGTTCATTACCGAAACATGCACCCTGGGGCGACCAATACCCAGGAGTCGACACAAGATAGCTCTTTGCAACATCCAACAACTTTAAACCATCGTCTCTGCTCAAATGCTCGATAACATCTATCGCAAGAACAAGATCATAATTCCCAACTATGTGCATAATCTCTGTCACGTCCCTGTAAAAAACCTGGCGATAGACACCGTGAACAGGAGACTTGTACTTTTCGAATGCCTCAACACCATCAATCACCGGCTCTATATTCTTCCAGTACTTGAGGTACTCGCCACACAAAACACCCCACTTGCCGTGGCCAGCTCCAACGTCCAAAATGGTTTTAGGGCTCATCTCAATCAACTTGTACAACACAGCAGGGATCACATCCGGCCTACAACTCGGCATCATCAACCTCCATCAACTGAATACCCAAGAAACTCGTCGGGGAAATTCTTCTCAATCATTCTGAGGATCGTCTTAGTGGGACGCTTCGATTTCACGGGAGACTCAGACGAATACCAACCAACGCGACCAACCACCCTCTGGTACGTGTCCACCCTCGCAGTTAGATCAAACCACTCAGCAATTTGATCAAGAACTTCATCATGCTTATCGCCAACAAGATCCTCGTATCGTACCCAGCGACAATTATCCGTGTACCCCCTTACATGTTTCAACCAAAAAGCAACGCGGCCCTTTCCGAAGTGAACCTCAAGATCGTCCTTGCACAACGGATCCAAGAACCTCCAAAATGACACCAGCGTATCCACAGGATTTCTGATGATATATAAAACTCTTTTCGGATCCTTGAACCACGGAGGATTGAAGAAATTATGGCTGCGCCACAACCCTCCCCACGGTATGTCCACACGATCTCCCGTAGTCCACATTTTCGAACCCATCACAAACTTCTTACCAGAATGCACAACTGCGCGGACAGTCAAGTCTGGCAACTCAAAGTTCTTCCAGATCGACGCAGCCAACAGATGTGTTCCGCTTCTCTTATGCGAACAAATATCAATCGGGCCGTCCATTTAGATGCTCCTTCCAGATGCGAACATTCTTTGCGATTCGCTCATTTTCCTCTGCACTCAAAGCCTTCTCAGCCTGTTCGACAGCCTTGTCATATTGCCCGATATGGTCGTAAATCATCGACGCCAAGTCATACCTGTCAACCATGTATGTGCGAGGATTCACGAACAGCTTACAATGTGGAAGTTCAAGCTGCAAACACTTATCAATCCACACCTCGGCCTCTCTGAATCTCTCCTGCTTGTATGCAAGATTGGCCAAACAATAATATGCCTCGGCCATCACAGGAAACTCCTCCAACGCCAAGGTAAATTGCTCTCTAGCTTTCTCATTCTCTCCAAGATAAGTATAGCAGACACCACTATTATGTCGAGAATGCCAACGCTCCTCATTCCACACGCTGAACTTCAAGCACTCAGCAAATGCTTTCACAGCCTCCTCATACCTTCCATTCTCTTTATAAGCAGTGGCCAGGTAGAACCAACTTCGTGCCTCTCCAGAATTAATCCTGAGCCGCTCTTGCAAGCCTTTAATATTAGAGTCAGATCTCTGCTGATCGCGCTCAACGCGATCCTTTGTCGCCTGGTCAGCCTTTCGATGCTCAACCTGTATGTTATGCGCCACATGGGTTTTCGCTATATAAGGCACATTATGAATTGCATTCTGATATCTAACAGACGGTGCCATAAAACGCGAAGTCGCGAACATTTGTACTGGTATACCTCCATCGACAGGAGGCTCAAAATGCATCCAGATTTCTATTCCGTCGCATCCCGCCTTGATGGCTTTTTCGATCTCACGATCCATTGCATTGGGATTCAAAATCGTCTCGTGCCCGTCCAGCACCAATCGCCAATTTTCAGGCTCACAGGCATCGAAGACAGCGTTTCTAGCCTTTGAAAAGCCCCAGTCAGGATCGTCGTCAATTGACCCTTTTTTCGCCAGCTCATCAGTCAGATGGATATCGATCACCTTGTCAGCAAGCTTCTCTACAATTTCCCTCGTTCCATCACTTGAATGAGTATCGAGCCCTACTACAATCTCATCCACATAATCGTTGACAGACTGAATTGTGCGCTCGATCGTCTGTATCTCATTTTTAACAACCATCGACAGTGACAACATTTCAACATCCTTTCCTCTACCATTTTGTTACAGCGGCAGCTTGAGCACTATCAGAAAAATCAAGTGCAAAACGCCCAAAGTCCACGTAACGCCCATATACATCAGAATCACCAACATCAACCTGAACCGATGCATTCAACGAGTACAACGGCCCCATCTTGCTCACGTCTGGCCTAGTCCACCAATCTACAGCAGCACTCGACGCACCATAGCTAGTATCACTCGACCCAACAGCATCCAACGAAAATATCATAGCAGACACAAATAGAAAATCGAAAAGCCCCTGTCCGTCAACATTACTATTATTTATAATTCCGCTCCCAGCAAGATTGATCCCGTAGGTCGCTCGATGTCCCTGCGCTTTTACTCCACGGGACGCCCAGTCTGCCTTCGGCTCGTACCCATCAGGAGTGCTGGCCGTGTATGCCGTCGTATTGATTGGATACGACTCCAGCAGATACCAATCATTTGCAGTCAAATCAGACGCCACTGCTCCAGAATTCCACGTGCTGTTCGGGTAACTTGGATCATTCGCTGTCCCGATGATATGATCCATATTCCAAGCATTCACAAAACAGAGCTTGGCATAAGTTTGATCGTGAACGTAGTCCACTTTTGTATTGAAAGCGACACGCCCGTTCGTAGCCACACTACCATAGTCGTACCCAGCCTCGTCCATGAAGATGCCGTCAACCTCAAGCACCTCCCATTCATCAACTTCATCCTCGAAGTCACCAGTTGACTGGTTCACGGTCACATAACCGAAAATCTTACAACCTGGATTCAGTGCCTTGATCCTTGGGACAATTACCTCAGTATTGGAGTAATCTGGGTGCGATGGATTCGCCACTCCATTACCAAGTACAACGATGCCGTACTTGGCCATATCCTGTGCGACTTTCTCATTATTCCAACTATTGACGGCGGAATTGAAACTATTTGGATAGCCATAGTAAATTAACAGATCGGTCGGCCTTTGCCACATGGCTTGCTGTACTTCCTGGTTATGCCAACCAAGCTTTCCATGAATATTGTTCAGATTCGTTACCGAACCCCCAGAACCTAGTAATGGCGTGATACTAGAATCGTAAATCGGATTTTCTACATCATTAAATAGCTCTCTTCTATTCGTTAAAACCTGCATGACTAAGAACGGACCAAAAAGATCTGTATCAGGATCTGTTACCTTCGCATTGGAATCAAGGAAATTCTTGACATCGTTTGACTCCATCGGTATTGGCTCACCATCATGAGCTGCAACAAGACCGTCAAGAATCGTTTCATCGCCGCTAGACAGCGCATCCGCAAACCATATGTCGCAGTCATCGCCATGCGTGATTATGTAGCTTATCGCTGTCGCAATTGCGCTGTCTCCAATCTGGATTTGCAATTTGTCATCATCCACTTTCTCATTTGGAAAATCACCACTAATTGAATACGTGTACTTTGTAGCCGCCATTTTATTCTCCTTTATTCACTAACTTTCATGAGGATTACGCGCTTTCGTCGCAATTTTGCTGTACCACCACCAGCCTCTGAAAAGAAATCAAAATCAAAATTGACTGTCCCAGCCGAACCATTGTTTAAAAAGTATACACCTCCTATTTGAGCCCATTCATCGTTAGCCGCAGATTCTATCTCAAATTGAGTTTCCGCTATCGTCGTAGTGTCATCAATCTGTACCCTGGCACCAGAATAATACATCGTCGATGACCCAGATAATTCTGCGGCAAACCAAACAACATACTTAGCCTGCTCCAACGTAGGAGAAAATCTCCAGTCCTGCACATAGCTTGAACTCGTAGTTGTCCCCTCGCTCTCTTCAGACCCTTGAATAATAGTTGGCACATCAAGACCTGTCGGACCAGTAGGACCAGTTGGACCTTGTGGTCCACCAGACGGCCCTGTCGCCCCAGTCGGACCAGTAGTTCCAACACCTGTCGGGCCAGTTGCTCCTGTTGGACCAGTTGGACCAGTAACCCCAGTTGCACCAGTTGGACCTGTCGTGCCTGTTATCCCGGTAGGTCCAGTGGCACCAGTGACTCCAGTCTGCCCTGTCGCCCCAGTCGATCCTGTAGGCCCTGTAGCGCCTGTAATACCAGTTGGTCCAGTTGGTCCAGTCGCCCCAGTTGGTCCTGCAACACCCTCTCCTGATACTGCCGATGTTGCCATTAAACTCTCCTATTTCTCATTACTGAACTGTCCAGTAACACTGGGCTACTGCAATTAAATAACCCATTCTACATCTTCTTTCTCAGCACCATAGAACACAGTATCAATATCGGCATTGGCCACAAAATTCACATCGTAACCAAATCTCCATTTGTAATTAATCTCAAGCTCAGGGCGATAACTCGCAGTAGCGTAGTCTCCGTTGTACACACCCTTCCACTCCTCACTTGCAGAATCCCCACCATCAACGATTAACCCAATCCAATCTGTAGACGTATAAGTATCGTACCATGCCTGTACAGCCAGAACCATGTCAGGTGACGTGTACTCAGTATCCGCAGTCCAACTAGAAGCAATTGACCAGTCCTGAGAATCACCAATATCTGTATAACCAAAAGCCAGATCGTTGCTCGTCAAGTCAGGGGCACTACCATCGTGGACATGTACACCTGACGTAAAAGCTCCAGCACCTTCCGTGTTGCGCGTCAATCGCACATAGGCACTCTCAATTATAATTATGTGACCACCATTTGGATATGACAGACCAGGCTGCCAACGGTATGCCGTTCGATAATCTCTGTTCGCACCACCTTCTTTGGGATACCCAAACACAAGCGGATTATCGTTGGCACGATTACCAGAGTCATACATCTCTTGCGCCTGTGATTGCGCGGTAGTGTTGGCAATATACTGACTCACTTAGACCTCATCTTTTGCTCGTTTTCGAAGCCTCGATGATGACAGCGTTTTTACTCCACCAGGTTCCATCACAGTATCCACCCAGACCAATGCAGGAGGTTTTATACCTGCCTTTATACAATTGGCCTCAACTATTGCATAATTCGTGTCTAAGCATGGACCAATATCCTTCACTGGATTGATAATCGCATCAATTTCTAGATTGTGCCCATCAGCCACAGCCTCCTCAAGATTTTCATATGCTACATACGATACTCTATCCGTAGCACCCAGCGAGTCGACAAAATCCAACAGCTCATTTTTGCGTTTCAACTCATCATTGATACCCCAGGATTTACCAGGAGGACTCTTCTTTTCTGGAGAGCGAGTCAGTACTATGAGCACCGTTTTGCACTGATCTAATAACGTGGTCATTGCTGCCTTGTGTCCAGCATGAATTCTGTCAAAATCTCCAAAAATACAACCCTTTTTATACTTCGCCATATCAGTTCACCTTGAGTATTGCGAGCTGCGGGTTGAAGTACATAATATCTGCTGATACGGCAAATCCCAACACCTGGATATACTCGCCTGTTCCTGATGGTCGAGTCTGCGTCATAGTCCCAGCAGTAGTGCTCAAGTAAATTGGAGAATTCTTTGCACCCACCGTCCAGTTCCATGCGTCATCACGAATATAACCTTGGAGCAACACGCTTTTGCTTCCAGTACCGCTCTCTAGCGCCAGGGCAGTACACGGTATACCTGTGTCCGCGTCAGCTTCAGCCTCGTCATAATTACCGTCTGCTGAACAGACCAAAGCACATCCAAAGCCTACACCGTTGGTATCTACAGTAACCGTAGTTTTGATCCCGTTTCCTGTTTGATCTGTATCTGGCGTTGAATCTAGAATCAGACTATCAGAAACTCCTGTCGGACCAGTTGGTCCTGTTGAACCGGTTGGTCCCTGTGGCCCACCAGACGGGCCTGTTACGCCAGTAGCTCCTGTAGCTCCAGTTGGTCCAGTTGGTCCAGTTGCTCCTGTCGCACCTGTCATTCCTGTCGTACCTCTTATTGAGGGACGAAATGACAAGACATCAATCGTATTCGCGTCCAAAACAAACACTATTGGATTGCTATAAACTGGAGCCTGGGTCGACGAAAGCAACCCAGCAGTTACAGCACTCAGGAAATAATAATTACCAACTGTCAGTCCATGACTCGAAATCGTGACCTTGCCAGCTTTGGTCAGTGTAAAGTCATCTGAGCCAGCAACCGCAGTAACGACGTATAAACCTAACGTGCTGGCGTCATCTGCCTTTGCCTTTGCATAACTTCCGCCAGTAGTGAGATACACCACATCTTTGACAACAAAACCATGAGATACTTGATTAACAGACCACTGAAGAACTTCTCCACTGCCAGTTCCACTTGGCCCAGTTGCGCCTGTTACTCCTGTAGACCCTGTAACCCCAGTCGCACCTGTCGGCCCTGTACTCCCTGTAGAACCAGTTGAACCTGTGGTTCCAGTTGAACCAGTCGCGCCCGTCTGTCCTGTTGCACCTGTCGATCCCGTAACCCCAGTCGGCCCAGTAGATCCTGTTGGACCCGTCGTCCCTGTTGGTCCTGTGGTTCCAGTGGTACCAGTCAGCCCAGTAGGTCCTGTAACACCAGTCGGCCCTTTGGTTCCCTTCCCTGATGCCGCTGTCTGTGTCATTACGCGACTCTCCTTCTAAAACTCAATCGATCTGCTCGATACAAGGGACTATCGTTCGGAGTTCCGTGATTCCCAAAAGGACCGCAATCCTTGACAACTCCACTCCCAGATGCTCCCGTACCAGGGGATGCTTCGTTCATAAGCCAACGAGCAACTAACCCGTCAACTATTGTGTCATGTCCCATGCAGTTATAGATAGTCTGGATCTCAGCAGCACTTAAAATCCTGTTGTACATTCGAATATCTGAAAGGGTCCCGTCTATAACGTTACTACTATCAAATTCAACATTAGCTGATCCAAGCCATGCGTCGTAGCTTGAATCATCATCGGCAGTGCCAACAGGGCCAATATTCTCACTGACCGATTGAGAAACTCCGTCCACGTAAAGCTCAGGATCATTACCCGTAGAACCTTTATTATAAGTCACTGCTAGGTGATACCATGTGTCCTCTGAAATCGTGTCATCCCCATACCAAAATGCCGACGACGACGAGAATTTATGATTAAAACTAATATGGTCGTAGCCTACGTCCAGACCACAACTAAACGTCCAGGCATGAGTCGCTAAGAAGTCATCTCCATCAACCTGCCCTTTAGTAAGTATCGGATTTATATCGAAACTTCTAGAATCCACGTACACCCACCCGCAAACACTCCCTCCTCCAGAGAAAATATTATTAATTGAAGACGCGGCACTTATAACCACTCTCTCAGGATCATATCCATCAAACTCAAGAGACATTAGCTAAACTCCACTTGCAACAACCTTAGCGCCCAATCACCAGTCAATTCAGTTCCACCTGACGGATTCACTCTCGTCAATTCAAACTGATGCGTTTGTCCAGCAGTGAGCCCCCAGTTTGAAAGTGTATCTGTTTGTGAATCATACACCCAATTCTCACTCGCAGGTATATCAATGTCAGTAAGCTGGGTGCCAGAACTCCACGAGTCGACCGTGCTTGGCTCTCCACGCTCGTACAATTTCAGACCGACCGTTCTCGCTCCAGCAGGAGCGGTTTCTGCCCTGCTCTCGAACCGAAGCGTCATATTGGTCACGCCTGACGGGATATAAACAGAAAACCCACGACCTTCCTCAGTCGTGTCGTCAAACAATGCAACACTTATACCTGCATTATTACTATCTGCCGCTGTCGGAGCAAGCGCATTCACAGTCCAATCAGCGTTATTCGGGATCTCCAACATATCAGCAAAAAATTGATGCACTAAAGCACCAGAGGTACCAGTAGATCCTGTTGGACCAGTCGTCCCTGTTGAGCCAGTGGTTCCAGTCGATCCAGTCGAGCCAGTAGTTCCTGTTGGTCCTGTTGGACCCGTTGGTCCTGTCGGTCCGCTTGGCCCTGTGGGGCCTGTCGGTCCCGTAGCTGCACCTGCTGCACCTGTTGGACCTGTCGGTCCCGTAGGTCCTGTACCAACAGGTCCCGTTGGTCCTATAGGGCCTGTTGGCCCAGTTGGTCCTGTCGGACCCGCTTCGTCCTCTATTGATGGACGGAATGAAAGAACGTCAACTGTGTTAGCATCTAAAACAAACACCAGTGGATTGCTGTAAGACGAAGCATCTGCCGAAGTAAGCAAACCAGCGGTTGAAGAACTCAGGAAATAATAATTACCGACAGTCCATCCATGACTCGAAATCGTGACTTTTCCAGACTTGGTTATTGTAAAGTCGTCAGATCCTGCAACCGCAGTCACAAGATATAAACCTAATGTAGTGGCATCATCTGCTTTGGCCTTTGCATAATTGCCACCAGTAGTTAAGTAGACGACATCCTTAACCGCAAGCCCATGGGCCACCTGGTTAACAGACCATTGCAGGACTTCTCCGCTTCCGCTTCCACTCGGACCAGTAGCACCAGTTGCCCCAGTAGCTCCTGTTGTGCCAGTGCTGCCAGTAGGCCCTGTTGATCCAGTTGTTCCAGCACCTGTTGGCCCCGTGACCCCAGTAGAACCAGTGCTGCCGGTAATACCTGTTTGCCCAGTTGGTCCTGTCACACCAGTTGAACCTGTCGACCCTGTAGGACCAGTGACACCTGTACTTCCCGTCTGGCCAGTTGCACCAGTCGCCCCTGTATTTCCTGTGGCACCAGTTACACCTGTCTGACCAGTAACTCCCGTTGCCCCAGTACTACCCGTTACACCAGTGGTACCGGTTTCGCCCGTAGCACCTGTCGGGCCAGTCACACCAGTCGATCCAGTTTGACCAGTACTCCCAGTTGGTCCCGTAGTTCCCGTCGTACCTGTAACTCCAGTGAGCCCTGTCTGTCCCGTCGAACCAGTTTGCCCTGTCGCACCAGTACTTCCCGTAAGACCAGTAGCTCCGGTCGCTCCCGTCACACCAGTCTGACCAGATGCGCCGGTAGATCCTGTTGGACCAGTAGTCCCCGTAACCCCAGTGACACCAGTCGATCCGGTTGAACCTGTTGGTCCGGTCGATCCCGTAACTCCAGTCTGACCAGTGGACCCTGTCGACCCGGTTAAACCAGTCGCTCCTGTAACACCGCTAGGGCCAGTCACTCCAGTTGATCCGGTTTGACCTGTTGCGCCAGTCACACCAGTAAGACCAGTACTGCCTGTAGGCCCTGTCGTGCCTGTAGTGCCAGTCGCTCCAGTTGCTCCAGTCGTACCTGTAGAACCAGTCGACCCAGTAACCCCAGTCTGACCAGTAGCTCCAGTCACACCACTTGGGCCAGTGGAACCTGTAAGTCCTGTCTGGCCTGTCGCACCAGTTTGACCAGAAGGTCCAGTGCTTCCAGTAGGACCAGTTTGACCAGTCACACCAGTTGATCCTGTCTCCCCGGTGGACCCTGTCGGGCCTGTGGTACCTGTTGCTCCGGTAGGTCCAGTCAAACCAGTGGAACCTGTTGGCCCAGTGGTTCCGGTCACACCATCTGCTCCGGTTGGTCCAGTGACACCTGTTGATCCCGTCAGACCTGTCGGACCAGCAGGACCAGTCGCACCTTTTGGACCCAAGCCAGCAGGAGAAATGCCACTGCCTCTCCAGTTTATGTAATCAGCACCATCAGCAGTAGATCTGACCCTAGCCTTCACTCCATTGTCATATGCAGTAGCCGTCTGATAAATCAACGTACCAAGCGGTGTCCACTCTGCTGTCGGCAAACCATTCGTAATCAGAGTCAGAAGCTCTTCCTCAGCACCAGTTCTTGCATTAACGAGAGATGTGTATTCTTCCTGTCCCTGAACAGCAATAATCGGATGATTCACATCTGGAACAGCAAAAATATGAGCCAGCACAAAAGCAAGATTTGAAACCTCTGTCTGTTGCCACGAACCACCAGTGTATTGATTATAGGCCAACCTAGCCGTACCGTATCTCTTAACTGGAAAAGTTGTAGCGTCGTCCTTTCTCCATACAGGAGTAGCACCAGACAGATAGAAGACTGGCGCATTCAAAATCGGAGAAATATCCTGCGGACTTCCATCCGTAATAGTTGTCTTCAGATCTTCGTCATAAATATCGCCATTGTCTACAGAACATCGAGCACTCGCATCGAGATCCCCGTCACCATCTGCACTGATATTCGCCAGAGCCAGTCCACTTCCCCACCGCGTTCCATCAACAAAGTGCAAACGCTCATGAGTTGCCCATGGCATAGCGAGGCCATGGCGCTCTTCGAGAAATGAGATCGCCTTTGCATTCGTGTTATCCCAATAAATAATCGCTACTTGAGCAGTATCTGAAATGTCCCATGCTGTCTGAGACGCTGTCAGAACACCTTCCTCATCGTAGTAGAAAAACCAAAGACCTTCAGCTATTGTAAAATCAGTTCCATCTCCAACAAGACTCTCCGTGGTCGACTTCGTGAATTTCGTGCCGAGAATCCAAACATCGAAAGAACTTCCAACAGGAGCTATTGAAAACGTCTTTGTGCCATCTACCCAGGAAATTGTCGACTCAGTGCGATCAACAAAACCCATGGGTTCTCTAGTCGCAATTCTATCCTCTCCAGTCAGGATACCTTGATACTCTTGACCGTCAGGAACCTGAGAACCACCAGACTCGTCGATGCGGATAAGATCAGCAGTCCCAAACGCTGTAGCTAAGTCGGCACTGGCCTCTATCACCTCGTATGAAAAGTACACATGGAGGTCAATTTCGCCTCCGCTTGCTTCGACGAGAATGTTCTTCAAATCGGCTATGCGAAAGTCAGTTCCCTGTGTCCTTTTTACCCAAAAACCACTCATGGAGTTACCCTCCACTTAATCCAATAAATGACAACCACATCTTGAGCACTCAAGCCAGCAGCATCAGCCTCTAACCAAATGTAATCACCAGAAGCTAGGTCGATATCCAAAGTCAAATTAGTATATTCGCTGCTGCTTAATGAAAACGTATGAATTGATGTCGACGTGTTTTTCCTCAGTGTAAATCCCTTCGTCGCATTGCCAGCCTTTGCTCTGGCTGCAACCGCAACAATCGTGGCATTTTTGGGAATCTTGACACCAGTTCCAGAGCCAGGAGTAGTTATCCCATATCCTGCCAATAATGAGCCATCTGCAAAGTCATCACCCCAGCCAACAACCCACTCGGAAACACTCAACCACTTGCTACGACTGGCGTCGTAAACCATCAAGGTTTCCCACCCGCTCGTAGTATTGTACCAACCTAGACCAGTTGCACCAGTCGGATCAGTCGTGCCGATCTCCCAATTTCCAGTCAGCCCCGTGGGACCTGTGACACCAGTAGGTCCCGTGACTCCAGTCGCACCCGTAGGCCCTGTTGTCCCTGTCGGACTGGTCGTTCCAGTCACTCCAGTTGGACCCGTGACCCCCGTCGCCCCAGTTGGCCCAGTCGAACCCGTCGCACCTGTCGGTCCAGTACTGCCCGTTGCGCCTGTTTTCCCAGTCGCACCCGTAGTGCCAGTCACTCCAGTCGCACCAGTAGTTCCTGTCGCGCCCGTAGGCCCAGTCTCGCCCGTTGCGCCCGTAGTCCCTGTCTGTCCCGTGACCCCAGTTAATCCTGTCGTACCAGTGACTCCAGTTTGGCCTGTGGCCCCCGTAGATCCTGTGGCTCCAGTCGGGCCAGTGTTTCCAGTGGGGCCTGTTGCTCCCGTTGTACCAGTGGATCCCGTCTCGCCCGTGGCCCCAGTAACACCACTTGGTCCAGTCGTACCAGTTGGACCCGTCGTGCCTGTAGGACCAGTGCTGCCCGTCGTTCCTGTCGCACCAGTTTTTCCAGTCGCTCCTGTCTGCCCAGTCACACCAGTAGTACCCGTGCTACCTGTTTGGCCAGTGACCCCAGTTGCTCCAGTCGCCCCCGTCGATCCAGTTGAGCCGGTGACACCAGTGCTTCCAGTTTGCCCAGTAGAACCCGTGCTTCCCGTAGTGCCTGTTGCCCCTGTGACTCCTGTTGAACCAGTCGAGCCTGTTACGCCAGTCGTACCAGTTGCGCCAGTCGCTCCGGTAGCACCAGTGGAACCGGTGGCACCAGTTGCTCCTGTGGCTCCGGTGGAACCGGTCGGTCCAGAAACGCCTGTAGCTCCTGTCTCTCCCGTAGATCCAGTTGCCCCAGTAACTCCAGTAGTGCCAGTTGGCCCTGTTGATCCGGTCGTCCCAGTAACACCCGTAACTCCCGTAGCTCCTGTAGCGCCTGTCTTACCTGTCGGACCTGTTGGTCCGCTTTCGCCAGTTGGTCCTGTCGCACCAGTCGCTCCTGTGGGGCCAGTTGCCCCCGTTGATCCAGTAACACCAGTTAGGCCCGTAGCCCCTGTCGATCCAGTGGGACCACTAGGACCAGTGGTTCCCGTGACCCCTGTCGATCCCGTAGGTCCTGTTTGGCCAGTTTGACCAGTAGTTCCCGTCGGCCCCGTGCTGCCAGTCAAACCAGTTGGACCACTTGCACCCGTTGAACCAGTGGCCCCAGTGCTGCCTGTCGATCCAGTACTGCCAGTCTGGCCTGTCGTACCAGTTATACCAGTGTGTCCTGTGGCCCCCGTGACCCCTGTAGAACCTGTAGATCCCGTTGTCCCAGTCGGTCCTGTAGATCCCGTCGCACCAGTCGGACCTGTGCTTCCAGTAGGACCAGTCTGCCCCGTGGAGCCAGTGATCCCAGTCTCGCCAGTAGCCCCTGTTTGTCCTGTAGGTCCAGTGGCGCCAGTGGATCCCGTGGCCCCTGTTTGGCCTGTAACGCCTGTCGAACCAGTGCTCCCAGTGGCGCCAGTGGATCCCGTCTGACCCGTCGCGCCAGTGGATCCAGTCACTCCAGTGCTACCAGTTGGTCCTGTTGTCCCAGTAACCCCTGTTGGTCCAGTTGTTCCAGTTGCCCCAGTGAGCCCCGTCGGGCCAGTAGCCCCCGTGGTTCCAGTAGCACCCGTCTCTCCAGTTGCGCCAGTCAACCCAGTAGGTCCCGTGCTTCCTGTAGCACCCGTTTGGCCAGTTGTGCCTGTAGGGCCAGTCTGCCCAGTTGGACCAGTCGATCCTGTTTGACCAGTTACCCCAGTAACACCAGTCGATCCTGTGGTTCCTGTGTGACCAGTCGGTCCAGTACTGCCAGTCGATCCCGTGCTCCCTGTGGGTCCTGTCGAACCAGTGGTCCCAGTAGACCCCGTGGCTCCAGTGACTCCCGTGCTTCCCGTGGCTCCTGTTGGTCCAGTTGTGCCAGTGCTGCCAGTTACACCCGTTTGCCCAGTGACGCCAGTTGCCCCTGTAGGCCCAGTTGCCCCGTTGTTCCAGTTACACCAGTCTCACCAGTGGCTCCCGTAGACCCAGTCGCTCCTGTTAATCCAGTTGGTCCTGTCGTCCCAGTCGAACCCGTGGTCCCAGTAGGACCCGTTACTCCAGTGGAGCCTGTGAGTCCGGTCGGTCCTGTGAGCCCAGTCCTTCCCGTTGGCCCAGTGCTTCCTGTAGCCCCTGTTGAACCTGTAATTCCCGTTGATCCAGTAGCACCCGTCGAGCCAGTGCTTCCTGTAGGCCCCGTGCTGCCAGTTGTGCCTGTAGGCCCAGTTGCTCCCGTCACTCCAGTTGGGCCAGTTGATCCTGTGGTGCCCGTGCGTCCTGTCGCCCCAGTGACACCTGTCTGGCCCGTTGATCCAGTAACACCTGTAGATCCAGTTGCTCCTGTCGGTCCACTTGGACCCGTCGTGCCAGTGACTCCCGTGGTTCCCGTGACCCCTGTCGATCCTGTGGGTCCAGTTGCGCCAGTTGGACCTGTAAGACCCGTAGCTCCTGTTGAGCCAGTTGCGCCATCTTCCCCCGTCACTCCAGAAGCGCCCGTGGCGCCTGTAGGGCCAGTTGGACCAGTAACTCCAGTCCCAGTAGCACCCGTCGCACCCGTAGTTCCAGTGATGCCCGTAGGCCCAGTAGAGCCAGTTGCACCTGTAGGTCCAGTGGATCCAGTCTCTCCCGTTGCGCCAGTTGGACCAGTTGTTCCTGTCGCGCCCGTCTGCCCCGCTGGACCAGTGCTACCCGTGGGGCCAGTGGATCCCGTTGTTCCTGTTGGCCCCGTAGATCCTGTTGGCCCGCTGGATCCCGTCAGTCCAGTAGACCCCGTGGCTCCTGTCGCCCCAGTCGCGCCCGTAGGTCCACTTGCCCCCGTGGTTCCAGCTCCTGTTGGACCCGTGACTCCAGTCGGCCCTGTCGGACCCGTAGCTCCCGTCGGTTCGCTTGCACCAGTGACCCCAGCCCCTGTAGGACCAGTTGCCCCTGTCGCGCCAGTCGATCCCGTAGGTCCTGTTTGGCCAGTTACCCCCGTGGTCCCCGCACCAGTTGGCCCCGTCGCTCCTGTTGCCCCAGTAACACCCGTCGGCCCTACATCACCATCGAAGGCAAGCCCAAGCCCGATGTCACCATTATTGATAAATGTACCAGTCGACGCCAGCCAACTAATACCCAACGTATGATAAGTTCCACTATCAACAGCACTGGTAACCGAGTAAAAAGCAATCGCGTTCGTACCATCCGTACGAAAGATGCTCACCATATCACCGATGCCAAGGAGATCAATGACACCATCCACACCGCCGCTATGCACATCAACATCGCTCACGTACATGACGGTGGCAAGATTCGGAGTCACATGATTGAGCTTGACTTTTCCATTTCCAGGAGGAGCACTAGTGTCCGTGCTGAATTGATATTCAACCGTAAAACCACCCACGTGCCCTGTCAGCCCAGTTGACCCAGTTGCACCTGTCAATCCCGTTGCACCAGTCGCCCCTGTGGCGCCAGTCGCCCCAGTGGGGCCTGTCACTCCTGCCCCTGTTGGACCCGTCAGCCCAGTTGACCCAGTCGGCCCAGTGCTACCAGTTGATCCTGTGGCCCCAGTTGGACCTGTCACCCCAGCCCCAGTAGCCCCTGTCGCGCCAGTAGCTCCAGTTGCCCCTGTCGATCCCGTTGATCCCGTAGCACCCGTGGCGCCCGTGGCTCCAGTCGAACCTGTCAGGCCCGTTTGGCCAGTCGGGCCAGTGCTTCCTGTGCTGCCCGTTGCTCCAGTGGCGCCTGTCGAGCCAGTTGCCCCCGTAGGCCCTGTCACCCCTGCGCCCGTGGGTCCAGTACTTCCCGTGGGTCCAGTGCTTCCAGTAGCTCCCGTTGGACCAGTCAAGCCAGTCTGGCCCGTAGTGCCTGTTGCACCCGTCTGCCCCGTTGCTCCTGTAGCGCCAGTCGCCCCGGTCGAGCCCGTTGCACCCGTGGCTCCTGTTGAACCTGTCGCTCCTGTCGCGCCCGTAGGCCCAGTCAAGCCCGTCTGTCCAGTTTCTCCCGTCGCGCCCGTGGCGCCCGTTGCACCAGTAGGTCCAGTCGCCCCCGCGCCAGTCGGACCAGTCGCCCCCGTCAGCCCCGTGGCCCCCGTTGGACCTGTGCCCCCAGTCGGGCCAGTCGTACCGACACCCGTCGGTCCTGTCGGCCCAGTGAGCCCCGTGGCGCCTGTAGATCCAGTTGCTCCCGTAGCCCCAGTTGCTCCCGTTGGTCCCGTTGTACCCCCCCCTGTGGGACCAGACGGCCCCGTGGGACCAGTGATCCCAGTACCACCAGTGGATCCTGTTGCCCCTGTCGGACCAGAAGGACCAGTAAGCCCAACGCCTCCCGTGGGTCCAGTGATACCCGTGATCCCCGTCGGGCCAGTCCCGCCCGTCGGACCAGATGGCCCCGTGGATCCCGTGATACCTGTCGCGCCCTTTATGCCAGTTGGCCCACGCGAGCCCGTTAGACCCGTCGGGCCTCTTGGACCTGTCGGACCTGTCGGAAGACTACCAAATTTCGCCTCTGCTACCATGCAACTTCTTTATATCAAATTCGCAGCCAAACCACGAACTTGAGTTCGTCCTAATTCCGCCCATCCAACACAGGAACAACTTCCTCGCGGACGACCACTTTCCCATTTCCCGCAGTTAGAAGCTCCTTCAGTTTCGACACATGCTCCTCGCACACTCCAATGCTCCCACTATTTTGTATGTCCACCATCTCATCCGCGCCTTTCCCGCACAAGAAACAGAATTTTTCCTTTGGACGCCACGGCCCCTTGTACAAAGGAAATGCCCTGTGACTTGCTGGACCACCACATTGAGGCTTGACACACCCAGAATGATCCTCGGGCATCTGATCACTCGCCACCCAATAATGCTCACACCACGCGCAAATCGCAGCAAGACCGCTACGAATCGCTGGCTCAACTTTCATCTTATCCAACATTAGATTTTCCTGTCTGGCGTGAACTGCGTACGTTTCCGCAGCTCCAGCTTGAATGAAACATACTCAGGAGAGTCAAGCACATACCCAGCCCTCCCAGCTTTCACAACATCCCACCATTCGCCGAAAAGGTACATCACATCACCCTCCTTCGGCAATCTCCCCTCGATCACGGTATCCTCCCACGCACACTCCCAATGGTTACGAGAAATTTCCACGATCGCATCATACTCGTAGACGAACCCCTCGGTCCTCGCCATCGGAGTACGATTGTCAGACTCTTGGTATTCAATCGCACAAGGAAAGGAGACAGGCTCATCCCCGCCATCAATATCAGGGAAAAAGTTCCACGCTTTATCAGATTCAGATGGCGCCCCACGAGGAGAGGATCCTCCGTACAGCGGATCATTCGTCGGCTCTCCATACAGAGCATCGACGTTTTCACCTCGGTTCAGTGAATAATATTCACAGAGAGGTCCGACCAGCTCGATCCGTTCCTCAGCGAGCGATCTCAGGTAAGTTGCGTCCTCATCGTAATAAACCCGTGGCATCCTGCTCCTTCACTCCCGTCACGGAAGCAGGTAGACAACACGAGCACCAGCCGACTTGCCAGCCTTCAGCGCTGCCTTCTTAGCGTCAGCCAGCTTGCCATTGAACTGGAAAACCTTATCATTCGTCGGAGTCTTGTCATCAAACCCGAACATCCAGAGAGCCGATCCCTTGCCGCGAGGCTTCGCACCGTGATTATTCACATATGGAGAAATATCTAGCCTGGCCTCGAACAACTCCTCCTCGACCAGCGCCGCCATCCCGTTGATGTAGTCCACGGCCGCCAGCATCCCTCTCAGATCATCGTCAGTGATCTCCTCACCTTTGATCCGTTTGCCCATCACCTTTGCCAGACGGATGCCCATCCCCTTCTTGCCGTCCCAGCAACGAATATCCTTGCCTTCCTTCCTCGCCGCACGCCCACAAGGGTGCTTGGTCGACGCGAAGTGGACCACCGTGTCGCCACCCTTTGACTTTTTGGATTTCGCAAACTTGAGCTTCGTCTTGCCGACCGCAAAAGAGCCCCCGTCATCCGATGCGATTGCCTCACCACCAGAAAACTTTCCCGTCTCCTTATTGTGAAACGGGTTGCCCTTCTTACCCTTCGGCGCCCCCGAGACCTTGACACGCTCGGTGAGGATCTCGTCCAGATCCTGTACCAACGACTCGAACGTTTCGTCGTTTTGCTCCCCATCCTCTACATAATCGTAGTAGGCAAGCAAGGCAGCCTGAAGAACCTCGGGCTTCGTCACCATGACATGCGACATGAAATGGACGGATGTCTGATGCTCAGTGACGTTCAGCTTGATCTCGCCAGGCTCCAGCAATCCCGTGTTGACCACGAAATCATAGAGCTGCTGTGCATCCATTACGCTCTCGAAATTGAACGCGATCTCCGAGTCCGCCTCCTTGCCCTGCCAAGGATAGAGCGTCTTTTTGCTCACCATCTTGACCAGCGGTTCCAAAGTCATGGACCGAGCAATGTCAGCCTCCACTAACTGCTTCGCGCGCGTACGCAAGTCGCTATCATCCTCGGGATCAATGCCCATGGCCACACGCTCTTCGGGAGAGATGATCCCATCGACAATATCAGCCAGCCTTTTGAGTTCGTTATCCATCAATATCCTCCCGCGAACTCCAGTTCGCTATTCTGCAAAGAATCCAGTTGGAGCCTGCAACTGGCGCGCCTTCTCTTCCGCGTCAGCCTCCATAGCCTCGGCATTCGCCCAGACCGCATCACCATCCATCGAGAAACCACCCATCGCCGAAGGCTTCTCCGCGTACTTCATCCGAATCATACCCAACGTTCGCATGGCTTGGGCCAGCGCATAATTGCGGAATATCCGCATCTCATAATTGGTCATGTAATCCACCACCATCGTGGTTGAAATGTAAGTGACCAGTACACGCGCGCCCGCGTCAGGGGTCGGCGTAATGATCAACGACCGCTTCGCACGATCCCAATCCCAGTCCTTGTCTGAAGACGTGATCTGCTTCGCCATCTCCCGATACTGCATATACTGCACCAACGTGGAGTAATCACCCTCACCCCCATAGATCCAGGTGTAGGGGTTTACTTCCACATCCGCCCAGCTAAATAAGTTCGCAAAACTCGCTGATTCTATCTCGAAAACAACATCCACAATGGAATCAATATCAGAAGCAATCAACGCCTCTGGATATTCTGTTCCACCCGTGAGCGTGAACAACACCGACTTGCATTGTCCCACCCACATCTGCCACCATTCCTTGGCATCATTGATCGCATCGTCAACCTGATCATCGGTCAACTCCACCTTTACGACGCCCTTACCAAGGCGCCTGCAAACCCACTCCTTGACTTGAGCCTCAGTAAATCTCACACGCTACCCCTCTTTCTTCTGGGGCTTCTTACCCGTGAGCACCTCAAAAGAAGCATCGTTGATCTTCTGTATCAGCCCAAAAATCTCACCTTCAGCAATCCCAGTCCGCTTCAAAGCCTTGAGAGCCGCATCAGAAATGTCACTCAACACCCCGTTCAGCTGCCCCTCGTCCATCTCGTTCGTCGAAATGATCGCCTGCTTGATGTCATCGGGCAGCTTCTCCGTATCAATAGCCGACTCAGGATCAGCAACAGCATCCTTTTTCTTCTTGTCATCCTTTTTCTCAGGCTTCTCGTCCTTCTTTTTCTTGTCAGAGTCGTCGCCTTTTTTGTCCTTCTCGCCGTCTTTGTCCTTGTACTCGTCGTCCTTAGCTTTCGGATCGATCGGCTTTGCACCCGTCTCAGATGGAGTTGGATCCCCCGCCTCTCCCATCGTAGAGAGCTTACGCTGCACTCTCGCATCCAAAGATACGTCATGCAGCTGATCCTTGACAACAGTGGGGGGATCTCTCTCCAAGGACGCAAACAAATACAAGCCCTCGGCGAAAAACTTGGTCTCGCCAATCGTGTCGCGCACGATCAGACCGAACGGCATGACCGACATCACCCGCCCAGTGGTAACAACAGAGCCCATCTTGGTACGCACCTCAACAGCCTCCTCATCACCAAACTTCCCATGCGGGATCGTATCGTCCAATCTCTTCTCGTACTCCAGGCTCATGATGCCTCCTACATTTTCAACTTAATGCTTGTCCTGGATATGATCGATCATCCCCTTCTCTGTCTTGAGGATCTTCTCCTCAACATTCAGCTTGCAAATCAAGCATTGGAAACGACCGTCAGGCAACTCTTCGTATGAGGCTTCTTCCTCCTCTTCCTCTTCCTCTTCCTCGGGTTCGTCGTCACCCTCTGGTTCCGAGTTCTGGTCGTCCGCAGGGGGCGCGTCGTCCTCCTTGGGAGGGTCAGGGGCATCCTTGGTCGCCTCTGTCTCTTCGGGGCCTGTAGGGGCATCAGGGGCCTCTGGCGCCACCTCTCTGATCTCGACTATGAAACCAGCCTCGACGGACACCGTCATGTCTATGTCGGTTTCAACAGAGGTAATCTTGCCAGGAACAAACGGAACCTGCACAGCCTCTATCCCATTCGGCTGATTGCCAGGGCGCTCAAGAACACGAAAACCACTGTGCGTACAAGGCTTAGCATGGTGCCCTGTCAACATATATCGCTTCTTCGGCATGAAAAATTCTCCTTCAAAAAAAGGGGCCGAGCCGGTGGATACCGACCCGGCCCCAGGGTTCACGCGCTATTTGCGCCGTAGCTCAGACCCTGCCTATGGCAAGGACGTAGTGACTACGGGCAGACCAGTGACGTTGATAACGCCATAGTACTCGGGACGCAGCATGCGTGTCGCGTACCGAGTCCTCACGCCCTTGCGGAACGTGAAGTCGTTGGGATCGAGGAAAGTCGGGGTGACTTGCAGCGGCACATATGGCGCATACACATAGCCCGCATCGATGAAGCTGTTCCCCTTGAGGCCCACCAGAATCTGCGTGGAGGGCATGTACGGATCTTGGTAGACCGCGTACTTGCGGAGCAGCGTACCGATCCTTGCGATGCCGTAGTTGGCAGTCACAGGGCCGTAGCTCGTCGCCTGGACGTTCTGCTCGATCGAGGCGTAGTCGCCGTGAGTCGACAGCTGGTCGAGGAGCCCACCGATGCCTGGAGGCACAACCAGGAAGTTGGCAGGAGCCCTGCCAGAAGTCCTGTGAATCTCAGCCGACATCGCGCTGATCTGGGTGATCAGCCGACGGATGCTCTCCAGCTCACCAGGGATGCCTGGGGCGTAGGCGTAAGGAATCGAATGCCCCGCACCGTTGATGAGATCACCGATAATCTCACGATCCACTTCCAGCATCACCTCGTTCGAGAAGGTGATGACCAGCTCGGCCTCGGCATCCATGCCATGGAGCGCACGGAGATCATCGACCGCTTCTACCGTCCAGCGAGCCTTGAGCTTGCGGCTCTCGGCCTGCACGGTGTGAAGGGCGATGTCCAGGCTGATGCTCGGGATCTCGGCACCCGTGGTGTAACCCACCAGCTCCCAGTTCACGAAGTACTGGACATAGATGACTGTGTTGTTGGCGAAGGGGCTGTTGGTACCAGCGGAACCAGCCGCATTAACCGACCATGCACCTGTGGTCACGTTGAAGGTCCCGACGGTGTTGGTGTTCGCCGTGTTGTCGACCAGGTTGGTAGTGGCACCAGTCGGGTCCAGCTCGGCCATGACCTCGGTCGGGGCGCTCGCAGCGTCAGCGTCCAACATGCGGTAGTACACACGCACGTAGAAAGTGCGCTGACCAGCAGTCGCAGGCGCGCGAATTGGGCTCCACTCGGGAACGCGAGAATTGGCCGACGCGTTCGTGATCGCACCAGAAGTCGCTACACCCGTGTCCGTGCAGATCGCGTCGTAGTCGATGAACTCCGAGCTGTAGTACTTGGCGAAGTTCTGGTTGATGTTGTCACCAGCGTCCAGCTCACCGTCGTAGTTCGCGTCTGTCGGGGTGTTGGTGATCGCGGACTGGGGTAGTTTCGTACCCTTGCGATCATCGTACTTTTTCTCGTAGTAGAAGATGCCTCCTACCGGCGCCGTCATCGGCTGAACCGAGACGAGTTGGTTGGCGATCAGGTTCGGGAACACCCTCCGCAGGATCGGGAAGATGTACTTCGTGAACGAACCCGCATTGGTGCTCAGAGTATCCTCATGGAAAGACTTGATGTGCTCCATCTCGTTTTCCAGAAGAATCGCCGTTGCTTTTTTGGTGTAGCCACGATCATGCTCTACAGGAATACCTTCCAGTAACTCGCCCCACTTGCTCACACAAGCGCTGGCATAGCTATTGTCGTGGATTGTCTTCGGACCAGCTTGCTCCAAGAGAGCCCTGGCTTCTGTACTTTCGTTGCCCATTTTTTCTCCTCAGTCGTGGTTGTGACGGCCTACTCTAATGAGACACCCGCCAATCGCTTCATGAGACCCATGTCATTCCCGAGATCATCCTTTTTGGGACTCCTCGAAGCTCTGACACCCTCATTCAGCTGTTCTTTCTCCTGCCGCTCGCCCACGCCACGCTGTAAACTCTTACGCGCATCCGCGAGTCGCCGCTCAGAGACATCCTTGACTCCATCCTTCGTCACCAACCTGTCAACTGCGGCCCGTGAAGTTATATCCTCCATGAGACCAAGCAACTCTCTACCATTTGACAATCCCACAACCTTATCGTGTTTGTAGACCTCAAGTTCGAGCTTCGCCTCTGCATTTGTCGCTTCTTCCAGGGCGTTGTCTCTCTCTTTTTCGGCCTCTTCCACGCGGCTCTCAGCATCCTGTCGCTGAGAATCTGCCTCCATTCCTACCTCTACAGCTTTCTTCAGTTTCGCATCCAGCTTTTCTACCCTCTCCGTAAGGAGGGACACCTTTTCACGCATTGCTGCGTTTTCTTCTCTCAGTTCGGCCTCCTCCTCGGAGACCATTCCTTCGTCCGTCCGCTCGGGGAGATCCGCAAGAATCGCAGCGAGCTTCTCTTTGGCATCATCCAGGCCAGCAAACTGCTGCTTTGACACCAATTTACGAATCGACTCAGCCATCGGATGACCACCGATCTCGCGCTCAATGTACTCCATACACTCAGCACGGACCGCACGCTCCTCGCTCTCCCTGGCCGACTCTTTGGCCTCGGAAACCTCCAGCTCCCTGGCCTTGACCGCGTCAGACGCTGCCTTCTCATCTGGCGTCGCCTGAAACGGTGCAACCATATCCCACACAGCAGCCAGCACCGCCTTCGCACCCCCAATGTCAGGATCAGCCGCAAACTCCTCGCGCAGCTCCTCGGCAATCGTCTCCTTCGTCTCTAGCAAAGCACCAGCGAACTTCTTCTCAAACGCCTCAGTCATCTCCTCGCGCACGCGGGACTCGGCCTCGGCAACCGCCTCATCGACACCCTTGTTGACCTTGAGCTTCGCCTTGGTAACCGCATCTTCCTGCAAGGAAGCAGCAATCTCAGGAAACTCGTCCAGGAACAGCTGGGCCACGTCGGGCTGATTCTCATCGACATCCTCAGTGAAAATGCCAGGCACCGCAGTCTTCATCGCGGGGTCCGCAACAAAGTCCCAGGTCTTCAAGACGAAATCACCCTGTACGACTTCGCCCTCAATCTTCGGATCCTCCGATGGCCGCGTAGACCCAAATCCCCGTGAGGAGATTCCGATCTGTACGTTCGCCTCGATCAGCGCCTTCAAGGTTTTACCCTCGGGCGTGTTGAGAATCTCAGCCTCCCCAACGACAATACCGTCCTTGATTTTGAGCCCAGTGATCACATGGGAGACGCGCTTCAGAGAAGTCTTACCATCGGTCGGATGGTCCAGCTCCCCCAGGATTCTGCGCTTGCTAATATCTTCCGAGAGCCTCTTGATCTCGCGCATCATCAACTCTTCGGGATAAATACGCCCATTCTGAGTCGGCACGCCAACACGCCCGAACTCGCCACGAGCTATCGTTTTTCCACCCGCGCCTTCTGTCAGCGTAAGATGGACGGGACTTGATTCAATCAGCAAATTCGGCATTTCATCACCCTCTCTTGCCAGTTTTTCCACGCCACCGCCGGAACGATGTTCGTGCAAGTGGGTTCCTGTCGAGTTTCCTCTTGGCTTCAGGGGAGACTCGTCTATCCGTCTTTTTCCCATCACCCCGAGCAGCTTTTTTGAGCGACTCAAACCCTACCAGCTCCTTGCGCCCCGACGATGTCCCTAAACGGCGTCGCCATTTCGCCTCGCCGAGGCGGCTCGTCAGTTTCCCAGTTCTTCCTCAGCCCCGATTTTTTCCAGCGACTTGTGGATCAGGGTAAGAACCGGCTTGATTTCAGCAATAAACTCGTCCTCGTCCATGACGACCTCGTCCAGACGCCCCGCATCCCAGGATGCCGCGATCGGCTCGTAAGCCTCTTCCAGAACCCGCGTCACAGCCTCATCTGCGAATTCCTCAGCGAGCATTTCCATGATGTTGCCGACACGATCAAGGAGATCGTCACGTACCGTGATCGCCTCCGTCTGGTTGTCTTCCAGCAACCCAGCCAGCTCCATCGCGAATGGAGAATCGACATCTTCTCGACGCTTCGCTATGCGGGCAGACTTGCGCTGGGATTTCGCACCCAGGCCACTCTTGCCCCATCTGACTTTCTTGCGCTTCTCCTTCATAAGCTTGCCTTTGCCACCGGCAACCTTCGCAGCTTTTTCACACTTGCGGGTCTTACCAACACGCCGTGTTCCAGGAGGACACTGGAAGGACTTCTTCGCGCTCATCTTGCCTGCCTTGTGTCGGCGCGTGACTTTCGCGGCAACCTCGGCCAGCAGGAAGTCCACGACCTCATTGGCACGCTCTTTGAGTTCTTCAGAGGAATCCTCGGGAAGCTTTTTCTCCGCAAGCTTCTCTAGAATCTCCTCGATATCCTCGGCCTGAAGCCCCTCGAACGGCAGCTCCATAATCGCAGAGAACAACTCCTCGTTGACGACCTCGCCCTCCAGGGGATCATCACCTTCGGAATCCTCGGCATTGGTGCTATCGACATCTTCGTCCTTGGACTCCATTACATGATCGCACTTCGTGCATTTGCCCTCTTCCATCTTGGCTTTGCACTTCGGGCATGTGGGATCGTCGTCACCCTCGGCGACACTACCATCTTTGTCCTTCTCCTCGGTCAGAGGAACGCCACCCAACGCAGCCTGCTCGGCCATGTTGAAACTTGGCAGTCCAAGATTCTGAAGATCCTCTTCGAGAGAAGTGTGGATTGCTCGTTTTCCCATTTTTCTACTCCTCGTTGTCGTTGGGTTGCGATCGGGTTCTCATGTACGCGGTCACAACAGCCATGGTTTTTGCTCGTTCAGCAAGCCTATCATGTGCTTCCGCCATGCGCCCAATATCCATGGGTCGCATCAACTTTTCGGCCTTGCCGAGCAAACCACCTATGGCTTGCGCTTCAACTTTCAACGATTCACAGATAGCACAGAAAAATTCATCCTGATCCTGATCAAACACCATCTGAGAGCATTCGTCAACCATCTCTGTTACCAAGTTGGCAACGAGATTCAACGCTTCACGCAACTCATCTTCGAATTTCGACAGCTTAGATGGTGCAATTTTCGCAAATTTAGTGGTGGGGAAAGGGCTCTCAATCTCGCGGATTTTTCCGTACAACGTGGTACGAATCTGCTCCTGGTTAGCCTCGTACATCCCAAACCACTCGGCCGCATCCACAGCCTCGTTGATCTTTTCCAGAATATCCGACGTCCAATAGTCCTCGTCCCTGGTCAAGAGCTGGGTCACCTCGCGAACTTGAGTTCGCGGCACATCCTTGCCTTTGAGAGCAGCCTCGGTCATCGCATGCAACTGCCCTGCAACAAAACGAGGAATATCCTCATCTTCAATGACAGGGATTTCCTTCGTCGGTTTGGCCTTGACCTCGCCAACAACACCCTTCTCAGTCTTGTAGGTCACCTTCAGCATCTGACCGTCCGCGTCCACCGCGTACGCATGCTTGGGATGAGTAGCGAGAATCCGCACAGGCGAATCGCCAAAATGCTCAAGGATCGCCTCTTTTACCAAAAGCGCCTGATGCTCCAGACTGCCTTTGAACTTTTTGTCAATCACAGAACCCTGGACATACATAATCGACCCCTATCCCGAGACAGCTCGTCTCCTTGCGGTTTTTTCCAATTTAACCATTCGGGACTCAAGCTTCTCGAATCTTTTTACCACTTCGGAAGACGTTTGACTAGTTTCTTGAAGCACCTTCTTCAAACCAATCAACTCAGCACCCATCTGCGACTCGGCAACAGCACCCTCATCACCCACAGGAGGCAACTCCTGCAATTCAGGATACATCCGCATAATGTCCGCCTGGGTACCCGCATCCTTCTTCGCCGTCTCGTCGTTTTCTTCAGTCTTCTCACGCCATATAAATGCCGAGTCGTCCTCGGTGAAATGGAAGATGTGCTGCAAGATCCACGGCTTGCTCGCCCATTCGGCCATGGACGACGCCAGCGCAGCCTGAGCATTCATCAGCTCAACCTGCTGCATCTCAAAGATCGCACTCGGCACAGACATCTTGATCTTCCAATCAACCGAGTCGGGATCAATGTTCAGCGCCGCCATATGCAGACGGATTATCTTCCGTACGCCCATGATGAATTCGCGCTGAATACGCATGCACGCGCGCGCGAATCGAACGTCAGCCTCGGCCAATGACTTCGAAGTCTCCTCGGCTGCCTCACCCAGCCCCAGATAGCTCCGAGGAATCTTGATGGCCGCAATCAATTTACGCAGGAAGTACTCGACATCGTCCATCATCTGGACATCAGGCCCAGACACAACATCAATCCGCGTGCTCTCTTTGCCACCCCGCGTAGGAATAAAGAAATCCTCGTGGGGCGACAGCGGATTGTATTTGAAATCAAGCTGACCCGTCGCAGGATCAACGAATTTCTTCTTCTTGTAGGCGCGCTTCACCTTCTTGACCAGCGCCATCGCTTCCCTCGGCGGAAGATCTCCTGTGTCAACATAAAATGCGTATCGCCCAGGCGCCCGCGTAAGCTTCTGAACCAACGCAGTGTCTTCCATCATCTGCAAGCGCTTCCAAACCCACCGCGCTGAATCCAACACGCTGTAGCCATACTGCGCCCGCATCATCTTCGAACGGAGGCGCCAATGCACAACCTCCCAGGATCGGAAAAAGATGAGCTTATTCTTGCCACCCTCTTCCTCAACGTCAGGGAGGCGGCTCTTCTTCATCGCGGCAACCACGGCTTTATAATCAAACCCAAATGTGCCCGTGGTATCCTGCACAAAACCAATCAAAGCCCCCTTCTCGTCCACAATACGACGCATCGTAGGAACAGGGAGCCAATTCAGACCAACTACACCAATCTCATTAACAAGAATCTCAGCGAAGCAGTTGCCGTACTTGCACAGCGTACGCACCGCAACCCAGATATCTTCCTCAAGACGCAAACGCCGATGGAGGCAATCGTCGATGATGTCACGAATCACACGATCACGAGATGTCCCCCAGATCGTCTTACCATGAACACTGTCGGGAATCGTGGCGTCGTCCGCGTAAATATCCAGAGCCGCCGAATTGTGGACCACGACTCCATTACACACGAAATTCGAATAACCTGGAACGGTAAGATCATAAACCGGCTCGCCACCAGCAACACGCTCCACCGACATCACACGATGATTCCCCCCATCAGCCAGCAAATCATATTCGACAGCTGCGCGCTTCGCCTTGCTCCAAGAAACCCCAAGAATCCTCGCAGCACCAGCCACGCTTCCACCAGACTCAAGAGCGGCCTCTACATCTTTTTGTCTCAAATCGATACGGTTCGGTTGCGCCAAACCGATCCTCTTTTTCCACTCCTCGCTCTTGGACCGCCCAGTATGTGCATCTGATATTTTGCGGCGAGCATGGTCGCTCATTACAGCCCCACGCCTATACGCATTCCCCTGCATACGGAGAGCCATTTCTGCCCTACGATCATCAGTCCACTCAGGAAAATGCTCACTGTTGTCAATCCCCGCAATATGACGATGGGCATGCTCCGACAAACTCAAGCCCTCAAGATTACCTGGCGCATTGTTGAGCGGGTTTCCATCTTTGTGATGAACATGAGGAGCGTCAATATCCCCATTAATATACTCGACCACAAGACGATGTACCCACACCCACCTCTGCTGGCGATCCTGGCGCCTCCCCTCAATCTGAGAATCCGAATGAGGCTGATGCACTTGCCAGTACGGTTGATTCTCAGCAGAATTTAAACTCCGCATCCGCACAACCCCTGGCATCAAGCGATCCCCACACAATAAGTCAGCAGCTTTCACCCAGGACCCATCCTTCCTCATGAAAAGATGGTCTGCTGTGCAACGCACTTCCCTGCCATCATCAAGAACTACACGCACCATGGGCTTAGAATGCCCACGTCTCCCCGTCATCCTCGCGTCACACCCCCTGGCAGGCACCAAAGATCTGAGTTCTCGATCGTAGGCCAAAACATGGAAATCTTCCCGCGATTCAGCCAACTCTTGAATCCGCACCCACCCACGCTCAACAGTGAAAACAAGCGAATCCGCACCGAGGCACGTCTCCGCGTAGTCGTCCATGTTTTCGTAATCCGCGTACCGCCGCATAAGATCGGTGTCGACCGCGAGCATCTCGCCCAGGATCGAAGAGCCGCTCCCATGCGTCTCCATCGAGGCACCCGCCGCCGTCGTCGGTGGGGTACCGATAGAGACGCCACGAGATTCATCCGCGACCTTGGTCTCTTTGTCGCGTTTCAGATATGTCTTTATCCAGTCACGCCATGCCATGCGTTAGTCTCCAAACAAAATAGGCATGAAATCCGAATCATCCGTTGCCGCATCGGCCATCGCTCTAACTTCTTCAATGTCAACCGTCGATGCAGGAATCATAGGACTCACCCACGCATGTTCATGCCTCTTCCTCTTATGAGTATCAGCTCCGACGCCAATTGGCAAGCGCGCTGAACCCTGTAATAAACCATACACTACCCCAGCGACGGCGTCACTAACATCTTTTGACCCAGCCTGGGGATGGTCAATTTTACCCACAAGACGATCATATTCCAGAAGCTTCAACTCCTCAATAAAAGGCTCATACCTATGATAGCGTATGCGTTCCTCGTACACCGCACGCTTCAATTCGTCATACGGATCAGTTTTTTCGTCCATCGAAATTAATTCACAATGGATGCCCCTCCGCCTCACCTGTTGATGCATTTCCACGTACTGATATTTATCCGTACTGAACCCCATAAAGTTGTAACCATGTGCCTGGAGTTCGTACACAAGGCGCCGAATATCAGGCAAATATATCTGCTCGCCTGGCGGCGGATTGATCCGCAGAATAATGTCCATATGGTAAAACGGCGCGTCATCCAAGTACCGCTCGTTGCCCCCCTCCCTACGCACAACTTCCACCCAACGATCAATATGCCCCACAGCAAATCCCGTGCAGTCGCCCGAGACTGATGTATCCACATGGCACCAACGTAATGTCTTCGGGTTGATGCGAGGACTGAACGCCGTCTCTGTGAATCCCCCAGGAAGCTTGCGCTCGAACTCCTTACACAGCTGCCTCCACTTGAATGATCCAGGGCCGCCTGCCGTCCATTCCCCCAGCGAAAACGCATGCGGCAAGTTGTCATCCGCACAATTATCCACCATGTCAACACGCTGGATAAACGCGGAAATTGCTTGTGTAGAAATACCCGCAATATCTCGAAGAGCATTCTCCAGATCCGTTTCAAAATCGTTCAAAAATTCAATTGGAACGTCAATAAGCCATGCATCATTCTCCAGCAAGTAATCATCGGTGACCATGTCATACTCGTCTTCATCCAAGATTCGCGCACGGATAGACGATGTTGAACAGATAACCCAGAACTTCTCACCGCAAAACTCCGTCTCAGGCTTGGCAGTCCACGGCGTATGATCACGCACAAACACCTCGGGATCGTTCGCGCTCTCCTTCATCTTGCGCTCAGTAAAACTCTCCAGCGTCGCAGCCGACGACGCCAAGATCACCATCCCAGGGAAATCCCCTCCAGCCTTCTGAAATCTGGATTTGATACGACGCAACAGGCTTCGATACACCTTCTCAACGGGATCGAAATGCGCAACCGTCTTGCGTTGCCCAATCGCTGTAGTGATCTGCTGAGACTTACGCGTAGGCGGAAAGTTCGTCTCATCCAACCCCACCGCAAACACATTCGATCCCAATATACGCTCCGACCCGTACGACCCTATAATTACACGAATATTGTTAGGAAAAACCGTGTTCTCTTTTGAGATCTTCGGAGCGAATTTCTCCATAAAATAAACCGACTCGCGGATCTTGTCATCCACCGCCGTCTTCATCACCTCACGTGCAAGAATCAAGTTTTTCGAAATGAGCGGAATCACCATCTCGGTGCCCGACGACAGACCAAACGTCCGCTGCGGATCCACAAGGCATGACAACTCGTACAACACGCGGCACAAGGCAATCGAAAGAACGAAGGTCTTGCCCACGCCAATGCCGCCTGTCAACACCACCTCGCGATATGGATAGTCAAAAAGATCAATCAGATCCTTCCGCAACTCTGGATACAACGTCGAGCACGACTCCCCAAGGTAGTAGGGATCCTCCAAGAATTGCTCCATCGACACAGGCTGCGTGTGATAGCGATGCTCCATCATCGTCTCGGTAACTGACATCTGCTCCTCAGCATCGCCGTCAATCATCCCGAAAAACAATTCCTGTTCTGCTTCAGATAAAGTAGAGACAATCTCACCAGCACGCATATCAATCTCGTCAGGCGTAACAATGGATTTTTTACGCCCGTGCTTGTTGGTGATAATCACTCTTTACTGTCCTTCTTAGGCGGAACCTTCGTAGTCATACGACTCTCAACATTGGCACGAATCCCTGGCTTCATTGGACCAGGAGGCAAGTTCGGCGCAATCCGCCCATGATCAGGAGCCATCTCCACAGGCTCAACACGCGGATCCTTCACTGGAGGAGGAACAGCATCGTCCCCTGGCTCAAGATCTGGCGACAAAGCTTCTACACGTTCGTCATAATCCTCCTCGCCTTCGGCTTCATTCAAATCGTCACCACGCGGCACAAAAGGCGGCTCGGGTGGCCCTCCGTCACCCGCTGACCCTTCACCCTCCCCATCATCGTCGGGCACATCATCGCCATCCGTAACCTCATATTCGACATCTACTATTTTTTCACGCTCCTCATCAGACAATTTCATGTGCTGTGTAAGCTCCAACGGTTGCCCATCTTTATCGCGCAAATTACCCGCACGCCTGATAGCGTTAAGTGCAGCCAACACACGGCCCCTAGAAACAGGATCGGCAAACGCCTTCGCAGCGCCCTCGCCATATTTATTTTTGATGTACTCAATACGCTCCGCCGACACAGTAATCGTCCCCAGATCCCGAGAGCCAACAAGCCCCAGATCCATCTTGATATTGTGCATCTTTACAACAGTATCACGCATCGACTTGCCGATCTTATCCACTTGAGGATTAATCGCCCCCGTCATGCGCTCCTCCCCATGAAGGACATCCATCCGATACTGGTCCAGCAAATACTGATCTTCCAAGCGCTCCAGCTCATTCATTTTGTTCGCGAATTTCTTCTCCGCATCCACGAATACACGAGGAAGGCTTGAACGCACCAACCCATCCACGCTCAACGTCTTCCTGAACATCTTCAACATAACAATCAGGGAGCCGCGCTTCACATCTTTGTATTCGTTCATCCTGACTTGGATGTAGCTTGCTACTGCTGCCACGGGGAATCCCGCGTACAGCATCTCCTCCACCTGGTTAAAGCATTTCAGAGCTTTGATCCGTTTGAATTTGTCAATCGCTCGCTCTGCCATCTCTCAACTTCCCACTGAAAACACCTAACAACTGTCTGCGATTCCTCGTCTTTTGAGGCAACACACTCAACCGCTTCTTTTTTATCTTATTCTGTTTGGGAGGTTTTTTCCACTGATCCTTTTCTTCGTCAGCAAGTTTTTCCACCAACAGATCAATTCTGCGAACTGCACGCTCCTCCGCAGCCTTCTTCTCCTCGTAACTCTCAGGCTCGTCCCCCATCAGCCCAACGAACTGTCCAGTCTTCACCCCCAAAACGTCAAGCATCATCTCGTCATGACCCACACTGGTCACGCAATAATAACTCGGAACATCAACCAGCGTCTTGTCCACACCGATTCGAGCAATCCGCGTCTCACACTGGGAATGTATCGCAGGCGACCAGTCCAACTCACCAAAAACACACATCGACGCACGGTACTGCAAGCCATCCAGCCCAGCAGCCGAACGAAGACTCAAGAGCGCCAATGGAGTATCCCCGTTCATGTATTTTTTTAGGCTCGCGTCCTTCTGGGCCACCGACTGTTTTCCCGTGAAAATTGCAGGATTATATTCTTTCAACCGTCCTTGATAAATATCGTGGACATCATGGTGCCACGCATAGACGAGAGGACGCTCTCCGCTCTCGATCAGGCTCGCAATAAACTCAGCGACATATGCAGCCTTCGCCACCCCCGTGGCACGACGCGACTCACGCTCAATCGATCGCGCCAACTGCCCTTTAATGTGGAATCTTGCCGAATCGTAAGAACGCACTTGCTGCCGAACTTTGCTGATCAGCTTATCGTACAGCCGTTCATCGTGGTTTAGGTCCTCCACCTTCCGCATCACCTTGGGCAAGTCGATCGCTACCTCCTCGTCGGTCGCCCTCCTCCGCAAGAGCAAACCCTCGCGCGCCAAATGGCCGTTCAACGCCTTCGGATCGGACACGATCTTCTCCCCGTACCCCGTGCACCACTCCCGCGTGAACGCCTCGTGAGACCCCAACGAATGAAAATCAATCGCATTCATCACCGACCAGATCTCCTGCCCATACCCGTAGACTGGCGTCCCCGAGAGACCCCATACGTTCTCCGCAGATTCAGACATCCTCGATGCCGCCGAGTACTTCGCAGTCCCCGTATGCCGCAACTCCTGCACCTCGTCAAAAATGACCGACTTGAAACGACGCGCCAGAAGCGCCTTACTCCACCACGAAATCAAACCATAGTGGATGATAGCGAATGGCGTATTGGGAAGCCTGTACGGAGTCTGTGTCTTGAGGATCGGAGCCAGCGCCTGCCCACGCTTCGTCGCCAGATCAAAGGGATCCATGTCCCGTGCGCCCTTCAGACCAGGAAGATCAAACAGCATCCCGATCATTCGCTGCCACTGCTTCTGCACGTGCGTCTGGCACACTATCAAAGTCGGGTACTCATTCGCCGTCGCCGCAGCCGCAAGACCACTCCACGTCTTCCCGAGCCCCATCCCATCCCCGAGCACACAACGTCGGTTGGTGGCCATGAAAGTAACAGCCGTCTCCTGGAACGGATAAAGATCTCCAAGGAAGTCAGCAGGAGGAGTTGTTCGGCGCCGATCCGCACCCGATATCCGACGATTGATCTGATCAATTGCTTCCCCCCGTGCCTGCTCCAGCACTCCTTTGCACTGGCTCACATCCACAGGGAAACGCATCAACAGCCAATTCAGATCAGCCACCTCACGTCGCGTTCGATGGAACTCCAAAAAACCACCACCACCACGCGTCACGCGCGCGCCTGGGAAGATCCGCTTTGCATACTGCAACAACAACGCCTCGCCCGTGAGACGAAACAGATTATCCTTCTCCGAGAAAACCAACTTCCCGTACTTGTGCCCCTCCAGCGTAGGCTCCTTCAGATAATCAGGGACCATCATATCTGGCACCTCCGCCACAAAGGATAAAATAATAATGGGGATCAACCTTCGACGCCTTCGGCATCTCAATCTTCATCCGAGGAGAATAAATATCTTCTTTGTCAAAGGAATCCACCCCAAACACCTCGGCCATCCCACCGTACATCTTGATAATCAAAGGGCAAAGCCTAAGAGTACCCACGTACTTCCTCACCTCCGAAATGTACTCCGCCCTGCTATTTGCCGCTTTTTCTACCATTCCCCTCAGCTCCTCAAAACTCAAAACGCTCTCATCCCAGGAACTCACCGTAGAATATGTGTCACCCGTTTTGTTGCTCATATCGTTAAACCCCAGTTTTTCGAGAGCGCTACGTACCTGATCGGCTTACCATGCGCCTCGTCAATATGATAAACCAAGCCGCGTTCGCTCACCAACACAACGGCCGTTACATCCTCGCCAGCCGCATAGCGTCGAACCTGTGCCGCCACACTCTTCGTGTTGGGCTTCCCCTTTTTGACTTCGATCGCAACGCCACCCTCAACAAGAAAGTCCACACGGCACCGAGGAGCAACCGTCACCTCGCGCTCGTAGGCAATGCCAACAGCCGTGAGAGCCTCCCCGAGCGCCTGCACCACTTCCGCCTCTAAACGCACAGGAGGGAGACGGATACCCCGCGCTATCCCCACCACCGATTCAAGTAAAGAGAGTTCGGCTTCTCGACTCATCAGCTCCTCCAACCACGAACTGGAGTTCGCGCTACCGTTCCAACGTTGGCAATTTGCTCTGATCGACCGCTATAAACTTACGTAGCGGTCCGAGCTTCAACGCAACCCCGCAATGAGGACAGGGATCGCCCACACGCACTTTGTCCTTTTGGGGATCCAGCTTGCAATTCGCACACAACACCTCAAATACCGCAGCGATAGGTCCATACCCAGTGCGATCATCCACACCAAAGATACCGTTCAAAATACCAAGAAAACCCACATTGTAGACATCCCTACCACCAACCTCCACAGGGTCATCCTCTTCCCACACATCGTGAACAGAACCAGGGACTCTCTCCATCCCGCACTGAATCGTCGGATCCTTCGCCAGCTTCTCATTGCACGGCACCTTGGCACCACGCAACGCAGCCATCGCCTCACGATCGGCCTCAACCGCTCGATTCAGAACCTCTAGCGCATCAGCTATCTTTACTTTCTTCTGGATCGGCATCTGGATCCTCCCTAACAACAGTTTCGTTGACCAATTTTATTAGCTCATCACGCTCTGCAATTAACTCGGCAAGCCTGATCCCAGTCGATTCCTGAAGAGCCATCCTGTGCGTAATAGTGCTGGACTGCAACATCCGCAACTCATCGCGCACTTTCTCCAGCTCCTTGCGAAGCATTGCATTATCTTCTTTGGCAGCTGCTCCCTCGGTCGCCCAGCGCACAAACTGTTCGCGCCCAATATAGACGTCCCCACCCTCTCCAAATCGCGCATCCATCAGGACCGTTACGAGAGTCGACATCCCGAGCTGCTTGCGCTTAAACTCATGGCGCTCATCTTCCAGCTGCGTCATCAGCTCTTTGATCTGCATCTCAAGACGCTCATTATCACGGCGCCTCTCCAGTCTCTCTTGCAGCAAACCCCGAACAACATCGTCTTCTGGCTCATCTTCTACATTTTCGACTACTTTTTTTTCATCAGTCATCGTCCATCTCCTTGATCTGGTGGGCCGTATTGATAAGGATCTTGTGCAACTGAGGACCCATCCCAAACCGCACTTTATTCTTCCGTAGACTATCGAATATGTCCCCGTCCGCATGACGCTTAACCGCCGCCATCCAGTCACAAATCATCTCCACAACCTGGAACAAACTCATCTCGTCCACGCCATTACAACTCGGGTCCGTGTCGAAGTACTCGGGATGGTGATCATTGTGCGCGTAATGATGTCTCAGCGTCGGCCCCATTTCCTTCAGCACCTCCGAGTACTCAGCCGACCCATAGGTCAGATCGCGAAGACCAGGCGTAGCCTTCTTGAATCCCTCTCGCTCAGGATCCTCCAGCTTCGAAGCATCGTGAACCATCGCACGACGCAGCAGTTCCTGGGCGAACATTATCATAATCTTCGCCACCTCCTGCTGGTGTTTGCGTGTCTCTTTCTCGAAAAAAAACTCCTCGCGCTGATCAATGTCAGGCTTCTTATCATCCATCACGGCCTCCCTTTGTAGTCTTTCCCGTACACCTTGTCACAAATTACCAAGGCACGACTGTCGCTCTTCTTCACGCCATGCTCACCGAACAAATCGCATCGCCCTGGATTAGCACGCCAAAAGTGACAAGTGGTATACCCCATCTCGTTGTAGCAATGACCACCGACCTTTATCACATCATGTGGGTGCCGAAGATGCTCCCTGTCCCCAGTCGACTTTGACATAAAATCCTCTCTCCTATCTGAATTGCACCTGGACCTTGATCTTCACATTGCGCGGGACACCGTTCTTCAGCGCCGCAACCACGTCGAGATACGGATCGGTATGGGCCTTCTCCAAAAAAGCCACCATCTCCTCGCGGTCCTCGAAAGGCGCAACCTGCGTCTTCAACCCCTCGGGAGGATCGGAAATCGCAGCAGCCCGCGTCCGAAAAACAACAGCCCACTGTCTGTTTAGATTTTCGAGAGCTTGTACTCCCTCGGCCAGATTGTCTGCGCTTGCTACGAGTTCAGCCAGCACCGTCACAGGCAACTTCACAACCACTGCTTCTTCCATCTTTTCCTCCTGTCATCAATTCAATATAATTAGGGGCCACCGTGGCCCATCTCCACAAAACAACATCGACAACACCGATCCTCTCGCCTGTATGCTCCGCAACGACACTGCACATCTCCAAGGGATCCCGACAGCCCAATGTCCCACTCATTCGCACAAGATGACGATCAGGTTTCACAGCATCCATCCCCAAATTGCGAGCCAAATGAAAACACGTAACTGGACCAATCATCGGGAAACACCGAAGATAGCCAACCCCCTTCGTCTCAATACGTTGATGGATCGCTTCCCACCCTTCATTCTTCACGCGCCTCGCCATCGAATAAACCGCGTCGATCTTCCGCTTGTTGTTGAAGATCCGCGTCATCATCTCACGCCCAAATGCCTCATCATCCAGCATCAACTGAGCGCTCAAAAACCCCGAGAACGCCACGGTCAGATCTCTCCACTTCGCACTGATCACAGACTCGCGCATGCCCGAATTGAACACCACCCACGTGAACTCGCTCAGAAACCTCGACTCATCCAAAGCCTCAAAACTGAGACTTCGAACGTGGTCAACTTCCCACTCGAACCCAGCACCAACAACAGTACTCAACGCATGTTCGTAGATTCCAATAATCAATTGCTCTTGTTCAGTCATCTTCTAATCTTTTTCTTGGCGCGATAGATCCTCGCCTTGATGCGCTTCTCCTCAGCAGCCAACTCTTTAACACGTTTTGCTAACCTATCTATAGATTCCTGCCGATATTGGAAATTTCTCTCCCCTTCCGCATACTGGACAAGCACCTGTATGGGGTCCACCACAGATTCACAATCACGACATTCCACACGCCGCAAGACTGGATCAACAATCACACGAGTATGCTTGCAGTCACCCGGTCGGCGCCGCTTCACATCCAATCGCGCAGATCCAAAGTCAGGCGTCACTACATCGCCCAGATTCTCACCGTCTCCCATACAGAGATCCCTCCAGAAGCTCAGGCTTCAAATCCTTCTTCAAATAGAGAGGATGTTTCGGATGCCCTCCCTTGGTCACGCCAAGACAATGCAATGGAACGCGTGCCCTATCAAGCAATTCCATGACCTGCCGCCCCTGGCCCCTATATGCTCCGTGAGCACCCCAACACGCTACGACCATGCTGGAAGACCGAGCAACTTCGACAATCGTCTCTATATTCCCTGGGCCAACTGGATTCATGTTCGCCATCATCATCTTCGGATCCGTAGCACGAAATGCGAAAATATTGAGCATGACCAAACGCCCAAATCCCCACGCCTTTGCATAATTAATACAACGTCTCACAGTAGGGTCATCGACCCTCTCATCAGCGGTCGAGGGGTTAAGACCAACAAAAGCAACACAGCCCTTGGTGCTGTCCCACTCGCGCCACAGCTTGTAACGGTACATTCGGTCCAGGCTGAATTCCGCACCAGACCCCGCAATATCTAAAAGAGGCATTTGCATCTATTCACTCCTTCAGCTGCTTCCCAGCGGCCTGAATCGATTGCAAATGTCCTAATTCAGCCTCAAGATCCGCTATCCGCTTCGACCTCCAGCATGACCAACACCAACCATTCGGCTTGCCAGCAAAATCCACAGTGTCATCATCTCCATCATGCCGCCCTGGAATGCTTATGCCAGGAAGACCAACAGCGTGCTCACAATCGCCACGCCCTGGCCCCGCAAAAGTACAACCACCATCATCAAGCAATCTTTCAACCGCTGTAGATGGAGAAGGCTCGGTGCCTACGCCCTCTAGCATCGCTCTCATTTTCTCTACCTTGGCTCCGACCCTCTCTGAATGTGTCGTCAGTTCACTAATGAACCAATTGATCGCGTCCTTTCTGGTGAAATGAAGCGCCTCTGCATTTGAAGCAACTTCGTGTCCGTCAAATATCGGAACCACAAAAGCCCTCTGAGATTCCCCCTCCCTAGTCATTTGCAGACGCAAAAAGACCACCTCTACAGGACCATGCTCCCCAGCCCAGAAATGAGTCTCTGGAACATCATCCATCCTGTTTATGGCCCATAGACGATCACCAGTTTTCAGCCCTCTCAACTCTTCATCTTTCATCTTCAACCTCCCTGATTTACTGCTACACGTTTACAATTGCTTGAAAATCTCAATAAATAGACGATAAGCGATTCAACCTCAATCACATGAATACCGTCATGAACAAAAGGATCTCCCAATGCAATCTCAACAACACCCCCATCATCCAGTGCCACAGGACAACCATCTTCTTCTATAAGAACAAACCTATCCTCTTTCCTCAAATCAGTAAACAAAACTGGCTCAAAAACAGGAGGCCAAGCACCCTTCTTTAAACGATATGTTTTGCGCGCATCCCTCTCGCCCAATGTTGCATATCTCATCTCAACCCTCCCACGAACTCCAGTTCGCTATCATCACTTGTGCTGATTCATCCAGTCAGTAGTCCCTTCAGCATCTCGACGAAGGCTTCGCCGAACTCCTGGCGATAACACTTCTTTCCATTACGCGGCTCTTCCTCAGTACCATCCTCGATAGCAAGGATCATACAACGGATCGCTTTCCTCATTCCCCGAATCTTCTCCACAGCTTTCTCCGCTGCCTCCTCCGCGTTCATCGGCCCGTCTGCCCCCACCTCCTCGATGAGAACCTGGGCCGTCCTGCGAAGACGGTTCTTGAGCTGCGCCTTCTCCCTGTCACGTCCCTCCAAATAGGCCAAGGCTTGTCCAGCGTCGATGCGCTCAAGAACATCCATGATGTCCTCCCCACTGATGTCGTCCTTGTCCGCCAGCAGCTCAAAAGCCACACGCAGGGCCTCGGCCCCACGCTCACGCGCCATCTCGATGGCGTCAGGGTAATTGCCCCTCGGATCTGCCTGTGGGGGCGCCTTCGGATAAGGCCACGGAGCAGGACGCGCCACCTTCGGCAACGGTTCCCGCTGCGGCCTCACGGCAGGTCGCTCGCTCGTTGGCGGATCGTTTCGACCACCCTTGCGGATCTTCCCTTCGGTTAACGGATTGCTCATGGTCTCCCCTTCCCGATGATGATATCGCACGACTCCTCGGGCCAACCCTTGTCCCGCACGTTCAAAGGACACAGCTCTCTGCACTCGCTCGACGTGCCGTCTCCGTTATCAAGCCAGACCTCTGTGTCAGCGCCCATGCCGTTGACCTCGGCCAGCCCCTCAACCCACTCCTTGAGCTGCTTGACCGTGATGCAGTCGTCAACCTTCAAAATCTTCGGTATCATCGTTTATTCCTTTACAATTGGCCACTGATCGGCCTCATTGCTTGCCTCGCCACTCTCCGCAATCGACCTAACCACATCGTTCGCCCTGCCCTCACGGACGAACTTCTTGGCAACATCGATCGTCAGACCAGTAGGAACAATCGGCGTGTATGCATCGCAAGCACAGCACACCCACTGACCGAACATGGGTGGTTCCTCTGGGTGGTAGACATGGACTTTCTCAAATCGAACAGATCGCTTTCTGCCACACACAGGGCAGTCCTTCCGTGTAACGCGTCCAGCAAGAAACCACGCAACGAAAATGACAACAACGACAACGGCATAGGCTACATACAGACCAAACTCCACTGCTTCACCTCCGTTCTCCCTGGTTTCTTGGGCAAATCGTCCGGCTTCACCCGATACACAATCTCAATCATCTCTCGGTGAATCACATCGTCACCGTCCGAATTCGAGAGGGCCGCCGCGTGGTAGTTGAGATAGCCGAGCTGCTTGAGGTCGTACAATATCGCCAACGCCGCACGGATCGCAGACGAATTGCGACCACCCCTCTCCTTCGACACCACGGGAGACTCGTCCTTCCCGATCTTGTACTTAGCTCCGACCATTTTTCTTTCGCTCCTCGCGCCACTTCACGAAAACAGGACGCATCTCGGGGATAATCACCTCCATCGAAAAGGTGTGCTCCGCCTTCTGCTCCTCGGACTGTGTCAGAACAATCCCAAAGCCCTCCACGTTCACGAGTTCCTCGATCGCATCAACGATCATCTCCAGGGCCTCCTGCTCGGTGTACCCCTGTGTCATCACATCCAATTCAGGTACTTCGATGAGCCAAAGTTCACCGCTCTTCCAGTACTGACCCTTCACCCTCGCTGTCATCTTTCAACTCCCTTCACATACTCTTCCCACTCATTCCCGCAGTTATTGCACTTGCACTGGATCGTTTTGGTCTCGCCTATCTTGAGCCAAACCTTCGCCCATGAGCCATCAGGCTTCTTCCGAAACGCCCCAGCCCAATGTGTAATCTCCACACTGATCGTCCAACAGACGGGACACTCAGGAACCAAGATCGCTGCATCATTAAGTGCCATTACTTCACCTTCCCAGGATCAAGCAACTGGATCGGAATGTACGGCGCGTACACCCCTGCGGGAGGCTCCACAAAGACTGGTTTCGCCACCGCAGGCCGCACCCTCGACGCACCGCAATGGTGGCATTTCTTCTCCTTCGTCAGGTTGTACAGATGGCAGTATTCGCACTCCCACGCGCCGTAAAACCTACCACCAGTACACGAATCGATATGCCCAAATTCCCCCTTCAAGACGGGGCGCGGACTCTTAGGCGACCTTCTTGTACATCCCATCACCTCATCTCCTTCGGACGCTCGTCCGTCTTGTACTGCCAGTGCTTCTTGGCATAGGCAATCTCATCACACTTTGAACAATTGCCACATGCCTTCCCATCCTCGCCCACGCTCTCACACGAGAACCAACACCGCTGAGGGATCCTGGCCTTCTTGAGAAGCCGCAAGATGTCTGGCTTCGATTGCCACTCCAGATCGTAGACCAGCGTAGCCCTCACTCCCTTCAGCTTGCACATAGCGTCGAACGTCCGTGCGAACTCGTCGCGGTAGTGCCAAAACGAATCACCCTTGATGTACCCAACCAGCACCTTGTCTCCATCGCCAACGACCTGCATGATCGCGTACAGCCACATGATCGCCTGCGCGGTCGGACAGCCACGCCCCCTCGGACCACTATTGACATCCACACCCCAGGAAAAGTGGCCGTCCACACGAATCATCTGGTGATCGATATGATAGCCTCGCTTCTTTGCCAGCTTCAAGTATGCCTCCTGCGCCTTTCGCTGCGCCTTCAAAAATGGCTTACTGAGAAACCGATGATGCCGCACCGTGAGAGCCACCACGCGATGATCTTCGGATGACGCACCAGCCCAATGATGAAGGAGCCACGTCGAGTCAGCCCCCCCTGACCACACAACAATATTTCTAGCCATTTTAGCCATCCGCTGTCTCTCCATCAGGCAACCGAATCATCAGATCGTCCAGCTCTGAATCGTAAAATGTCGACATCTCCACATCAGGAACTGGGCACAGCAACACAAACTCAGCAAACACCCATTTCTGCTGCCTAGATAGCCACTCAATATCATCATTGCGTATTTGGAAATCCCGAATATGCCCCCTCAATACTGTATCTTCAAACCGAACAATGGCGCGATTCCCCGCTGAAAAACCCATGAGAAACCGTACCGTCTCATCCATATCTTCCCGATCGAAAGCACATTCAAATGCCACCTGGTACTCACCGAACGCACCATAAGGTAACATGCGCGAAGGAGCCTCTGGCATTGATCGCTCACCTACTCGCACCCTAAAACGACGAGTCTCCCCCCTCCCATCTTCCCTGGCAATGATGATGGTTTGAAATAGATCGAAATCAAAGACCACCTTTTTCTTCTTCTTGATCGCATAGACAAACAGGGCCACGACAGCCAGCAGAAAGATGCCTCCCAGGATCGCCATCATCGTCCAGTAAAACTCATCCATTGCCCCTCTCCTTCATCACCGTCTCGCCATCCGACCACTCTTCCTTCGGATCGTCCCCGCGATTCACGTAGAACCCACCACGCTCCACACACTTCCGATCGCACTGAAAGCACTCCCACAAGATGTAGGTAGCAGGGATCGGCAAGACTTGACCGGCGCTATCGAGGCACTTCACGTCGCTGTCCGTCTTCGTCATCTCTCTGCCGCATTTACACTTCATGGCATCGTCATCTTGAAGCCTGGCCCATGCTGCACGAACACAAAGTCACAACTCTCATTGGGACACCTCTTCGCCCAGGCATCCCCCTTGGGCACCTTGGCGTAGTTCTCGTGGGCCTCGGCTGGCTCACAAAGCTCCAATTCGGTGTCGCACTTCGGACAAAGGCCATCATAAAGCGCCTTTCTTCTCCACCGTCCAGCCCTGAGCATCCTGTCAACATCGACCATGCTACCTCCTACTCGTTCATCCACCCCCAGACCTGCTTGGCCCAGCCCTTTCCCTTCCAACGACGAATATGAAACCCGCTCACGCTCCCCACAGGGAACGTCACACGCTCCACCGTATCGAAAAATCGACACGACGAGTTCTCCTTCACAGCTTTCGGCAATGCAATCAAAAACGGGGCCGTCCCCTCCACCAGCAACGGCGGACCAATCCAGTAGCACTCCTTACCCTTCAGTCGCCTCGCAAGCGCCTTCACGTGGCGCCCGTAAGTCTGGGGTGGCGTCCTGCACGAGTTCATGCCCAAGGCCACCACGACGGCATGTGGGAGCCATCCAGAAAGCTGCTCGGAGAGCTTCTCATCCTTGGCCCAGGAGCTTGCTCGCCCACCGATCGAAGCCATCGTGTCAACGTAGGCCCCTTGATCCTTGAGACGCTTGCGAAGGCCCATCTCCAACCCCGACCCCTCTCCCACGAGAGAATCACCCAGGATCAGCACTCGTTTGCCAACCCAGCGCCCCTCATCAGATCGAACTATGCGAGAAAAAGAGATGCCCAAAAAGAAACAGACGATCGCCAAAGCACCATAAACAGCCACATTATGCCACCTCATGAACAGTCCTCCGTCAACACAACACTGACCACCAGCATTATCACCGAGCAGATTAGCATACTCTAACGGGCTATCTCAACTCTCCTATTCTCTTTCGGACAAGCTCCTTCGCCCGAGCGCCCGCATACATACGAAAATCGGCAAATACAAAACAATGAAACCGCTCCCCATCATATCTTACAACCTCCCCCTCTGGCACCACAGCCTCTGGATATTTATCCACACAAGCAATCAGACCATCTGACCCCTCACGAACTTCTACACACCAACATTTCCGCTCATGCACGAATCCCACTCAACCCTCCTCTTGCGAACTGGAGTTCGCAGAATGCTCCTCCTGGATCTTCTTGATCGCCAGATCGCCAAACTCCTCCTGAAACCGATCGAGCCAATACTGAGTCGTCGCCAGCTTTTTCTTCAGTTCCAAAATCTCACCCCGTCGTTCCTCCGCGACATTCAGCGCTTCCGCACGACGCTCCCGCATCAGTTCCAGCTCCTCCAGGACCTCCGCAAATCGCTTTACAAATCGATCAGGCTCGGGGAATTCAACATCTTTGAGCCCGCACTGATCATCATCAAATCGGTACAGGTTGAAAAACTCGGCAAGGACAACAGGATCGCCTTCCAGTGCCCGATCCCTAAACTGCTTCATGTGCTTGATCAGCTCCTCCATAACGAAGCGTCCCTCCTTGGGCATCTCCGTGTGACGGATCGCATTTTCAATATTAATTCGCATCCTCAAGACCCTCCTCCAATTCTTCCTGCGTAAAGATCTCCTCGGAATCGCCATCCACCTCGCACAGCGCACACAATTCAGCGACGGTGATCTCGTCTTGATATTTCACATCAGTCGAACCACATTTGAAGCACTTACCAGCACCACGGGCTCCAACTACACCTCTGTAGCATGTGTACTCCTTATCCGTTGGACCATCACACTTCTTGCTCTCTAAGGTACATCCGATGCACTTAGTATCCATCAGCGTTCCTCCTTCCTTCCCTTAAAGATGCTTTTTCAACATCTCCACGACGATCTTCGCCACGCTAAAGACGTACTTTTTCTCTTTCTTGTCGATCGCCTTGAGCGCGTCCCCTTGATCCTTGAGGAAGTCCTCGCGAGCATCACCAATGAACATCTGGATGTACTGTCCCATCTGAGACAGCTTCTCGATCTCTCCCTCCTTCGAAAAGAGGTTTTCAAGTCGCGTCTCGGTCAAGTACGACTCGAACTCATCCCGCAGACGCTGCGCCTCATCGCTCACTTCCAGCGGCGCTTTTTTTGCCTTGGCCTGTTTCTTCTCTTCGAATTTCGGGTTCTTCTTCTTGAGCATGAACACAGATCCCTGCGGAGTGGCAAAGGACATGAACAAAGGCTTGATCACTACTCCCTCGGCCACATTCTCCCCCTCGGGGATATCCTCTGGCCCCTCCCTGGTGTTGAATTCAACAGAAAAAGCGAGCGCCTCACTCAACCCCTTCACCGTCCCGAGGACTGGTACATGAAAGTGGAGAAGCTCATGAGCCGTCATCGTCGCCATGAACACCGAGGGAGAAAACATCACCTCATCCTTGGCAACGTCGAAGAATAGGATTCGCCTCTCTGGGCCGTAGTTGACTCCCTTGGAGATCTTGCCGCCAAATATCTCACCGTACAAATGATAAGTAGCGCCCGCATCAACCGCCTGCTTGGTCCACGCTGCGATCAATTTCTGGTAGTCCTCGCCCTCCAAAATCTCATGTGCATTATTGAAGTTGACCCCATCAGGAACACGCGCCTTACGCCGACCAATGAAATGCTCACCGTCGGGCGTGAATTCCAGACTGAAATTCGCACCGTGGATCTTCTCCTCGATAATGTAGTCGACGAGTGTCAACTCGGGGTGAGACCGTAGCCACCACTGCATTTCCTTTTCCTGATAAGAATTGTCGATACTTGGATATTTCTTGAACGCCATTTTCAACCTCCCATGACATCTTGCCACGTTTCAAAGGGTCATATTACTCACTTAAACAGGGTTCGTCAACCGACTCTTCCTCATCGGGCATCATAATGATCTTCCCAGTGATCAGATTCACCCAAGAATGACCGACGACAGTCCAACCATCATCATCGATCACGTACTCATCCTCCAAAAACACTGCGGCACACCTTCTCGCACAGATCCAAGTCAAACCAATCGTCCGTCCTGACGCCACTCTCCATATCAATCCAGTACGAACCCTGCGCGTCGATCGCCTCCAGAGCCCCCAGGACCGTCTCAGGGCCGAGCCCTCCAGCATACCCAACCATGCGCCCTGGATACGCTGGCCACACGAACGGATCCTCCCCACGCCCCCCTGACGTGTCAAAGAGCCAGTTGATGTTCCTCTCCTCTGGGAACGCTTCCCCGCGCGCCTGCGCGATGCACGGGATGCCCATCTTGCGCTGGAACACAGCAATCCGTTCAGCTCTTGGCTTCCGCGAATTGACCTGAATACGCCCAAACATCTCCAGGGGCTGCGAAAGCAACGGAACATTGCCCTTCATCACGTCCCCGCTGTGCCTCCCGCAAAGATGAGCTGCCACAGGCACCGCAGCACTCACGATCCGCCTTACGGTATCCTCGCCTGGATAGCGCGGATCCTCCCCCTGCCGCTTCGGGCTGAATAGGATCCCCCACTCAATAGGATAATGCCGAGACAGATCCAGCATCCCCCCGATGTCGGTTTTGTCATCTGCACCAGTAAATGTAATAAAATCAGGTAGATTCCTCATTGCTCTCCTGCCTTTTCTTCACGATCCTCGCGTGAACAGGGCACAGCAACACCGTCTCGCCCTCCACTTCCATCTCGGTCGAGCAGTTGTCACAGACCCAACGATCGCACGTCTGCCCCTCCTTCGCGCCCTTCAAAGGGAAGTCACAGGACTTCGTAGTACTCCAGCCACAAGATTGACATGCCTCCGTTCGCTTCGGCGTACGATCGCACACAAATATCACTGCATCCTTGTTCCCGAATCCCTTGCAACCCATCAACCCTCGCTTTCCTGTTGCTTGGACTCGCCCTCAATATCCGGCAGGAGAGCACGAACCACAAAGATCGGAATCGACTCAAGCCCCTGGCTTTCAAGCCCGTCACAATTGTCTTTCACTGCTTCTAAAACCCCACGCAATTGGTCTATCTCATCAAGCAAGTCAATTGCTTCTTCTATAGAAATGACAATATTTTTCAACCCTGCCCATTCGCGCAATGTTTCTTTTCTCTCAGGCGTCATCACCCCTCACTTTCCTGTTGCTCAAAAACATACCAGACACCCCTCACCTTCTTGATCAAGCAAAACGCGCAGCTCTTCTAAAAAATCTTGATCGATGGCATTTCGATATGGAAGCGGGGCTCTTCTTTCAATATGAAGTTTTCTGGCTTTCTTAATCACTTCCACTATCCCACGCAATCGTTCGATCTCGGCCTTGAGCTTTTCATTTTCCTCTCGTTGCCCACAACACAAAGTATCCAATCTCAAGATCTCATCTTCCATTTTTCTCATCGGATGCTTGTCGCATTTGCTTATGTGAGCACCTACCTGGTCAGCCGTGACCGTATCTAAAGGAAACTCCTCGCCACAATACGCACAACGCGTCGATCTTTTCAACCGCTCGATTTCATCGAGCAATTCGATCACCACTGGAGGTCCCTCTAGTGTTGGATCGCCCTGAATCATCCCCTCCGCCATCTCTCGTAGATCTTTGTAGTCAACCATCACCCCTCACTTTCCTCAGTGGCATCACCGACTTGTATGTCAATCAGTTCAGATGCCCACTGGATTATCTCTGCTGGAGTAAATACTTTATTGTCCATGAACAATTTCGGAGAGTCTCCTAGCTCCTTGATAGAAGCCAAGGCCAACTTGGAAATTCCTTTACGCAACCGCTTGTTCTCGTTATCGAGTTTCTCTGTTTCGTCACAAAGCGCCAACGCCATATTCCCTTCTACGGACCTTCCAAATGTGACCCATGTGCGCAGGTACTCTATATACCTTTTAGTATCGTCGTTCATCATCCCTCGCCTTCTAAAATTGCGCTTAAATCCAAGGCAAACTCAAGAAGCTCTTGTGAATCAATGTCGAAACAATCCTCAACGCCCTCTGCCGCCCACTTGTGCAACCCGTCAATGTCGGTCCTGATACCCTCCAGTTTCGCCTTGAATTTGTCGCGCTCGCCTCTAACCATGTCGTATATGTGTCGTGGTACGTAGTCAGGATGTTTACCCTGGCCAAGTTCGGCTATCTCGGCTTTAAGTTCCTCGTATCCTTCACGATAAAATGGCCAACACGTTGAATACTCATGTACGTCCTTGCCTAGCTCAGGACAACGTCTGTCACCATATCGACGGCATTTGTTTACGCTGCACAATCGCCGTGCAATAGCCGCTGGTCCTTCTATCCCAAGTTTCTGTTTGTCACTCATCACCCTTCGCTTTCAGTCATCGTCCCAAGGTACACCAGTTTCCTCTTCAATCCATGATTTCAACGCATCGATCTCTTCATCTTTATCGGCCAGAACTTTCCGATAATGCTTCACCGCAGCCGTAACAATGAGGAGGTGCTCTCCGAGTTGCTTAGAAATCTTCGAATCAAAAGCCAATCTCTCAAGCGATAACACGATCTTATCCAGTGTTCCGTCCTCGAACATCTCCCCCATGGTCTTGTTACTCATTTTTCGGTCCTTCTCTATTTATCTTGATGACGCCCCTATCTGATTATCGCCACTTCTTTTCTCTTCGTCTACAGCATCTGTTCCCCACTTCGCAATTTTATCCCGAAGACTCTTTAGGTCTGCGTACACCTCGGGAGGTATCGCTGGACCTCCATCTGTATCCAGATATTGGCACCGACGCTCAAAATAATTGAGGTCTTTAAGCAGGTCCAATAAATTCTTTTCTCGTTTTGTCATTTCAAGAGACATCACTCACCCCTCTTCATCAACCGCCTTGAAAACTGCTGTGATAACATCGGCAGAAGCCCAGTCCTTAGGCACCCAATGTCCACGTTGTTTCAATCCTTCACAAATTTCCTGAGTAATAGCCAATCGTCGTGCATCTTGGTTTTCTTTTAATTGTTTAATCTCGGCTTTGGCTTCATCACGTTGCGTCACTATTCGTGATACTACTCGACCATATCTATCAGGCTCGTGTGGAATTCTTTGATCTCCTGCATCAGCTATTGCAGCTACCACCCCAGTAATATCTAATTTTAGTTGTTCTATTTCATCGAGAATAATAAAAGAATCACTCATATTCAATCCGCGACACCCACTGGCCCTCTCACGAAATTCTTTAATCTGTTCTAATGTTATCATCATCCACTCCGCTCGGTACCTTTTCCAAATCTACCAACTCATCACTCTGCTGGCTCAAAATGGCATTCACCAGCCTGAGTCGATTCTCCACGCTAAACCCACCCATGGTACCCATGATTGAAACCGAATCCTTCACAATATCCAACAACATCATCGCCTGTTTATTCGTGAGCTTCATTCCTCGATCCTCCGCGCCCCTGCCGCCATCTCAGCGACAATCATTAGCTACATTAAAGCCTTACTCCGCGTTTGTCAACTGCTGGGCCGAACAATCAAGCCCCTAATTGTCAATCATACATCTTCGCCAGAATAACAGCCAGCGCATCCTTGACATGAGCCTCAGGGACCTCATCCGCATACCGAGCAATCATCACCCGTATCCGCTCCAGTATAGCATTGTGATCCGAGAGAAGAATGAATGCAGGCAAAATCACCGAACGACTACCCAACGATGCTGCTGGCCGCACCCAGTGCTCGGGCAATAGCCCATCCTCGGCATAGACAACCTTCGACTGCTGCTGCTTCATCCACACAGGCGTCTTCAGATGCACTCGGCACACCCCAGATTTGTACCGCTCAATCAAAAGTACATCCCAGCCACTGAAATCATCCCGAGATTGAACCGTGTAGTACTCGCGGCCACCCACCCTGTCGACTTTCATCTTTCACCTCTTGCCAATGCGAATTGTAATATTTTCTATCTTTTTAATCTTCTTTTTAATCAGTCCCAATTTTCTCTTGTGAACGCCAACGTATGTCCCCACGGTTTTATAACCAGGAGGTGCCCACAGGGGAGGATCACCAATGCAGTGCTCCGCATCCCTCTTCTCCCTGTAAAGCATTTCCAATCCATCCAAATGCTTCTTTAATTCTTTGAGTTTCATAATGCCTCATTACCACGAACTGGAGTTCGCTCATCGTCCTCCGCCTTCCCATCCACCGTAACAGGCAACCCAATGTAGTCCCGAACGTGAGGAGCCTTCATCCTCCGAATCTCCGTCCTAAGATCCTTGTTAGCATTGGTCAGCTCAACATTCTGCGCGAGAAGATCTCCAATAGCACAAACGTAACACTGACCAGGCAGTCCCTCTAGCCCCTTGGTCGGAAGTCCACACGTCTTACATTTACCCATTCTCATCCTCCTCCGAGAGCACGATCGGAGCACACTCGATCAAGTTCTCATCAGTATTGCTGTACGTGATAGGAAGTCCGAACACCTCCATGCTCGTGGTGTCCTCCTCTTCCACGAACTTGAGTTCGCCCGACTTCACCAGCTCGATCGCCTTCCAAAGAATGAGATAGTCCCTCTGCGTCAGCTTCACCCGATGGAGCTTGACACCCCTCTCCTCCGACCGCTTGACGACCCTTTTGATCCAGCTCAGAACACTACGAGTCATCACCACCCCCATCGCGAACTCCAGTTCGTTTTTCTTCCTTCTCACACGCCACAATCCAAGCTTCAAGGTCTTCTAAATAGTCAAAAATAGGAATGCCAAGCTCGGCAGCAAGCAGCGTCTCCCCCTTGGATCCCTCCGACCTGAACCACCCCTGCAAACGAAAGATCGCATCACACCTTCGAAGAAGTTCGGCCGTCCCCTCTATCCAAAATTGGTCAGACAGAAGGCCGTTGAAGAAACGCGTGTTCGTGTGAGGACACAGGGGCATCGCACCGCGCTCCGCGACCTCAAGCGCTATAGCCTCTGCACGGCGAACATTCTGCTCCACAGCCCACGGCGTCGGCGCCCTAAAAGGCCCACAAATATATACAATTTTCACTGCTTACCCTCCTCGTGCTTCGTCACATAGTCAACAAACTCTTCCTTGGAGACCTGCTGCAAACCGTCCCCATCAGGAATCACATGCATCATCTCCTTCTTCACCCCCATATCCTTCAATAAACAAGATTCGCACAAGAGAGGATCTCCCATCTCACCATAGAAATCCATGCTGGGAGTACAGCGCGCAATCACCCCACATCCAGAACATTCACATATTTTATACCGAAGGTCTTCTGTCTTATGAGTAAAAACTTTTTCAGTCATCACCCCTCGCTTTCTATCTGGGCAGCCCCTGAATCTCCTTCAATAACTTCAATTCATAGGCATACATCTTCTTATCGAGCCACGGCTTCTGCGTCTTGGCATAGCGATAACACCTGGCCCCATAAACATACCGTGCCCCGTAATGAGCAAATTTACACTTCGGACACATCTCGCTCTCAGAGCGCTTAAAAATCCACTCGCAACTCGCGCAAACCCTTAAATTGGCTGTTTTATTGTTCGCATCCATCACCCCTCGCTCCCATTATCTCGATACAATAACGCTACTCCTATCAGGATTGATATGAGTACTAAAGCGCCGCACGCTCCCCACATCAACGCCTGTCCGTAACCGATTTTTCCGCCAGCCCAAAGCATCAATGCGACCAAAGGCCATCCAATCAGACTCCAACCGACCACTCGCGTCAATTTTTCGTTTGGTCTGCTCATCACCCCTCGCTTTCATGCTCCTCGATATGCGCCAGGAAATCAGTCAGCGCATCAGATATCGACACCGTCCGACTGTACATATTTCCACCCTCCACACCACTCACATGGACTCTCGCTGTACTAGCCGACAGCCCGAGCCACTTTACGAACGCCTTGGCGCTCTTGGCATCCAGACGGTGGCAAACCCCCACGGCCAACTCCCCGTCCATGCGATTGTTGTGGGCCTGCTTCTTCACGTCGGAATTATGCACCAACAGCGCCTCCATATCCTGCTGCCACCGACGTCGATACTCGCGGAGCACCCGCATCAGGAGGCCCCACATCGATCCCCCTATAGGCAACCGCTGCGACTCCAGGATCCCCCGGCACGAGTCACAGAGCCGCATCGTCGTCCCGTCTCGCACATCACACCCCAGGCAAGTGCCCATCACTCCCCCTTGCGAGCCTCATCAAACTGCCGCACGGACTTGCCCAAGCACTTGGAGACCCCACCGCAATCATCGATCTCGGACATAATCATGCACGTCAACCCGACTGTACCACCGAGCAACAACACGATAACGATAACAACCACTACAAAAAGTGTAGTAAAAGAATCAAACCGAGATCGTCTCGCCTCCTCCATCTTCACCTTGTGACCCAACATTGCAACCTCCTTCTTATCGATCAACACTCGTTCACCCCTCGGTTCAGTGTATTTTTTTGCCCCTCTCACCTTGTCTTCATCAGTCACATAATAAATATCAATCTTAATCTTGTGCTTCTCTGCAACGCCCTTAAGAAGCCCACGGATCGACGCCATCCCAGTTCCATTTTTCCCCACAACCGAACCAACATCGTCAGGATGCGTATACAACTCAACAGTTACCCGAAATGGACCAGGGCGAACCTCCATCCGAACATCGTCTGGATACTCAACAAAAACACGAATAACTCGAATCACATCTTTCGCGTCTTCTGCAACAGCGCAAAACTTCTCCTGATCCAACTTTGGCATTCTGTCCTCCTTCAACACCAACAACATCGCTCCATCTTAAGAGCGTTCGTCAACCACGTTTTATTTTTCAGCCCGCCTACCCCCTTCTGGTGGAAGTTATAACGGGGATACATCGGGTTTAGCCTCCGTCTCTGGTGGGTGTGGGGAGTCCGAGGAGATCTCTACCTCTTTGGATCAGGTAGGCTCTGATCTGATCGGGCATGGATCCATCTGGGTACACGAGGTTGTTTTGTTTGATAGTAAGCATGACGCTGTTCTCCAGTTCTAGAGGGACTCGGGCCGCGTCCATCCATTCTCCTGGGGCAAACCAGATCATGTCCCAGGGATCTGATTGTTCGTTGGCGTCCAAGCGAACTGTTCGCGGCACAGAGGGCCACGCGGATACCGCCCGAGTCACCGCTGGATCCGTCATCAGATTCACCAGCATCAATGAACCAGGATGCTCACTCTTGAGCCTCGCAATAGCCTCCCTGAAATGAGCCTCGCTCTCCCTCTGTAGCACCTCCAGATCGGCCTGATCATTTTTTTCCTTGGAGGAATTACGATCGGTAACTTCTTCTTCTGTCATTTTGGTCCTGCCACCATCTGCGGCGACGTTTGTCAACCGCGAATCAGATAACTTTCAACTGCTGCATCTCTCCAGAATCATTCTGGATATACAATTCATCGTCCAAACAACGGTCGAGGAGAGAAAGTGCCCGTCGTATCACCTCATTTTTCGATGCCGCTCCAAGCCTCTCCTGGCAGCGATCAATCCGCTCTACCATGGCAGTAGTGAAGTCAAACTGAAGCCTCTTTTTCCCAGGCTGAACCCTAGCTTTTGGCATCCTCTTCTCCCCTACTTCTTCACGGGCTTTCTCTTCTTCGGATTGCCAGTCTTCTTGTCCTGCTCCAGCGCCAGATCCACCCACTGAGCCCCATCCGATACACGAGTCGCAGAGACGCTCGTCATGTCGTGATAACGCTGGCAGATCACATCACAATACCTCGTGTCCATCTCCACACCAAAGCCTCGGCGCCCCAACCGCTCAGCAGCAATGATCGTCGTCCCACTCCCTATGAACGGATCCAGCACAATATCCTCGCGCAAAGAGCTGTTCTTGATCGCCCTCTCCACCAGCTCGATCGGCTTCATCGTGGGGTGCAACTCGTTCTTCTGAGGTTTGTCGTAATTCCAAACGTCCGACTGATCCCTGTCTCCACACCAGTGTCGATCCGCAGCCCCCTCGCGCCAGCCATACAAGATCGGCTCGTACTGCCTCTGGTAATCCGAACGCCCAATCGTGAACGTGTTCTTCGCCCAGATGAGAAACGTGGACCAGTGCCCTCCCGCCTCGCGGAAGACGCCCTGCAAGGTATCCAACTCCGAAGAGGACATACACACGTAGATCGCCCCATCACACACAGGAAGCATGGCCTGCATCGCTTTGAGCAAAAACGGACGAAACTCCTCGCCAAGATCATCGTTTTCAATCTTCCGATGATTCCCGCGCAATTTGTCCTTCATCGTCTTGCCGTAATCCACATTGTAGGGAGGGTCCGTGAAGATCATACGAGCCTGATCCCCATCAAGAACTTTGTCAATCACCGAACGGTCCGTGGCGTCCCCACAAATCAACCTGTGCGGCCCCAGCTGCCAAACGTCGCCTGTCTCCGTAATAGCAGCGACCTTGTCAGGGTCGGGAGGCTCAGGCGCCTCAGCACCCCCTCCCTGGCCGTCCAGGTACTCAGACATCATCCAGTTGATCTCTTCCTCCTCGAAGCCAATACCCCTGATCGCGTCCTCCTCCTCATCGAGCAGAGCTTTCAATTGCTTCGCCAAGGCTTCGTCGTCCCACTCGGAGACAATCTCCCCGAGGCGATTATCAGAGATGTTGAACCCTACCGCCGTCACATTATCATCGTCAGCCCAGATCACAGGGATATGCGTCAGCCCAAGTTCCTGCGCCGCATACAATCGCTGATGACCAGCCTCAATAATATTCGTCCTCTTGTTCACCAGGATCGGCCAGCGAATACCAAAACGCTGAATCCCCGCGACAAGGACAGGTAAATCAACGGTTTTCCTCGGATTCGCCGTATCAGGTTTCACCTCGCCAATCGGCTTCAACAATGGAACCAAATCTGGCAACACTTCGATGTCCTGCTTGGACCCCTTGACGTAGAAGCGTTCTCCCCGCTTCTCAAACGGATCAGTCATCTTTTTCTCCTGTTTACAAGTAGATAGGATCTGGGACAATTGGCAACACAAAGCAACATTCAACATTCTCCAGCCGAGAGGACATTACCATCCAGTTGGCCATTTGTCAACAAAAAGCGAACTGGAGTTCGTCGATCAAAAGCAATAAAGAAACTATGCCTCGACATCCTCTTCTTCATACTCAGCATTCCCAGGATCGCCCTCGGCCGCATCCTTGCTCTCCAGATCGCGAATCAGATCAGCGCCATACACAACCGAATCGTCCTCCTCAACGTAGGCCACAAGACGCACGCCAAGAGTTTTCTCCATCTTGCGAAGCACATCCTGCACCGAATCAACCCCTGCATTCGTGGCAAGAAAGTCCGTGCAGATCAGATCAAGGTTGTGACCATCCTTGTCGCTGCCAGACATTTCACCAGCCTTCTCCAAAGCACGGTCCACATTCTCCCGCTGCGGCCCGAACAACTTGAAATTCTTAGAAGTAGCTGTGTCCTCGCCACCGTCTCCGCCTCCCTCTCCGCCACCACCAGCAGCCTCGCGCTCGGCCTTCATGAGTTCTTTGATCTCCGCCACAGACTTCCCAGCGATCTTGTTTCGCCACTCCGCAGCATTCTCGACAGTCATCTTGCCCATCAGCATCCGAGCTTTGGTCCAGCCGTTCTCGCGGATCCACTTCTGGATGTTCGGTGGCATCTTGGCAAACCACTCTTGGAGCTGCACAAGGATCTGCGCCCAGCGCATATGCATGTTCAATTCCTTCTCGATATACTCACGGAAGGAATCGAAGCCCCATCCTCGATATAGATCTTCGGCATATACCCCCTGGAGAACCACCGATAGATCCCACGTCATATTCTCGGACTGGGCAAGAAGCTCCAGGATCTTCTTGCGGATTTCCTTGTTCTCGTAGTTGCCTTCGTCGGCATCTGCACCCACTACAGCCAGGCCAGAATCCTCGGCGCTCTCTGCTGAAGCCTCAGCTGCCTTTTTCTCTTTTGCCTTGTCAACTTTCTTCTTTGCCATCATTCATCTCCTTGCTTCTCAGCCGTAAACATTCAGCGACCACGTATGCATCAGCAATATTGTCATCGCTCACTTTGAAACCGCGATCACACACGGCTTTGATTATTTCCTTTTTGCCCTTCGCACCCTTGGAAAAACGCCCCTTACCCAGGACTTTTTTGCGTGCTGATGAGGCTACGATAATAACTGGAATGAGAGTCAACGCAAGCCATATCTGCGTCTTTATCGTGCCCTGGATCTCACCCAGATCATTCTGCGCCCCACGCCTACTGTACGCATAGTCCTCGATGGCAATTCGCAGCTCGCCATTCCTGGATGCGCGACGGCCCATATCGACAACTTTCCCAGCAATATAGATCAGGCGTTCAATCTTTTCTTTGACAGGCGATTTACGGGACAAACCCCATCCCCAAAGCCCCTGATCCACGGGAGTGCCATGCTCATCCACAACGACACCCGCCGCACCTCTCACCGAAAGATCAAGTCCCATAAAATACTGCACTAATACTACCTTCCACTCCCCCTGAACGGAACACGGATTATCTGCACGAAATCATGCGGCAACCCCTGAGAGTGATCTTCCACATGCTCCAAGAACCGACGCCGCACAAGAACATCCACCCGACGCTTCCTGTTGGGGATGAAGCAACAGAACATGTGAGCCTGATCGTTGTCGCGAATCCTCTTCAAAAGCAGCTCCCGTGACTTGACACGAGAAAACTTTGCCTCGTCCTCGGGGGAACAAATGGCAAAGTAACAGCGCAGTTCAACCTGTCCCGTCTGTATATCTGGGGGCTGTGCATAAAAAGCAATCGCCACATTGTAATGAGCAAAATACAAGTATGTGATCTCATACCCCTCACTCCGAATATCACTATTCACCTTTGCACGGGCTTCCTTGCGAGCCTTCCGCGCGCCAATAACTGCCACGGCACGCTTCGCAGACGCAACCCGATCATCTACCCATCGACAAAATGCCGCATCCTGCTTGTCCTTGGGAACGCCTCCCAGCCACTCGGGAGCATCAACAATTCCCGCTTCCGCAGCCTTCTTTCGAGCTGCTTCGCCCACAACCTCTGACAACAATTCCATCATCCTCTCCGTTTCATTGGCCCTACGGTCTTACCGCAGGAACTATTCCTTTCCGATCACCTCCACACCCCCATCGGCATGAACGTGGTATTCGGTTGTCTTTTTACACTTCGGACACCACACAGCCATCCGCGTCCCTGGCTTGCAGCGATGAATATTGATCTCGCCACACTCTGGACACCCAAAATCGCGTTCTTCATCCAAACATTTCGCTTCCATTATTCTCCCTCATCGTGACGACTGGCCGATATCGCAACCAAGTCGTGATTTCCTCTGCTCTCCGTACAAATCGCCAGCGCATCCTCAAGAAGTACAGGCTTGTAGTCCCACGCGTCCACGCCCACGTCCACAATATTGTCAAGGGATCGCCACATCGCGTGCATGTGCCCATGCAGAACAGGTTTATCCTTGGGCCACACGAGCGCCTCAGCAGGGTCATGCGTAACAAAAATACCCCCTGGAAGAACAAGGGACGTGGCCGCCAAAATGAAACCACGATTCAAATACCACTGGGGCTTAAACCGATCGTGATTCCCGAAGACCAATACCTTCTGTCCAGGCAGTTTCGAAATAATCTTCTCGACATACTTATCTCGCATCGGCCCAAACAGCGTGAGATCGCCCGCAATAATGAGCAAGTCCTTCGGGCCAACATGATCATTCAGCGATCGAATCAACGCTACATCCATCTTGTCAGTGTTCTTCCACGGGCGGTTAGCCTTGACTCGCACCGTCTCGTGGCCGAAGTGCAGGTCAGCCGTGAGCCAGATCTTCTCGAACCCCATCTCTCTCGTGTCAAATGTCGGTAACATCTCGCTCCTCACTTATACGGATCGTAGCCAAACGCCCGCGTATCGAAATCATAGATGGCAGCGCTGAAGCACCCATGTGCATCAGAATGCATCTCTGCATCATGCCCCAAGTGCTCCGCAATCCACTCCTCCATGTCCCTGTACCGATCCGCGTACTCGCCTTCCTTTAATTCGGCCAGTGTGAGACTGAAGATACCCTTGCGCCCCAATGCGCCAGGATATTGATAACTGCTCTCTTCAGCCTCGCGGCAATCGTGGCACACAAATATCGAATTGGCAGACATCAGAGGCTCCCTAGATCGCTTTCTTCTTACGCTTCAATTCCAATTCCCCACGCAAAGCTTTGTTCACAGTCGACTCTGCAATCCGCCATTCTTTCCCCGCCTTAAATGCTGGAAATGACCCATCTCGACACCACATAGCCATAGTCCTCGGTTTGATCCTTAACATCTCCGCAGCCTCAAAAACCGTCAGCGCTTTCTCAGCATCGCTCATTTCTTCTTTCTCTTTCTCACCCCGAAGCAAAGATCCCGCCCAGCACAATACTTGGGCTTCCCCTTCGACTTCATCTGGCACTCGGGAAGTCTCGGCATCTCCTCAGCAGCCGCCTTCATTTTTACACGGACCTCCTTCTGCTTGCTCGGCTCCAGATCTGCAAAGACCCGAGCCTCCTTGTCCATGCCCTCTTCCCATCTACCGATCGACTCGGCCTCGGAATCACGAAGCCGATCCATGCGGGCAACCGCATCAACACAAACTTTCGTCCGCGCTTTGATCTCATCGATCAGCTTCTCATCACGCTCGACAATGTGCTCAATGATGCTGGTACTCAGAGATTTCTCCCCCTTGAAAACATAGATGATCAACGCACGCTGCAACCCCGTAGCCCACATAGCAACATGCGCCTGCTCGATATGCTGCGGCCGTGGGCGCCCACCCAACTTCGGATTCAAATCATCCTTCGCCTCGGACTTCTCGGTCTTGATCTCTCCAACAAAGATCCCTTTCTCGCCAAAGTCCAAGATCGCATCAATCTTCACTACAATACGATGTCCAGGGATGCGAAGCTTCGGCTCGTCGTATTTCCAACCCTTGCCGTCGTCCTCTTTCTCCGCGTTGGGACCTGGCTTCGGCCCCCATCCGCGCTCCAAGCTCACCCCCTCGGGCACCTCGTTCTCGAAACGCGTGTATTCCTCGACTATCTCAGATGGAGCCAGAGAGTTCTTCTTTTGCCGCTTCCATCGTCCAAGCAACATCCCCGTCGGAAATGAAGACAAAATCTTCTGCTGGAAAAGATCATGGTACGCATGCCCCTGATCGAACAACCAGAGCAATTCTGATCGCAACACTTCCTTCTCTATCCCATCTACCCCACGAGCTGCCATCAGCGCAAACATCCTGGGGCACACCTTATGAATAGCAGAAGCACCGATCCACCACTCCTTCCAGATGGGATCCTTCTTGTCGAGGGTAACATCGGTGGCCGATCTCTCCTCTTTCCAGTGCTCACGAATAGCCTCTGTAACCATTGTCGAGGCGACACTAATCTCAGGCAACTCTTTCAGCTGCCGCACATGCTGACCCAACATTACCAACCTCCTTCGGCAATCACTGCCGACATCATCCCCTCTCGCAAGGGTTTGTCAACCAGCCTTCTGGCGACCAGCGTCCTTATCTACTTCTATCAAACGAAACGTGATGTGATAAGCGGAGACATCATCTCCGATATCCTCATAGCCAGGTATCTGCCTCAGATGCCCCAGCCAGACCTCCCCATTTGCAAAACCATCCCGCTCGGCAAGCTGATCATCTTTGCGAAAAGCCCCAATTGTCCCAGGGCGAACGCTAACAATCGTAGCTTTGGCAAACGGCACCGATTGGTCGCTGTCTCCCATCCAAGGAAGAAACTTTGACGTGAAAACAAGCTCACTCCCAACCCGATGAGGGCACGCCCCGTCGGGATAGGGCCTCACAACTCCACATGCTTTGTCTTCCATAATGAGGCGGGTTTCATTACGCGTACAAGGAAACATCTTTCAACTCCTTCATCATTGCGAACTCCAGTTCGCATCAACAGGGATCGTAATCCCAACAATGGCTCAGTCTACCCCTTTCGAGGAGAAGAGTCCAGATCTAACACACGCGAAAGTACGCGTCCGATCAAACGAAACGGGGTCATATCCTGCTCCATCGTCGCAAGTCGAGCACGAAGCGTCTCCAGATCAAAAATGGCATCCGCCACTTTGGGATGAAGAGGAGGAAGAGAAGGGAGAGGAGGGGCCACAAAATCGGGCAGATCAGGAAGAGGCGACTCCGCCTTGGGAGATCTGGCCCTTTTGAGATCCTCATTCTCACGCTCCAAAACAATCAAACGCTCGCGCATCCCCTTCATTTCAGCCTCAACCGCCTGCATCAGCGGTGCTTGCGTCTGGAGGCGCCTGACAGCCTCGGTAGCGCGCTCCGCAAGGTTGTCCCATGTCAGATCGTCCCCATACACTGACTGGAGCTTGGAGAGCGCCTGCGCCGCTGGAAGAAGGTGATCTCCCGCAGCATGAACCCTTTTCTCGGCCTGTATCGCCTCCGCTTTGAGCCGATCAATCTCAATACCAAGCGAGCCCACCTTGACCTTCAAATTCACATTATCACGCTGCGTCTCCTTGGCCTTCGCGATCATCATCTCCAATTCGGACAATATCATCGACTCGCCAATACCCTCTGGCGCCTCTTTACCAAACACCAACCTGGCTACATCGCGCACAAAAGCATTAATCTTGCACAATGGACACCGATCGGCATCCGAGCACCCCTCCGCCTTGTAGGGGCACTCCTTTCCTTCAACCTTTCGATCTTCGTCCTTAGACATCTTTCAACCCTTCCTTTTCCAGGATCTTGTCCAACAATGAACAGATCACATCAGCATGCGTCTTGTTACTCTCTTCCAAGCCACCTACCCGATCTTTTGCCGCAACAAATATATTGTCAATATCCTCCTGAAGTGCCTTCACTTTCCCGTTTCGCACGTACCACCCCGCCCAGAACCCTAAAGCCACTGAAAATACAAAGAACCCAACAAAAATCAAAATCAACAAAGTCATCTATCCACCTCACCCCTCACCAATCTGAACAGTTGGCCGCTCTGTGATCATCACCTTCGTCTTCTTTCGAATCTTCGCCAAAGCCTCATTGAACCTTTGGTTCTCCAGCTCAGTGATAGCATTCGCCTCTGGAAGCTTTGCCTCCATTAGCTTGATCAACTTCTTCCTGTGCTCAGGAAGCAAACAAACGCAGTGCCATTTACCATGGATCTTATAGTAGGGATCCGCAATATCCAGACGCTCTGGAGCTTCACGAATCTCATCCAAAAAGTAACCCACCTCCCGAGTCTCCACGACAAGCATTGTCCCCTCCAAATCGAATTCCATGTGAGAATCTTCCGTAGAACACGGCATCCCCAGAGTAAGCCCGATCTCTTTTGCTTCGCTCAGGGGGCCACCCAGCTCCTTTGCAAAACCAACAGCCGTCCTGCACTTACGATCCGCAAGGTTCTTCAATATCGCGTCCTTGATCTCATCAGGGATAAAGTGCGTCTTAGCATTATCAAAAATTGCTCTCCACCATTTCATCACGGCACCTCCTGCCTACGCGCCCACTCGGGCCATGTCTCCATATTCTTTCCCTTACCCCTCTCGCCATTCGTCTTGGCCCAGACGGACCCAAACTGCTTCATGAATACTGGCACCTCGTTCTCTTTGCACTGCTCGATAATACTCTGTGCCCAAGTGGGATCCATGAGTCGCGCCCCTGCCCCAGACTCGCCACCTACAATCACCCAGTGCAGCGTGTTAGAATCGAGCCACTTCCAGCGCCCAGGTATACACCCACCAAAGCCAATACCAATCGGGCCAAGGAGGGGCTCGCAACTCAAAAACCGAACCTCGGATGGGCAGTCCAACAGGATCGGGATCCGCCTGTCGGCCGCTTCCTGGTTCTCCACCGTCACACCGTGGTAGATGTGCGGGAACGCGCGCTCGTGGACCTTGTTAGAGCGCAGAAAATCCCGCATCCGATCGGGCCGCTTCGTCAGGACCTGAAAAATGTGACGCGGGTTGGCAACCATCTGACGGTAAACATTCTCGATGAAACTCTCTGGGATCGCCTTGTGAAAGAGGTCACCCATCGAACACACAAACACCTTCCTTGGCTTCTTCCAGCGCGTCGGCTGATCGAGACGCTCGGGGTGAATTGTCGGACGGAACCCCTCTTTGTACCCGTCCTGCCCCATCGCCTTCAGCCGTCTTGACATCCGCTCCGCGTAACAATTGTCACACCCAGGACTCGTCTTGGTACAGCCTGTTACAGGATTCCACGTAGCATCCGTCCATTCAATGTTGCTTTTGTCACCCAAAAGGCACCTCCTTACACGGGGGCCACACGATCTTAGCTCCTTTACAAGCCCCGCAGATTACCATCTCTTTCTTCTGATACGATCTCCCATTCCTACCGGCGGATCGTGTCGTGGACGGAACATGCCCCTCGCCGTGACAAACGGGGCAGCGATGTGGCTTGCACTGATTACATTCGACCTTGATCTTGTCATCCATAACTATCCCCATCGAACGAGATCGCTCGGATCTGTGGCCTGCGCTGTGTACGGCTCGTCTCCAGTGATCATCACACAGTCCAAGTTGTCGTACTTCACGAACACCCACTCGTCGTTAGTCGACGAAACTACCCCGTTCTGGCAGTCCTCGTGGTTTACATCACCACTGGCATGGCGCGGGACATATCTGACCTTGTCCCCCTTGGAAAAATCCTCGACCATTTTGTTCTTGTCACCCATCGTCTTTCAGCAACCCATGTATTGTCAAACCCACATACCCAGAAGGCTTCTCAAACGAAGACTCTTTCACTTCTCTCTTTTTCGCATCCTCCCGAGTATTTTTCCGAATACGCTCAAGAAATTTTTTCTGCTTTTCTCTCCCAGCCTTCCGTTTTTTTAAAGCCTTTCTTTCCCGCCTCTTCGCAGCCTTACTCTTCTTTTTCCCACCACTATCGACAGGCATCCTTCTCCAACGAGAAATCAGATTCGCAGGCTTGAGAAACAACTCCACTGGGGCACCATCAGATTCTTCCTCGTGCTTCTCTATCTTTTTCCATCGAATTTTATTTTCGCTTGCCCACCATCTCTTCACCAATAACACCCCACTGTCACCAACCTTCCACACCTCCGAATCATCGGAAACAACATGATCTGGAACATGAACGACACCCTGATCAACAATATGAACCACATATTTGCCATCCTCTATTCCGTCTATTCTTGCATTAGGAATCGCTACGTCCATCACTTTTCCTATTTTCCACCCATGCCTTTCACTCCTCTATTCAATCCCGACTATTTGCGGCCCATCCCAGTTTTCCGCCGACGACTCAAGACCCTCTTCGTATATCCGTTGCACCCGATCCCGAGCCGCCAACAATGGAATCAGCGCCTCTTCATATTGGCGAATCCTCTCCCGCGTGAGGTTCATCAAGGCTCCGCATTCCTCCAACGTATGCTCGCCTCGTGCGGCCACGTCCAAAACACAACTCTCGTCCACCTCCCATGGCTCCAGATCGGGGAAATTGAATTTGATCGACCCCGTGTCCTCGTTCACATCGAGATAAAGGTTGTAGAGACAACCCACGAATGGACACGGGCGGTGAAAGCCATAACATTCTCCCCGCACCCGTGGCCGAGAGTATTTTTCCGCATACAACAATCCGCGCGTTCGTTTTGTTACGCTCATCTTCTTGATGGGCAAAGTAGAAGCACGGACAGCACGCACACGGCGCGAGGAACGTCTTTTTCAAGGCTGCGTATCCTCCTTCTCGCCCTGATCATCCACGGTGATTCGATATTCAAACCGACGACCATTGGACCGATACCAAAGAAAAGGCACCTGGTAATCATCGCCGCGAAGCGTCTTCAGGCAATCACATAAGATCGGAACAATACCCGCAGGAAGAGCATCCTTGGGCTTGAGGCCCAGAGCAACAATGGCCTCGGATATTCCGTCCGCAGTGAGCCAATGCCCACATCGACCGCGCAGTGCATCCACGCACAATTCCAAGTTCGTACCCTCTCTAATCTCTTTGTCACCATTGCTACACGAAATTGGCTCCCCAGCAAACTCTTCATCAGGAGGGTCCGCAACAGAGCTGACGCGCGGACTGCCAGGAGGAAGGAGCGACAAAGCTTCGAGAACAGCTTTGGACTTTTTCTTGGGCTTCTTCTTGCTGGCCTTACGCTTCTTTGGGGGCTTCTTCTTTTTGGCTTTCTTCTTCGGCGCCTGTGGAGGATTAGGAGAACGACGAACCCGATTCGACTTCGGCGCGGGGGGGGACGCCGAGGCAGCCAAGACAGGCTCGCCATCCTCCTGATCATCCACAGAATCACCAGCAATCATACTACGAAGCTGGTTTAATGACTCTCTTTTAGCAGCGTTCGCCGCCAATCTCCTCTCTAAGTCAACCCGTTCCTGCTCAAGAGCAACCTCAATACTATCAAGATTCGATTCAATATCAGCAGACAACATTCAACTCTCCCCTTTTCAACACATCACTTATCCACTACGTTCAAAGTCACCACAACATGGCTAATACGATAGTCGGACTGGCTCTGCCCGTCAATGCCTTGACAACCTCTTCGCTCATCTTATCGCCCATAATAATTCTCACATTCTGGCTGGATACATCCAGTCACCTTGCCAAACAGTGGAAATTTTCGCATCTGCGAGCTGCCACACTTTGGACATGGAGGCGCAGAAGAACCTTCGCGAATCATCCTTAGCGGAGGAAACTTTGGCTTTGGCGGCAGTGGCTTTAGCTTGTCGCCTTCCTTCGCGTAACGAATAGTCACACACTTTTCATTAACCACATCAGCACGCATCGAAGAATCAGGACAGTGTGGCTCTACAATAATCGCCTCGCCATCGTACCACACGGCTATGCCCCGTTCCTCCTCTCCAGGAAGCCAGAAGCATACCATCGTACCATCCGAAAGAAGCTCTACCCTATCCTCTTCATCCTGTTTCCAGGTCATTCTTTTTTCAGCCATTTGGGTCTTTCTCCTCGGTTTGTCCCTTATGTACATATTTGAATGTTCCATCTGGAACAAGCGCAGTCATTGGCTGCACAGAGACGATGTCCTCTGCCTTCAGCACTGGGTACGTCTTCTTGATCATCGGCAACTTGAAGTGCTTGAGGCGCCTCCACCAGATCCACTTCTGCCACCTTCTTGCGATCCAGGTTCCACTGAACCAGTCCTTGAGATGATCCCACCACGTCCACAGCGGGATGCCGTACTTCTGGTACAACGCAAGCAGTCGGTCCTCGTCAAGAGTGCCATCCTCGTTAATATACTTTCGGTAAGTCAGCCGACAGCACCCCACCACGTGCATGACGCCACTGCCATCCTTGTGGCAATCGCACATGCAGACGCGACCGAATTTCTTATGCTTTATCGTCCCTCTCATTATTTTTCTCCCAATGCGCCCTATCAGTAAACGCCTGCGAACTAAAATCGCACCCATCACATGTCGTGTCTGACCTGACCAATCTCTCGCACGACCGCTCCTCATCAACCACGACAGTCAATTTGCCACCACAACGAGGGCACTCTCCGCGCTTCATCTTTGCACGATCCTCGTCAAGTTTGCGGTCAAGACGGCTCTTGACGATCTCGACGTTCTCCATCTCCTTGCGCCGCTGCTCCGCGATCTCGCGCCGACGAACTCCCCAACTCCGCTTCCACATCACCCCGCAGGCCGAGCAGTTGAACTGAAACGAGATCGCATCCCGTGGCCCCCTCCACCTAACAGCCGTGATCCCTTCGGTCGTCTTGCATCGTGGACATTTGATCATGCCAGATTACTTTCCCTTGTAGTACACACAGGTCTTCACGTGGCTTGAATCATGGTCAATATTATCATCAAAGTCGAACACCGGCAAAAAGCCACAAGCGGGACACACCTCGTTCTTTACTTCTACATACTCATCCACGCTCGACGCTGGGGTAATCGGCAGTCCACCAGGGATCTCTCCCCTCTCAACTCCAAAGACCTTTTTGACCAAACCCGAGATCTCTGTCACGCCGCTCCCTTCCAGAACTATATGAATCTCAACCTTGTCTTTTTTCTCATCCGTCATTGCCACTCCTTATTTCATCTCGTCGCCTTGATTTTCTAATCCTCCTTGCGAGTCACCTGAATAACCGCTTGCTTCCTGGTGAGACGCCTGACCTTCTTCAACACCCACAAATAAATCCTGTACCACCAAGGAAAAGCATAAAGGAAACTCAACTGCCCACACATCGACAAACATTCCCCTGTTTGGGAACTAACATTATGAGAGGTGGACACACCCGTAACCCACCCGCGTTTTATCCACTTGCAAACCATCGGATCATCAACTTCCACATCCACTTCCAGAACATCATTTGACAATCCTGATAACCGAACACCCTTTATTGTGTTGCTCATAACAGCCCCTTGGCCTACCCCTCTTTCACATTGTCTGACCCTATGTCACTACATCCACAGGCCCCCGTACAAGAGCCCTCGATCTCACTGCTCTCAACAAATTTCTCAACCCGCGCCGTCTGGTACACCAACTCGGTATTGAGCACATAATTCTGATTGCACGATGGGCACTCTGGGGCATCTGCGCCAAACACCGGATGCGGAATCGGAACCCCCTCCCCGCACCACGGACAAATCGGACTAAAACGCCACGCGTGCTTCCCTGGAGCGGCCTTGAGCGCCGATACCTGCAACCCGACAATCGAGCCAGCACCCGTTTCGATCCCATCAACCAGGAAAATCAAACCCTCGTGGTTCACCATCATCCCGACATCAAACGGGACAGCGTACTTGCGCGTGTCGACAGCAATCACCGTCCCGCGCCCAGGGATCTGATTGATGCTCTCGATATCCACCAAATTGATCATCGGCTTCACCTTCCCTTTTCGTACTCCTCGCATTCGCGCTCGTACTCCTCCCTGTGCTCCTCGTCTGGCTTGTCGAAACACTCACGGCAACAGCGCGCGATCCGTCCTTTGAAAAACGAACCTTGGATCGGCACCAACTTCTTCGTCGTCACCATCTTCCCGCACAGTGGGCAAGCAAGCTTCATTCACCTGGCTTCTTGTCCGCTTGCTCATCAGCCTCTTCCTCGGGCTTCAGATAACAACACTTTTTGAACTTCTTGCCGCTCCCGCACACGCACGGATCATTGCGACCTATCTTCTTGGTCTCGCGCTGATAGGGCGTAAGCGGGGTACGGACAGGCGCGAAAAATTGCTGGGCCACCTCGGGCTTCTCCTTTTTCAGCGCGTCATACGCCTCAGCATCAATAATATCCCCAGTTCTGCGATCCATGGATTTCCCCTTTCACTCCTCAACAATCAAAGTCTTTACCTTCAATCCCAAAATTCCTGGGTCGAACTGTCCAATTATCATCCCCAAATTTCCGCTGGGCACAATTAGGACATCTCCAATAATATCCAACAGCCTCCTTCTGCGCGTATACATTATCACTAATCTTTTTCTTCATCTTCGTTCCGCACTCACATAACGGAGGTGTAATCTTAAGTCTCATTCCTCTCACCCCTGAAAATTAACCTTAATGTACTCAGGAAGTTTTGTCCCCTCACTCACGCGATCAACATGAATCCGTCCCTTTGCTGGCTCAACAGCAACAATCCTGGCCCGAACCTCCCCCTCGTCAGTCTCACCATGATATTCTCGCCCCACCATATTCCACACCAAACCATAATTACCCTCGCTCATCGCGTCCTGCAATATGGCAATATCACGTTCCAAAGCAGCCATATCTTTATACTTCTGCTCATATGGAATCGTGAACGTCAATTCTGGCTCTGACCAGAAATATAAAATCTCACACTCGCGATGGTCTTCATAGGAAATAGCTGCCTCAAGACCCACCACCTGATAACGATGATCAGCATCCGCTACCGTATCAAGGACCTCCACAAACTCATGTCGTATATTTTCCTCTTTGGAGAGATTATATTTCACGACCGCACGATACCACCCCTTCTTCTCAGGATACCCTTTTTGCCAACCTTTCATCTAACCCTCCTTGATCTCTGGATCCGCACCCTCAAAAAAGACTGCCTCACGGTTCTCAACCAACGGCAACGGATGTGTCTTCAACTCTTCAATCCCGTATCGCTCAACCATCAAATCAGGATCAGTCCGCGCCGCGTGCCTCGCAGGAAGCCTGTCAAGCTCCTCACTTGAGAACTTTCGGAGCTTCTTTCGGCGCCAGAAAAATGCACCCTTCCTGATCCTCTCTGGCAAACCATCCCAATTGGTCCCCTTGTAAAATGCCATACCCTTTTGCTCCGCCGTGCTCTTCCCGTGCAACTCCGCAGGAGAATATAGCGACTGAGCAAGAGACTGGATCGAGTTTCGTATCGCATCCTTCTCGCGCCAAATAAAAGTATTCACAGCCTCCGTCTTGTTGGGGACCTGCCACACACGACAATCAAACACAGGAAAATGATGTGCCTTCTCGGGATACGCCTTGGCGATCTCCGAGCCGAAAAACACAGAAGCCATCGAAGCAAGGATCGATACCATCTTCTGTATCTTGCCATCGAAAAAGATCTGGCTCCTGTAGTCCTCGGAATACCACAACAACGTGATCTCATCCGACTGGACATACGACATCAATGCCCGCGTTTCCGCGACCAGATATTTCGCCGTCTCATCCATAGCCCCAAGGAAATCAGGATCGTAGGGCCGATCCATCCCCTTGCAAAAAGAGTGAAATGCCCGACCGTCGAGCCGCGCCACCACAGGCATCAAAGGAATGAACTTCCGCCCTGCCTCGCGAGACTCGTAGTCCTTCATTCGATCGCCGAGTGCATCCTTCATCGCCTACGTCCCTCCTTTTAAACACGGATATGTTTCGAACAATCTTTGCATACCTCGATTAGCTCTTTTTTCAGCACCCTCTCGAACTCGTCAACTATATCCTGTGTGCCAATGACACCATTCGCAATCGCAACCTCGATCTCGCCAAGGGCCAGTTCCTCATCCTCCTTGCGATCGTAATAGAGAAAATCACTCACCAAGTCCCTTACCACACCCAGGATGTATCCTTTGACTTCATCAGTCATTGGATCTCCCACTCTCCGTTGACCCAGCCCTCCTGGTAATCAAGTGACTCACTCGGGCTGACCTGTACTGCTTTATCCTTCACGTCGTCCCAGTTCATGTTGTTCTTGGCCCAGTCCGCACACTCGCCAGGATCCGACTCGAACAACGGAAGAGTGTCCTCTTTGAGACTTCGGATCACATCGTTGCCAAATTCAGGAGCGTATGATTTGGCCCGATCCCGAGCAATTACCAACAACGGAACTCTCCATTTCGACCCGTCTGGCATCGTCACAAAATAGCCCTTGAGAACATCCATTTCATTTTCCTTCCCGATAGATCGTATATCCACGCCGCTCCGCCACTCTTGTATCCGTAGGATCAGGCCCATGACGGCAACCAAAAACGATAATGACCCATCGTTGATGTTTGATTTCCTTCGCCTCTTCAATCGGAACATCAGTGAACAACCTGCAATTAAACGAATTGCATTCACACATTTGCCTAATCTTACCGCCTGGCACTTTACACTCCATCTTCACCCTTCCATCCAATAATACGACCAAGCAATCGACCATCAATAGAGTCCTTGAAGTGAACCTCGCCAGACGGGATCTCTGGATCCTCAAAAATCTTTATGCCACAAACCTCGCCAACCTGACGAGGCTCCTGGAGAAACCCCATATCATCATAAATCAGACGAAATACATCCTGTCCCCGCACGAGGCTCCTTCCCATATCAAATATCTTCCGCTTGCTCATCTCAATCTTCGTCGAATACTTCGGTAGTTTCCTCTATGCTAGTGAGCGTATATGTACATTCCCACTCCCGCTCACACCCCTCACTCAGACACCAATATGGCTGGACATATATCCCAATATCATCATCGTCCTTTTGCCCTCTCTCTGTTTCAACCTCTCCTCCGCAAAATGGACAAACTCCATCCCCAGCACGAAATCTCTCTACAGAATCTTTGTCTAGCTCCATCCTTCTACCCCGCCTTTATGTTGAGCACTGGCTTTATGCGTTCTACGATCTTCGCCGTCGGCGCAATCGCCTCCTCGATCGCCTGTGCGGGCTTGTACGCCCCTGGAGCCTCGTCCAATGGAATCATCGAGGTGTAAATGCCTTCCATCTGTTTCTCCGCCTCAGTCGCGTCCAGGGTCCGCTTGGCCACGCCACGAGGCAAGAGCCTCCCCGCCCCGTGAGGAGCAGATTGATTCCAGTCCTTGTTGCCCAGACCCTTGCAGATCAGCGTGCCGTCCCGCATGTTGAACGGCAAAATGAAAGTCTCGTCCTTGTGGGCGCGCACGGCCCCCTTGCGAATCACCAGATCATCGTAGTCAATGTAGTTGTGGACCGTCTCGGCATACGTAGTCCCCATCTCCAATACCTGCGGGCCAGTCGGAAACGTCGGACAGAGCACATTCATGCACTCGGCCATGATCGTTCCACGGTTCGCCGAGGCATACTGCTGGGCAAAGTACATGTCCCATATGTAGCCGTAGAAATCGTCGCCCTCAAGAAAGTCCAGCTCTTTCGGTCCACCGTACACCCCCATCCGTTGACGCAGCTCCTTGATACGTTTTGGTATCTGCGAACGATCCTTGGTCCTGTCCCGTATGCTACGAACCGCAGCCTCATACTCGGCGCCTACCTTCTCCGCCCGTCTCTGGCTCGCAAGTCGCTGCCAATACCGACAAACCTTCTCGCCGAGCTGGCGCGACCCCGAATGAACAATCACCCAGTAATGGCCATCATCGTTGATCCCCACCTCTATAAAATGGTTTCCACCACCGAGGGATCCCACGCTGGCCTGCGCGCGCCCGAACTTCATTCCGACCCGATCGCAGAGCTGCTCATACCACTCTATGTTAAACAACGGTGGTTTTGCAGCCTCCTTGCTATGCCCACCACGAACCAAGAAACCCCACACCACCCGAGCGTACGTCTGGAGATAGGAAAAGAAAATAGACTTCGGTCCACCATTGTGAAACTCGTACAGACTGTGCTGCGATTTCTCGTTCACCTCGTGCCCCAAGGGAACCGCCTCACGGATCCTCTTGTCCACCTCGGGAAGATCCAATGTCCCTGCGGGGATAAATTTCGAGCCGCTCATCCCGCAACCAATATCAACACCAACGACATTCGCGACGACACGCCTCTGAAGCGGCATCGTGAACCCGATCACCGATCCCTTGCCAGCATGAGTGTCGGGCATAATAGCAATGTGCTTCTCTTCACTGCCGCCCAAATCGAACGCTGGATGATTCACCATCTTCGTGATCTGCCCGAGGCATGTCTCCTCAACCTGATCAGCAAACACATCAGCCCTCGCGTACTTCCCTCTGATCTCAAACATCATCTCCCTCTCAGATCGATAACGGCCAGCGCTTTTTGATCAGCTTCCACCTGATAGACCGTCGCCACGTACAATTTTTATTCTCCCATTTTCTATGTTCTACATAATTATTCGGCACCCCATCATCACGCTTGCGCCGATCGATACCCGCCTCCAACTCCCGAAAAGATGCCAACCACCCATCCCACACGGACCTCGGCACGAAAAATCGCACAAGATAATAAGGAATTCTCAGAATGAAATCGAACAGCATTCAACCCTCCCATGCCGCCATCTCAGCAGCAATCAACAACAGCACATTACCATGCCACGCAGCGTTTATCAACCGTCAGGATCGAAATTCACAGAGACCATGCGCCCCTCCCAAACGAGCCCGATATGGCTCGGGTTTATCGAGTTCTGCTCGAACCTAAATGGAGGAATCTCACCAACAACCCACCCCTTGTTCATCGCCTCAAACCATGTCCTATGCATAATCATCGGAAGCTTGCCAAGGAGCAGATCAGGCGTGATCGCTTCGTACCGAAAACCATCATTGTTCATGGACTCCTCGAACAGCTGGAATATCTTATACATCTCGCGCGGATGCAGTCGCCACTGCCGCAGCATCTGCTCGGGCACAAGCATCTGGCCGCGACCCTTGGCCTTCCATCGAGGACCGACCTCACCATCAAGAATTTCATCCAACGTCGGCATCGCACTCTCCCCTGTCCTTCTTTCGCAACTGAAGCAACTCAGCAAATCGATCCTTTTGCTCCTGGGTCCACTTCTCGCTGTGCATCTTCAAATGCCCACGAATCGCGTTGTACAAAACCGCATAAACATCAGCATTCACAATCCCAGAAAAGACCACCACATTGTCCCACAACTCCCGAGGCAGCCAAACATACGGATCATTAGGGTCCATTTCATCTCCCGCGAACTCCAGTTCGCACTACCCCTTCGTTAATCTCTCAAACGTACGGGCTGGGAGCAAAACCCAATCTCTGTCGCACATGGGATCATTCTTACCGCCCTGAATCTCGATCGCCAAGGCAGGCTCCTTCTGCACAGCATTCGCCTCCCGCGTAATCTTTGTCAACCATGACCATTTCACCGAAAGACTCGCATGGATCGTCTGCTTGCACTCAATCAAGAACTCTACAGAGTCAGCAGAATCCGCCTCGGAAATGGCCGAAACATCGCGCACGTCCCCCTTCGAATACATCGAGGATCCTGAGCCCGCTACCTTCTTCCCTCCAAGCCTGCGCGCAACACGACGTTCCTGATCATCAGGAGACCCATCATTCTTCGGTAGGTATTTGCTCGGCCGATGCCTCGTCATCTTTCCTCCACGGATCAACTTCCACCACGTCAGAAGCATCAAGCTTCAACGCAGCCTCCAGATCTGACGCACGAACATACACTTTTGAGCGCCCCTCTTCCTGAATCAACAAACCATCTTCTGGCGCAAGAACCCCAACACACCCACACAAACCCAAATACTTAGTAATCGAATCCCCCTCGAAAACCCTCGTTATTCTGAGCTTCATCACACAACCTTTTCAATATCGCCAAGGGCACACTTGACCGAAGATGGTAGCCCACTCTCGGGATTGATCGCATTGACAATCACCGTCCGACGGGAAGGAAAACCACCAATCGTAAATCTCCGCCCATCCTTTCGCCCCTTTAAAACCACCTCATCATTGACCCTGAAATCCCCGACACGCTTTCTTCTTCCTTTTGCCATTACTTCTCCGCGCCAAACCCATCGAGCATCCGCTTCAACAGCGACTTTTTCATCGCCTCAAATACAGCAGGCTCCTCGATTCGGGCCAGCGCCGACCCCTTCTTGGTAAATTCTTCATCTCCAACAAACCACGTTTTCTTATTCTTTTCTTTGACCTCGCGGTACAATTCATATTTCTGAGCCTGATCAAGAACATATTTCAACTCATCAATATGCCCTCTTCGCGTCCCAACAACACGCATTATATACCCGCCCATCGCCTGGGCAGCTGCCGTTTTATTTTTGACCACCTTGAAATTCATGCGGACTTCCTTGCCGATCTCCAGACGAAATTCCTTTTTCAACTCAGCATCAACCACCTCTTTTTCCCATTTGCTCGCCCACATCGAAACAATAACAGAAGATCCAAACTTCTGTCCCTGGCCCGCTGGCATAATGGACTTTGGTCCAAAGCCCGTCTCCATAGACGCGCGTTCCTGGTTGATCCAGATTTGAGTCGGACATTTTCCATAATCCCGTCCGCCATCAATAACCGAAGCCGTCGCCTTCCGCACAAATTTATTGACCAACTTCGCCTGGGCCGCACGCTGCTCGTCCTCCGTGCTGGCCTCCACCTCGATGCTCGGCGTCATCGCCGCAACAGAATCCAGAAGGAACAGATCAATCGTGCCCGTCCGCATCAGCTCATCGTAAATATCAATCCCCTCTTCCGCAGTCGCAGGCTGAACCACAACGAGCAAACGCGTTTCCACTCCCACATCTCGTGCCCAGGCCAGATCCAACGTATGCTCATAATCAAAAAACGCCACACGGTATTCTTCGTATGAATTCTCCTCATAACGCCGAAGACGCTCTGCAAATGCTGTGGTCTTTTTCTCCTTGGTCTTGCCCGTCTTCTCGTCCACCACCTCGATCTTAATCTGCTTCATCGTGCCCTTTTCACGATCAGAGTACTCGTCGGGATAAGGCTGAGGCTTAAAAAGCCCCTTCTCGTAACAATCACAAAACGCATGCGCCTCATATTCCACCTCTCCTGTCTCCTCATCAAAACCGCTCTCAACCACTTCGAGATTAGTCGCTGGTCGCAAACAATTCGCACACAGACCCTGCGCGAGAGCACCAACGCGAAGAGCTGCCGTCGTTTTCCCAGACGATTCAGATCCCCGAAACATTGTCAACCGCCCAATCGGAACACCACCCCCAAGGGCCATGTCAAAACTCAAACTTCCCGTAGACAATCGAGGGATATCATGTGGCTTCATATTGGAGGCAAGCCCCATCGTTTTACCGTGCTTACTATTGACCGATTTCTTGAATGCTTTCAGAATATTAGCTCTCATCCAAAACACCTCCATGCAGGACCAACATTCTACCTTTTTGGAAAGATTCTATCAAGGGAGAGAAGGACGGTTTCATCCTCAAACCGCGACTATTATCGGGCATTCACACACACGGAAAGGTAAGGAGCCGTCCTCGCCGCCTCGGACAGGACAAGCTGCCCCGCCAGCGGAACCGCGCCTGGAGATCCGACCGTGATCAATCGATAGCCAGCCATCTTGCCATCGACCGTTCCAAGAGAAAACTGATCAGATCGAACCTGCTCAATCAACCGATCAGTCCGCTCGGCCCTCGCACGCTGCGATACATCCAAAGCCGCCTGGATCCCATCCAAAGTCGGCTCTTCGATCTGCAACGGCTCACGGTTCAGCTGTGCATCATCAGCATGACGCACCGCGAACGATCCGTAGCAAACACGGATCAGCGGAGACCAGATCGCTGCCCAAAAATCAACCGTTGGCGCCATCTCAACACCGACCAACTTGCCGTTGACCATGATGATCGCCCCGATCTGCTTCGGCACCAACTCAAATTCCGCAACGAACTGGTCCAGCTGCTTGCCGAAGTTCTTCAGGAAATAGGCCAACTGCTGCTCCGACCGAATACCGTAACCCTTGTTGAATGTTCCAATATCCTTCCACAGCTTCCCATATTCCTTCTTCTTGCGAAGAGCCAAAGCTGGAGCCCGCAAGCTGACAGGGAGGATCAACATCTCGTGAGCAGCCTGAGAAATGGTGCCGCCCTGGTTCGACTGGATGCACATGGCCGTGTCGATTTTCTTGGATCCGCCGCCAGGGATGAACGCACCGCTCCCGATCGCATGGTCCTGTGCAGCCTCCTTGACCACCCAACCAGCACCAGGCGGAATGATCGTCGGCCTGGAACCCTCATGCCGCAGGTTCACTGTCCCATAGTTGGAAGTTCCAACCTGCACTCCATCAGGCGGATCAAAACCCTGATCCTGGATCCCCCCCTCGTCAACAAGAGGGATGACCTCCATATTGCCAACGCTCTGTGGACGCCCATGTCCGACTCCGAACAGAATGTCCTCCATCGACACATTGTCTCTCCGTGTCATGCTTCACCTCCAATTAAAGCAAGGCTCTCAATCGTCGAACCTCGCAGCGCACCCCGAACCAGGGCATTGATCCCCGTCTCAGGATCTGTCTCCAGCAACCCACGCAACATGGACGTTGCAAGCGCAGCTGGAGTCCGTACTGGCATCGTCGCTGCACCCTCCACCTCGTCGCACAGCTACCGCACAGCGCCCCCCTCTGCCGCGAACACAGGGTTCATATGGAACACTGGCACATCGATACCAATCCCCCGAGCAGCCACCAGAACGTCCTGGAAGCGCCCAGCAGGAGCGTTCTCGTATCCATCCGAGAGGACATACACAGCCTCGGGCTCGCGGCCCAGAGCGTGCAAGAGGCCCTCTGCAAGCGAAGTATCACCCTGCGGCCGAACTATCCGCTGGTCATCCCCGAGGACACCACCGCAGTACACGATCTCACTCTGGTCAGCCGACTTCGCCAGCATATCCCGAAGAGCCAATGTCGTCGCCAAAGGCCGCAAATGCTGAGTTCGATCCCCAGCCATGGATCCCGAGCCATCCACAAGGATACCAATCTTACTGTAGCTCATCGGAAGAGCCGCAGCAGCAGCCTGGGCCTTCTGGTCCAATGCCTCGAACACCTTCTCGTCGGCTCCGTTCTCAAAGGCGTAGATGTACAACTCCACGGGGTCGTACCGCAATGGATCCATCGCCACCTCGACGCCTGCCGACTTCGCCCTCTTCTGGACCACACGCTTCTCACAAGTCGTCATCGTGCCCGACTCGGCCTTCACCTTGATCAACTCCTCGGGCTTGATCCCTGGGTGATATGTGCTGCGGATCCCTTCCAGGACCTCGGTCGGAAGCTTCTCCCCAGCCTTGATATCCACTCTGGCATCCACGAACGCTTTGAGCAGACGGATCGTCAACCCCTCTCGCTTCCCTGCGACAAAGGCCATGCACTCCACCACATACTTCTCCTGGTTCCCACCACGGAACTTGAAGACATGTTCCTTGATGATCGCCTTTTCCTTGGCCGTCCAGGTCCGCCGATCCTTCTGCACGATCGACCCAATGATGCTGGCCCGACGCTGACCCCACGCATGCGCGAGCACGCGCGACATCTTGGAGCGATACTTCACTGCCCACAGATCGAGTCGCTTCGCCCCGAGAAGCGTGGACAGAATCAGCTTCCGCGTCCGTGCGTTATTTGCCTTCGTCACGCCGAACTCACCCCCGCGTCCACGGAACGCGTCGAACAACTTGAACATCCTTGGCGGAGAAATATGGCTCACGAGATGAACCAAAACCTCCCGCTCCATCCGCGCATTCAGAAAAATGTCCGCGTCCGTCCCGCGAGGATTCGACAACAGACTCCCGATGCCGATTTGCCGCGCATGATCGGTCACGCCTGGGAGCAACAGGAGCGCCAAATAAATGTCACGGCACATCACAAACAAATCGCCATGAACCGCAAGCTCGGCCTGTTTCTGCTCCTCGCGAGTATTGTAGTGAGTCGCCCGACCATACGAGGTCGTCGCCGTGTCCAGAAACGAACAGACCGTCTTGCTGGCGTCAGCTGGCGCGAGTTCACCGTTAATTTTCCACAATCCTCTTGCTGGCGTGATGTCCTTCATCATGCACCTCCCGTTTAGGTTATTGTGAATGCTGCGAGGAAAAAATCCGAGGGAGTCTGGGAGTCGGGTCGTTGTCACCATCAGACTGAAACGACTTCACAGTCCTCGAACGATCTTGTCAAAAAAAGCACCGAGAGAATTTGCGAAACATCTGGGTAAACAAAACAGGAATTGAACCTGCTACCGTTGGTTCCGTATACCAATGCTCTACCAAATGAGCTATTTGTCTGGAATGTCTCTCCAGTTCTCGGTACGCTGGGGATAGTAACTCCCCCACAGCATTTGTCAACACCTTTCTTCAACTTTTTTTCAAACTACTTCCAACCCTTCGCCTTCTTCAAAACAACAACCGCATCAGCCTTCCCCTCCGCAGGAAGATGACGACGATATTTATCCATGAATTCCTTAAGGATAGAATGAGGTGTCCGCTTGCGGCTCATACTGAACTTCAGCTTGGCAACCCGCTTCTGATTCACAGGCATCTCCATAAGCTTCTTGGCAACCTTGTCAGGAGCCTGGATGTTCTGAGCACGAAAGACAACCGCTCCCCCCTTGGCCAACGCGGGTCTGAACTTCTTCGCAATCTTAGGCGGTACCCGATCGATATATGACGCATCCCGCTCAACCATATCCTTGACCTTCATACCGTCCCAGCCTTGAAGGATCTGCGAAGCCGCCCAATTCACATCGAAATCACGAGGAACTTTTCTATCCCTGTCCAGCGACACAAACTTGGGATTAAAGTTGTAAGCATACTGCAACCCATCAACCACCGACACAAAATGACCACCCACATAGACTTCGCCCTTGGGCCTATCCAGGAGATCACCGCAAGTCGAAGAGTGAATGACGTCCTTGTCAGGATCCAGCTGCGACTCCTCGTAGATCTTGAATTCCTCCCTGGGAACCTGGAACGTGAGCCTGAACCCATCCATCCATGTAGTTGGGCAGACCACAAAACCGAAACACTCCCCGAGGTACGGGTCATCATAAAACGTCCCAGCCAGCTCAGTATTGCCATATCGCACTACGACTTTGCACCCATTTCTCCTCAGAACCAGCGAGGCCATCTTCAGCCCCTCACCATGCTCGCCAACTTTCGACGCCACTCCTCGCTTCGCAGACTCGCCGATCTTCATGAAGTTATGACCCTCTGGCATGAAGCCATTCACCATCGTGACTTCACAAAGATCGGAGTCTGCAAGGGCCGTAACCCCCTGCTGAAAATCCCCGAAGTCTCTGAAGTTCTGATAGATCTCACGCAGAGCCTCGGCAAACCCCCAGTCAGGAAGATAATTGCGCCCCATTCCGTATCTGATGATGTCAGCCACCGACCTACTCCTCGTCGATCACGACAGCAGAGATCCTGTCCTTCGAAGCCTTGATTTTCATGAAGATCAGTCCGTCCTTGATGCCGACCTTGATCGTCTTGAGATCATACTGGGACGGCACCGTATGAGTCACGTCGAACGAAAGATCGACCCTCTCCTGCAAGTCCTCGGACACGTCGGGCTTGCCCACGCTCAGATGGATCGTACCGCCACCATTGCCATCAGAACCGACGTCCGTGTGGACAGTCGTATTGTCCCGAGTGGCTCCTGGCGCCGCCACCATGATCGTCAACTCCTTGAGAGCCTCCACCCTCACCACGTTACCTTCGCTTAAAAGAGAGTCATTCATTTTGTCCTCCATTGAAAAAGTTCCACGCTCGTAATCGAAGAAACACCGCATCGATTCCTGCAATGTCTCCCTTGTGTAAAACCTCAGATTCATTCTCGCTCCAACCAGCAGCATCTTGCTGCGATCCACACTGGCTATATTACTCCCTATCGCAAGTTTGTCAACCTATTTTATCCCCGCCGTCATCTCGGAAGTCAGCCCCCGCGAACTCCAGTTCGCAACAGTCCTATCCCTTCAATCCCCAAAATCAGGGGAAAAGTCTTCGGGACACTCGGAAAAGCTCAACAACCCTCGTGCCCATCGAAAAGGATCTTCCATAGCACACATTTCATCAAGATCTCTCTCCAGAAACACCCGCAAAGACTTCATGTCAGCCCCACCCTTAACATCGAACCCGATCCGCATCTCCTCATTGACCAGCAGTTGAAACGAGTCCACATGCGCCTTCCTGCGACGCAACTTATCCCAGACACGCTTGAGCTGTATCTTCTCGATACACACAACAATCTCGCCCCTGCCATCATCGGATTCATCATTTGTAACAGCAGGAAAGAATCCCATCAGGCCATGACTCAAAGCAAGACAATATCCCTGCACCATCTTCCAACCAGGAAGATCTTTCCCCATCACGTCGCCCAGAGTTTTTGGTTTCTCATTCATCTATCACCTCCTGCGCCAATCATCAGCGCCATCGTTTTTGGCGGGCCAGGTAGGATTCGAACCTACATAAGACACAGGTTAACGGCCTGCCGCGACTGCCTTTGCGCTACTGACCCCTTCTGTGCACTGAGTTGGATTTGAACCAACGACCTGTCGGTTATCGACCGACGGCTCTACCAGTTGAGCTATCAGTGCTCATCATATCCTCTTCCATATCTCGACGCTGGAATTGCCTACGTTTGTAGTCCGAGAAAGCCTCTGAAATTGATGTGTTCTTTCCTATTCCATTAATCTTCCAAGGTTTACACATCTTGCATCCTGCCCTCTGGCTTCGCGGCTTGCGCCGTTTGTGGTGCGACATGAAACACCTCCTTTCTATCTAGCCATTTAGTCCTCCTTTCTGTAAAAACAGCGGGCCTTCCACCCGCCCGTCCGTTGTTCCTCGGCTTGCCTGTCCCTATTTATCGGCGGACCTGACATCTCCCTCCATACCTTTCCCCGCCAGACGCGGCATGGTCACGTTGACCTGGCTTCGTAGGGCGTTTCACCCATTTATGGGACGTCTCTCCGTCCTCAGTCACGGACGCTATTTCGCACTGTTCCTTGCCCCGTTGTGGCGTGAGGGCTCTTTTTCATGGTACCCACCCTCGCTACGATTATCGCCTTCACTCGTCAAGCTCATACTGGTCACGCCTCCGTTCAGACCTCTGGGTAGCGGGGACCGGATTCGAACCGATGACTTCAGGCTTATGAGACCTGATTGCTACCACTGCATCACCCCGCTATATGGCGGGTTGCTACACCCGCCTTCGTAAATGTTGGTTTCCCAACGCCTCCACCAGGGCGCTTTTTACGACATCCCGAGTCGCGTTGCAGGCCAAAGCCCACCGTCTACACCAGGGTGCTTTTTTGTGGCCATCCCAAGGCCAATTGGACTCGGGCGGAGTCGAACCGCCGTCCGCAAATCCTCAATCAAAGTCCTCATCCACGCGCGTGGTTCGCGTCAACTCTTTGACCCCTTCGCCCACGAACAAAGCGCCGAGGATGCCTCATGTTCGATCTTACAATGCTCGCTGCACATGGGCAACAGCATAACAAGGTTCGCTGCATAATGACGCCCACGACCCCGCTATGCAGCCTTGCGGGCAGGACGAGGAAGCTCTAAGCGGCCTCCTGGAGTGGCATATTTTCGCCAGTTGTGTTTTCCAGCCTTTTTAACCCGGCGACCGGAATCCGGGGCACGCAGACCCTAATCTCGTCGATCCACGTCGAAACCGTGTCGAGCCCTTTAAAAAAATGCGCCGAGGGAAGTCGCGAGAAACGATGCACGATGCTCTGCCGTTGAGCCAACTCCCCGTAAAATTGGGGAGTCCAGGATTCGAACCTGGAACCTTCGGGTTGTATCCCAAAATGCTGAAGTCTCTCTCCAGTTCTCAGCGCCAACGGCTATACTGCCATCCTCATTTGGCGTTTGTCAACTTCTTTCTTCGCCTGCTTTTCCAGATAGGCTTTCGCCTCATCGATCCACGCGACCACCTCCTCCTCCGTGGCGCCGAACCGCATCGCATGGGCCTTGACCTTGGAGAAGTTTGGAGACGCGCTCGTATGCCGTTCTATCGCCTCGTAGGGCATCCTCCGCAGCAGTCCGTAGGCCAGTAAGTTCTCCCTGGCCGCCTGCCGCACCACCGTCTTTCGATGATGGTTTAGATTCCACTTCGCCATCCCGCTGACCTTCGCGGCCTCCTCACGGATAGTCCTCGCCTCGTCAGCCAGGTTCTTGATCTTTACTCTTAGATGAATCAATCGCTCGTTCATAACCTTCCTCCTTCTGGTTGTTTCAGCCATCAAACAGAGAAAGATTATTAGGGTGGGGCTCTAGCACCGCTGCATTCAGGTGAATCTTGTCATGCCAGCATCCTAATCACGGTCATTAATGGTGTCAACCGCTTACTTCTTCTTGATCAGCACCGTGGCAGCTCCACTTCGAATGACCCGATTACTATCGTAGTGCACCTTGACAGGGCCAGGGTATACCGTGACTTTCGTCTCCACGTACACAGGCTCGATGTTGCCAGCCTCCCCAAGACACATCACCCACGTCGCCGCCGTGTTCTTGGAAGCGAAGATGCCGTTGGGCTCTGCTTGTTCAATAGAAGCCAAAGCACCTCCCTGATAGCTGTGTTCTTCCCCTTGGTTATCAATATCTGTTGCAACCAATGGGTTGGTCAAACTCGTGTCATAAGGAATACCGTAACCATAAGATGGACAGTCCCCTTCGATCATTCCACGATCTGATCTCCAGACTGAGTGAGTCGCGGCCTTCTGGTTCCGCACCCTGTACAACTCGATCACAAGGTGTCTCTCCAGCGACCAATCGAATGCTGGAATTGGTTGTCCTTTTTCGTATTGGGATTGCTGCTGGGACACCCGTTGGGCATCTCTGCTTTCAGTCGTTTCTTCAGGAGAAACAACACACCCTGCCAAGAACAACATAATCACAAATACAATCAGACATCTTTTCATTACTGTCTTCCTTTCGCTGTGGCGATACGGACACGGGCCGCCGCCGCTTGCGCTTCCAAGTTATGACGAATCGATTCATCTAGCTTTGGATTCATCAACTTCCTCTCGATCTCGACCAGCACGGCTTCGTCCGTTGCAATCTGGGCCTTGATGGCTTCGCTCCGCTGGTAGGACTGCTCGAACACTTTCCGCTCAACAACAGTCTTCCCGAAAAGGCCCACACTGTTTAATCCGAAACCAATTGCAGCGAAAACTACGAGGACCACAATCAGCAACGGAAGGAACTTCCAGAATGTCCACCGCGCCTCTCTGTGGACTTCTCTCATCTCATTTCTGTACTCGCTCATAACATCTCCTTTTCAGTGTTTGTTTCGACCTCCTTCGAAGCGTCAGCACATTTAGCCCAGCCCCCTGGCGGCTCTCTATATTTCCTCTCGTCTGTGACATACCCATCCACAAGACCGTCCATCTCATATATCGATAAGCCGCAGCGCTCACAACACTGCCTCTGACTTCCATACGGCTGCCCTCGCTGCGTCACTAAATGTAGCTTCTTCATAATCTACTCCTTCGACATGAATTCTTTCACGCGCTCAGGGTCCTTACGGATATTTCCAATGACCCAACAGCAACCCTCAATATCCAGATCAACGTTCAGGTGGCCTTTCTTGAATTTAAGGATGACCTCCTCCTCTATATCGCCTATCAATCCCAGATGTGGAGGAATGGCCAAAATGTCTCCCTCATACAGCTCAACCCCATTTTTGTCCTTGCGATCAGTGTACTGAAATGCAGGAGTTCCTACAGGAAAAGAATCTCCTAATCGCACAATTCTCTCTTCTCCGTCCTCTACAATGATAAATTTGAGTTCTCTCATGAGACCAGACTGCTCCTTTCTGCGCCCCCACTAGGACTCGAACCTAGAACCGACCAGGATTGAAAGCCTGCCGCTCTGCCAATTGAGCTACAGAGGCCATCTACCTCACCCCTCAGACGGAGTCTCGAACAACACCCCGTTGTCCTTCTTGCCCTCGAACACCTTCTCGGTCTTGTCCGAAGTCACAATATCGTACTTGTCCAAATCCATACGAGGGAACATAAAGAACCAGTTGAAAAACAGAGATCTTGTCCCCTTGAGCATCACCTCATACTGGCGCTTCTTGTCCACCAGCTGCTTCTGGTCGGCTTCAAATGAATTCCTGCCCGCCTCCAAAGTCCGCTGCAACTGCTTGTACACGGCTGGATCGAGATTGGGATTCTGCTCCTGGATCCATCGGAACATCGTCTGGCCCTCGTTGCCATACCGTGCATCCATCGCCTTAGACCACAACTTCTTCAGGTCGTTAGCATACATCGACGGGACGGCAGCAACCTCCTTGAACTTCTTCCACATGTTATCGTAGTTGTTCTGGTTCTGCTTGTACTGGGCTTTGATCCCAGCCTCCGACTTGACACAATCCTGGCGATAGTTCAGGGCGCTGCACGAGATCCCGAAAACGAACACCACCAAAACCCCAACAATAGACAACACAACAATCGCTCCTCTACCCATTTTCCTTCTCCTTTCAATAGTACCGACGGAAACGCCGAAACCCTTTTTTAAACGGATCGTTTCTGATGAAATACACTGTCATGACTATCGAGGCAGCAAGCCCGAGCACAAAAAGTATCAGCAGCAACCACCAGGGAGGTTCCACATTCGACATCAGATACTCGTACTCCTTCATCTCCTGCCTGACAAACTTATTCGAAGCCTCATCCTGAATTATCGACAAGATCTTCTCGTGGTCGAACTTCTCCGTCTCCATGATGCGGTCGCGGATCGCCAGCTTCATTTCCTCACTGCGCGACCACGTGACCGTCCCCACAAACGACAGCTCTGGAAAATGCTTCGCGCCAATCACCACCACAAGATCATTCTTCTTCCCTCCGAGCCAGTGCTCACGAAGCGCCTCGACGTACTGCGGATCGTCGGTAGCAGCAACCACCACAATGATGTTAAGCTGCTTGCGCGCACCAATATCTCCGTTGATATCCATGAGCTTTTCGTCGAGCCACTGTTTCAGCGACTTGTCAACCTTGACCTTCATAAAGAGAAACTGCCTCACTCGATAGTGGTCATAGACCTGCGGATATCCAGGCAACAGCCCCGCGAACTTCTTCGCCGCCCCTGTCCTCCGCATAATACTCTCAGGATTCGCCTTGATGTAATTCGTGTAGCTGTGGCCAAAAGCAGTCGGTTCGCCCTTGACAATCGTGGTCCACCTCGCAGGCGTACTCGTACCAGGCGGATTACACCCATTGCGGTAAATCGTCTCTCCATTCGTAGATCTTGCACTCCACACGACATCCCACGCATGACGGTAGCAAGTATCCCAACACGTCGAGCATCTCCCCTTGCTATCACACATACACGGATGCGGATTGCATTGATACGAATGACAGCAGTGCTCAGTGCCTTTTTTCTTGTCCGCTACGCGCCCGTTCCAAATCTCCGTATCGTCCGACGCGCTCCAGCGTGTAATAGCCACAGACGCTCCGTAGCCTCCCCCCACAAGCAAGAGAATCACACCCTCCTGGACAAGAAATTCCTTCCACGTCAGCTCGCCTTTTCCAAAAATCATCGCCACCACCCCGATGATCAAGGGGATAGCCAACAAACCCAACAAAATCATTTCAACTCCTTCAGCAACACGAGAATCCATCTCGTGATCGTTCAAGCGGGCGAGAGGGAATCGAACCCAACAGCGATCCGAGCATGTTTTCTAAGCCGTAACTACAGCACCACTTCCGTGGCCGATACTGACTCAGAGCAATCGCCGTGCTCCATGCTCGGTGCGACTACCTTGTCGCCACTCACCCAAAATTGCCACGTCGCACAACAACGCCAGGTAGCGTCGTGGCCTCCTCAAACCTGTCCAACCGAACGTCTTCAGTCATGCACTTCCTCTTGCTCAACCGTCGTCAAACACGCGATATGCCTATGTCACCGCAAAACATAGACCTTTCCCAAAGCGCCACGTCTATCACATCAGGGCTATACACACCCTGGTTGCGAACCCAAGTTCGTTTAACATCCCTAAAGCCCTACATCCCCATCAGTCCCCAAGACCCGAGCCTTGTAGGCGCCAATTCGCTCGCCAACCTCTTCCGACAAGATGGTCAGCTGCGTCTCAAAATCCGAACCATCAGCCAAACGACGCGAAGCAGAAACATCAACCTTGTTGCTGTCCATGCCCTTATTCTTGAACGTCATTCCATAGTCCACCCAGATCGAAAGCTGCACACCGAGATCCGTCAGATCGATCGGCTTGAACTCACGATCCTGTCCTCGGATAAACGCCTCTTCGCGATCCAAAACCTCCTCGATCGCATCGTGCATCCGCTTGTATGTCGCCTCTCGTTGCTCCTGCTCAACAGGATACAAAAGACCCGCTTTTATGCCACAATTCACCCTGGCAAATTCAAAATTCCCTAAATGAATCGTGCGGCCAAACGACGCTGACAAATTCTCTGTATCCGCATCCGTCTGGCTCCTAAATTTCCCATCGTTCCCCGTCTCCTCTTTTAAGAGCACCCCAGGATCCTTCCCCACTGTATGAACCAAGTTATCCTTACCTTCGCTTCTGCGTTCGCCCATCTTTCAACCTCCCACAGCATCTTGCTGCGTTTCGAGTGTTCATATTACAGCATTCAGGCCGTTAGTCAACTAGAATAAACCCCTGCCTCGCGCCAACCGTCCAGTATCTCCTGGCAAAATGCCGTATCCTTCAATGCAACTTTTCCGCGCCTAGAAATCGCTGTCTGCATAACAACGATCATGGCATCCGTATAGAGCCTATCACCTCGCTTCGAACGGATCGGAGTCGGCGGCAACAAACCCACCTTCGTCCAGTAATTGATAGTGTCCACCGACCGATTCAATCGTTGTGCCGTCACCGTCACCGTGTACGCTTGACAACGCTCTCCCCTTATCATGACATCCACTGGTTTCCTCGGACCCTTGGGCCGAGCAGGAGGCAACTCTCCCGATGCGCGCAACCTCTCCCTCTCCTCTTTCTTGCGCCTCCGATATGCGCGAGCAGCTTCCTTTGCTCGCTCGCGATACTCAGGATCAGCCTGATATCGATCCTTGCGCTTTTGAGAAAGATCCGCCTTACGCTCCGCATAATAGAATTGGAAGTACGCTTTTCGATCCTTTTTTTCTGTCGGTTCAGCCATAAACACCCTCTCGAAGAACCACTATCTTACACCCTTCTTTGCGTTTTCTCAACACTTTCTAAATCGCCCCCACTTTCTTGTAAAAACGCAAGCGCCTATTATATTTAGGACGCAACTGATCAATGTTCTCATCCACTACATCAACTATAATCGGCTGAGACTTCTTCTTGCATTTCCCCGCACGCCAAGGACACAAGGTCTTGCACTTCTTCTCCTCTGGAAAACACCACCTCTGACTCCGTCCAACAAGCTGCTCAACATCGCCAAGAGGCGTCGCCATCACCAACACATCAATCGGCGGGATATCCAGCGCCTCCTCCACCATCTGCTTGGTTGCGAATATGACGTTAGCCGACTCAGCCTTCTCCAAATCTGCATCAGATCTTTTTTTGAACTTCGGATCTCCTTTACGATGCAGAATTTTACCCTTCCTCCCACGCTTTGTTGCTTCCCATTTTTCTCCCGAGAACCAATCCCCAGTGTAGAAATCGAGACGAGGAACAAACGGAAGATCCATACCAAACAGAATCGCCCCAAGCTGCTCCGCCATTGCTTTGAGATGTCCCAGCCGTTCACTGACCACAATAAGCTTCCTGCCAGCCACCACGCCCTTGACCATATCGTCCACGATATGCCTGGTACGAAATTTATCCGCAGCGAGCTGATTAATGACCTGACCGCTGTTGAGATTGGAAACCGAAACCTGGTATTTTCCTCTCGATATAGGTTTCAGCACAGAATCAGTAAAAACCCTGCGAAGCTTCGGACGCATCATCTGCGTGTGAGCAGAATAGGTAATCGGCGAGATGTGCCTGAAAAACACATCCTGAGCGCCGTCCTTGCGACGAGGGGTCGCAGTAACACCCAGGCGCCATGCAGCATTGAACCTTGGCATAATGCCCGCCCACGTGCCCGCGCCCACGCGATGACAATTATGAACGACCACCCCATCTGCAATAAAATTATGAAGACCCTCCACCGATAAATCATATACCAGATCTGGCGTGGCCACTGGCACAACACTCAAGATACGAGACGCGAACGGATCTCCTGCAAGCTCTCCTTCTGAATCCCGTAGTACTGCATCTGCGATCTCGCTATAGCCCGCGCCCTCTGACAAAACGGAGAATCGCATATCTTCCGATTCCGACCCTTCCCTACATTCAATGGAAGAGACACCCCGCAGACTCGACATACCCTCCCTCGATACATCTCCGCAATTCTCACAGGATCGTTCCCCCAATACCCTGACGACACGGCCAGCCTCACCGTCTGGCAAAATTCCAAATGGCAATATTTTCTCTTGGGACGCTCCGACTCTTCGCGCGGAATCTTCGCCCCACAAACCACGCAAATTGTCGGCCTCGGTAAGCGCAGAAGAGGTTCTGTCTTGTATGCCAAGGATGGAATCATGAACGAATGGACCATCCGAGCCGCGTCCCGCGATCCCTGGTTCGAAAATGCAACCAGCCAATACTTCTTCGTCGGACTCGCATGCGCTTCCAGCCCACGATCCGTCAACCATGCCGCCAGCTGCTCTACATCTTCCCGATCGAACCCTTCCGTGTGTAGGCGAAGGACTGGCCCCGCATGACTGCCGTCGTCCATCAGCCACCACGCCAGGAGCTGAGGTGACCAGAACTCCTCCAGCAATTCCATGCTCGGCCTCTTCCGCCCCCCTGGATAGAACGCAAGGCGTACATGCTCCAGGTCCTCCCTGCCAAGAGTTGAGAACACACAAAGCGTCTTCCCCCACCCCATATTTGGCACTTCCTTCGGTGGCGTCTTCACCCACTCTCGCAGCACATCGAACTTCGCCAGCACAAGTTCTCGCTGCGCGACTCCCTGCGATACACGAAAACGCGCCTTCGCACTCCTTGGCAACTTCGAAAGACAACCGTCTCCCATCGTCGATCCGACGATCAACTCCATCTTTTTTCTGTACGTTTCGTTTGGAATCTCCATGCCGATAGCATACCACAGAATCCACTCCAACAGCGAGGTCTTTCGCACGAACATCCCCCAAAGGTGTAACAATAACATGGTTTTCCGTACATCGGAATGAACCACACTCATGCACAACTTCGACCATTCGACACTTCGGAGGATGCGCCCATCTCCTAGTCACCCTCTTCAGTGAAAACTGTTTCGACCCACGATCATAAGCCACAACACGCAGTGGACGATCCTCAGCCACTAATTCACCAATCTTGCGTGGACCATCCTCCGTCAGAATCATCGAATCGCATGGCAACGACTCATCAGAAATGATCGTCCCGAAGGCCGAGTATAGTTGATCGGGATACTTGAACCCATCATCACGGGAGAGCGACTGCAAAAGAGCAATCACAAAATCGGGCGCCTCCCCGTTTGATTGCAACTCGTCAAACTCACACACCTTCTGCTTGATAATTCCCACCCGAGCATCTGGCATCAACCAAAGAAGACGCTTCTTCCATTGTCGAACCAGAAAATCCTTGTGAACCAAGATCAGCGTCTTTCGACCAATCCGACGCGCAAACTCCAACGATGCAATCGTCTTCCCGAAACCAGGCGCCCCCCTCAACAACACACCACCCCACTTGCGGCCCTCCAAAGCAAGGGTCAACTCATCAAGCGCATCCAACTGTTCAGCATATGGACCATCGGCCTTGAAATTCGTCTGCAAATCACGCATCGGACGACCATATGAAACGTCCAACACCTCCTCGTGATCACTAGTCTTCTTCTCCAGATAATAATGACGAGGAACACCAATCATCCCCCGCTCCTCATCCTCCTCGAACAGGAAAATAGGAGCGGGGTTTTCTTTCGTCTGAATATCAGTTGTCTTGCGAGGCTGAATCGTCAGGTCCTGCTTGATGTTGTTGATCTGATAATTGTTCAATTCCCCACGCGGGAGCCAGACCATTCCTGAAATGATAACTTGCAACCCTCAACCTCCAACAAACAACCGTCTACGATCAGAAGGGGATATCGTCATTGTCACTGAAGCCCTGCTGTCCAGACTCCTGACCACCTTCGTAATCGGCCCCTTCTGATCTCGCCTCGCTCCTCTGCCCACCAGAGCCACCCAGCCCAACAATCTGCGCAAGCTGCTCATATGAAAGAGCTTTACAAATCTCACGCCAATTACTGACCGGCTCAACATTCAACTTCTCGGGATCCGCACCATACTTCTGCAAGTATTTCACGTAATCCTCGGGCGCAATACGATCGACATACTCCCACGACTCGCCCACGCCAGCTTCCTTGTCACCACTCCTGCTCGTATCCCAGACTGTCCCTTCCAGGCTGTTGCCGCGCCTCTCGGCCTGCCACAACAGTTTCTTGAGGACACCAGGACTCTTCTTGCTGCCCTTTTTTGCGCCGAGAAGGATACGAGGGAAAGCATCCTCATGGACTTCACCATCTTTGTCGGTCCATGTCCTGTGGTGAAGCTTGATACCGCTAATCTCGTCCTTATTATCACCCTCCTGTCGGACATATTCGACTTGGCCCATGTCAATGATACCAAACAGACCAACATAAGCGGGCCAATCATCACCACCCGCCTTGTCACAAAGTGGACATCCGCGATCATCGATATCATTCTTCTTCAAACAAAGCGCCGTCCAATGACCACACCCGCGCCACTTGTACAAGCCATGCTCGTAAAACGAAAACGGTGCTCCGTTCAAAAACAATATCCTGTGCGTGACTGGACGACCTACCTCCAGAGGATTCTTTGCGGCCTCGGGCATCTTGAAGCGGAAACGAAAGAGACGCTCCTCTTCGGTGTATTTCCCACCTTCGCCTCCTCCACCTTCATCGTCATCGTCTGGAAGATCCCAACCTGGCTGACCATACTTACCCATCATCTTACCTCCTTTTGTGCTCTTGTTGTGTCTTTGAGCACCAATAGAGTCTCACGATCTATTTAGATCAGGTGACTAGCCTTCTGAGATAATGCATCACACTGAGACGTTTGTCAACAGATTAGAATGGGACGGGTTCATTGTCATCATACCCCTCGTCCTTCTCTGGAATCTCATCATAATTCATGCCATCAAAATCCCAATTCGCTCGAACAACTTCCCTTAAAATATGTCCTCGCCGAAGCTTGAGCGTCTTGAATCGTAAAACCTTATCCGCCTTGTCATCCTTCGACTGCTCCAAGGCATATACAGCATGGACATCCTGCCCAATTTCATCAGCCAGCGCAATTGTGCCAAGACGAGCCCCACCACCCTTTTTCTCACTCAACTCGGCCGCTCTGTTCTGCTGTGCGAATCCTACGCAAGCAAAATCAAGGGCCTTCGCCCCACGCTTCATCCACTCCAGCGCCGCAAGCGCACGCTCTCTCCGATCACCAGAGATCTTCAAATCGTAAATGGAATCAACCGCAACCAAGTGGGGACGACACGCACGAACCGCAGCCTCAATCCCACGAAGAGATAGATCATCATTCGAATCCATGATCCATAAATTTTCCTTCGTCCTCGAACGCTCAATCGTATCCTCAAGTTTTGGCAATGAAAAATCAGAAAGCTGCCCACGCATCACATCCAAATAACTGACATCCGCTTCGACAACAAAAAACCGCTCTGCGATCTCCTCCTTACTCATTTCAGGCGACACGATCAATGTCCTGCACCCCTGCTGCCACGCATGCCGAGCCGCAATCACAGCAACGAAGGTCTTGCCAACTCCAGGTCGCGCCACAAACATCGTGACCGTCTTGGGCCACATCCCCGCTGTCATATTATCCAATGTCGGCCACGGCAACGGAATCCCACGATAACCCCCCGCCACCTTGCGATACATTTCCAACACACCATCGCCAAGCTCAAACATCGACATAGGCATGCGCGTGCGCGCAAGAGCATGCGAAGCTTCGACAATCGACAAAACACTCGCATTAAGTGTCTCGGGATCTTCAGAAGAAAACCCATGAGCCGCCGCCTCCTGAGAGGCATGCACTACACCACGAATGGCTGACTTCTCACGGATGATCCCCGCATAATGATCAATATTCGCAGTCGTCACCACCAAGTCAGTGAGCCTGGATAACGTCGCTGCGCCCCCAATCTTTTCATAATCACCGTTCTTTTTGAGCTGCTCTGCGAGTGTAATATGATCGATCGGCGTCTTGTCATCGGCCAAATTCCTCATCGCCGCATAGATCCGACGACTCGGCTCCATATAAAAGTCTGACTGTGAAAGGATGCCCTCAACAATAACAAGAGCCTCGTTATTCAGCAGAATCCCCCCAAGGACTGCCCCCTCTGCTTCCTTGCTATAAGGGGGTACTCTCCCGTCAAGGTCGCGTTGATCCACTCTGCCTCTCCCTCGTCTAATCTGCTATTTGCCGAATGGCTTTCTTGTATATCTCTTCTCGCTGATCAACTCCACGCACATGGATCGCCATTACATGCTCCTTCAAAGAATGAAGTGTAGACGGTTTGAGGATATCCGTCAAAGCCTCACCCTTTCCTCGGGGCACCGCATTGGTCGTGATGATCGTCACCAGCTTGTTTGCATTCCGTGTGCGAATCAACTCATCGATCAACCGTTCGCCAAAGCCTGTGCTATCCTGAGTACCCTTCCCCAGATCATCTAGCACCAAAACATCCACTGACATAGCACGCTGCCAATATGTCTCATCCTCGTCAAAATGCTCCTTGCTAACAACCAAACTCTTCAAGCTCGCCGCCTCGATAAACAGAACGGGATTAAACCGGCGTCGATATTCCTTCGCAATAATCGCAGCTATCGACGTTTTGCCTGTCCCGTTTGCTCCCCACAATAACATCCCCAGACCCTGCTCTCGCATGCTCTCGATCTGACGCAGGTATCTTGTCAGGATATCACGCGGGCTCTTCCCCTCCTTACTATCAGACACATCCGAAACACCGTCACAATTCACTTCCCAATATCGCTTCGGAAGACGCATCCGAATAAGATCCTTCTCTGTTAATTTTCTACGTCTCAATTCCACAAGCTGTCCCATCTTTGTCACCAGCCATGCCCTACCGCGTCATCCTCTGGCTCCACATACTCATCCGCATCCCGACACGTACGCATAGTCCTCTTCTTAGCACCAACAAACGGCGCTCCGCGCTCTGCCATTGGGAAAATGCGATCTCGGCCGCCCCAAAGAAACTCAACCGTCGGAATACCCGACAGCCCCGTGTCAACCTTGATCATCTCCTCCCAATTATCGCAGAGGTAGAAGATCGCCTTTTTTACAAGCTCACCTCCGTAAGCTTCAAGCAGCGTCTTAGCCAACGACAGCTGCTTGCCCCCCCACCACTTACTATTGGGTGGAAGGGTCACGCTCCAGCTAATGCGCGTCGTGATCGCATCACGAAACCATTGCTGAACATGATAACAGTTTAACACCTCTTTAGGAGTTTGTCCACAATCAGAATGCTCTCGATCGAAATTAGGGAGTGTTTCCTGAACGGCCACAGCTTTCCTTGCCGCCTGACGCTTCCTCTTTGACTCTCGGGCTACGCTGGTCTTTTCCTTGCTCTCCTTTATCCGTTTGGTCAACACACTCAACTTAATCGGTCTTCCCATTACGCCCCTCCAATACAGTCACCTGGTGACCTAGCATCCTACGCATACCATGCTTGGTTTTCACCAGCAATTCGACCCACTCTTCCATGAAATTAAGGCCCACCTCAACACGACACTGATCCGAAAATTCACGCGCTTCAGCATCACTCATGTCAAGAAGTTTTTCTCGCCAAGATTGTGCATCAACAATAATCCCATCACCAAATGGAGTCCTTACTCTGTCACCCTTGAAGATCGAGCGAGCCATTTCAACACCTCAAACTCTTGAACCACCACAGATCGCAAAACCTCATCATAATCTACCATCCAGAGAGGCGTACGAAATGTAACAGGCGTCCAAGACCACCCGTCGGCCTCCAAGAGCGCCTTACAAACCTCGTCGGGCTCCAGCTCGGGATGAGCCTCAACAACGGCACACACGCAATCCTGGAGGCTCACAAGGCGCTCCCTCCACGGTTGACAGGCATCCTGCTCTTCAATTGTGATTTTGACATCATCCCCGAGATCCACAACAGGACGATCCGTTCCGCCCAGAACACGAAACTTATGCATTGTCTCTGCCATCCCCAAAAGAACGAGACAACCCAGATCCAACTCACTCTCAGGAGGCAAAGCAATCGCAAGCTGTCCGTCCACTATACCCATCGCTGCTTGGCTTCCTCGAAGTTCTCTTTCGCGTACCGCGAGGCCACGTCGCCATCGAGCACCGTCCAATTCAACAAGGCCGTCAAGTAAAACACCCCTTCCTCGCTGAGATCTTTGCCCCACTTCTCATCCACAAAAGTGCGATGATAGAGGCCGCTCGGGTTACCAGGATAGGTCGCATAACTCTGGCCATCGCTCCTCATGATCGACAACAAAACTCCGCCCCCAGTCCACGCCTTTATCTCATCAGAAACTGGCGTCACGAGCAACTGGTAAACGACCCCGTTGCCGGGTGCCCATCTGATCATCGACGTTGGTCCTGTAACCTGCGCCTCAACTTTGCCTACTGGAGGCACTCTCAATTCAATAGGTTCCTGGATCTCCATCAAACCCTCCTCCCAGATCTGCTGGGCGATCATGGTTTCAACAAAGATGATGATCACTCAAAAAGCAAAAAGAGTCAACTCGAAGACGCCCTCTTTTTACTGGAACTTCGCGCATTGTCCTCTTCGGTAACGTAATCGAGGTCAATCTTGATGCGGTGTTTTCCAGCAAGAGCCGCCAGGAAAGCCCGAAGCGACGACATCAAATATCCGTTTCGCCCCACAACCTGCCCCACATCCTCTGGAGCCGTGTACAATTCGGCAGTAACCCGATACGGGCCAGGCCGAATATTCACCTCGACCCCCTCTGGATGATCAACAAAATGCCGAACGATCCCTACAACATCTTTTACAGCTGAAATGATTTCTGGTCCGACCCGAGTAGTCCCCATATTAACCTCTCAAAATCCAACGTCGTTCTTTCGCGCAGCAACCGCAGCACGCCGCATTTCCACCCTGCGAGCAGCCTCCTGCCGCGAAATCCCGAGCGCCTTCAGACCGTTTGTTCTGCGCGCCCTTGCACGGGAAGCATGCAGCTCTTTCAATTGCTTACCGTACTGATTGCAAATTTGGCGCAAACGCTTCTGAGTGCTTGAAGGGAGATCTCCCTCGGTCTCGAAATACACACGAGTACGATCGATAAAACCACGTATGTCTGGTGGAACTTTTACGCTTCGTAAATCTCGCAGAATCTCTGCAACCGTCATCAGCTCAAACATATCAACCCTTCAGCAATCGATCAGACCTCCCTTTTATAGATCATTTTATGAAGGGTTGTCAAACGCGAAGTGGGTGGAGTAGTGCGAACTGGAGTTCGTCATGTCAAGGATAGAGGGGGAAGGTGAGGCTAGAGGACGGTCTCGACTTGGATGGCGTGATCAACCAGGAATCTGTTGAGGATACTGGCGCTCTCGGTGATCATCTTGGCGCTCTGCCCGAAAAGAGTGCTGCGGAAGCGATTCCCCTGCTTCGTGAGATCGTCCTTGCCTCGGCTGCTACGCTTGAAGTTGACGTACTCGGTGACCGCGTTCAGCGCCGCGTAACCCGTCCCCGCGACCCCAGGGATGTCCTGGCCCTTGCCTGTGAGCGCAAGACTCATGATCGCGTTCCTGGCCTTCTCTGCACGAGTGTTGCGCTTGCCCTCGCCTGGGTCAGGGATCAAGGTATGTGTGTACTCTTTCCACATTTCGCCGCTCATGGTCAGGCGCGTCAGGGCCTTCATGAAGTTGTCAGTACGCTTGCTCCGCTGATGGGCCTGCTTGATCGCCTTCTGCGCCGCCTTGATCTTCTCCTTGAGCGTCTGCGTATGGCGGATACGAATTTCCTTCATCGCGTTCTCCTCTTCGCGCGCCAAGTCGATCAGGGCCATACGGAAAGTGTTCCAGCAGGCGATCCGTATGTCGGTCTCGCCGATCCGCACCGAGAAGGTGCCGTCGAAGGCGCTAACCAGCATCAAGTACTTCTTGTGGGGGTCATTCGGGAGGATCTCGCTCTCCGCGAACTCGGCCTGGATCCAGATCACTTTACCGTTTTTAAAAGAGCCAGCGCTGTGGTACTTGAGCGCTCCCGCCTCGATCAGCTGATCAACAAAGTCGAAAGCTTCGTGATTCTGGAGGGGCCTCCAACCGACTCCAACAACCCCGAGGGGAGCCTCGTCGGTCTCGCGCATGATCATCTTGTGGGTGTCGACCTGGACCTCACGCATGGGATTGCTCAGATCGGGCGTGAACCTCAGCGGACGCTCGACGACCTCCCAGTCGAGGTTCGCCTCGGCCATCAAGCTCTGTGCCGTCTTGACCTCGTCCTCGCTCACGGCCACTCCGGTGCCCTGCCAGGGCATCTCGATCACAATATCGTCGGTTTTTTGAATCTCGGTGTTCTCTGTCATGGTTGGCTCCTTTTCTCCAGCATCTTGCTGGGATCGTTTGCTAAGGACAGCTTAAATCCGCTGTTTTGCAGAGTCAACTTTAATTAGCACTTTTTTAAAACGAGTCAGAAAAGGAGCCAGTTTTCAAACTCATACGGGCACCGTAGCAATCACAAAAGAAGTAAAGACATCAGAATCATTAAGGTTAAACTCAAATTCAGCATCGCCGACAGCCAACTTTCCAGTCAAAGATCCATCATCGGCACGACTCACACGTATCCTGCATCCCTCCAGCTCCTGAAACTCTCCATGGCTGCGGATCACCTGATATTCGTCCTCTACGACAAAATTGCGCTCGCCAAAATCAGAAAACCACGCAAGCACATCCTCGGGCACCTCCCCATACCCACATGTGAGAAGGCGGACACCCTGGCGCATCAAACCAAAGGCAAACTCCTCAAAATGCTCCAAGCCAGACATAACGACCATCTCGTCGACCAACTCAATCCTCCCAAGCGACCGCCACTCCTCCCCCCATTCAATCTCACCAGCAGGGATCGTCTTTTCAACGTCTCCATTGAAGTCAAGAACAGTAACCACACTCTTCTCATATTGAAAAACGGGCTTCCAAAAAATCTCAATCGCAACTTCGTCACGAATCCCCTTTACCCACAGACCTTTTGGACTTCGTGCCAAATACTCCAACTGCACTCTTTCTTTCTTTTTCTTTGACTTTTTCATATTCCTCCTTGGTGAGGACATCAGTCCGCCAGACATAACGCAGCATCCCCAGCAACTTCACACAGACGGCCTTCGAACCAGACACATGCAGGGCCTTGTTGCGCTCCTCCATTTGCTGAAGATGTCGCTTGATTTTATTTGTATATGGAATCTTGACGCACGGAGTAAAACGAGGGATTGTACCAATCCCCTTCTTCCTGCTGATCACAAAAGTCATATCATGAGCCGTCCAAAGGTCGATCCGCATTTTATCGACCTGGCTCAATTTCTCATCCACTACTTCTCCTCGGCCTTCTTTCGCTCCTGTCGCGCCTTCTCGCGCATAGCGGCCAACTCATCGCCAGCGGCTTCCTCTGCTTCCGCCTCCGCCTTGGCATTAACCTCAGACGCCTCTTTGTCCGATTCCATCTTGGCCCTCAGCTTCGCTACCGCATCCTCTATCGCAAGATGTCTGTCAACCTGCATCTTCTCCATGCCCAGTTTCATAAACTCAGGCATCATGACGTTCTCCTCATCGCCATTAGGAGACTCGTCAACCACCCCCATCGAATCCTCCAGATCATCTTGATCCGTGTGCGGCCCATTCGTATTAATCTTCGTCGCCTCTCCGCCAGGCGCAGCGTCAGGATCCATTAAATTGCTCAAAACAGACGCTTTCTCCAGAGCGTTCGCCATCTTGACTTTCGCCACGTTCGACCAAACAGCCCCCTTCTCCTCAGTCAAAGCCTCAGCCAATGAAACAACAGAACCACCCTCCAGCTCGTTTCCTGCCTCCTCATACAATTTCTTGGCCTCAGCCTCGGACTCGAAAATCTGAGTCACGCCATCATCATCGACCGCATACACCTCCAACTCTTCAGGAGTAACCTTCAGCTTCTCTAGCTGATCCGCACGGCCCATCTCCTGCATCGCTTTCGGAACCAAACCGACAGGAATCGTAGCCCCAGGAGGAAGAGCCCATAGGTGCGTCTGATGACCAGCAATGGTAGTCATCCGACGCATCTCCGACGGAAACAGCTCCATCGCCTCAGTCATCGGCCCCAGTAGTTCATTCTTAATGGCCTGCTTCTCCGCCCACGGAATCTCAATACGCTTTTTATCAAGCCGAACAATAATCAATTGAAGGATCTCCATCGGTCGGGGCTGCCCGTCAGGACCAGGCACCGAAAACCCATGCGACACCGACTGCTTGAGAAAAACTCCATACTTGTTATTTTCAAACGTCGCTAAGACACCCACCTCGTCAGCCCCTTCGGGATTTGGGACACGAGCAAATCCCGTCATCGGAGCAGCCAACTTGTTCCGATCCAACCGCCGAACTTTTCCACCTTTTCTCTTTCCAGCCATCAGTCTTCTCCTCCGTAATCCATACGCTCTTCCTCAAGAGCCATTGCACGCCTCGTCAACAGAACATACCCCGCCTTCTCGTTTTCCCACAAGAGACGGTACATTCGCACATTCTTCCACGCAAACCATCCCACCATCAATACTCCAGTCAACACCCCTCCCCCAAACAAAACCAAATATTCAATCTGCATAACGGTTCCTTTGTACAAATTCAGACCATGCAACCAGCCTGCTCCGAATCAACATCGCAGCAGCGTGCAATGGCCCCTTCTGATATGTTGGCCCAGACAAACCAGTCTCTGGATTCACTCCAGGTAATTGAGGACAAAAACCCGACGGATATCCCTCGACCCCCACCCACTCATCGAGAATTGTACCGATGCCAGCCTGCCCCGTCTGAAGAAGATTCGACGCCATACGACATTCATTTTCGACCCATGAACGTGCCAAATCAAACCGCGTCGTCTCCAGTGTAATCATGTGATGCGTCTTCGGCAAATCATCACCAGGCTCACGCCCACGCGACAATGTAATATCAAGCCGAACAATACGTCCTTTATACCATGCTGTTTTTAAATACAAATCGTGCTGACCAATTTCAATCTTCGCTGTTATCCCTGGCAATCCACCCGCACGCAACTCCGCATCAATCTCCTGCCACGTGGGAATTGTCGTGAGATTCGGTCCCTCACTAAGCAACCTCTCGAACTTCTCTTCTTCCGACTTCATAATTGCGGAACCTCCCCAATGTCTTCGGAAACATGATCCATGCTCTCCAAAAACAAACGTCTCGCATCATCCACGCCCACAGCCTTCTCCAGAGCCTTCATCGCACCCATATACCGACGGTAAAGCTCGCGGCAATTCCCCTCCAGCATGGTATGCCTAAGACGGATATACTCCACTGAAAACATATGAGCAATCTGCGACTTGATCGCGGGATCCTCAAAGCCCAACACTCTCTTCGCAGTGTCCGGTAATTGAGCCATTCGAGCTTCGATATATTCCAGCGGCTCCATCGTCGCAATATTCGGTTTTTCGTCAGCCATCAACTTTTCACTTTCAACAAAAAACTACTCGACCGCCTGTGATCAATACTGGGAGGAGGGCACCAGACCACAAATGGTCGAGTAGCAAACTCATATCTCGCCACGCAATGCCCCCAACTGCCTAGCCCAGCGAGAAATCTTATCATCATACCATTGGCAATGATATCCACGCCAATATAGCCACGGTCTCTTCGTGCCGAAAATCCGACCACGCCTCCGCATGGCATAGGCAGCCTCTGTCGTGCTTCCACGAACAGAAAGCATCGCCTTGAAATCCTTGGGATCTGCATAAAACCGTGACAACAACTGCGCCGTCCCAAGATCGAAGCCCGATCGCTTAAAATATGTGTTCATATCCTCGTTTTGAACTACCGCAAGAACCTCCTCCTCCGTATGCGAAATGCAGCGCTTCTGCTTTTTGAGAAGACCCAATCGATACGCAGTACGCCGTGGATGCGTCCCCAAAGCACACCGATCAAACTGGGATTCGTTACGAATCACCCCAGCAAGACCCCACGGATTCAGCGTGAATTTGGCGTTCTCTTCATGGTCGGAGACTTCATCAGCGGCTCTCACAATTTCGTATGCATAGAACAGCGCACGATCCTCGATCTCCTCTTGCTGAACCATCTCACGTCCGCACTCCCACCAACTCCCCCCTTTATATTTGGCGATCCCTTCGGCCAGACGACCAATCAGCTTCAATTGGTGCGCATTGGGGAAGGACGGAGCTTTTTTCGCTACTGGCCCCCTCCACTCAGTCATCGGATATGGATCCGCATCAAAAATATCCGTGCCACAAAAAACTACTTCCTCAATTATCTCCTTTGGTTCAGCTGCCACTATCCCTACGCGAGGACACAACCCCGCTGCCAACATGCCAATACCTAAAATTACGACCATCGCAATCAAAACTATCACTTTCTTCATCTTATCCTCCTGGCGAACACTGCCTCGATTCCAAACCATCCAGCTTGAAACAAGGCATTATACTCCAGAGATCGTTCAGTCGTCAAAAATCTCCAGAGGCCGCATCAACCGTCGCACTCCCGCAAAGTGGGCAGATATGATCTTTCTTCTGCTCCATCGTCTGAGGTTCTGGGGACGTCAATGCGCTCCATCCGCACTCCGTCACCTCCAGTCGGAGATGTTTGCAGTTCTCACGAAACTGAAAACCTGGACAAGTACAGCTAATCTCCCCTCGAATAAACGAACCCTTTATCTCGTAAACTGTGCCTGAATCAGACGAGGATGGGATAGCTATAGCAAAACTCTTCCTATCAGCCTGGCATCGCTGATAAACTCTTAGTTCACGTGGCCCCTGTTCTTCATCCCTCGTATCCATAATCTCCTCCTGCCACAATCCTCGCGGCCATCTCGCATATAATGCCGAACCCAGTGCCGTTTGTCAACGCTCACTTCGTCGCCAGTTTGAACAATTGCTTGCCCCGCGCAAAGACCACATCATTGTCTCGCCGAAACAATCTCATATCCCCACCGAGCACTGGATCCGAGATCCTTTTTACTCCATCCGCCGATGGCGAAGAGCCAAACAAAACAAGATCCTCAGCCTCATCAATATGCGCGCACACCCCCTTGTCCAAAGTCACAAAATTGACCCCCGAATAGACCACATCTTCGTCCTTCCAGAAAAGGATCGTCCGAGTGTAATCCCGCTCGAAGCGGTAGACGAACTTGTCGTACTGGCCATTCTTCGTCCCGATCACAATCAACACACCACGATCATGCTTGGCGTCCACCACCCTGTAGCCGTCCAAATCAGCCAGACGAACCTGGTAGCTGCGCTTCGAAGCAGGAAACACCGAAGCGTACCAGGTCCCCAGCATGTTCTGGATCGCCACACCGTCAAACAACTGGGTCGCCTTCGGCATCACATTCGCCACTGGGTGTGGGAAAAGCATGGTCGCACCTCCCACCTCCTTAGCTGTCATTTCGATTATGTTATCACCTTGATGAACATAAAAATGTCCTTCATACGCCATCATCGACTGACAGGGCACAGGATGGCCCACAGCGCCGCCTGTTCGTGGATCGACCAGGATTGCCTCGCCACCTTTCCAGCGGCCGTACAAGGGCGCCTTGGCCTCCGTGTGCCCAAAATGACCATCTCCCCGCAGGGTGATCGGCGTTCCGCGCCCATTCGTGAGGCAAACAATGCCACCATCCATCGCCACAAGATCAAGCCCCCCTAATCTCGCGTACCGCAGGACATCCATGTCAAACGAATTTATTTCCGAGATTTTAATCTTGTCGGTACTCGAAATCTGACGAGGCGTCGCAAGCACAACCACCGCAGCCAAATCCTTCGGAGGAGGCACCCGACGCCCCTCCTCAAAAACCGCATGATACCAGCGGCGATATGCCTCAGGAATCGTATCAAAGCTCGGGACCATCTTCGGAACCTTGACCTCCTGATTAAAAACCGAGAGATTCTGCTTCATCCGATCTGGCATCTTTTTCACAGACTGATGTTTGCCCTTGTAGGGATGAATCCCCATGAACATCTGGAAACTCACAATCCCCCATGAAAACCAGTCCGTCTCGCGAGACCACTTTCCATTGGCATGCCAGTCTCTGATGCTATCCATGATCGCCGTCGCTGGATAGTTCCGTGTCTCGTAGCTGTCCACATCGATCCAGAAAACATCCGAAGATTTCACAAGCAGATTCATCTCATTGAGATCCACCACAAGAACATCCGCCGCATGAATACTCCGAAGACCCTCCTGCATATCCTGGACAATCCCAAGAACCATCTGAGGATCGATTCCATTGCGCTTTTTGTACGCCTTCGTAAACATCTGGCAAATCGGCACACCACCCTGAACGAATTTCATCGTATAACCGACTGGCTTATTCTTGAGCGACATCAACATATTCAACGGACGAATCACGTTCGGGTTCTTGATGCCAGACAAATCACGAAGCTTCCCCTCGGGGATCACGCGATCAGACTTCGCGTAAATCTTGTAAGCAGTATCACCCCGTACATACACGCTGCCCTCACCGCCCGAGCCGACAAAATCACGCTTCGACAGGTTGACTTGCCCCCCTCCTACAATTTTCAGCTTCATCCCGACAACCCCTTATCTCTATATTCCGCTGCTTCGACAGCCCCAAGGATCAGCGCTGCCGTCTCTGGGTATTCATTTTCCTTGAGCTTCAGACGAAGAAATTTCCTGAATCTCTCATTGTCCACTATTAAAATGTATTCGAGTAACAGAGACAAAACCTCTCCCATATCAAATTGGATCTTCATTCTACCCCCTCTGGAACATAGGCGGCATTTTCTTCTTGTGCGCAGCCCTTCTGTACATAGTCAGGACCCGCTCGTAATCCGCTTGGTCCTCCTTCGTAAAGCCAATCCCATCGTTACAATCAACGAACGACTCCCAACGCCCCCCTCCCGCGATAAATTTAAGAATCGGGTCAATCTCATCATAACCGCCACCAAGCTCTACTCGATCGGTAACCCCAAGCTCCAAGCCAGGACTCGGCTCCCGCGTGCAAATGTCTTCTGGTAATCCCAGCTCGCGAGCCATCTCGTCCACCTCGGTCTTGTAAAACTCACCGAGAGGCTCAAAGTCGCAAGCATTGTCCCCCCATTTCGTGACGTAGCCAAGCATCAACTCACTCTTGTTGCCAGTGCCGATCACGAGATAGTTGCACATCGCCGCCTCATTGTAGAGAGTCGTCATCCGAAGTCGAGCCTTCATATTTGCGAGGCAAAGCGAACGGGAAGTCCGCACAGTGTCTGGTCCAATACCGTCCCCACGTCGCGAACCGCACCGCATGTCAAGAGTCATCGCCATCACCTGGAATGCCGCGCCAAGATCGCAGACCGACACCGTTCCAATCCCAAGATGCTGGGAAACACGCTCGGCATCCAGTATGTCCCTGGGATCTGATTCGATCGGAATCGCAAGACAAATCACATTTTCAGCACCTAGAGCCTCAACCGCAAGAGCACACACAACCGCCGAATCCACCCCACCGCTCAGACCAACTACAACCCCGTCAGCTTTAGCCTGAACCACAAAGTCACCGATCCACTTTACTACTTTGTCAATTTCTTCCCTCACATCAAACTCCTGTCTCAGCCAATCCCAGCTGTATTTTGCACGAATACACCGACTCCTTGGATCCCGTGTGCTTGCCCGAAACATCCGACAATTTCACCGTCGGGATGAAATAGTCCTCCCCCTCCAAGGAAGCCTTCGTCATTTTGATGACCATATTTAACGCGGGCACCCCAAGGTCATTCGTGAAATGAGTTCCAATTCCAAAAGAGGGTTTCGTCACCCCCTTGCAAGCCTCGTAAATCTCCTCAGCTCGATCAACCGTCAGCCCATCCGAAAATACTATTTTCTTAGAACTCGGCTGGATCCCGTTCTCGATATAAAAATCAGCCGCCTCGTATGCAAACGCGATCGGATCACCGCTATCGTGCCTCAAGCCGTCGTAGATCTGCGCCAGGTCAACATCCATATCACGGAAAAACCGCAGCGACGTGTACGTGTCGGTCAGGGCAATCCCCAGCTCCCCTTTGTAGACATCGTACCAATTTCGCAGAGCCATCTCATTCGCGCTCCGATAGCCGTAGGCCGCCGCATGAAACATGATCCATTCGTGGGCCATCGTCCCCCTGGGATCCAGGTCATATTTCATCGCCATCCAGACGTTGCTGGTCCCCTGAAATCTTCTGCCCCCGTGCTTTTTGTGGATCTGCACAATACGCTCGTGATTCTCCCTCGAAAACCTGCGCCGCGTCCCAAAGTCTGAGTACGGAGCAATCCGCCCCATGCGACGAGCTTTCTCGATGTCTCGGCTGCGGTCCAGGATCTTGCCATCCATCTGAGGATCCGAACGATAATACTGCTCCGAGATCATAGCCATCAAAGGCACCTCCCAGAGGATCGTCCGATACCATGGCCCACGGACAGTCAGATTCCGAAGGCTACCGTCCCATTTGAGGGAAACCTCGTCGGGATCGGGCCGATATCCCTGGAGCCACTCCAGGTAATGCTTCGAGAGATAAGGGCACTTCCGTCGGAGAAAATCAATCTCGGCCTCGGCGAACTGGAGTTCGCAATATGCCTGAATCTGATCCTTCAGGCTCTCTCCCATTGGACTCCATTTCGTCTGACCCCGATCAATGAAGCTGTACTCCACGCAAGCATCTGGGAACAACCGAAACACAGCATTCTGCATTGAGAATTTGTAGAGATCGTTGTCTAAAAGACTCGTGATGATTGGATCGTCAACAGTGGCCATTTAGTCTCCTCCTGCCGTCATCTCGACGGCCATCAGCACACACTCTAAGCACTCCTGCGCGTTTGTCAACCCAAGTAAACCGCGCCCATCGAGAGATCATCATCATGCTTCCACCCGCGCTTCGCACACGCGCGCAGGAAGCCCTGGAGTCGCCGCTTCACAAACTCCCCCTTGTAGCCTTTGAAGGCCATCAGCTCGCGGACCACATCCAGCTGGGACACGCTCTGGCGGTTCTCATCGACAAAACTGCCTACCCCGTCAGAAAACACCGCCACTGTCTCGATAAAATCGTCATCGTCCACGCAGCTTGGATCCTCGTCGCCCCGCGAGTAGCTCTGCACAAACAGATCCAGACCCCTACTCCAAAAGCACCGCTCTTCGCGTTCGATCGTGTCCCCCTTCTCGCGGATATAGTCCACGCGCCACCCGCGCTCTGGATCCTGCCGCATCTCTTCCTGGACGCCGATCAGACGAGAGCGGTTCAAGAAGTAGGACGGATAAAGTGGGAACCCAGATGGCGAAAGAATGTCGAACGCCACCAGATCACCAGAATGCATCTTGAACGCGATCACACCGTCACCCATCCCAAAGACATTGATACGGGTGTCAACATAGACCCCAAGAAGCGTCGCATCCAGACACGCCTCATCAAGACCCAACAACCGCTGCACGGGAACACAGGAATAGATAATCGCACAAATGTCATCCGTCGCCTTGACCCGTCGACCTGCAAATAGACTCTGCTCGACTCCAGAAACCAGAATTCTTGCGCCAACATCCGTGTCCTTGCTACCGGAACATCCGTCGGACACGAAAGCATACGCAGTCGAACATCCCGAATAAGGAGGAGTCACACCAGATCTCGCGTAGTCCTCACAAACCTTGTGCGAATGCCCAATTGTAAATGCGTGATCAGCTTGCATCGGTGTACTCCAATCCCGTCTCGTAGCCGTGATCCCTGCAAACGTACCGCAGTCGTAGATGCCCGAACTCGTTGGTCTCCAAGATCCTCACCCCCATGTTCGAGCACCGCACATCCTCCGCATCATCCTCGGTGGGAACGATGTCGAAAGCCTCGCAGCGAGCAATCTGTACCAAATTAGTCTGCATCTTCATCTCTCCCGTTGAGAAAAATACCCCTCTCCGCAGCCCTCTGTATGTACTGCTTGATGACTACGCCTGGGTCAGGCTCGGTGCTTCTCAGCCCCCTGATTTCAAGCGCCATATCCCCTGCGAGATGCCTGAAGAAAATCATCTCCCTGGTCAATCGCCGCACCTCATCCTCCTTCTCATTCGGATTCGGACCAATCGAGATCCTCACGCGCCTCCCAGCAACCGCCGCGTACAACTCGGGATCGAAATCTGGCATATAGAACCTATCGGACACGATGATGTGCGGATCGTCCTTGCAGTGCTTGCTGTCGCACGGCGCCGCATCCTCTTGCTCCATCGGATTGTACCCTGGCCTCGGCACTCGGAAGTTGGGATATGGCTCGCCACCCTCCAGGGACACAAACGCCGTGATTGTCGCCTGCTGGTATTCGATCCCCCTGAACTCCACCCCGATCAGGGGCAGGTTTACAGCGCACGCGGAGTCGTGCTCGCCATCGGTCACCCCCCGCATCAGAAACGCGTGCAGCTCGTACTCGGCATGCTCACGCCCCTCGATCCGACGCAACCGACACTCTCCGAATTCCAGCCACTTCATGCGGTTGTCTCGGTGTGGGTCCTCCAGGATCACTACAGTCCTCTGCCGATCCGCGTTTCGCGTGATCGCGGTCAGATCGGTGAATTCAGGCTGGTATTTTTTCTTGGCCATCAGATGCTCAACGAAGTGGGCTGCGACGGCCCACCTGTTCCAAGCGCTTGACTTTGCGCGCTGATTGACTTGCTCACAAACTCGGCAAGCTTGGCCAGCGTCTTCGCGTTCGCATCCTTGGTCTCGACGTACTGAGTCAGCTCCGCATCCTGCTCGAACTTCTTCAGGAACTTGCTTATGTCAGCATATCCTCCCACGCCGACACCGATCAGAATCGACACCATGCTCTCTGTCGCCTCAGATCGAGTCGCCTCTTCCAGGGCCATCTTCACCGCGTTCGCGCTCACCGCCGAGCTATTGTCGTCCCCGTCCGTGAGGAAAAACACGATGCTGTTCACCGCGAAGTCGTTGTCGGTGAGGCTCTTAGCATAGTCGACCGCCGACAGAACCGCGTTCTCTGCCGCGTCAAACAGGGCCGTCCCGCCGTAGCAAGAGAGAACATTGTCGTAGTCGGAAAGGTTGCAATTCTCCAGCAACTTGTAGCCGTGAATTTCGGCCATCCGCTGGTTGAAAGTCACGAAACGGATCATCAGGTTGTCAGCCCGTGGCGAGAGTTTGCAGGCATTGACGATCTCCTGGATCGCCTTCTCCATGTCTTTCGCGTAAGCATCCACGCTGCCGCTCACATCCACGATCAGGTCGACCGTCGTGTATTCTGTTGCGCCTAGCTCCTCGATTCGAGTCGCGCTGTACCCGAAGGAAGCATTGGGGAGCGTCCGCTCCTCCATCAAACTGTCATCATTCAACTTTGGCATCTTTCATCCTTTCACAAGGCTCCCTCGGGAACCGTCCTTGGTTTTCAACCGCTTATCTCAACACCTCGTCTGCCGTGATCGTCCTCATGCCACGCCCCGTCATCTCGGTGATGAAATCGCCCTGCAAATTCTCGAACCCAGGAACGGGGCTCGTGCCGTCCGTGATCAGCACAAACTTGGCAATGAGACTGTCGTCGGAAAAACCATCTGCGATATCCCGCACCGTGTTCGCCAGGCAGTGCGATCCCGCCTCTCCCGCAATCAGGATCTCGTCGGCCTCCTCCAGCGTCTGAATCAGCCGCGTATTGAGCTGAGTGCTCGGATCGCCAGGATCGGGAACCTCGGCCTTCACGCCCGAGTAGTGCTCGGTCCAGATGTTGGATCCCTTGGACACGAAGTCCACGATCGCTGGGCTGTCGTTGACCCATGCATCAAGAGCCACACGAATCGAATCCACCATCGTCGCGCCAAGAGTCCCGATCAAGCAGTGCGGAGGCCAGATACAAAGAGGATAGCGTCCACTAAACTCCAACCCCTTGGCATACTCGATCATCTTGCGCGTGAAAGAAGGACGAACTGGCGTCCAGTTTCCTTCCTCGATGTCCTTCGCTGTGATGATCGTGAAGGGAGGTGGCGGGTTGCCATCCTTGTCGCGCCACATCAGCGGATGGGCGACATCCAGAAGATGATGCTGATCCAATGTGACATGGATATCCGCCAACTTGCCGCCGACCCGCCTGATCATCTCGGCCACTCGATCCATGTCCTGATCCGCACCAGGAACGCAGAGGGATCCCGCAGGGTCACAGAAGTCAAACTGAGGGTCGATCAGTAACAGATGTACACTCTTCATCTTCTTTTTCCTTTCTTAACACCACAGCATTTGCAGCGTTGTTCTATGCTCTCGGCTCTCGCTCGGAGCTTTTGTTCGGTCTTTTGACTCATCTTCCAACTGCCACATTTGGAACACGTAACCTGATAGAAAAGCTTCCCATTCTTATAGCTATGAAGAAGACGCATTCCACCTATCATCTTCCAACTCAAAATACGCTTCCGACATCGTGGACACTTCAGCTGCATCTACTCCTCCTCGTCCACCGTTTTTCCTGTCAACTTTCGTATCTGATCAGGCACCGAAAGCTTCCGAAGAGCCTCCAGTCCCGTCTCTGCCGCCACTACGCCAATGAAGGCGTCCAGCTCACGCTTCGCCACATTGACACCCTTCTGCACCGCCTCACGGAATTGCTTCATCACGAACGGAGAGTGGCTGCCGTAAAACTGCGTAATGCGGCCAATGATCCCAAGCAACTCCTGGCGATCCGCCTTCTTGAGTCGAGGCTGCGAAAGGATATCCCTGGCACGATTCTCCATCTCATCAACTTTGGCGCTCAGTTCCCCAACTTCGGCCGTGAACTGCTCCTCGATCCGCTCGACCTCGTTCATGTCATGATCAGGAATCCCAGGAACCATCGGCTCGGTTTCCGTCGAACGAATCGTGCAGGGGATACCGTCCCCCTCGTTCATCCCCATTAGCATCTCAGTGAACTGCGCCGCCGACATCTCGACCTCGATCAGCTGATCCCTGAGTCTTCCATGGTATCGGTCATAGGAGAGCCCGTGAATACGCTCGGATCGCTTGACGGTGATGCACACTGTAGTCGGATGAAAATCGAGCGGGGTGCCGTAGAGCCTGCAATTCCCGCCATGCTGACGCTTGGAAACGAGGATCTGACCAAACGCTGGGTGCGTCTCTCTTGAGTCCTCATGCATCAATGTGTCAATTTTTTCCACTTCCTGGACTGGCCTACCCATCAAATCCTCCTCCTCGCCATCTTAGCGAGTATCTTCGCAACGCCACCATATTACCTAGTCGCCTGCGTTAGTCAACCCCTTCCGACAAACATAAATTATGGAGCGGCACCTATCATCATAGAGAGTCTCAATATCCGAAAAATGCATCTTCAAAACATCCACGAACTCACCATGAGGAATCCAGCGAAAGGTTGAGGAGTGCGACTCGCCTTCACACGTTTGGACATGCACAACGATGTCGCCAACGAGCCAGCTCACTTCAGTATAGGATCGCCCATCAATCTCATACTCTCTCCTCTTGGGGACCTCGTCAGGACGCTGGACAAACGTATTGAAAACAAAACACCCGTCTTCCTTCATAGATGCCGCAATATTCGCCACGGCATATTTGCCCCACCAATAATTCACCCCCTGCTGGCAAACAACCAAATCAAAAAATAAAGTATTGCTCAAATATGGAGAGAAAGACTCCGTCCGTCCCCACTTCGAAATGTCCGCAACCACACGCACATCGGGGAGGCTCTCAGCCTTCCATCGGTTCTCTATGCTAGGCGACCACAACATTGATGACGAGATGTCAACAGCACAAACATATGCGGCACCCAGCTCCTTCGCGCGCACGCTCGCGCGCAACCCTCCCGCGCACAGGTCAAGCACTCGCTTGCCCTCGATCGGCCCAACAGCCAAAAGCAGATCATCAATGGGGCGTTTCAGAAATCTGGCGTACAACCGCTCGTAGTCAGGAGCATCCATGTTTATGAAATCATTTATCATTTCATCACCCTAAACTCACCATGCCCAGCAATCGCGAACCAAATGCGCCCATCATCCCCCCATTCCACTGGGAAATCCCGAAGCGAATCTCGTACCGTTCCTGGCTGTGCATATGGCAAGCTGTATGAAAAGGCAGCTGAATCAGATCCATGATCGTGCCAGTGAACCACTACATTCGCATCGGGAACCTTCTTGAAGATTTGATCAATCAACGGAGCATTCAACGACGCTTTGGCCGTGCCACCCCCCACTACCAATCTTCGCTTCTCGTGATCCACCCGACAAACAACCGTCGCCTCTTTGATGTTCTTTTTGCCTCGGGCAGAGATCACAAAGCGCCCTGTGCCATCCATCACGCGAACAGCAACGCAGCCAAATATCATTCCATTGGACTGCTTTCCCATGAGCAGCTCTGGCTCATATCCCTCTGCAACATCCTTCAGACGATTCAAAGCATCAACCACAGGCTCCTCATGCTCAAGCCCCTCATCGTAAAAAGACCCAAGATCCAAGCTGGCAGGTACAGACGTATAATGCTTATCTTTCGCCATGTCGTAAATGGTTTCGGCAAGATTCTCAATGCAAAACTCTCCGCCCTCTGGCGTCACTCCGAATTTCTCATTAAGATTCTTCGCGTCATTGGCAACCACAAGATGCGCCCTCGCCTCCCTCTGGGTCAGCTGCGCCGCACGAATAAGCTCGTCATGAGCAACCCCGCTGAGAAGCTTGAAACCGACCAGCTTCGCGTAAGGAGCCACCTCGCGCACACGATTGATAATCCTCGGCGCGATCCGAAAAAGAATCGGCACAGGATCGTCCTCCTCATAATTGTGCGAGGGAAACTTGCCATCTTTGAGCATCAGCTCCTGCCACCGCTTATCGGGGATCAGATTCGCCACCGCTGCCCCAAGGACGATCACGTTATAATCGCGCGCATGGACCTGCACAATATTCATGTAGTGATCGAACCCACTATGCTTTATCCACTCCACATTGCTACTAAGTGGACCGTCATATTTCGGAAGCTCGCTGGCGAGATACGTAACATTGGCTCCCCGATTGCCAAGACTATGCGCCAAGCCCATCATGCGCCCACCCTTGAAGCGATTCGTGATGAGCTTCACCGCATCCAGATTGGCCGCGACAGGCCCCCCTGTGACCAGTATTTTGGGCTTACTCATGCTGCCCCTCATCAGGGGCGCCAAGGACCGAGTCGGGGTCCACAAAGCCATCCTCGTCGGTCTGTGGGGCTTTCTCATCGTGAGGCATTGGGGGGATCATCCCAATGTGATCGTGAGACACAACAAGAGTGCCGTCAAGAGGAGGAAGCGCCGCCGAGTAACGAAGCAGACGACCAGGCCCCTTTTCTGCCTTCAAACGACGGTGCCTCTTGCACAAATCCGACAGGCCCGACGACGCAGCCTGCTCAATGTTTTTCAGGGGAACATCCTTCAGACACGAATGGCGCATCTTTAAGATCTTCGCGACTTCTTTTGAATCAAGGGGCCGATCCGACTCCTCCACAACAGCCAGCAAGTGCGTAGGAAGCTCACCCCGAGGAAACAACCCAGCCCTCACCCGCGACCGCTCCGTTGTCGAGCCATCATTGATGATCTCCCTGAGAACCTGGATACGACCGTCAATTTTATCGATCTCATCTTGAAGTCTCCGCTTACGGGCATTCATCGACAAGATCTCCTCTTTGAACACTTCCAACCTTTCCATGAATCCTCCCTCGCCGCATCCCGCGACGTATCAATTGGGAAATAAAACTAGTAGTTTATATCCACCCTTTTTCCTCGCCGACGCATGGCCGCCTCGGAATCATCCTTCGGGTCCAACTTTCGCCGCTTTGGTTTTCCTTCCTTCTTCTTTTCGGGCCTTTCCACCCTCGCAGACTCCGCAGGAATTGCCTTCGGTACTGGTCTGACAATTTGCCTAGCAGCATCCCTGCTCCACGCCGCAGCAATTTCACTCACATCAATATTTGGATCGAATTCAAGGTCCGACTGAGCCGCCAGATCCTTGTTGGTTTTGATCTCTACCTCAATCTTCAGAACATTGTCCCACCTCAGCTCCTCTGTCTCCTCTATCTTTTTCTTGTGACAAGATGGACAGAACCGCAAAGGAATTCGACGCTCGTTATTTTGGGCATCGTACACACTCACATTTATCGAGAGCATCTCATCACGGGGAACCCACTTCTTGCATCCTCGACAAAAACCATACTTCGTATTCGCACCCACTATCGTCCCCCTTGCGATCTCGCTATAGCCTTCAACGACAAAGCTATTGATTCCAGCGCCTTGATCTCCCTCCGACGCAGCTGAATCACCTCACGCTCTCCAGACACATCTGGATGCGCCTTCGCCTCTGGGACTGTACATTGATTCAAAAAGATCCCAACAAATGCCATGGTCAAAAGCAGGAACCAAACCGCCTTGATCGGTGTCGGTACCCGCTTGCGCTTCTCCTCCCACGGAAGAACCAACTTGCTCTCGTGTTTTAACCTCATATCCGCCTCCTGGCATCGCGTCCAGTATCTACCAACATGTTAAAGGCTGCTGCGGCGTTTGTCAACAGGGTCGTTGCACTATTCGTACAAGCCCAGGACATCATCAAATTTGATAACCACATATTCCTCGTCATTGACCACTACCTTCGTCCCCGAGAAAGTACCAACAACAATGACATCGTTAGCCTTGAGGCCCTCTACCGCAGGACCAACAGCGATCACTTTCGCAGTATTCGGCGGCTGAGTAGCCGAGCCAGGAATGAAAAGACCGCCCTTTGTTACCTTGTCCTCAGTATTGGCCGTGTCCTTCTCGATGACTACGTTGTCATGCAATGGACGAAACACAGATTTTTCCACAACATTTTTCTTCGCAACACTCTTCTTTGCACTCTTTTTCTCGGCTTTTTTCTTCATCGGTTTTCTTCCTTCCACGCTTTGCATTTCAACCCAAGATTCATCACTCGCCGACGTTCATCGGCGGATAACGCAGATTTCAAAGTGCGGCATCCCTTCCGCTTTCGCGCATCTGCCACAAACAATAACTCATCAATCGTCAATGCCTTATCGCCGACGGCCTCTGCCAGCTCGAAGGCTTCCAGCATCCCTATTCCACCCACTCTTTACTCCTGATAATGAGCATGTCCCCAGTAAACTTCGACGGATCCAACTCGACAGTAATCCGATTTTTGTTGCTCCACTTGTACGCGAACACCACATCGGCAAGCCCCTCAAATGCGACTACACCATTTCGGATCGCAGTACCGATCGCAATGGATAAATGCTTTTCAATTTTCTCTTTTGCCATCCCCTGGAAAGGTTGCGCCGCATGCTCTGCCCACAAAGTAATTACCTCAGAAATATTTTCTTTCATCGTCCATCCCCCGCCATCTATCGGCGATATCTTTTAGACGGACTTACCATATTAAAAAAAATTTATCAACCCGAGACATAGCCAGGATTCAACCAACGCTGCACCGTTTGCGAAACCTCTTTGTCCGCATCGAACTCCGTCACTGTCGCATCATGCTTCGCTGCAATATCAGCCGCGCGCGACGAACTCGTGAAAACGCCAAACACCGTCATCTCGGCAACCTCTACCACACCCGTTCGTGTCTCGTCCTGCGACGCCTTGCTCACTAAATAAAGATCCATAGCTCCCTCCGATAAAAAACCCTACCGCACATAGAGCGCGAACTCAAGCTCGTTAAATCTCGCGGACACATCTCACCTTGTACTCGCTGGAGCTGCCTCCCGAGTAAGTAATCACGCCAGTGAAGAATTTCACAACAGGACCCGCCAGCCAGTAGGTTTCCGTGTCACCTGGAAACATCTCCGAACAATTGTAGCTGTCAGCGCAAGAATCGCAGTCGTAGATCCCAGGGGCTGTGTTGACGCAATTGTCAAACAACATCTGCGCCTCTACAGAGTTTGGAAGATCCCAGTCCGTGTGACCACCCAGCCCAATATTGTCGCAGTACGTCATGGCGTTAGCTAGTGGCCTCGCTGAAGCTGGATACTGCTGCCAACAATACTCTGTGCCTCCAGATTCCAACTTCCGTCCACCGTCACACGCCCTCGGGTCGGCATCCGCATCAGTATCACTATCAGCGTCCGTATCCGTGTCCGTATCGGTATCAGAGTCGGCGTCACCTCCCCCAGAAATGTCGCAACAAAAGTCCGTGCCAGGACAAGTCTGCTCAGGATGTTCAATGTTTCCAGTTCCCAAACACCAAACCTGACTCGGTCCGCAGAAATACTCGCATGGCACATCCCCGTCCGCATCCGTATCAGTGTCAGTGTCGCTGTCAGTGTCGCTATCAATATCGGTGTCGGTGTCGGTATCAGTATCCGAGTCGGCGTCTGAGTCGGTGTCGGTATCAGTGTCGGTGTCTACATCCACATCTGTATCATTATCAGCATCAGAGTCAGTATCACTATCGCTATCCCCATCACTATCACCGTCTGCATCCGTGTCTGCGTCTCCATCTGCATCAATATCAGCGTCAATATCAACATCAGTATCAGCGCCGCTATCAGCATCGGTATCAACGTCAGCATCAGTGTCATCATCTAATCCTCCATCTTTTACGTCAGCGCCCGCATCATCCTCGGTATTCTCTTCTCCACTTTCTGTGTCACTATCTCCCCCTCCATCCCCCATACTCTGTCCTCCCCATTGTACACCCCCTGCGTCCTCCTCCTCCAATAAAGGATATTCACCGCCACATCCCAATACCAAAATAGATGCAATCAAAAACCATCTCATTGCCACCTCCTTGATTATCCTCGCTGGATAATCCTCTTATGACAATGATTAAGGCATAAAGAGAGTTTGTCAACTGTTAGAGTCCGAACTACCTGGCGGCAGCTGGTCTCTTGGAACCCGATCTGCGCTTCTTGGGAGGAGCCATTCTCCTCTCCTGACGAGCAGGATTCTTGGCATTCGGACGGTTTACTTTCGTCATCGGACCACGCCATCCGCGACGGCCCATCATGGCATACCGATATCTATTCCGCAGACGCTCCCACACAAATTTCCCTTTGCTGGCAGCATAGTACATCTGCAAATAGACCTTCTTCTCCACATTGAAATATTTGTAGACTGGACCAGGGATCTGAGAACGTTTGCTTTTGCTCAACTGCCAGAACCGAACAAATAGAGTCATTGTTGGCTCATCATAGCCTATTGAATGAACATTCGAACTCTCGAAGTCCGAATCCATCGCGGGGAGAGTCTTCATCTGCGCCCTCCTCTGTTCTATTAGCTCACGCATTTTCTCAAGTTGATCCTAGCAGACCATCCTGGAGCACACAAGGACAAAGGGACCGACCATCAGATCGATCCCTTCTCTACTGGCCGAGGAGGGTCGGCCAAACCGTTACCCTCCTGGATGGGGTTGGATGTAATTAGGCGGTTTCTTTTTCAGCGGCCTCGGCAAGGTCGCCAATCTCGATCTCCGCAGGAGCGTCGGCGGCGACCTCCTCGGCGTTGCCCTTCCATGTCACTTTGCCCTTGCTCGGGATCTGCGGCAGCGTGTCCTTGAACTCGGCAAAGATGCCTTCGATCTTGCCTTCGGGATCAAAAGCCGCAACCAGCGCCTTGCGCTCTTCCTTGGCGCTCGCCTTGTCCTCGTCGCTGCCCGTCCAGTTGACCAGGTAATCGTCCGCAACCTTCTTGATGACGTTCGCTGCCGCGTCGCGCGTGATGCCCGCGTGGTGGAGGACCAGGGCCAAAAATTCCTGATTGAGCAAGGAGGCCGTCGGTGCGATCGTGTGATCCTCGCCGACCTTCAGGGTGCCCGTGATGTGGACCGTGGTGTCAATGTCATACTCGCCAGGCTCCAGCGCCTTGCGCGCTTCCTTGGCAGCCTTGCTGCGTCCCGACACGACCTTTGTTATTGCGATTGTTGTTGCGTTCTTCATTCTTCAACCTCCTGCCAGGATCTTCCTGACCATCTTGGTTTGCCTGCCTCGCACTCACATAGTTGCCCACTCCAGAGGCGTTTGTCAACCCCCTGACCCGACTTTTTTCGATTTCATTCCAGGCAGGAATAGGCCCAAGATTTCGGGCACTTACATTGGAGAGATGCGTATTGGAGAGATCTTTCTGAATTTCACAGTATTTTTCTTTCTCCGCTTCCACCAGGCAATCGACACCTTCGAAACGCCCGTCATCACGCCACCCCTTTTTACAACCTTTGCCGTAACCACAAGATGCTTCTCGGCAATGCGCCGGTCGCCAGCACCGATGGTATACGCCTTGAGATCGTTGGCCAGAGATCTCGGACTCAGAAGCTTGCCAGTCAAGAAGTAGTGCATCTCCATGCTCGCCCCATACGCATCCGCCTCGTAGTACGCACGGCTCGCGTCACTTGTGAGATACTTTATGGGCTGCGCTCTCTCACGATCGGCCTGTACAACATGCTGACATTCATGGACGCAGATTTCAATCTGCGCGATCAGTTGAGCCTGTGACCCCTTGCCAATCTCGAACGGAACGTATACACAGCGCCATTCGCCAAGGACGACGGTCGTCGTGTACTTCTTCATGAACTCTTTCTGGCTCTGAATGTCCATCAGATCGAGCGCCCAGCCAATGATTCTCATCTCCTCGGCATCGCCCTTCGTCACAATGTCGAAATTGTACTTCTTGGACATGTACTTCCAGAAATCTCTGACTTCTTTTCCTGTTACTCGCATCAGCTACCTCCCTTTCTTTCCACATTTCGGACACGCCTTCGGACGAACCTTCCCCACACGAAATGTCGATGTCTTTCGACAACCCACGCACTTCATGTGATACTTCTTGCCAGGCTTCTTCAGGATAAGGTTGCCTTTCGTCCCCGCTCGCTCCACATCAACCCTGACCTCACTAGCCCACGACATCAAACACCACCATCCCCGACGCTCGCATCCATATCAAACCCATCTTCAGGATTATCACATTCGTCCTTCGGCAAACACGATGGCAACCCATCACTGGGATCGACACAGCATGTCCATTCGAGGCCCAGACCAAAATCTTCGATCTCGTCACACTTGCCCTTCGATGCCACTTCCCAATCCTCTTCAGTATTGCAAATCTCGACCCGATCACCGTTGCACCGCATCGCCTCGGGCTCGCATCTATCATGACAACCCTGAACAGCAAGAGTGGTCCAACACGAGGTCAAAAACACCCACACATATAACACCAGATTTCTGCCCGTCATCATATCCTCCTTGCGAACTCAAGTTCGCTTTCCAAATACCGATAGGCCCTTTCGCGCAGGAGCCACCTTCTCAATATATTCTCGCACGTCCAGATTGTCTAGTTCCAACCCCGTCTGCTCCCATCCCTCCCATGGAGCCCTGGCAAACATCTCCAAACGAGGCACATCGCCAAACAACTCAACAATCCTGTCGCGGATCTCGGGAGGCTTCGCCGAATGCGAAATCATCGGCGCCATAATCACGGAATGAACACTCGCGGATTTCCGCTCCATCTTGCCCTTTATCCCTAGCAAAACAAATTCAGGATTCGATCGCGTATAGTGGCCCATGCCAGTAAACAATGTCCCCGATTTTCGATTCGTCTTGATCCAAGTGAATGCAATATTGCGATACCGAAAACCCCAGGCCCTGAGAAGACGGATACCCTCCAACATAAATGGCCCCGTCACCCACATGAAATGAGCACAATTCTCGGCCGCCAAATCGCCCACACGAAGAAACATCAATTCCTTCATACTCAATGTAGCGTAATGTTTATCGGCCCCACGCTTCCCAGCTTTGTCATCGTACTGCCAGGGACAATCCGACAAAATTACATTGAACTTTCCCATTATTTCTTCGCCTTCCTCACCGCATACCGACTTGTCACAACCCGATATCCATCACTCTCAAACTCAACAGCAATACTGTTCATCTTGCCACGAACAAGCACGCGACACCTCTGGCCCTTGCGCTCTGGCAATTTGCTCTTCCAATACCAGATATAAGGGTAGTCAGTCATGCCGCTACCGCATCCTTTTTTCTCTTTTCCCGCGTCTGCATATAGGCCAACAACTGACGCTTCGCCGTCGCCTTGGCAGCCCGAGCAGATGGCGCACGGACATACAAACGCGCAGATTCAGTAGAATCCAGTATCATTATGTCCAAAAGATGAACGTCAGGATGCGGATCATCATCGATCGCTAACGGCAACTTTGCTGTTCCCGCCATCAGATCACACACGACGCAGAACCAGGGATTGAGTTTTCTCCTCTTCAAATTTCGATATGTCCCCATCACCTTCCCCTTTCCAAAATACCAATAATAGAGTCTCCGAACTGCTCAATCAAGAACTGATGTTCCAAAGCGATATTCAAAGCCTGATTCTCGTCCACATTCCACAATTTCTGCTTCCCACTGGCCGCGATCGGATTACCAAAGATCAGAACATCCGAAAAATGCCAGTGAACCATCCCAGGCACACCCCACGGCACATAGTCCCCTTCTGACACCTTCGCCAGCCGCGCCGTCCCAACAATAGCCTTTCTCACCACTGGCTTGCACGACGAGGACAGCTCGCGATCCTTCTTGCTCACATACATATCCCAAGGACGCGAACAATCAGGAACATGAGTATTGCACTGCTCTTGAAGTTTACACTGCATCATCCCTGGATCCCCAGGAGCAAAAGTCATGTAGTCCAGCTCATCCCCTAGCATCCAACTCCAGCCCTCACGGACTGCCATCGATCCCACAGCCCGAAGGCCAGAAGCAGTAGCCGCACGTCCTGCTCGCCCACCTATATGCGCGCCCGCGTGCAGCGCGATCCGATGGCCAATAAATTTCTCGGGAGGCTTCCACGTTCTATTCTCCACACGTTTTCCCAAATGATCAATACACCAGATCCACTCTGGCCAAAGTGTCAACGCTCTCATTGCGGTTGTTCCTTTCCCGGATACACGTCTGCCCAGTGACGCCACTGCGCCATGCTCGTGAGACGTTGCTCTTTCGCACTGGAAATGCTGTAGGGACGGTGCATCTGCGACACGTCACCCTCTTCGCTTCTGAAGAAAAACCATCCTAGAGGCTTCACCAACGCGGCCTTCTCTCCAATGGCCGTCACTTTCATGACATACGTGATAGCGGTCCTGTCCCGAACCAGCACATCACCTTCTCGTATCACCACCAACGGGGGCGCCGTCGGACCAGGCAACTCGTCACTCGGCAGAGTCAGTGTCCTCATGCTCCTAGCACCTCCAGGAACTCAACAAAACTGCCGAGATCCATTTTGTCTCCCTCGAAAAACTCGTCACAACGCCCGTAGATGCAGACGCTCATCTGACGCTTGTCCCCCGCGTGCTTCTTGTGCTGGTACCGATGCTGGGTGCAAGTCCCCCATCCCGTCGACCAGTTGCCACGAAAACTAACACAGAGCCCGCAGCACCCTGGCACCCTATACTCGATCTCCCTCAATTTTTTCAGCTTGTTCTCGTCCATTAATTGGCCCTCACCCTGATCGTCTCATGGACACAATTGGCCGCCTGCTCCTTCCAGGCACGCGAATCCCGCACCGCCGCCTCGTACAATCGATTCAACTCGTCACAAGGAATATCACAATCGTACAAATGCTCTCGCTCCAACAGATATGAATTCTCATCGTTTAATTCTAAATTCACACGGCCCAGATTCTCGATCTCTTTCCACAGCATATTTTTATGTTTACGAATAAGAAAAAAAGAATAGCCCGACATCAAAATTATAACAACGGACACGATCGACAACACCCACAATGGAACATGGCTCCGCATTTTACTTCTCCTCATCAAACTTCTCCAGGTTGCGAACCTCGACCCATTGCCCATAACTTCTCCGATTGTTTCCACGAATGAACACCTCGACACGCAAATCCTCAGTCTGTAAGTTCTCCCGCAGATAGCTCTGCACTTCCTGCTTGCTTCCCTCCAGAATAGTCGAGTAGACCATGGCGGCATCGACGATCCGCCCCTGCATCACACGCATCCGCTGCTCCGCTGCATGAACACTCATTGCTTATCCCATTTCTTCCAACAATCAACACACAAGTGATTGGTCTCGGCGCTGACAATACGCTCAATATAATCTCTCAAACCACGAGGATTCCCCATAAACTGAATCAACTTTTTCCCCGTAACAATCCTAGTCACATGCCCCCCACAATCGGGACACTTCCATCCAATAATACGCTCTCCCCTGAAGCCATCTCCCATCTCAACCTCTTTCAACTTCTCCCTCGGTCCCGTCCATCCAAATGGCCAATCCTCATAAAACTCTGGCTCGGGCATCATGGATTCGAGATCTGTTCCCCGTACCCGATTTTTAAACCTCGCCAGCCCCTGCCGAGAAATGCGCTCGGCCATCTTCGCCATCGAAGTAGGCATCGCCCTGCGCTGACCAACAGCCTTCTCCTTCTTTACCCGCTCCTCGATCTCACGAATCCGAACCTCAGCATTTTCACGTTCATGTTCTGGCGTCCCAGGATGATCAACCAGCGCCCGAAGCGCCGACAACTTCTGACGCGTCGCTCGGTTCATTTCCCCCTTATCGCCTCCTGGAACCAGCGTCTCATACCAAACCACCACCGATACCACCACGGAAAACTTGGCAAAAACGTCAGGACACCTCGATCGCTCATGCTCACATTCTTAATCCAACCGCGTCGAATATGCTTCAGCAATTTCGGATCGCGGATCTGGGCATTTACAATCAAGACATCACGATCCAGCTTCATCTTCACCCACCCCAGCGAGCTGTAGGATCTCCCACGCGATGCGAGTCGTCTCGCTGACGAACGTCTCCTCGTCCAGCTTGTACTTCCCGCGCCCGAGCCAGTAGTCGGCGCCAGCACCATTTAAAAAATTGATACGCCTCTTGGTCACTTCGTGATGATCCACGAAATGCGGGTTTTTTTCCGAGGAGAAAGAAATCTCCGTCATCTCACTATCAATCTTCCTGTATTCACCAGGCTTATCCCCCTTGGCGTAGATCGGAAACGTGACTTCATGCTGCTCACTGATACCATCGTGATTCCTCACGCGAACCATGTGCGTCTCGGGCACATCGGCACACAGGGCCTCGATATGCCCCTTCAGCTCGCCCGATAGCCTCTTTGCGCGCGCCAGCTGCAATGACCGCTCAACGGGGCTGAGATCGGCAGGAGCGGCCTCCTGAAGCGCCCCTGCGGTCGTGTCCAACAGCGTATTCAAACGCTCCAGATCCAATTTCTTGTCCCTTTCCTCTTCTTCGACCAAGCCAGGAATGGGAATGATACCGTTATCCTTTGTCATGCTCTCTCCTAGTATTTCAGCCACGCTTTCAACGGGCGCATTCGATGCTTGAGCCTAATGTCACGAGGACTTCTAACCTCGACCCCCCACATTTTATTTCCCTTCACCACAACGATTTTCACATACAATTCACTTCCAGAAGACGACAGAAAACGGTCAATCATGACTATCGCGCCCAGCACCCAATCACCCGTCGGAAGCCTCACATCAACCAATTCGCCAACCACATACGTCCCATCCGATTCGCCATAAGAATCGTAGATGGCCGTCTGATTCTCGGCTGGATCAACAGCATTCTCACGCCGATATTTATCCGACAACCTCTCGCGTCTCGACATCAGCTAATCCCCTCTCATAGAAGCAAGCGCAATGCTCCCACTCAAACCTGCCCATGTCGCATCCACGCTCGTCCCAACTTCGATCGCCTTAGCAAGCCCCGCATACTGAAATTGCTCAACCGCCATATTCAATGAGAATGCTAGATGAGGTTCCAAATTCATGCGCTTCACATCCGCATACATCCGTATCGCACGCTCGGATACATCTGTCAGCATCTCCCTATACGCAGTCTCAGCATCTTTCGTCTTGAATTCCATTGTTACCTACTTTTTCTGGCCAAGCAATCGCAAGAGATGCAAGAAAAGGTTGATGAAATCCAGGTACAACATCAGCGCCCCGAACACCACCTTGTTCCCCGCACGACCCCCTGGGATCTTGCCACTTTTTATTTTCTGCGTGTCCCAGGCTGTCAGCCCAGTGAATATCAGCACCGCCGCACAACTGATGAGAAAATCCATCAATTCGTTACGAAACAAAAAATTCATGAGCATCGCCAGGATCAACCCACACAAGCCCATGAACAAAAACGCCCCGATGCTATCCAGATCCTTCTTCGTCGTCGCACCGTAGATGCTCATCGCCAGAAAAGTGCCGCCCGTTACCACAAAGGCAAGAGCCACCGACCCCTCCGTATAAGCCGCCACGACAGGAGCGATTGTCACGCCATTCAGAGCCGCATAAAAGAAAAACAGCAGCCCCGCCACCCCGTTGTGCAAATGGTCGATCCCGAATATCAAGATGAGAACCACCACGATCTCAGCGACCAGCGCGCCGATCCAATACTCGCTCATCATCATCTTTTGTGTCTCGGGATCGATGCTGAACAAGTCGCGCCCAATGCACACCCAGGCAAACACCGCTGTCACCGCGAGCGCAATAGACATCATGAAATGAACCTTGGTCAGAAGCGATTGCACCTCCTCACCCCTCATCTCATTATTGTAACTCCTTCGACTATGTGTTGACCTTGTGTGAATTTTGTAACGTACCATCTACTCCTCATTCCTCCCCGACATCAGCGTCGAGTATCACCAGGGCATATTGCCACAGTGCAACGCGTTATTCAACTGCTATTCAATCTCCTCAACCGTATACCCATGGTTTTTCAGCCAGTCCGCCACCTCAACCTCGTACTCCGAGCAGAAATCATCCACATCCACTTTGGCCACAATCTTATCGGAGTCGATCGCACCGAGCAATTCCTCGCCCGCGCTATCGATGTCATTCTCGTCAATCTCCTCCATCGTCACTCGGACATGCTTCATCCCCCACGGCTCCACCGTCACATTTGAGCAATCTAAGGTTAGGTCCATTTTCTTCTTTTCCTTCCTGCGAACTGGAGTTCGCCTTTTCGTCATTCTCCACCCTGTATTGATCGAATATTTTGTCCGCGATATCATCCGCATCGTCAGCAACCAAACGCAAACGGTGAGCCAATTCAAGCATCGCCTCTTCGACCGTTTGACCCAGGCTCACAATGCGAAACATACCCGCCCCCGCCAACTCGGACATGGTCACTTGCACAAGAACCTTCCCGTCGGCATCTCGCGTGTATTCCTCGACTCGAATTTCATGCCTCATTAGATTTCTACCCGTACAAACTGGTCAAATACCACTTCGGCTCCTGCCACTCGATCTCCGCCAGCTTGCAAAACTCCTTCAGCTTCTGGATGTCCTCGGACGTGATCTTCATGAAATCCTCCGTGACCACCTGGGGAGACCCGCGACTGGCCGTCAAATTCTTGGACTTCAAAGCTACATACAGCATCCCATGATCGTAGCTGCAATGGAGACCGATCTCGCAATCCAGCGGCTTGATAATGTCACGCTTGGCATCCCAATACGCACTGTGAACTGCCTCGTTCCCCTCGTAGGGAACATCGGGCTTCTTCACCCCCAGCTTCTCCGCGACAAAAGCCTCCCACTCTTCCTCATCTCCTACCTGTTCCCACGGCCACTCGTTGTCATAATCGTCACCCAGCTCGATGCCAAAAAACAATATCCCATCTGAACTAATTGTCATCTTCTTCCTCACTTTCCCTGGATAGGATGTAAGCACCCATCCGACACTCATCATTTAGCGATCGTTCGATTTGACCATGACTAAAACAAGGTGTCTCCTTGTACCACGGCTCATCATGGACTGCACAAGAATGCTCTCCTGGCTTATCTCCTCGAAGGTGAGGACAAGGACCATCCTGAATGAGATCTATCGCTTTCAGGTTGCTATCAATAGGCCCTAGAGCAGGATCAATAACGATGACCACCCAGGACCGCTTGCAGCAGTATCCACAACGCAAACACCTCATGTTGTCTCTTCTTCCTCTGTCAAATCCACAACGGGCTCCTCCAGGTAATCCTCCAGCATCTCCGCGAGCGTAAGGACGGGATCACGACCAGGTTCCAATAGTCTACGGCCTGCAAGGAATCCCATCAAGCGCACCCCGTGTGCCTCGACATGCCGCATCAGATTGCGGAACGATCCGGCCCGCTCCAACTCATTAGTCGGCTCCGAATCGTCCGTCGGGAACCACCGTTCGAACGCCTTGTTCTGGTCCTTTGTGAATGCCACGCTGCCGTGCGACATACCACCCAGCAACGAGATTGATATCGCATCCCCTGCTTCCACCAGCTTGAGACCGATCTGAGCAGTAGTCGGACACGGGATCCCATCCTTCGTCAGCTCCAGCTTCCGATCGTAATCATGAACCGCCTCACGCTTGTGTTTGCGCCATTCCACCAAAGTTTCATCCATAATATTCCTCCTCAACAAACAACTTGCCATTTGAGCGCCCAGAAAATCATCTCCTTCGGCGTCAGACCTTCGGGAATCTCCACAACCTCGATGTCGGTATATTCCTCGTCGACTATGGAAGGTGAATAATCCAACTCCTTACCTTCCACCTGGGCCTGCAAATCCCTCGCCTGCTTCCTGCAAATCCTGCGAATTTCAGCCGCGCACGACTTAGCAGCAGCCTTCGATCGAAAAATGTCGAACCCGATACCCTCTGGCGCAGACTCGTCTCGATATGTCACACAATAAAACTTCATCTCTCCTCCAGCGCCTTCTCGATGCGCTTGGCAGCAACCCTGCATGGTCGCACGCGCCATTTGCTATCAGGATCTACCCCGTGGCCACTCCAGAACTCAGCCTCGCCTCTGAACCACTTTGCCAGCTCTGTAGTGGCCTTCACCAAGTGGCTCGACCTACCACGCTTGTAGTTCCGAGTCTGGATCGCCTCGCCCATCAGATCCGATTTCTCAGGATCAATGCATTCGAGGGCGTGGCAATACGCCTCGCCAGGAATCCATACGGTTTTCATCAATACCCCTCCTTCTCGTACCGACGAACCTGTTGTTCGTATTTCTTCCATTTGGTTTTCGCCAGCTTCAGCTTGCGCTCCCAGGTCTTTAGGTTGGCCCTGGCCTTCGCCGCGTTCCTCTCCTTGATCGTCGGCTTCTCCTTTTTTGGCTTTGTCGCGTATTTCGGTGGCTCCATCCAAGCCGCCGTCAATGCAGCCTCCTCCTTTTTGAAATCCTCCAGCACCCATCTAGCTACCCGATCCGCCTCCTTCTCAGAGTACCTGCCCTTATCCGAAGTCTTCTCCCACTGCGCGAGATGCGTGACCTCGTGCGCGGTCAGCTCCACCAGCGTACGGATTCGCGCCGCCCGATCTGGTTCGTCCGCAACTTTGAAACCATGGCCGTCATCGTTCTTGATGTGCTTCCCATTCTCATCGAGAAGGTAAGGACGGAAGACATCGAGCGTACCGATCGACAAAACCATCCGCTCGCCCCTCGGCCATGCACACCCAGAACTGCTCGCGTACCGCTTGTTGCGATTGCGGACCTCAACGCCCCCTCGGATCTTCTTCGTCGACCACCCGATATGCCCGTTCTTGCAGACCCATGAGATCATCCTCCGCAGGAACCAATCAGGGAAGTCAGTGTTGTTTTTCAGTTTCAACGTACGCTCCCCTATTCGTTTTCTGCACGAACAACCTGCAATTGCAGCAGGAGGGCGCGCTTGGCCGAGACTAGCTCCGCCTCCAGCGCCGTGACCTTCCCCAGTGCCGTGAGAAGAGCCGTCTCCTTCTCGCGCCCAAGGGCACCGAGGTTTCCCGACTCCAGTATGTCGACTTGTTCGAATTCGACAGAGACGAAAAGCTCCTTCTCGTCCTCGTCACGCCTATCAAATATTCTTACCTTGGCCATCTTGAACCTCCTCCGACCATCTCGGTCGGTATCTCCAGGTTGCTAGGATCATAAATCCTCTCTCAGCGTTTGTCAACCCTGTTACGGCCTTTTTTGGGTTTGTTAACCCCTATAATACCCTCTCCGTGTTCCCTTGGTTCGAGCTTGGATGATTTTTTGAATATTGACGGGAGAGCAATATGGGGTAATTATACGCGCCGAGTCAAGCCCTGTTTTCAACATTCGACATTCCTTTTAGATTACGCAGACTTAGTCACCAGTGCCAATCGCGAACTGGAGTTCGTTTTGGGCTATTCAACTCCTATTTAGATAGTGAAATTTTCCATCCGCCCATATCCTGCCCCTGGCCGCGCTCGCATCCCTGTGATTCTCGCAGACCGAAATCGCCTCTGGAGGATTGATGACCGAGGGAGGCGACCAAGAGTGATGGATCGCATACTCGGCCTCAGCACCACAAATGTAGCATATCGATCCCTTCGCTGGCGGCAGCGGCAATCCAAACAGGATGATCATGCTGAAGCAGTAAAACATCAGCGATACAGCCATCAGAATCCAGATGATCGACTCGGGCCAACCAAGCCACAGGGATAACGGTCCAATTCCACATCCAATAACCACTCCCCCGATCCTCATCAAAACTGATTTCATTCTCCTCGACATCACACCCCTCCTTTTTCCTCAGCAATTATACTGTCAAAGGCTTCTACAACGTCTGGAATCTCCTGACGCATAGATTCACGCGTCTTCAAATCAGAAGTCTTATATAAATCAAACAGTCGCATCAGTGCTTTGTCAGCTGGATCTATATTAGAAAGTCTCTCCGCAGCCTCGCGCCTTTTGTTGAGAATCTCCTGATTCTTAATCGCGATCTTCAAACAAGCAATAGCCACTCTTTCGGCAACCAACTCAGCCTCTGCTCGACTTGAAAAAGACTCTCCACCACCCCAAGAACCAGAAGGTTCTCGCCAGCTCAAGAAACACTGACCACCATCCTCAAGAATACGAAAAAGAACTTCGCCTGACTGAGCACGGCGATACTTTCCTTTTTTCTTCCACTTCATCCTCACGCTCCTCTTTATGTCCGTGTCGGCTTCATGCCTAATACCACCCACTCGTCAATATCATCACTAGTGATACTCCATTCTGTAATCCCAGACTCCCGCGTGGATTTCATCGCAAAACGCACAACCTCTTTGAATTTTTCATAAGCATCATAGCCCATGACCAACCAACTCATGATCGCCGCAGCAACCTTGGCCTCGTAACTCTCGTCACCATCCATCGTCTCTTTAGGCAACGGAAGAGGACCTGCTCCTCCCTCCCCTCGGACAAGAATAGCAGGAGACGGCTCGACCATGACCATAAACATAGCTTTCATCACGCTCCTCCCTTCCATTCCTCTGGCGGGAATCCTCCCCGCGACATCCACTCGTCCAAGCTCTCAAACCACTCGGCCAATTGGACAACATCATCTAACGGCATCTCCGTGATCCACCCCCGAGCAAGCCGACCACGATCCTCGACGATGCGCTTCGCCAAACGCCGCATCTGTCTCAATGTCTCGTTCGGATCCATTACTCCTCCTTGAGTTTCGTTGTCAGTTGCGACCATTTATACAGCTCGCGCATGGCGAACTTCTCAAGATCGGCAGCTGGCTTCGCCCGTACCTCGGTCTCCTCGTAAGCCACCCGAGCCTCCTCCTTCAGCTGCTCGGCCCACTTCTCAATCTCATCCACCGAGTACTTGCCCTGCTTCACATCGAGAACGTGGTTGGCGTAGGTCAATGGAAACTTGATCCTGCCAGTCTCCATGATCTCCCTGCCCGTCATCAAAAGATGGATCAGATTCGACGCGAACTTTGTATCGTAGCCGTATTTCGTGAAAAGCACGTGCCTGCTCGTCGCGTTAGCCAGCCGATGCCGAATCATCTTCTTGGCCTTTTTCACAAAGGTTCCACGCTCTATAAACAGATCCCCACACTTGACGTGCTTTCCCTTGCCCTGGTCAACAAATATCAGGTCCGTTCCAGTGTACCTCGCCGTGACATCAGCCAGCACGTTATCTGGATCGAACTCTTCTTCCAACAGCTCCAACCCGCGCTCCAGCGCAGCATAGTTCGCGGGTTTGATCCGCATCTTGTGCAGCTGAGAATCAGCGTACTTTATGAATCGCCGATACGCCCCCTTGTGGACGATTCGATGCTTCAGCGCCAGCAACCGATCCGCGAACCCCAGTTCGTCCTTGAACAAGATGTTCTCCTCGTTCACAAAGATCGCGTGCATGAAATTTGGATTATTCTCCATCACCGTCTTCACAAACTTTCGGTAATCGTGGATCTTGAAGTCGACCGCCTCCGCCGTGTTGCGCCCTGTGTCGTCCTTGTCCACCACGCCGAGATCCACTTCGTCACATCTCTGAAACCCAAAGATCGTCTCGTCGCACGGCATAAACACACCGAAATAGTCCTCATCGCTGTCGGGAGTACTCGTCCCGAAAAGATGAGATCCAACCCGTATTTTCAGGATCATATTGTCCTGAGCCATTTTCTTGAAATCCATGTCACCTCTCCATGTCAAATTCGGCCAAAATATCCTCTGGCGTTTTGTCGAAGGAAACCCCGACCTCGGACCAATTGTTGCGGTCCGCCGCGATTATCCTCGCCATCTTCAAAGCACCAGTGTGCAAGCGCTCAATCTCAGCCTTGAGTTTTTTGTTCTCAGCTTCAAATCGACGATTCTCGATACGCAGCTTGTACGCCTGTTGTCGATCACTCGGTAATGCCATCACCCCTCGCTTTCCTTCAGCGCAGCACGTATCGGCGCATTGAACTTCTCTTCAATTTCTTGAATATCGTCCGACGTCCACACCATCCCTCTTCTCGGATCTCGACACACGTCTCCTTCAACTATTGTTACGTTCCCGGCAACATTGAGATAAAACCTACCAGTAGCGAGATGTGCTTCAACGCTTGTTTCGTTTACACGCTCAACTCCAGGCAACAGTGTTTGTAGTGCCATTCGCAACCGCTCGATCTCCTTGTCCCGCTCGGCGAGGGCAGTGGTAAGGAGCGCACAAGACTGGCACGGCACACTGGGCTCTTTGGCTGGCCCCCGTAATCTCACATGTGTGGCATCCAAACAATTAGGACAGCCTCCAGTTGTCAGAGCAGCACCGCAAATCATACATCTCTCACTCATCACAACACCCTCGCTTTCTGATTACAAGACCGCACCTCCTACAAGTTATCCTTGGATCTAACTGCCGCGAGTTCAGAGCCGCGCACTTTAGTTCAAACATGAGTAGATCAATTGGATCGAAACTATGGCCAAACCAAGAACATATCTTTTTGCATATCCATTTCAAACTTCACCCTCGCTTTCTTGATGCTCGGCTTTTTCCTGATCCCTCAACACATGCCCACAATGAGGGCACGTTTTCAAAGATCCAAGGGTCACAGCCCTCAGCTCTGACATGGTAAGAATTCCATCCTGACAGCACACCTCACAAAGGGAAAATTGTACAAACTCTCCCATCGCAACAGGGCAATCCTCAGCCCCGTACTTGCAACCATGAAGCCGACAACAATGCGCCCGATGTACCTCAATGTTTCTAACAGCCATCACTTCTCGCTTTCCTGACATTCGGCGAGCCACCGTACATAACGCTCACGTGTCTTAGTCTCTCGCCTGTAGTAAGCTTCAAGTACACTCGCGTCATTTCGTCGGTATTGTCTACTTGATAATCGCACACCAGGCAGCCAAAATCGATTCTTTAATTCTTCCTCGGTTTCATCTTCCACAAACCAGCACCTATTAAGAAAAATACAATCGGAATCAACCCCCTCATGGAGTTGCGGGCATCGCATCTTGCTAACACGCAATAAAAACTCCTTCTTAGTCATCCCTTTCATCCCTTAACACACGCCTCGATGAGGGCGTTTTTTCAAAGGCCCAATGGTAAGGATCCCATACATACGGCACACCTCACAAGGATAGAACTGCCCTGTTCCCCCGCTCACCACAGGGCAATCCTCAGCCCCATACTTGCAACCATGAAATCGACAACAATGCGCCCGATGTACCTCAATGTTTCTAACAGCCATCACTTCACCACCTTCATCGCATCCTCGTTCCAGTACCTAAATCCCTCGATCGGCGGATCGACGATCCAGCCTCCCTTGATATCACTGTACGGTCGCAGAAGCTTCGCCCGCTTCCCCTCGATCTCAACATCCATGTCAGCCTCAAAAAGATGCTCCCCAATCCACTCAGCCTGATAGTCGCCGATATGCTCCTCTTCAAAACACCCCATGCCAGGAATCTGCACCCCGATAATCAGATCGAGGTCTTCGTGCCCCTCGATCATATCCTGGATGTCCGCCTGGGGAATCCGATATCGCCGCGCCAATTCACGTACCGTCGGAGTACTTCCATTGTCTGGATCTGTTATCCACTCGCGCGTGCGCGTACGCACATATGCTGCCAATTTCTCCTGGATACGGATCCATGTTTTTGTATCGATTTCTCGAACCATGCCTACTCCCTGAATGCTCCTGCCGGGATCTCCAGCACCCGGCGCATCTCGTTGATCTTCTCGTCCTGTCCGACCACCCTACCAACACGGTACGCCTTGTCAAAGACAGCCTTGAGCTTGACCACCTGATTGATACCGGCCTCCCAGTCGAGGCGGAACATCTCGTTCCCCTCCTCATCGTAAACGATAGTCTCGCCGTTCTTTCTCTCGATACAACCGTCTGTCATTTCGAACCACTCATTAGTTGCCATTTGCGACCTCTCTTTCGTCCAGCGGCTTGGCATCCTTCACCCTGACATACTGAGGACCGAAGTTCGATCCCAGTGGGCCGCCAGGCTGGTCAAACTCAACGATGTAGCAGAATCCATGGCCCAGGCGGTTACGACTTCCAACGACCGTCCCCTTGAACTTGCCATGCACCAGAACGCGCCTCTCTTTGATCTTTTCTGTCGACATCGATGCAATTCCTCCTCCTGACATCTTGCCAGGCATCTCCAGGTTCCTGTTGCCATGTTAAGCTCTTTGAGGGGTTTGTCAACCCTTTCTCGCCAGAAAGTTTTTCCAGCAATATCAAGTTGACTAACGCGCCCACAGGCTTTAATGTTCCAGCAGGCCAAATGATGCTCGGGGAGATCCCGAGAATGGAGCGACTGGATGAAACACATCAAACTCAAATGTTGCGTCTGCGGAAAGACTACCACAATCCATGGCAACAATGCAGACGAAGTAATCAAAAAAATTGACAAATCAGGATGGCATGATCGACCAGCCCCCTACGGAGACATCTGCCCTGACTGCGAAGACAACACCGAGGAAGACGAATGAAACTGACAGATGAACAAAAAGCGATTATTGATTCAACGCCAGGTCGAGGGGGATCCTTGCTCGTGACGGCCTTTGCAGGGACGGGCAAGACCTTCACTCTCCAAAAGTACGCGGAGGATCGGCCCGCCGACAGGATCCTGTACGCCGCATTCAATAAGGCAATACAACTCGAAGCCGAGCGCAAAATGCCTGTGAACGTGACGAGCCGTACTACACACTCGCTCGCGTACCAAGCCTGCGGAGGCGCCTACCGAGATGCGGGTCTCCTGCGCGGCAGTGTGCCCCTCTGGGGAATCGCCAAACTACTGGAGACCAACATCGTCCTGGCAAACTTCGCATCCTCCGTCGTCAAGCATTTTCTGGCGTCTCCTGATCCCGAAATCGACAGCCATCATATCGGCGACGAGATCCGCGACTACTACCAAGATGCTGAGGAGATACCACCCTTCGTCGAAATGGCCGACATGATCTGGGACAGCATGAAAAGCCTGAGACCACGCACCCTCCCGATGACCCACGACGGCTACCTGAAGCTCTACCAGCTCTCGGGTCCAGAGCTGCGATTCGACTACATCCTGCTCGACGAGGCACAAGACACCACGCCCTGCGTCTGGGATATCGTCAAAAACCAACACTGCAAGAAAATCGTAGTGGGCGATCCCCATCAGGCCATCTACGGATGGAGAGGCGCGATCGATGCCCTGAAGCTGGTCAAGGGAGCCGAGAATTTGTACCTCTCGCAAAGCTTCCGCTTCGGCCCCGATGTCGCAGCCCTCGCCAGCACGCTGCTGAAGCGGTTCAAAGGCGAGAAAAACGAACTACGGGGCCTGGACTCGCTGACCACAGAAGTCCTGACAAGCGGCCGACCAGACAAGCACACGCTGCTCGCACGCGGGAACATGCACATCTTCCGAGCTGCATCCGCAGAGTGCCAATTCAGCAAGAAATCAATCGGGTTCGTGGGCGGAGACTACCGAAACTACCGATTCCAATCCGTCCTGGATGCCTACCACGTCTACAATGACGAACCCGAGATGGCCAAGGATCCGCTCATCAAATCCTTCGAGACCTTCGAGGATCTTCTGGAGTACGCTGGCAAGGTCAAGAGCAAGGAGCTGGAGGCGGCCTGCCAGCTGGTCGAGGAATTCGGAGCACGGATCCCGACAATCGTCAACGAAGTGAAACACCGAGATGTTGGCGCCAAATTCTCAAAGGTGACCTACACCACGGGCCACAAAGCCAAGGGGATGGAATTCCCAGTGGTACAGCTGGCGCCAGACTTCACATCTATGATCGACACGCACAAGGACCATCCCGAACTCAGAATCATCAACCCCGATGAAATGAACCTGATCTACGTCGCCATCACGCGCGGCACCGAGAAGCTCTACATCTCGCCGACGGTCAAGGATTTCATCGAAAACGGGAAAATGTAATGAGCCGCAAACCACAGAGACAGGATTCTCTACACGACCAGCTGAAAGATCTGATCCCTATCGCCAACCGCGAGGGGATGTACGATGCCGCCGACTACCTCTCCAGGATCAGCAAAAAGATACATAATAAAACAAGAGCACATACACCCGAAGAGCGATCATGCCTGAAGTGCGGGAAAAAATTCACAGCTCTCGGGAAAAGCCAGAGGAAATTTTGTCACCCAGTCAATTGCAACCCAATGCCATCGGAAAAGGTCATTGAGAAAGGACTACGCGACGGAGAAACACAGGCAGGACTTGCCAGAAAACACAAAATCAGTGTCAACACAGTAAAAAAACTGGGGTCTTTGTTTTTTCGTGAGAAGTACAAGAAAGAACGAGAAGAACAACTCCGAGAGCATCGACGTCTGATGGAGTCGGACCCAGGATACCGAGTCATCAATCTTCGAAAAAAAGGAATGGATGCGTTCCAAAATATATCGATCGAGGACGCAAGACTCCCAAAGAACATCATGGTGCCTCTGAAAAACATGAACGTCAAGAAGCTCCGCGATGTTGCAACATGGTGGTCAATGCGTGGATTGAAAAGGATGCTAGGAAGCGACGAAGCCACAAATATTGTCCGCAAATGCCTAAAAAAACACTATATCGAATTCACCGAGTAAAGGAGAAAAAATGATCAAACGACACACGGCTGACGAAGAAAGAAACATGGACTGGCTGAAGCCTGGGATAACAGCCTACGCCACCGACTTGCAGTCAAACACAGGAGAAGGAGCAATCCAGACGCTAGAGGTCACCAAAGTCACAGAGAGAGAGATCCCCTCCGTTGGAACATACCTCGCGGCAGAAGGAATCGTAATCGACGACCCCATCAACAAAGAAAAAGTACCATACCGATTCGACTACGATGATCTCTCCATCTACCAAACCAGAGAAGAAGCACGTGCAGCTCTAATATTCGAAATCGAGTCTGACATCCTGGATCTCGCCCTTCTTCTCGAACTCGCCACAAGTCCTGCCACGGGAGATACCCAGAACTACTATTGCCTTGGAGACGAACCGATCGAGCAACAGGTCACAGACGCCCTGGCGCTCAACAAAGGAACCGACAAGAGCATCCTACGCGCTACGCTCAAAAAGATCTTCATGTAGTGGGAAGCGGTGGAATCGAACCACTCGCCTCGTGGAGGAACGGGGTTACAGCCCATCGCAGGCCCAGCCTGCCTTAAATCACTTCCCATGGTACCCGCGAGTGGACTCGAACCACCAACATTTCGGTCCTGAACCGAACGACTCTGCCAATTGGCCTACGCGGGCATATAACGACATGCTCCAGCATATAATCGCATGCTATTGCATGTATCAATTTGATATCAAAATGTGACAAATTGATATCTCGGTGGCTTCGACTGGAGTCGACCCAGTGTCTCCGGCTCTTCAGGCCAGTGCTAAACCCCTCAGCTACGAAGCCATATTTTGTGGGAGAGGAGGGATTCGAACCCTCACTGAACCGGCCCTCAACCGGACCCCTCTGCCGTTGGGGTACCCTCCCATGAGTACGACTGAGTGGATTCGAACCACCAACTTTCGGTTCTTGAAACCGACGCCTCTGCCGTTGGGCCACAGTCGCTCGGTACGCCCACCAGGATTCGAACCTGGAACCCTCAGATCTTAAATCTGATGCCTCTGCCGTTGGACCATGGGCGCATCTTCCTCCTCGATGTTGAACAAGGACTTCAATCGCTCCTCTTCTTCTTTCGTCATCGTTTTCAATACAGATTGTGTCTGCTCGGCCAATTTCAACTTCTCCTCTTCCGTCATGTTTTTCCACTCCATCTCTTACCTCCTGCCACCATTGTACCACCCGCCAGAGCCGAATCTTGCAGCGCAAAATCATTTTTCTGGCAGGTGAGCAAGGATTCGAACCCTGAGAACGTGGTCTGGGGCCACGCGTGTTGCCATTACACCACTCACCCCTACGGCGGAAGACGGAGGATTCGAACCCCCACACCCTTTCAGATGACCTCGCATTAGCAGTGCGGTCGCTTACCGTTCGCGCAGTCTTCCTTGAGTCTCGGATCGGAGTCGAACCGACGTCCATTTCGGGTTGCAACCGAATGCCTTGCCTCTCGGCCACCGAGACTTCAGAGGAGGACGTGGGATTCGAACCCACATGCCCGCGCTTACGGACAGCCACGGTTTTCAAGACCGACGCAATGCCAATTCTGCCAGTCCTCCTGTTGAGTGACCGAGGGAATTCGAATCCCCAACCACGGGAGCCACAATCCCGCGCTCTACCAAAACTTGAGCTACGGCCACAGCTGAGGATGAGGGATTCGAACCCCCGCGCCATTACGACGGCCACCGCTTTCGAGGCGGGCACAATTCCAACTCTGTCAATCCTCATTTTAAATATCCGTCCTTCCTCGGTGATGTTTGTACTCCTCCGAGAAATCCATCAATTCATCGTGACGAAGCGCAATGCCCCTGTAAGCCTCCAAAACCAACGCAGGCCCTTCACCCTTCGGCACAATCACCTTGCCGACACGTGCCAGCGCCTCGGGGATCCACGCGGTCCACCGAGCGGTCTCCCGACCGATCAAGCACTGTTTGTATCTGGCATTCTTCTTTTTCATCGTTCTCGTCATCCCGCGAACTCCAGTTCGCTGCGGAGGATCCAGGATTCGAACCTGGACTGCATCAAAAACGCAGGCTACGCCGTTCCAGGGCGCCGCTTTGCCAATTCAGCCAATCCCCCGAACTGAGGGAGGCGGCTTAACTAAAGAGTAGGGATGAATACAAATGAAGGGACGAACACCATAACCGAGCGGTCACAGTGGTAGGGGTCGCGTTACGAATCATCGGATTTCTTTTTTTGATACGCTTTTCCATTTTTCGTCTCCTGCCCCTAATGATGGAGATGCTTTCCCAGGAAGTCAAGAGGAAATTTTCGACCCAGACGGAACAGGCCGATCGGGATATGCCTCCGACCAAAGGCGCCAGTAGTGCTCACCTTTATTGGGCAGCAGTGTACCAGCCAAATCGAGCAGTTGTTCGTGGGTATAACTATCATGCTTCGCAGGCTCGCCGTTCCGTTCGATGATCCTACCCATCGCCAACCGCTCCCCGATCGCCGTAATGAGCCAAACATACCCACGCTCTGTAACAAGCACATCCCCTACGCGCACCACCGTTCCATTTGCAAGCGTCAACGTGCGCACAGAGCGCAACTCTTCGATGTAGTCAAACAACCAATCATCCTCGCGAATGAACGCCAAGGCCCACCTGATATTTTGCGCTCTTCTCTTTCCAATCAAAGACTCAATCCCCATCATTATCCTCCTTAGACCCCTTTCCAGTGCCGACCGTCCTGTTGCCAGCGTGGTACTCCTCGGCCATCAGCAGCATGGGAGCCCACTCCAGATACTCAGCGCGCGTCCTCGGATCGTCAAAAAACCTCCTGAAATCCCCAGGCTTGTATGCACTCACGTTTATCAAGTCTGTATCCTTGCAAGTAATCTGCGCATGAATGTGCGGATCCTTCTCGCGCCCCCATGAACTGTAATCATAGGTAAGGCGGTCGCGCTTCCAGTGGTAGGTACACTTCCTCGCACGAGGCATAAACTTCACAACCTCGGCCAAATACCCAGGGCCAGGATTGCCATACGGTGAGTACAATTTAACATACCGCTCATCCCTCCTGCGCCAATTTCTATCCCTCCGCGCATTCTCCCGTTTTGCCTCCTTGATCATCCACGCCCTCTCCTGACCGATCGTAATAGATCCCACCCCGAGCGACTCGTTCAACTTCTTGCGATATGCTTCAAAATCGGGCTTCTCCCCAGCAACCAACGCTCGATCCTGATCGTAAACCAATCGAATCGCCTGCTGAAAACCATCCGCCGTCCAGATCTTCCAGGGTGGATGAGGATGCAAAACCTCCGAGCGATCAATCAAGCCCTGGAGAATCATCACAACTCGATTGTGCTCTTCGATATCATTACTGAGCTTCGTCATCATATCATCGTAATAGAGATCATCAGGAACAAACGCTCGATAATCCTCGCTCTGTCTGTCAGGACGGCTCGGAGGAAAAAAACTATGATCATCCCTGCCCATCCCTGCTGCTTCCTCCGCATCCCACTTCTTTTTTTCCGCCCGCCACGCCCAAAGATTACGCGCATCTTCCTCCCGTAAATATCGATACCTATCATCGGATATAAAGCCTTTTACTCCCTTCCAATCAACCTTCGCCCATAATTTATTTCCGCTAGAAATGAGCTGACGATCGCTGTCGGGAAACAGCCTCTCGCCGAAATCAATCTTCGTATTTACACGCCAAACCTGATCACCGTTGCGAATATAAAGAAAAGTCACAGTGTCAAGCTTCTCCAATTCCATAATCCTGATGAAGTCAGATAGCGAAGAGCCATGACGCTCCTTTCTCTTACGACGAACCTGGAACGCCACCATACACCGTGGAAATGGTAGGATTCGCTCTCGATTCTCGTCTGAAGCAAGCCACCCATCGAAAGCCTCGATGTCCTTGAATTCCATGCCGCCATGTCGATATTGAGCCAGACATTCTTCGTCCATATAATGCCTGCGCTGCAACAAACGAATAGGCTCGGTCATCTCCGCTGGCTCGCCATCCCGAACGAGCGCCGCCTCCTCGCTCAACCCCGCGTACAAATCGACCGCAAGAATTCGACGATCCACACTGTTGATAAGAGAATCCATCTTGTCACGAGCAGCCTTCAGAGGGATCGCCTCGGCCTTGAGCCACCTCTCCATTTTCTCGCTGGTCTTCTTGATCTCTTCAAACAACGCAGGCAACTTATCCTTCTTGGCCTTCACCAGAGCTTCGCGATATTCTGGCATCGGCTCACCCGCTCGAACCGCCAGAGCCTCCGTGTCAGATCTCTCCGATAGCGCCAAGGACGGAGCCACGCCAAGTCTCGATGTGAGCAGTTGCACTTCATTCGTCAGTTCGCCAATCCTCGCCCGACACTCCTCCGTCTTCTCGTGGACAATTTCCAACGCATCTGGAACGTACTCACACCACTTCCAAAAGTTGTCAAAATGGATCCGTCTATCCCCCCCATAAGTACTTGTCATCTTGACATAGTTCGAGCCCATATGCGTAACGCAACCAAGCCATCGATCGCCGTCATCATCAGTAATCCAGTACCATTTTCCGACAGATGGATCCTCCTCCCTGGACTCCCGTGGCATCTCTTCGGCGACTTTTTCCTTGAGAATTATTTCATCCTTCATGCCGTCAACCTCCTCGGGATCTTCACATAGTTATCGGCCGAGAATTGCGCCACATTCATCCATTCATCCGCTTCCTCAGACGTCCGAGCATAGACAAACAATGCCTCGTGCATATCCCCCTGGAGTAAACCACATCTCCCCTCGCACAATATTTCAAAGTTGTCGAGATACAGCTCCTTGCGATCGATATTCAAAAACTCCAGATCCATCTCTTCCTCTAAGCGGACACCAATCTCCTCGATCCGTTTCTTCGCATTCTCTCGCTCGTGAGGATTCGACGACGGATGCTCAACAAGCACTACAAGCTTCCGTAACAAGACCTGATCCTTGTCAGGAATTACAGGGTCCGCCTTGACCCGCACTGCCCCATACTCGGTATGAATAAAACACGGATCCTTGTAGCGATGCTCCAACGGATCAATCCAGATCTCATACAAATATAACGCCTCGGCACGGGTCATCATCTCTTCTAGAGGAGGCTTGTCATCCAAAAACACACAAGGAGAGATCTTCGAAGGAATCACTCGCACAAAACGGTCCATCGGGCGCCTGTCAAAACGCTTCATGCACAATCCCTCGCAGCCAATTGAAGAGCCGACTTCACCTTGAACCGATCGGTATGCAGCTCAACCGCGAGCTTGTCCACCTCCCACAAGCGATCGTAGGCCAGCCCAACGGCCCTGTCGTCGACCCTCTCAGGATCTACAATGCCCAGGCCCCCAACAACCTCCCGCGCCACACGGTGGACCAGGGCCGCCACCTCGTCTCTAGTCATGAACTCCTCCTTCTGCCGAGATCACCCCGACCATCAGGAGTACTATAAAGCATTGTGTGCGTTTGTCAACTAGGAGACGCGACGAAGCGGTAGCCGTTCTATGACGTGACCATCTGCACGATCACGGGGTTGGTCGGCGCCGTCGTTCCTGGCGTACCAGGGGCCGTAACCACCGCAAACGAAAGGTCCGCGAAATCGAGACCGTCAGGGCAGACTATCTGGCGCCGCTGATTGACAGGAACCTTTAAGATGAAGTCGGGATCAGTGGTCCCCACGGTCGGAGCCGCATCATCGTAGATCTTCAGATAGGCCACATCAGCTGGATTCCCAGTGTTGTCAACATCGATCATGTAGATCGTCCCAGCCGCACCCGTCACAGAGGTCTGTGCCGTTGCGTTGGCATCCGTCTCCTTGACCAACTTCGTCCCGACTGGAGCAACTTGTGTTGATACCGAGAGTGTCATTACATCTTCCTCCCCGTCTGCGGATCACGACCCTGGAGCACCATCTTCTGGAACTCCAGCGTCGTCAGCAATTCGTCAGTCGTATCCGTAATCTTCTGGAAGAGATCCGCCACCATCTCGCCGTCACCGTCGGGCATGTCAAACAGATTTTTGTTCTTCTTGAATCGGCTGTACTTCTCGTCGGCCCACCTCCCCACCTCGTCGATCTTATCCATGAACTTTATGAGGCGCTTGGCCTCCTTGGGGTCTGGCTTGGAATAGTCGTCGGGACCGACCTTTCGCTTCTCTTCCAGCTTTTTCTCGATAATTTCCTTCATCGTATTGCCATCCTCTCCCTCGTTCTTCTTGAGGTAATGATGAATCCCCTTGTACCCGTGCTTCGAGAGCCACACTGAAATGTCCATCTGACGATCGGACTTCTTCAGCACTTTTCCCTTCGCATCCTTGACCACGAGAGTATAGAGGGTCGGAGACCTTTTTGTATATTCACGCTCGACAGTGACCTTGCCAAATTCACCCTTCGCCATGATTACTTCCTCCTCATCTGAGCCTGCACCGTGACCTTGAGCGGCACCCAGATCTCCGTCCTGCCACTCGGCCATTTGCGCCGCGTCGGATCAATCATCGTCCCGCTGGTTGTTATCGAGGAAATGGTCAGCTTCTTGACCGTCCACTGCTTTCGATCACCCCACCCCACAATGCGCCAGACCCAATTATCAGGATCCTTGAACCATTTGTGGAGATCACGACCCAGGCCCTTCGTGTCAGACTTCACCGCCGCCTCAAACGCACCTCGCATACCCTTGATATGCTTGGCATCCGTTCCTGCCAGGTTGAAGTAGTGGTTCGATGCCGCCGCCTCAATCGTCGCACCAGCACCCCCACCCTTCCCAGGCTTCAGTTCCAGATCGAACGAAACAACGGAGCCATCGTCAGAGCGCTTGAGTCGCTTCATCAGAATATCACCGTCAAAACCAACGAAGATCTTGGGCTTTCCACGAGGCCATTTCTCACCGTCAGGCATGATACCCTTGTTGAGCATCGTCTTTGCCTGGTCGTATTCCTCGCCTTCCATCAGCGGTTCTATGCCAATGAATGCACCGAGTTCTTCGACAAAATCTCTTCTCATCTCAACCTCCCGCTCAACCGATATGATCGCCGAGCTTAGTCCAGCCAGTCTTTCCGTAAATATCCTTCACCATCTGAATGGCCGCGAGAGTCGAGATCTCACGAGAAGGCGTATCGTCAGCCCCAACAGAATCGAATTTCGCATGGACCGGCGCCACAATAGCATCGAACAACTCGCCAGCGATCGGCCCCACCACCTTCGTGTCATACTCCGCAATCTTCGAGAGCTTCTTGCGAACAGCCTTCTTGAATTTCGCCATCGCACTATTCAATGCCGTGACAGCCTTCGCAGTTTTGGTCCGCTCAGCTTTTGTCTCGGGCTCATAAAGCTGCCATCCCTCGGCGTCCAACTTCGGGGACCAGCCAGTCTTGGCCTCCTGGATTTTTCTTTCAATGAGTTCACGCATTAGTAGGGTACTCCATGTTTTTTCAGAAGGGCAGCAATCGCCTTCCCATCTGCATCCGCCTCCCGAACGATTACCATCCTAACAGATGCTTTGTTTGTTTTGGGATCAAAAAAAACTGATGCCTCATCAATCCCAGCATCGATATACAATTCATCAGTGGCACGACTCACACGACGAACTTTGGCCGCCTTCAGCTCATCCTTTACACGCTTCGCGATCGTCTCCTCGTCGTCAATCTTTTCTCCACGAGTCGCCTTTTCAATCAGCTCTTTCATGAAAGCTCTCCTACTTGATACCAACTATACGCATGAGCGCTCCAAGATCACGAATATCCTTTTGGCGAGGAAGCTCGACTTCGGAACTAAACGAAGCCTCTCCATCAGGATGAACATAAATCCTAGCCTTATTGTGAACGCTACGCGGAATCGACACAGAATACATCAACGTTCCCGCATGTTCACTCACACCATCAATCTTGAAAGGAGTATGCATCTCGATAGCCTGACGCACTTCTTTCTTGGTCCCACGCGCACTACCAGCCCCTTTTACAGGACGACCCTTCTTTTTTTCGATTAGCTCTTTCATATCCACACCTTACGCCCCACGGGGCGGTTTGTCAACTATCGTTCTCTCTGCTGCCAAGCCTGCGAAACATGGCGAGAAACCTTTCGAACCTCGTCGGCCGCATCGTCAAGCCCCTCCTTGCTGAGGAGATGGACGGTCCACCCCAACAAACTACCAGGATCGTACTTGTTCAGTTTCGGCTGCGACTTCTCCATCAACTCGTCAATCTGCTCGTCGGTCAGCGCATTGATCTCTTCAAACGACCTCCCCAGCAGCATCATCGCCGCAAAGATGCGCTCCTCACGCAAGCGCCCGCGCACGCGCGGGGAGATGTCGATCGACTTCTCGGTGTCAAACACCGCCTTGGAAAAAGCCTCCATCGCCGAAATCTTCTTCTTGCCCGTGCTCTTCACCTTTGGATGCCGCGATGCCATCTCACCATACGGATCACTTTTGTCCGCGAGCCGCATCGCCAGATCGCCACCGAAATTCCTGACCTTCGTAGCCAGATCATATACGGCTATCGCACGCGCCTTCGGATTCCCAATATTGACAAAAGTCGCCAGCCGTTCACTCAATTCTCTCAATATGGTCATCGATTCCTCGCAAACAATAGCGCTGCCTTCCGCGCCTCTTTCGCCCGTTTCAAATCCTTGGCCGACTTGCTATTCAAAACTACACGAAAAGCCTCAGCCGCCGCATCATGCATATCGGCCGCCTTGATCGTCTGTTTGGCCTGCGTTCCCTTTTGCTTGCTGGCTTCCCTGCGTAGGTACTTCGCGTCCTGCTCGTGCCAGCCTTTCATCTGCTCGGCCTCGCGGATCTTCTTGCTAGAAATCGCCTCGCAAAAAACAGCCAACTGCTCCGTCAGCCCTCGCAGCCTACCAACTCCACGCTGAATCCCCTCACCGATCCCGCAATCATAATCGGGGCTCTTGCAGACATTCTTGTAAATGGTAGTCACCAAGGAATAGAACTTATCGGGATTGCTCTTCTCAAGCCCAGCGCCGTACTCCTTGCCAACAATCCCCTTCGCCTTCTTCCAGGCTTTCTCCCCGTCAGGACCTGATACCCACTTTGGCATTACGCACCCTTCCCCAGCAGAAGATCAAGGATGTCATCCATTCCAGGATCCTCACCACGCTTATACTCCTGCTTGGCAACTGGCTTCTTGGCATCTCTCTTGACAACATCCCGAACGGCAGCCTTCGAAATATCAACTTTTGAGTCGCGCTTCTTGCTCTTCGTGACACTGCCAACCTTAAACAAAAAAACCACAGGAACCTTCCGAATTCCAATCTCCTTAGCCAGAGCAAGCCTGTGATTTCCTTCACCAACCTTTGCCCCCCGAGAACGACCGATCTCAAAGTACAACGGCTCCGTCCGATCCCAACCATTCTTCTTCAGGTCGGACTTCATAGCATCCCATTTCAATTCCCCAGGAAGATCAGACTTTTTACCACCAACTCGCGCATACCCAGAACGGGCAGTCTCTCGCGTCCATGTATACTCTCGATATGGCCACAGCTGAGAAACATCAATCATGATAGGCATAGAATCTTCGTATGCTTTGTCACCCCTGACCTGCCACCCATCAATATAATCGGAAATCCTCCCCGATTTTGCCGCATAATAGTCCTCGGCAATCAATGACAGACGTTCAATCAGTTTCCTCATCTGCTATCCCTTTATCAATCCACGGATCACTACTTTTAATACCACACCCAAAGCCTGTCCCACAACCGAGAAGAAGTCCCTAGCCTTGGATTTTTCGTCAGCCTCTGCATTTTGCATAAACGCCAGAACGTCACTGCGGGCCTTCAGGGAGGCGAAAGACAGATCAGGAGCCTTGCCAGCCGCCACTTGATCAACCACCTCCTGGACACGCTCCACGCCCTCCCAGCCGTATTTCTCAACCGCGTCCCCAACCATGTCCATGATCGCACGCTTCCATGGCTCATCCATCTCACCTTGGAGACGGTTCATGGCCTGCTCCGCCTTCTTCATACCCACGACACCAGCACTCTTCACCATATTTTTCAGTAATTCATCCCACTTCATTTGGAATCCTTCCCGCCCGAACTACCCAACAAATCCTTCAAAAGAGGCAGCGGTTTTCGCCTTGGAATTACCTTCTGCTGCTGAATCAATCCATCGAGCGTCTTCGGCTCCTTGCTTGTCGTGGAAATGGATGTCACAGATTTCAGCGACGATGGCGTCCCGACAGCAGGAAGATCCTCGCTTACTGGCACCTCATCTTCATCGCCGTCACCATCTGCGTCACCGTCCAGCGCCGTCGGAAACAACACAGGAGGAGGCGTCAACGCCACCGAAGGAGGAGCACTCGGCGCACCCTCCAAAGCAAAATCACCAGAAAACCCAACGGCACCCATCATCATCATATCAATTCTCTGTCGCAACGCACGAATCTCATCATACAGTTTCTGATCAGCTTCGCGCTGTCGATCTGCCTGCTTTTTGATATGCTCCACCTCGTTCGCCAACACGGGATACGCCATCTCAATAGCGTTCAAAGCCTTGTCATCCGTGTCATCGAACAACCCCCAGAAGCCAGGCATGCTGAGAACGATGATGACAATCGTGATCGCTGGAGAAAAGCCCGCCTTCTTCAGCGATGCCGCCTTTGCTGCAATACTCGTTCGCTCACCCATCAAGTCCTCCATCTGGCAAATCATCTAACGCCTTCGGATCCCGCACGGGCACCTCAACTGGAGCATCAGGACAGAGCGTATTCGTATCAGGAACCTCTGGTGGATCCTTGGGCGGTCTCCGTGTGCTCACTCCTCCCAAATATCGCATAAACTCCGTGTGATACTTCATCCGATACTGAACAACGAGGATCGTCTCGGCGAGATCCTGACAGGACGCGGCCACAAAACCCCGAACACCTCCCACCGATTCGCATGTGCAATACTCGCCGATAAGAGTAATCCCACGCTCGACTTGCTCCGTAGCAGCAGCCTCCATGAAATCAATCTCGGCCCTATAAACCTTGGGATCCCGCACCGCTGGAGTACAGCAAAAGATGATAAAAGTAAAAATAACAAACATTAACTTTTCGCGGAAATGCATCAGTCTCTACCTCTCTCCGCGAACTGGAGTTCGCGGTTATGAAATTGTACCAGATGCTACACTTTCTCCAGCTTCCACATCGATCACAAGCACCTCAGTATTCGCCACGAGATAGTCGATGATCGCAGCAGCCTCCAGATTGATCCCCGCTGCATCATCCTTCACCGAGTACTTCTTTCCATAGGCTTCCTTGCGAGCCGCAGCAATCGCACCAGCAAGCCCCGTTCCTTCCACAGCATCTCCAGCATCAAGAGCCATCAGCATTCTCCGCTTCTTCGAGGGCTTTCTCCAGCAATTTCAAGGCCGTGCTTATCGCCTGAGCCGCAGAACCACCATGCTTTGCAGCCAACCCCAGAAATGCGTCCCATGTCTCCCTCGGCATCATCACCATAATCAACTCATCGGGATTCGGCTCATCCTCATCCCCGCCTGCCAACGAGCGCATCTCACGCTTGGGGAAATCCACACCCTCACGATCCCTCCAGTCATCTCCTGGCTTGGGCTCACGAGACTTCGTTTCCTTGCGCTCAACTACGCGACCATCTTCTGCTTTCATCCCCATCCGTCTAGTCCATTCTTGGGCCGATTGCCCCCTCGCGCTGGCGGATCAGACTCTATCGTATCCCAAACGCTCCCGTCGAACTCGAACGGAGAGTTTTGATCAAAACCAGCAGGAACAATCACCTTGTTCACAGGATCCTGCACCACCTGACGAAAAGTCAGCGACACCGAAGCACGCCGAGGAGTACCATCAGGAAATGCAAGCATATATGTGACATCACACCCAGTCATGATCACATAAATTACATCACTATTATCACTGTCGCTCAAGCGCATTCCTGGGACCGCCAGCATGCCAATAGGCGGAGGAAACGACGTCCGATACCCCTCAACATCCTTGTAGCTCGGATAGCAAAACGCGCGCAGATACTTGATCTCTGCCGCGATGTCTACGTTGTGAGGACGATTATCTTTCAAATATTCCGAGCTAGGAGTATTGAGCTTGAACGGATCAAGAACACGCTCAAAAATGTTCTGGTCCACCGAAGCTACAGGCTTCATAAACCTGTGAAAATGAACTTCAAATGTAATCGTCCGACCGCCGTTACTTGCCCATTGCGCGAGCGCATGCGACATGCCTGGAATATCTTTGAAGTTCCAACCAATATCAATCGTATCCTGGATCGACTCGGGCCAAAATTGGAAGGTTCTTTCGGGCAACATTATAGACTGATCAACAGGATTCACACCCGCAATCGAAATAGCCTTATAGTCCATCCCCTCGGGGCCAAACATCATAGCTTCAACTACGGCACCTATAACTCCAAAAGCCATGGATCTATTCTACCTCACTTGCCACTACAGCGAGCACTTTTTCGGTAAAAGCATCAATTTTTTGATTCTCCTGGTGGGCCATCCAATCTTCCGCAGTCAACCTTCTTGCTTTGCGATATGACTTGGCATTCGCAAAAGCTTCCTTCTTGTCATCGGGAATCTCGATCTCCTCTGCTGCTGGCATTGGAACAATCTTGCCCACTTCCTCACTGCCATCTTCCAGTCCAGCCGAAAGCGGCTCCAGACCATCTTTTAAAGCGGTCAAAGACTCCACAGCAACATCGAGTTCGGCACTATCATCAGGATTGCTCTCTGCAAACGCAGCCCCCTTACGCGTCTTGAAATCAGCCAACAGAGCAAGCCGATCATTGACGCGGCCGACCAGCTTCTTCATTCGTTCCTTATGCATACGACGAACGCCAAGGAAAGGAGCTAGCTCATCGTGCAACACACCAAGAACACGGATGATCTCCACCGATTCATCCTGCGGACTCTTTTCCTTTTTCTTTTTCTTTTTTATCGGCATTTCCTACCTCGATTTTAACAGCGACAATTTAAAAAGGACGCCAGCCCACAGTTCGCCTGGCTCCCATTCTGGTGCGTACCAAAGATTCATCCCATCAAAGTGTGCTCTATTCTGCCACCAAAAAAGAACATCCCCCGCAGAATAAGAATAGGGCCACATCCAAGAAGCCTGGTCCTTTTTCAACTCCGAATACGGCTGTATCCACGACCCACCGAGTCCACTCATCTCAGCATTGATTCGCTGATGAGACAATTTATGCAATTTGACTTCGGCAGTGTCGTCATCCCAGTAAACAATCCAACTATTCTTCCCATCATAGCCAGCTGGTCCCAGCATCATATCAAGATTGGCACTCGTATCGATTGCATATATATCGGTGAGGACTGGTCCATTTTGTCTGACACTGGGCATCTGGACCCATGTTCGAGCAAGCGCACCTGGCACAACAAAATCTGTCATAACTATGTTCAAATACATACCGTCCCATACCATCGACGCAACGTGTGCAGACGCAAGATTGGACGGCGTATTTACAGGTGCCCACCAACTGGTCTTCCAAGATGTAGTCGCATCTGAGATCTTAACGCCGTGAACACCGACAAACTCACCGGCAACTGACGAATACAGTCCGTAATAAACAGAATACGGAACTGAATCTTCCCCAGTCGATACCAATGGACCGCAGGCATAAACAGGCGTCCCAAGACCAAGCGATCCAATATCCCCGCACCCCTGAGTCAAAATCGTACCATTACTCGCATCGATAATCACAACGCCCGCTGTGCTTGGAGCTGCCGCCTGGAGATCATTGTCGCCGTTGACCGTGGCCAACTTGCCTGGAGCTGCAAGAATTATATCATCAGAATCAGGGTGAGTAACATTGGGAGGGCCAGCATATGTATCAATGTAAAGCCCCGCAGCAGGCCAACTCGAATTAAGCGTCAAACCACCAGCAGATCCGATATTGAAACAAAACACATAATGATCTGCCGTTCCAATAAAATCTGTATCGCGCACACGAATATAGAGGCGATTGTTATCGCAACACATTCCAGTAATGTACCACCATCCCACACTTGCAGCCGGTAATATAGTCGCTATATCGTAAACGACAGCAGTCTTGGTTTGGTCGAAAAACTCAACAATGTTATAGCACGCACTATAAGATCCCCCAAGAGCCTCAGCCATGTATACTATTACATTGCCCTCATCATCTCGGGCAGAAGTTACATGGCGAAAAGAACCAAAACCAACAGGATAATACCCTTCATTAGTCATGCATCCGTCTGGAACATCATCGCTATCAATCAGACGCCCCGAAACTTTCGAGTCCGTCCACAATGGATGCGCTGGCCCCCTGTTGCGCTTATGCAAGAGTTCCAGCCCTCGGGTGAGATTGCCGTAATCAGGATTGTTAGTCTGAAACCACGCTGGAGGATTCGAAAATTCTGGAGGACGAACCATCTGGGTATGAGTCACGCGCGTTGTAGGAAGCGCCTGGACAGGCGTCTGATCTATCGTAGTTAGCTGCGCCCGCTTGTATCCGTATACATTAATACTGATACTGGAAGATGCCGCAACAGAAGATTCGCTCACAATATATATCTGCGGATTATTATAAAAACCCTGGGCATCCGCATCAACAGACGGATTGAGAATTGACGTACCAGCAGTATTGTAAACTATACCCACATAAACAACGCCACCGTCCCCGAAAGCAGCCGTTCCATTGGAGTCGTTGTCCGTCAGATTAAAGTAGCGAGCAGCATCACCAATGCCTCCATCCCCAATATACCAACGTCCCGACAGGGGAACCTTCTGACCAGGAGTAATGTTGAAAATAGTAGTATTCTGCATCGCTGGCTCCGCAAAATACTTCCTCGCAACATCGTCCATAGTAGCAAAGGGATTCGCCGCATTTGGAGAACTAGCACCATCCAGCGCGTCTTTCTGATCAACCGTTGGAACAGCCCACAAGCTGACACTATCAATATATCCCCAGAGATCGTCGCCAGGTGTCAATGTTGAAGCGTCATTGACAGGCGTCGGCGTCGGCAACTTCCTAGCGGCAACCACATCCGCATATACAACAGGATTGGTAATATCGAAATCAATAACAACCGCACCAGGAGTAACAGGTATACGCCCGATTAAAATCGCATCAGGATTGTAGTTCGACGATGCAATATTGGACGGATCTTCATCTGCCACATCATATGTGGCCGTTGTCACGGAACCAGGGACATAATTGGCCACTGTATATACATAAAGATAAGTCACACCAAGAGGAATAGGATCCAGGGCAGACCCCGAGAGATTCAACGCGACATCAGCCACCTCGCGGATGGATACGCTCCAACCATCATAATTCGGAGCGCCGTCATTGCGCTCAGAATAGATAGCGAATGAATCCTCATCAAACCCAAGAGACAATGGATCCACGGCCAGCCAGATCTGCATGTCGGCCACCGCAGATTTTCGTGGCAAAAACCCACGATAACACCCGCGAGCAAGCGCAAGAGACTTCTCGTTCGACCCCTCTGTAAGGTAGCGCTCTTTGTATCTGAGTTTTACTTTTTCGTTGCTTATAGAAAAATTTTCAACCGTCATTTTCTACCTCGAATACTTCGAAACAGTAAAGGTGAACCGCACATCCCCGTATGTGATTCCTCCCGTATCGATCGCTTCAATTTTGACAGGAGAATTGTTGCCAATTGGGTTACCAACCGCCAACAAATCCACATCGCTCACTACGTTATACCACGTATTAGGATCACTTACATTTGTCGTTTCAGTTTTAGTCCAAGCCACAGCGCCCACCTGGTCATACACTGTCATCTGCTGCGTCTGAGCAGCACCCATATCTCCGCGCTGATCAACCGTCATCAGAATCTTCGTCGGCAGAGGATACAGACTTCCATCGGCCACCGCACTAGCAATCGGAGTGGTCACCTCCACGTCCGTATCCTCACCGTTCGCATTCAGAGTAACACTGTTGATTGTGTACCAACCGTCATTCGCTGTAGACCCTCGTATACTAATGCCCTCGCCAGCCACCAAATGCCTCCGCTGATCTCCATTGATCGTGAAAGTGCTGGCGCCCACATTCACATCACTCACATCTGCAAGATCATCAGACAAGAATTCACCGATCAATTCTTCGTCAATCGTATTACCGTTGGACACATTCTCCAGGGTCCAGCTCTTCGTAATCGCCCAATCCACCACACGCGCATGCACAGGGATAATAGAAGACCGAAGCCGCGCAACTCCTCCCTCCCTCGGAGGAGCAATCTTGTTCTTTATCCTGTCGATCGCCGCATCCAACTTCGCATTCGTATCGTAGAAATCATAAGCATCGGCAGTCGGCTCAATCTCCACCCGCATCTTATAGGATCGACAAAAACAACAATTCCCAATATCAACAGCAGGATAATACCGAACGGCAGCATCAAGCCATGTCATCTCGCCATCAACAACCGCACTCGGAACCACGCCAACAACCTGCACGGCAGTATCAGAGCCAACCAGAGTGACCGCCGCCACAACATAAGATCCATCATTCCCAGTTGACCGAATCACGGACACCGTTTCGCCAGGCTGGATCGTGCTCGTGTGATCTCCATATAGCGTAAAAGTACGCGTCCCTGTGTTCACCCCGATAATATCGCCATGACCAACTGTCGGACCCGGATAAGGAGTACCAGAAGAGTCCTTGCCCACACCAACAATAACGGTCCATTCCCCAATATCCTCATCAATTGTGGGGCCAGCAGTTTTGAAAGTCCACGGAACCTCAACAGCATCAATCCAAAAAACTGGATCAGCCAATGCTGGCACCACGCCAGCCGCCTTATCATATTCGGTGATCCCGAACGGCCCCTTAGACCAATTGAATGCATACTCCTGACACCGCATCATGCGGACCACCACACGATAGCCAGCTTCAAAACCGTATGAAAGGGCCTCAGCGTCCGTCAGGAGCGCCGCAGACATCACGCCTGCCGCATCCCTCAAGGTCGCCGAGGAAGGGTGAGGAGGGGGCGCCACACGGCCGTAGGACCCCTGTGTGACATCCAGAGCATAACCCAAAGCGATCGAAAAACCATCTGTCGAACTATCCTCATACATCACGGCGTTGTCCACCAACGTTTCCCACGAAGAACTATCTGGATCCCAAAACTCCTGATCAGCAGCGATATCATCAAAACGAAGATAGCGCGGATCCACATCTGTATAGAGTTCACCGTGATAAGAAAACTGATGTTCCGATGTCAAAGAAGACCACAGGCCAGAGTCACACATAAACCATAGCGCGCGCGCATGCACGGTAAACAGACTGATCTCCCCCCTAATTCGATAAGAATCCTGGGTAGCTTTCAATCCATGATACTTCGTAATATTGGCAATCGTTGACCGCTGCACATCCTCGGGGTCGTTCTTGTCATTGTCAAATCCAAAGTCCCGCGCCAACCGATCGATAATCCTCGGGGGATAAAACGGGACGTAATATCCCCGCACATACCACTTTGATACGATATCACTGCCTGGCACAGTAGTGTCGCCCGTTGTATTGAGGACAACTTTTCCCGTCTGATAATTGATAGTGCCGTAGGAAGTCGCCGTATTGATTATGCCCGAGCCAACCTCCCAAGTATTTCCTACCGCTCCCGCCTCAGCAGCACCACTCGCGTTTGTATATGTGACGTTCTGAGCATCAATAAAGGTCCCTATCACAAACACACCATCGTTAGAAGTTGTGCCAGTGATCCGAATCGTTTTACCCACCATGCCCGCTGTAAACGGAGATGAAGTATCCGTGATCGTTACCACATTACCCGAGAACGCAAAGCTGATCGTAGCGCCCGTGTTCGTAGCCGCGATCGTCTGAGGATACAGATTTCCAGTCTCTGTCGCTGTCCCATCAGGAACGTCATAAAGATCAATGTTTTCTCCCGCCGTCACCAGATCCAAACGCACTCGCACTTTCGCATTTGCAGTCAACCAAGGAGCCGCCCCCGTATCATTAGCCTCAAGCCGCACGGGGAGATACGGAAACCCAATATCAGGCGTCGCAGAACCATCTCCACTACCAACACTTGTCCAATCGTCACGCCAGACAACACTATCCGAAAAATAATCAAAATAAATACGAAGATCGCCGCCACTCAACCACACCTCGTTCGCCTGAGATGTGGCCGCTGCATAAGGCGTTTCTGGCCAATCAAAACTCCTAGTCCGTACCCGAACAACGTGATATGGCACATCTGCCCATGTGCAATCCCACCAGCGAGCTATCTTCGAAATCGGAGCATATGGCCACCACGCCCACCATTCAGCCAGCTCATCAGCATCCGTCGTGGGCGTATCATCCTCGTCATGGTTCGGCATATCAGCATAGAGCTTCTCACCGACTAAACGAATAACATTGCCCCAGAAGTCATCCTCATATTCCAATGCCTCAGTGAAATAAAACCACTCCTGCTCACCCTCGCGTGCACGGACTTCATACGGTTCCCGCTGTCGAGGAAGGCTGGAAATCTGCTGAAGAAACGACTCACATTCGTCCCCCCACGTCCTCAAGAGACCCTCTAAATGACCCGCTGTATCCAGATCGCGATGTTGAACAGGAATCTTCTCCCAGAAGACCTTTCGACCCCAGTATCCCTGTCCGAAAAAACCATAACTATTGGAGTCACTTGGTCCAGGCACAGTCTATTCTCCCCGCGAACTTAAGTTCGCTACATCTCTAGCTATGGACCAGTAGGTCCTGTGGGACCAGTCGGTCCAGTCGGCCCTGTGGGGCCAGTGGGTCCTGTAGGTCCTGTCAAACCAGTTTGTCCCGTCACTCCAGTCTGTCCAGTCTCGCCTGTTGCACCTGTAGGACCAGTGGATCCAGTTGAACCAGTAAGGCCCGTCGGGCCTGTCGATCCAGTTTCTCCGGTCTGCCCAGTAGTACCTGTCGGGCCAGTCGGCCCCGTAGTACCAGTAGGACCCGTCGATCCAGTGCTGCCAGTGCTGCCTGTTTGCCCAGTCTGCCCAGTACTTCCAGTTGAACCAGTCACACCAGTCGTCCCAGTACTACCAGTAGCTCCTGTCTGACCCGTAGATCCAGTAGAGCCTGTGCTTCCAGTAGAGCCTGTTGCACCTGTAGGACCAGTACTTCCCGTTGCCCCCGTGGTACCAGCTCCAGTGGGACCAGTGGATCCAGTCAAACCACTCGGGCCAGTCGCCCCACTCGAACCAGTTGGCCCCGTAGATCCAGTCGGACCTGTCACTCCTGTTGTACCAGTAACCCCACTCGAACCAGTTGGCCCTGTAGTTCCTACCCCAGTAGGTCCTGTCGGTCCTGTCATACCAATGGACCCTGGATTAATTCTAGACATTCAGACCTCCTATGGGTACGCAACAATGTCTGTATCAAGCGCGTTGAAACCAGCTTCAATCTGGTTGGTCATATTGGGACCTATATCAGCATTCACTCGACAATGCGCCATCTTTACATTATCTCCCCCACCGTCATGCGACTCTACACATGGATACGTGGAATTATTAATCAAGGTACAATTATAAATCTGCGGAGTATTGGACGCAGAATCTACTAAAATCAACCCGTCCGTTCCTGACGTTTTGGTAAAGAGACAATCTTCCATCCAGCCATTGACCATCTTGCGACCTTCAGTGCGTCCTATACACTTACAACCCTTCAAGATGCCTTCATTATCGTCACCATCTCCCCCAAATGAATTACTCGTCGCCTGGCAATTATAAGCCTCTCCAGTAAATTTTTTGACTCCACCAAAACACCTATCTCCTCCAATACAATTGACTGCGGTGCCACTAAAAATAGCAGAATAGGATGCACCAGTATCGCTACAAAAACTATCATCACCGGCCACACAATCATGCACTTCCCCACTAAATAGGTTATCAGCTGCTGTTGAGTAAGAATATCCAAAGCTAAGTGCGCCAGATCGACAATTATATGCTTTGCCAGAAAAATTTACACTCGCTGTTGCTGCACCACCTACACAAAAACTACTGGCACCTCCAACACAATTACTGAAAGTCGCCGCCACAGTCGCTGCCCCAAGTTGAGATCCACAAAAAACAAATCCCAATAGGCCCTCGCAGGACTCAAACAACGTATCTGAATCTGCCGAAAGAGATGTCACGCCAATACCAAATCCACCTAGTCCCGTCAAAATACATCGATAAAATTTCGCGCCTGTAAGTGTCAACGTGAGTCCAAGAGCAAAACAATACTCTCCATCGCCAATACAATTATGAAATTCCCCAGTTACAACACCACTTGCGGTACTTCCACCATAAGCAAATGAATGCTGCCCAGCCTTACAGTTGTAAACAGCTCCACTGAATGTGAAAGTCTGGTCACCTAACTCAAAACAGAAGCTATTTTCAGCAGCCTCACAATCATGTGCCTCACCTGACCACGTCATTCCAGTCGTTGTAGTATACGAAGACCCGAAACTATGCGTCCCTGCTCGACACTGATACGTCTTACCAGCAAACGTAGTCTGACCCGCACTAGCCGTGGATGCCGCAAAACAATAGTTTCCACCGACACAGTCAGTAGCTGTACCACTGTAGCTTGCATGACCACTAACTGAACAACAAAAACTCTCAGTACCTGCACGACAGTCATCGAAAATTGTATTCGAGTCTACAGTACAATTACCTGAACCATGCCCAAAACTATCATCTCCAGCCAGACACCGATGAAATTCCGCATCCGTCAAATCAACAGTAGTATCGCTTGAATAACCGAAACTATAGCTCCCGCTCTCGCAGTCTTCTAACATACTTGGAGTGGTAATAGCAGCGGTGCCCGTAGTCCCACTCGCAAAACTATAGTCACCGCTCTTGCAGCGAACCACCCTAGCACCAGATATTGTAGCAGCGTCACCAGATCCTAATGACGCAAAACCATAATCTCCTGTACATTCACAGTCAATCAGGATAGCGGTTGACCTAAGTTCTGATTCGACAATGCTATAAGCAAAACTCCGCGTTCCTGCAAAACATCTTTCTAGACGACCTCGTATATTAGCCGCCTCTCCTGACGCAGTCGATGCAAAAGAGTCTGCTCCAGCTCTGCAATCTAAAAGCACTGCCGTAGCCTTTATATCTACTTCAGCAGCAGTACCAGCTGCAAAACTACGCACTCCAGCAGAGCACCTTTCCAAGTGGGCCTCTATCTCACCTACATCTCCTGGAGATGAGCCAAATGAATCTGTTCCCGCCTTACAATCCGTAACTACTGCACCGACATTTATGTGGGCCTCGTCTCCTCCATAAGCAAAACAATAATTACCACCTTCACAGTTCCGAATAACAGCGGTAGCTCCAATGGTACCCTCACCATTTGTAACTGAATGGCTGAATGAATTATTGCCTCCTTCGCAATCTCGCAGCTCTCCAGAAGTAGTCGCAGAACCGTCCTCTGCATAGCAGAATGAATTATCTCCACCAATACACCGTACAATCTTACCTGACAAAGTGGCGTTTCTAGTGTTGTGCTCGTGACAGAAGCTATAATCTCCAGCTTCGCAGTCGTAAGCTTCTCCACTGAACACAAGATCCAAGGTTGTCGCATTGGAATACCCAAAACTAGAGGTGCCTGCCCGACAGCCATATGCCTTACCAGCAAATGTCGCTTGACCAGCAGCTACAGCTGAAAAAGATGAACCGAAACAATAATTTCCACCTACACAATCCTTTGCAATACCTGAATAACTTGCATGGCCCTCTGAGCAATGGCCAAAACTATCATTGCCTGCATGGCAGTCTTCGAAATAGGTAGCTGAGTCCACGGTACACGCACCTGAACCCTTACCAAAGCTATCATTACCAGAACGACATCGATAGAATTTAGCCCCTGTCAGAGTAGTCGTAACTCCGTACCCAAAAGCATTATCACCGTCGCACCGACAATCTTCAAATACAGCCCCTGTTAGATTTGTAATCCCAGCAGCAGCGCTATAACCGAATCCCTCATTATCAGTAGTACAGTTCCATAGACGACCATTAACCGTAGTGGTCTTCCCCGCTCCCTGTGTCCATCCAAAGCATCCCTGTCCTCCATCACAGTGTATTGCTACACCAGAAAAACCGACATCTTGAGATGTAGAAGCTCCGAAACAATAATGCCCGCATACAACATGCTCTGCGCGTCCATAAAACCTACATGCTCTAGTGCCACCTGATTCAGCACCACCAAAACTATAATTACCAACTTTAGAATGCCTAACCGTACTGTAAACATCCCCACCAGGCAAAAAGGTTCCTGTAGTGAAAAGACGATCAAAGTTGCCCACCATTGTCGCCTGAGTACAATATGCCGCCCATGCTGTGCTCACATTGATAACGATATTGGTCATCTGGCCACGAGAAAAATCATTCGTGAATTCCAGCACCGTAGTTCCTGTTCGTGATCCTTGGTCAAAAGCGATATTCTCAATACTAGAGTGATCCACGCTAATGTCTACGAGCGCAGTGGCTGCCGAATCGCTTGAGGTTATTAGCACCGTAGGTGGAATGACCTCAGTATGTGATATTGTCCACCCTGCCTGACCAAATCCAACAATATCGATATAATCAGTATCGATCTGCCACTGAGAACTACCAATATCGTATCTACCTGCTGGTATTCGAAGAAGTACACGATTTGAAGCTGACGGTGAAAGTGCTGCCGCTCTAGTATAGGCAGCGAGTAGATTTGCCCCACTCTCTAAATCAGTCGCACCGCGCTTGACTACAATCGTAGAGTCTCCAGCACCAAGATACTCGTCGAACTGGTTATGGCACTTCTGAGAAGTATCGCTATCTCCTGCTGTTGCAGGGTAAAGATTGCCTGCAAGACTACTTTCATCTACTGCTACACCTCTGGCCTTATCAACCAGAGTGAAATCGGTCGTCATGTTGTTGAAAGTCACACCGCTTTCGACAAGGTAATCATATGTGTTTGAATCAAGCACCAAGGGCAACGGAGGATTGCCTGTCGCACCATCCCACCCAAAAATGCCACCACTATCGAACTCAACATCACGGCATCCAATGCCGCCTTGCGACTGTGATCCGCCACCAATACAACCATCGTATGAACCAGCTCCAGTAGCAGGGTTCGTCTCCCAGTCAGGCGAATCACCAAAGAACGTATCTACGCACTTAAATAAGATCACACAACCAGCAACCATCTGCTGTATCTGTGAGTTGCTCGTGAGCAATAGAACATTATTGTTCCAATCCGAGGCCATTGCAGTCTCGCGCACACCACCGATATATTCGTTCCCAACAAAATTCGATTCGCAATTGTCCAACAATATTATCAATTCGCCAGTCTGACGACCATTGGTTGTATTGCCAGATGCGAGGTTTACTAAACTTCCACAGAGCCGACTATCCCCTATACCGAGGCGTCGCCATCCGCAGGTCGTATCATCAACAGCATTCTTTCCCTCGATACGGTAAATTTGAAGACTTTGAGGCACATCCGGTCTTACCATCAATGTGCCCACATAAGTCGTCGAGGAATTACCGCACCAGTAACCAATATCGTAGTTCCAAGTAATGGTCCCAGAGATAATTGCTGGTCCACCAATAATGCCTATTTCTCTACGGTAGGGCAATGCAATAGCAGCCGAATGTGTTCCCGAAATTACAAAAGTACAAGGCGTATTAAACGTTGCCCAATCGCCAGGAGCAGCCACTGTCGACGCTGCATACGCAAACGTCTGGTAGGGATTCCCACTCGACCCATCACCAGTTGCATCACTGCCATTATCTGCGTCCACAAAGATGTAACCCGTCGGATCTACAACGCCAGAAACCGCGTGAAACTCCCAATGAGGCGAGCCGTCGTCCACAAACAAAGCGTCCTTGTTCATGGCATCTACGTAACATTCCCAACCCTCCTCTGGCGTTGTAGCGGCCCACGTCCCCACCCCAAACTCCACAATGTCCAGCTTGTCTGCGCCATCCCAGTTGGGATTTACCGCACCTACCGTATCATCAAGAATATATCTGTCACCAAGCACCTCAGTAGGGGGTGGAGCTGTACAATCCACGTAGTCGATAACAGCCGCACGCCTGTCGCCACCACCGCCACCACCTCCACCAAGCCCACCAAATAGCTGCGTAGGAGTAGAAGGCAAAAGCTGCGCCCCGTTGTACCAAATGATATTGTAAGCATCAGTGATATATCCAACAGGTATCACCTCAGGAGATACATCCACTCCCTGCTCGAACACTTCCCAGCTAACATCCTGTGGACCTACCGCCCCAGGAGTAAAGGTCAAACCCAGAACAGCTCCCGCCGTCAAACTCACCGTCTCCATAGGAACACGGATCTCGGTAAGATGAGTACGTGACACGAAAACCGCGTCTGTATTCATAGTCATGACCCAGTTACCACCGCCCATATTGACGATTTCAACAACCGGCAATTGTTTCATGATCAAATGAGCGCTGCTCATGTTAGCGAATACAGTTGCTTCAATATTCCGAATCAGATCTCCAAATACTTCCTGCCATTTTTGCCAGTCAGCATTCCACGCGGGAATAGGCCAATTGAATCGTTCAGTTTCGTTGGTCGCCATATCTTACCTCGGATACAAAGTGTTCCCGTCCTTGTCAGTGATCAAGAGAGAGCCATACACAATCACCTGATTCGGAGCAGGCACCAGATTGCCCTCATTATCAATAACTGATGGAATCAATGAGGGACCAGTAATTTCAACATTCGCGCGGATAATTCCGTCCGAAGTGTCCATTACGTTTTCGTACAATTCAGATAAGTACATCGGATCGTTGAAGTCACGACCCTTCAGCATCCCTACAACTGTAGCAACCACATCCGAAACAACCTCCGCCTCGATATACGCATCCTTGTTAACCTCCAACAGGATCGCTATCGCGGCAGGCACCAGAATCGAACTACCATCAATTACTTCAACATGCTGCGTCACTTCCTTGATCTGGGTCAGGTAAGTCTGGAGCCCCGTCATCAACCCAACAGAAGGAGCTGAATAGTTACCGTCCACATCAAGACTCAAGATTGGAACTTGCACATAATTACTCATACAATCCGCATCGAACAACTCCCCAATTCGATCATGCATCAACACCAGCTCTGGAAGGATGAGATCCTCCAAAGTCTGGGCTTCTCCAACCATGGCTGCAATCTGAGCCTGCAACCCACCTACCCCCTCAACAAGATCAGTGATCGCCGTCAAATCAGCCGTCATATCCGCGATGATAGATGGAATAGAAAACGCAGGCGCCGTCGCCACCACCGTAATCGACTCATACGCAGGATTCAGGAAGTCATTAATCGTCGTTGCAAGTGCTGTCGCAGCAGTCCCGCCAGCCGTCTGTGCAGCCAATGAATTATCACTCGCCAACCCGATAGACTGAAGAGCCACATTGATCCTACGAATAATCTCAGCCTCTTCACCAGCAGGTAAACTAAGACTCTGGACATACGTAATTAGATTGTTCAGCTCCAGACTGGCGTCGGCACAATTAGAAACAGAAAGATCCGCCGCAGCCTCCGCAGTTGATGATGACGATTTCGCCGTCGCAGTCTGCGTCAGAGATGTCCCTACTTGCGTCTCCAAATCCCCACGTAATGTTTCGAGATTTGCAAGATCCGAAGTCATGGCCGTGATCAACGGAGATAACGCCACAGCATCTGCATTCAGCTGTGCCTCCAGCGCAATCATGCCAGTGAATGAACCACCACCATTCAGATAGTTATCCAGATACTGCTCAATCTGATCGGTATATCCGTTAAAAACAACATCATCATAGGCCGTGCGAGGATTGAACGCATATGCTTTCGCCACCGAGCCATAGGTCGGATCAGTATAACTGCTTGAGAGCGCCTCGTAGTCCTGCTCAGTGATCGCCGCACCACGAGCGGCAAACGCAAACGGCGCCAGCCTCTTGGCCCGCTCGGGATCCTCTGGCTCTTCTCCGCCCGTCGCACCTTCCACATTCGTAACTGTGAAAGTCACCTCCTCGCCACTGATCAACAAAGAATCAATGGAGGAGGTGATAGTGTTCGCCTTCACGTTCCCTTTCTCACCATCAATGATGAGAAAACGGATTTTAACATCGGCCCCGACAGGAGGAATATTCCCAGCAATCCCATCCCCACACTGCACAATCGGAGGATCGTCGTTGTAGCCAACCTCGTACTGGTTAGTTTTCTCAAACTCCAGGAATTCAGATTCCGTCCAAAGAGAACCGTCGAACCATGCATCTACAGTACCGTCCCCGAGATATCGATCTGTACCAATATTGGTCAAGCGGTACTGCTGATTCTTTTCTCCGTCGGCCGTGTAGCTAAGAAGCCTTGTCTCACCCTGTCGCACAGGAACACTGATTGTCGCCCCAGGAGCCAACGCCACTGGCTGGTTATAAGCCGCATACGATTCGAAGATCAACCCATCAGGCCCCTGGTACTGCCAGCGCGCAGGCATCACAAACGGCCCCGTCGTACCATCAGGGAAAGTCAACGTAAGGACAGTCGAAGCCGCTGCCGCAGCCCCCATCTTGTAGCCGATCTGCTTGACCAACCGCGCTACGGCCGCGCGCGTGCGCGCAGTCTCCAGGAAACAATCACTCGCGGTACGATCCAAATACCACTGCAACTGCGCCGTCGCGTAAGCCATCAGCTCGACAAACATGATGCCCTGCGTCGTAGTCGCGTAGTCGTTGTAAACGCCTTCGTACTCAACCTTCAGACGACGGAGAAGTGAGTCAAAAATACTCGGATAGTCCCTGGCCGCATACTTCACCTCGTTCAGAGGAACGAGATCTTGTACCAGGGGATTATAAGGATCCGTTGCCATTTACCGCTCCTTATGCAGCAGCCTGAATCGTCCCTACTGGAACAGGGACCTGCATCTGCACCGATTGATTCGCCACTCGGTACCGAATATCGAGGATAATCGTAGACTGCGTCCCATCCTCATTCTTATGAATTGTCGGAACCACCTTTTCCACTCGCGCCCCTGGCACCCACATTTCAATACTCCTTGACACAACAGACGAAATCCGTGCCATTGTAATCGGCGTCAAATTATCAAAGACGTAGGAGTGAATACTCACCCCAAAGTCTGGATTCATTACTCTCTCATTTTTTGCAGTTAGGAGCAATGAGGTGATGTGATAAAATGTCACCTTCTTCGGATCAGCCATCTCAGGAAACCCTGTCGACCCCAACTGGAAAGGGAACTTTAGACTCAACACAATCTTTGAATTCAATACAGAAGGGACCTGGTTCACTGCTGTCATCACTCTATCCTATCATTGCGAACTGGAGTTCGCACTCTTTTATGCCGCCGCATCCAACGGACATGACGGGATCTCGGGCAACTCGGGAAGACTCGGGAACGGCGGAAGCCCGAATGGAATCGCGGGAATAGGTATCGCCAACGATAAACTCGGAAGCGAAAGACTGATCCCAGCAATATCAGGTAACGACGGCAAACTTGGAAGTGGGGGCAATCCAAACGGAATCGCAGGGATCGGTATCGCCAGAGACAAGCTCGGAAGCGAAAGGCTGATCCCAGGAATGGACGGAAGATCGGGCAACGATGGCAACGTAGGGAGCGGTGGGATCCCAAACGGAATCGCAGGAATAGGTATTGCTAGCGAGAGCAGAGGGGGCGTCGGTATTTTGCACTTACTCGTCATTTTTCACGCCACAAAAACTTTCTCCGACAGCTCATTATACAGCATCGGAGGAGGCAACGGCCCTGGCCCAGTTATTGAGCCAGGCGCTGGAACCACAACCGTATGCTGATGCAACAAGCTCCACTGCATAAATTTCATCCCTCGTACCGCTGGCTCCATCGCATTTTTGCCCAGCTTAACAGATCCCGAATTGGCCACAAACTCCTTTGAACAATCCGCGATCATGTTGTCCCCAGTTACAGTATGATCTTTTCCATTGATCCCGTAGGCACCTCCACTCTTCGTTGCCATAGTAATCTTGTCATCCCCCAGCATAAGCATCGCCGTGACTTGGCCTTCCTCGTTAGCAGTCATCAACGTTGTCTCAGGTTTTTCACCATTCATATAGAGGGTCGACCCGAGGATATTGGTCAACATCGTATGGCCCTCTTTCGTAAACGACAAGAACATTGGCGTTTCCACACCATCACCGTCGCCACGCCCGATCGTCAAATTCAAATCCTCGGGATCATCATTCATCCGCAAGTAATGACCAGTCTTCGTGCGAATCCCCTTCTTCAGCGCATCCTCACTGGAAAAAGTATCCGACGCATTATTCTTCGTCATAAAGCCGCCGATATAAACAGGAAACTCAGGGTTTCCATATCGGAACATAACCCAAACATTCGTCCCTACATCAGGCGGATGGAAAACCCCTGTAGACTGACCCGTTTCAGGATCAGTCCCCAGACCAGGCATCGAAGGCAACATCCAGAAGTCATTGCTGACATCCTCCGCCTTCGTGAGCCGTATAGCAGGGCACACAGCGCGCACACGCCCGCGCCCCTCGGGATCCGCGTTGTCTATTACCTTCCCGTCGTAAAGGCCGTAGTAACGCCCAGCAAACCACTCCAGTCCCCTCGTCATATCCGCAAGGACATTCTTCAACCACCCGATCGGGTCGGTTATCATCTGAAGCGCATCCCTGGTTTTTCCAGCAACCATTATGACGCCATCTGCCCCTCTGATGTTTCCGCTTGCTCACCCGTCTTGAGAACCTGACCCTCGCGATGCACAGTCAACGTCATCTCCCAACTTCCTGGAGCGAAAACCTGGGTCACCTTATCCACCTCGTAAGTGCCGTCGTATATCCCGCCAGCACCGCGCAACTTGCACAAATTCCCAGCCCTTTCGTCAGGAATCCCAAGAGCCGTAATCGTCCCACGCTGGGCAGCATTCCCCTGCCGTTGACGATGCTGCATCTGCTTCTTCTGACGTTCCTCGCCCCCAGAAGCCACAGGCATACTCGCGAAAGCACCTTTCGATCCGTCCGCCTTGGACTCATCGCCTTTGATCCCATCCACATTCACGTCCGTTGGATCATCGTCAGCCACTACCCCCCATATCGCCACAGGCTGTTCCTTGGGAGATATCGTATCCTCTTTAATTTCGCCCGTGTCCGTATCCGTCCAGCCTATATCTACGCCATGAGCGGCAGAATCAGGCTGCGATGCGAGCCACGCCACAGCACCATCACCCTCGGGGCTCCACGCAAAACACGGATAGGTCAAGTTCGCTTCGTCAATAACACCCCTGATCATGTAGGTACGAATATTCGCATCCTGATCGACCCCCTTTGACGTCTCCGCTGGCGTGTAAACAAACAAATTCCTGCCAGGATCGGCCGATCCCACCTCGGGACCAATCCAATAAACCAGATTCCAATCGTTGCAAATTCGCTTCACAACCTCGAAATATGAAAGATTGAGCAGACTGCTGGAAAAATCAAAGGTCTTCTCCCGTATTGCCTTCCCACGCCGATCACCGATCAATTTGTAGGCACTCAACTCCGAGCTGGACCCCGCAGAAATAATCGGCTTGAGGCCCATACCCTCCGCACACGCAGACAGAATCGCAACAGGATCCCACCCTGCCTTGCGGAGAAGCTCCTTATCCACCGTGTACCCATAGCTCTCAGCTACACCCTGCACAGAGATCTGGCCAGAAAGACCGTTCGCATCAAGAGTGATGCCATCACCCCCCGCCTTCAAAAAGCCCGCAGCCCACGGGGTCCACAAGCCAGTCCCATATCCAATCCTCGCCTTGACCAGGTTCCCCTGCTTGAACGGACTCGGCAGCTTCATCATTTCAAGGCCGTAATCATAAGGGACATCAAAACTCAAAGTGAACATCGCAATACGCCCACGCTGATAATTAAGAGAGCATCCGATCAGGAATGGATATTCCGGCGCCGTCCATTTCCACTCGTCCCCACTGTCGGGATCGGTGATAATAGCCTGCGCTACAGGATCGGAAAAAAGAGCCATTACGCATTGCTCCTCAGTTGCCTACCCTGCGGCAGCAATTTGCTTTCCACCCAGTCCGCGTGCGGAATTTTGAGAATTTGTCCCTTGTAAAGCTGGGCATCTGGCAAGTCGAGATGATTCCGCGCTGCAATCACAAACATCAACAGTGGATCATCGTATGCTTCTTTCGCAATATGATACAAGGTGATCCAATTTTCCTGAACCACGTAATCAAACTCATTATCCTCCACCCCAATCCATGAGGGCATGATAAACGGCCCGCGAAATCGCACCAGAGAATCCCGCTCTGAGTCGAAGATCAAATGCTCCTTCATAAATTGCATCGGAGAATGCGCCCCCGACTTCAAAATATCCGTTCTCGGCTCTGGATCAACTTTAGGCATCTATTCTCCTAATCGGGCAAAATAGGACTCGCAGACGGCCCACTGCTCTGTATCACCTTGGACTGGGCAATCACATGCGTATCCTCTTGGATCTTCTTCAGCAATACTCGCGTCTGATGACCGTCAGACACAACCGCCGCAATCACACCACCAAGACCAGGTATCTCCAGGGCAGCCTCAAACGTCTCTTTCGCGCTCAAGTTTCCGCCCTCCATCTGCACGGTCCCCAGGCTCAACTTCCCGCCGAAATCACGAACCATCTGCTGGGCCACACTACGAAGGAGAGACTTCTTCTGGGATAGCTCACCGACCTTTTCCTGATACGACTGAAGCGTCATAATCACCGAATCTTCGAGCACATTCCCAACCGCATCCTTGACAATCTCGGCACCATCACTAATCCCATCCGCAAGCACCATCATCATTCCAAGGCCGCCATTGTAGAGAGGATCACCAGCCGCAGCAGAAAGCGGCCCTTCGGCAGGAGGAGACTTCGCCTCCACGACATTTCGAACGCCCGTAAGAGCCCCCTCTGCCGCCTCTTTAACAGATGGAGCACCTTCGTCTATCCCATCAGCAAGATTGGTCATAAGCTCCTTGCCGCTATCAGCTACATAGCCTAACGTCTCGGCCTCAAACATAGCCGCACTCGCCAAAGACTCCTCCCCCGACATCAACTCATCCGTCATGCGCTGCATGTCCCCCATGTCTTCTTCAATAGAACTTCTAACAATCTCTATCTGCTTGAGATTGTTCGCAAGCGCCTGCTCCCGCTGCGTCTCCTCCCCCCACAATGTCCTCGTGAAGAAGTCACCAATATCAGTCCCCGTAATGCCACTATACTTCAGATCTATCTGTTTTTGCTCAAGCGTAGCAAGCGTCTTCATTTTCTGCTCGGAAGTTCCAGCCTTAGCAGCCGTCTCCCCTGCGGTCCCATAACCAAGTTCAGTAATCAAACCCATCTGCCTATCAGCCGCAGCTTCCCATTCTTTACTGATGGCAGTTCCGACCGCCACCCCTGCCGCAACCAAGGCAAGTCCTACAGTTCCCTGCGGCCCAAGAACATCCACGAGATTCGAAACCAATGAACCCGTGACATTGAAACCAGCCTTGAGAGCACCACCAAGAGCACTCCCGATCAAACCAGTAGGCCCACCCCCGAGCAACAGTGCCAAACCGCCCACAGCCGCAACACCACCCACCCCGAATTCACTCCAAATCTCCCCAAACACGTCCTTCATAGCATCAAAAATCTGACTCCCAATGCCACCCTCTTTTGTGAAAGCCTTGATGCCAGAAATAATCCCTGGTTTAATTTTCGTCTCCCACCAAGTGGGCCACTCCTCACCTATCCAAGTAGCAAACGAAGCGTACGCATCCTTCATCGCTGGAAGAATCTTCTCATCCCAGGTCTTAACAATCGTATCCCATAGCGGCTTAAGGGTCTTCATGATCGCGTTGCGCTGCTTGTCATCCAGCATAAAGAAGCCGACAACACCCCCAGCCGCAATACCCAGAGGACCAAACATCCCCAGCGTCTCCATGAGCGGACCCAGCGCACCACCGATATCTTTGATCTTGTCAAAAACAAAATCAAACTTGATACCCATCTTGGCAGCTTCCTTCGCGTTAAGACCAAGCTGCTCACCAAAAGCCAAGAAGACCCCGCGCGCGCCCATCTGATCGAATGTCGAAACAGCATGCATCAACGGACCCCACGTCTCATCAGACCCGAGATTTCTCAGCTCCTTACCCACTTCGCGATAAGCCTGCATCTGCTTCTTGACAAGGCCCCTCACGTTGGTTCGAGCAATCCTCCGTATCTGTAACTCAAACGACTCCTGGGCCAAATTGAACGCGTCCTGCAATGTCCGACCCGAACTGTACGCCGACTGCCCATACTTCTTCAGAGCCCCCTCACCCTTCACAGTCATCGCCGCCATCGCCGCGAGTGACTTTGTTCCCGTGTCAGTATTCGAGGCCAACCAACCGAGCCCTGCCGCACTCTGGCCCATGGATTCATTCAATTTGGAAAGCGCGTACTGCACCTGTGGTGTCTTGTCGCCTCCCATCTTGACAAAGATTTCATTGATCTTGGATACACCCTTGACCACATCCCTAGATCCTGTGCCAATAATATCCTTTGCCTCCTCTGTGCTCACACCCAGCTGAGTCAAGAATTTGAACAACGGAGAGTCATCCAGGTTCTGGTCGCCCCCCATCGCATACAATCTATCGACCAGGACAGCCTGCTCCGCAAACATCTTCGCAGTATCCTGACCAAGAGCTGTCGCCTGCTCCTCTGTCTCACCCATCTCACGGAATGCACCCGCGAGCTTATAGGTGGACTCCATAAGGCTTTGAACTTCATCTGCCGAACGAGCCATTGTCGGAGGCAATTTCTCAAAGATCGCATCAAGCGCATCCAGCTGACCCTTGGCACCCTTGATCGCCGATGTTCCGATCTTCGCCGCCTTGCCAATCGCCATGATATTATCCGTCATGACTGCGGCCTGCTTGCCCGATGCCCCCCAACTCGCCACCATGTCGCCCATCATCCCAGCGTAGTCTTGCATCGTCACGCCCGTCGTCTGCGTAACCTTGACCCAGTCCTTCTCAGACATCGCCATCGCATCGATCGCCGACTTCGCAGGTCCACCCGCATCATGAATTGCCTTGAAAGTCTCAGCAACAGCATCAGCACTTGTATTGAGCCCGATCGCCATGCCGACGACCCTGCCAGTCATCTTCCGTGCCTCTTTCCCTGTCAAAGCCATCGATGAGAGAATCGGTTTCGCAGCCTGGGCATAACTCACGGCCATGGACTCCAGACCAGTCGAGAGATTACCTGTCTCTCCCGTGAGCGTCCTCATATTGCTAGCCATTGACGCGATATTGAACTTTTTGGTATCGGGACCGATCTTCTTCCACACTTTACCCAGAGAGGATCCCTTTTTGTCCTGGTCATCCAGCAGATTATTGATCTTATCGAGGTTCTTCGTGGCAGAAGTAGTTGCCGCCTTGAGACCAACATCCCTGGCACCAAAACCAAACGCTGCGCCCAGGAAATTCATCTATCGCCTCGCGCGAACTGGAGTTCGCTATCGACTCCTGCGATATCGCTGGCGAGATGCAGCCTGCTTTGCCTTTTCAGCTTTACGTTGTTCCAGGTCTTGTTTTTTCTCGTCAAACCGCTTCCTCCTACTCCACGGAAGAGCCATTATACTGTCGTAGTCGCCGCCCTGTAACTCTTCGAGAAAAAAGACCTCGGATTCCAGGACATCTACGTGTCCGAGGGGAAGAAAAAACCCGCTTGTCCAACATCCATATCAGCTTTCCACTCATGCTGACACGCGGGACACTCGAACTCCACCTCAGTGTCTACAGAACCCTCGTATTCCTCAAAAAGCTTCCTGATCTCATTTCGCTCCCGAATGGAAAGCGACTTAAGCAGGTTCAGCGCTACTCTGTATCCCTTGCCCTCACGCACTACCTCCTGGCGAACAATACTCCCATCTTCATCCACAGCATCAATAGCATCAACACGAGCCAACATCGCGAGGGTGAGAATGTCCTCCTTGCGCTTCGTTCGTTTCGTGAGCCACGTCTCATCTGCGGCACTCATAATGTGCCACACGACTGTCTTCCCCGACTCCAACTCATCCTGGCGCGTCCGCACCATTTGATCTTTCATCTTTACAATATCGATAGTGGACAAGTTCAGCGTGAACCTACTCTGCTCCCTGCAATCACGGTACGGACACTCGATTTTTATGTCGTAATGATCACCCAGGGACGTCCGACGAATCGCAATCAATGCAGCCATACGATCAGAGGCTGTCATTTGCGTGACAGCATTGGCAATATCCCGCTTTTCCGTCAAATCACCAAAACGCTTAGTGCAATTGGCTATGATCTGATTCAGCCGAGGAACGATAGCCCCTTTCCCCGCCAAAATATCCTCCTCATAACCTGTCATCTCTCCAACAACCAACGTGTCATGAAGACCACCCTCCTGATCGATAAAACCACACGGAAGATCGATAGCAAGAACTCCAGGCCCCACATCCATATGGTGAGCCTTCGTAGCCTCGGTCTCTATCTTCGCGCCCTCTTCATCGACAGGAGCCAGCTCGTCGTCGCTTTTAACCTGTTCGATCTGCTTGCCCATCATTCACCTCTTCCACTTCTTTTGCACGGAGGATTTTCATCTCCTCTCGGCGCACTTTGGCATTCCAACCAACCATCAACATACGTAAAACGTCGCTCATTGAACGACCCTTCTTTTTGCAATTCCGCTGAAAAGCTTTGTACTCGTCCATAATAATATCGAAGTTCACCCTCATTTGAGTAAATTCTACTCAAAAAAATAACCCAACACAACAAAAAAATGGCGGCAGAGAAAATCCACAGAAGATTGGATTCTGCCGCCAATAAAACCCACATCCTTCCCCAGGGAGGATCTCTATCCTACCACCTTTTTACAAAAAAAGCCGCGAACAAGTTGACAAACGCTCCCAAAGCCTTTAACACTCACAGCAGGCAGCAATGATACGCGGGGCGATCCCGCGAAGGAGGAAGAGATGGAACCACAAATACAAACCTTTCCTCACGATCCACAAAATGTGTATGAGGAGCCCTATCTGTCTGATCCCGAGATCGCAGAAATTCTCGCCACAGAAAGCGAAGATGATACAGAGGGAGAGCCCTGGATCTCTGAGCCTGGCTGTATATTCGATCCGCTGTGCGAGGCCGAATAACAAAGAAACCCCAAGATGCCGATCGTGATGATCGGAGGAGGAAAACATGGCTGACAAAAAAAAGAAACAGCCCAAGAAAAAGAAACTCAGTTCGAAGACTTCCGACGCACGGAGTCTGTTCACAAGCGCCGATCCCATCTACCGATTGTCCAAGGACATGAAAGAAGCTGCCAAGCTGATGGGGCTCCTCGAAGCGCGGTACTTGGTAGATACCTACTATGCGTACCAGCAGGTGAGGATCCGCGCGGCACACCAGGTCGATCGGTGCGAGGAAGTCCAGGAACCAACCGCTCTCCTGCGGTGGACACACGGAAACTTCGACAGGATCGAGACCGATGTCAAAAGCTCCCTGCGAACCTTCGCAGCTGAATATGCCGTCGGCGAATGGCTCCAGAGCATCTGCGGAATCGCCGATGTCCTGTCCGCTGCATTCCTCACCACGTTCGACATCCGCGAACGTTTCCTCACCGCCTGCTACTGCACAGACAAGGACCAGGATCGGAAGCACGGCAAGGGCAACAGGATGATGCGACCGATCGGCGGATCGCAGAAGGATGGTATCCTGCGATTCCGATGCACTGGACGACGCGGCAAAGGCGAGAAGGAGGATCCCGACGGCACGCCGCCCGAGCAGCTGAAGGACAAGAGCTGCAAGGTCATCCACGAGGTGAAGGTTCGGGATCTCAGAGCGGGCCAAGGCGTCCTGGTCCGACCGAGCACCGCTGGTCACTGGTGGAACTACGCTGGCCTCAACCCCGACATCAGCTGGAAGAAGAAGGAGATGCGCCCCTGGAACGCCAGGGCGAAAGTTCTCTGCTTCAAGGCAGGTAGCTCCTTCATCATGACCCAGAACAGGGATGCGGACTTCTACGGCCACCTTTTCGCCGAACGGAAGCAGCGCGAAGTGAAGCGAAACGAGGCTGGACTGTTCGCCAAAGCCGCAGAAGAGCAGGCCAAGGTTGTAGGGGAGAAGACGGTCGCGTACAAGCACTACAGCAAGGGCAAGCTGCCGCCTCTCCATCTCACCGCTCGCGCGCGCAGGTACGCGGTGAAGATCTTCCTCAGCCACTTCCACGATGTGGCCTACCGAGACTACTACGGCGAGCCTCCCCCTGTCCCCTTCGCCTTCACAAAGCACTGCGATGGAGATCACACCCACTACATCGAGCCTCCCTACATCAACTCCAACGGCAAGAGCCTGCGGCAGCTGTACGGCGAGGTATAGTCAGCACCCAGATCTTTGACAATAGAATAGTACAGCCATTAGGTGTGAAAGAAACATATGAGTGGAGCGCAGGCAGGGTAGTTGAAAGAAACACTGTCGAAGATCGCAGACACGCCCATAGAAAGAAGCAAGTTCAAGGATCGCAGATATCATTGGCAAAAGAAACATGGAAGCTGATCGCAGACATGAGGATGAAATGAAACATCGTTTTCGAACGCAGACACATGGAGCGAAAGAAACACTGGACCTGATCGCAGGCAAAAGGGTGTAGAGAATCACCAGAGTAGAACGCAGACACGGTCGGCGAAAGAAACATAACACCTGATCGCAGACATTCCAACAAAAAGAAACATCTTCCAAGAATGCAGACATCTCGTAGAAAAGAACCAAGGGATGGAATCGCAGGCAAAGGACAGGAAAGAAATACTGTATTGGATCGCAACCAAATCCTATGAAAGAAACACACGGTAGGGAATGCAGACATTGAACAGAAGAGAAACATCAAGCCAGATCGCAGGCACAACAGCGAACAGAAACAAAGCATCCGATCGCAACCAGACCTTCGGAATGAATCATCATAACCGAATGAAGACACACCATCGGAAAGAAACACGATCAATGATCGCAACCAGGGAGACGGAAAGAAACATCAAATCCGAATGCAACCCTAATCCATGATAAGCCATCGATATAGAAAGAAACATGAAGAACGAGCGAATCCATCCTGTGGAAAAGAAACATGAGCATAGAGAGCAACCAGACCCTCGGAATGAAGCATACGGAACGAATGAAAACATCCAAATCGACAGAAACAGAGAATGGAATGCAGCCATCTTAGGAAAAAGAACCACCTAGACGGAACGTAGCCATCATGACGGAAAGAAGTGAGAGGCAGAAACGCAAGCAGAACTCTAGAAAGAATCACTGGGGTGAATCGCAACCAAAGCGTAGAAAAGAATCAAATTCGAGGAATGTAGCCAGACGCCGCAAAAGAAACAAGTTCAGGGATCGCAGTCAAGGTTGACGAAAGAAACATACTATTTGAGCGCAACCATGATGTTAGACAGAAACACAATAAGAAAATGCAGACATAGTGAAGGATAGAGACATGTGAAGTAATCGCAATCAAACGAACCGAAGAAAACATGACAGTAGAATGCAGACAAGCAGTTCGAAAGAAGTACGCCAGTTGATCGCAGACACGAATAGCGAAAGAAACAACAGGCAAAATCGCAAACACCTGGCCCGAAAGAAACATGAAGGAAGAATGTAGACACTTTGGTGAAAAGAAACAAACTGAGCAATCGCAGACAAAGCAAGTAAAAGAAACAGTCTGAAAGATCGTAGCCCGCACTGATGAAAGAAACATACGATTTGAACGCGGCCATAAGGAGAGAAAGAAACATATCCGAAGAGCGCAGCCAAGGAATTAGAAAGAAACAGGCTTGTGGAACGTAGCCATATAAGAAAAGAGAAACATGTTATCGGATCGCAGACATTCAGAATAAAAGAAACATTGAGTGGAATCGTAGACACAACGGCAGAGAGAAACACATGACCGAAGCGTAATCACGTTCAGGGCAAGAAACATAAGCACAGAATGTAGCCATTGAGGGTAAAGGAAGCAGCTTCAACGAACGTAGACAATTCGTAGGAAAGAAACATAGAATAGGATCGCAATCACGCAACCGGAAAGAAACACTAGAGAGGCGTGTAGCCAAGAGTCCAAAAAGAAACAGGTATGAAGAACGCAGCCATGAAATTGGAAAGAAACAGGTTTTCGGAGCGCAGCCATGTTGTCAGATAGAAACAACTTAGGTGATCGTAGGCAATGAAACGAAAAGAAACAGAGCACTCGATCGAAATCATGCCGTCGAAAAGAATCATGGATTGGGAATGCAACCACAGCCCATGAAAGAAACAACTCAGCTGAATGTAGCCACAAAAGGTGAAAGAATTACATAAGCAGAGCGTAACCAAGGTAATCGATAAGAAACAGAAGAATGGAATGCAGCCCAAAAAGGTAAAAGAATCAAATGAGCAGAGCGCATTCACCCTTAAGAGCCCGTTATCCTTGTGGTTTTCGCAATTGTTCTTTTCTCGCCGTATACCGTTGACAAACGCCTCCACAGTCCTTATTAATAGAGATGCAAGATGCTGGGCAAGATGCCCAAGAAGGAGAACGCGATGATAGCCAAGCAAATCACATGGACGATCACGGGGACCTACGAGGACGAGGAAACAAGCCTCAGCGAGACGATGACAATCGAGGCCGAGGACGAGAATGACGCCTGCACGTTTTTCCGCGCCGCCCATCCCGACCTCATGATCGACACGATCAAAGCCGACCAGATCACCCCCAAGATGCAAGGGTGGAGCCGCCTGGCCAGCATCAACCTCCGACGGGTCATCGACACTCAGATCGAGATCGATCGCATGCAGCGCCTCAAGGCCGACGCCGAGATCGAGTTGGAGGACCACCTCTTCGCTATCGTCCGCGAGGCCATCGAGACCCTCCCCGAGGACTGGGAGGACCATCTCAGCGACCTTTTCAGCTACTACAATATCGGCCAGATAGACTACGAACCCATCGTCGAGCAAGTCAAAGAGGAAGTCGCCCGCAAGGCCGAGAACGATGCCAGAAAGCAGGCCCAGCACAGGCTCGCAGAAGAAACGTTCCACAGCACCCTTTAGGAGGATATGATGACATTGGAAAAAGCACACAAACTCGCCGACACCGTCCTGGCCTGCCTGGAGCTGCTCTTCGAGGATGCTGAGGCCGACGGATGCTCACGAACCTACCATAACGGCAGAGAGAACGGCTACGTCGTCAATCTGCGCGAGTGGACTAGCTTCGAGGGCAAAATCATCGAGCTGGTCAAGATGAAACCGCTCGGCCGCACGGTCTTCTTCTCCGAGCACCGAATTTGGGACGGAATCATATGCTACCGCGACGAAGAAGGCCACACCGACGGGCTGACCGATCTCTCCTGCGAAAATACGATGAGCTTCGACCGCCACGAAGCCGCCAAGGCCGCCAAGGCGATCTTCGAGTGGCTCAAGGACGGAAAAGTCGACGAGCGGACCCCGCACCCCGACTACAAGACCTACAACGAGGAGGGTGAGCGCCCCACTCTCCAAATAAAAGAGGAAATCAAATGATAAACAAAATCGAAAAGCTCAAAGAAATCGCCGATGGCATCAACGACGCGGTCAATGCCGAAATATTACTAACTGAAATCTGGACTGATATCGGCCCCTATCGCGATGGACAAATCAGCGATCAAACCCTCCAAAAACTCAACAAATGGATGGATTTCAACGACAGCGAATAAGGAGAAATCAAATGGGCATATCAAATGAATTTTTTGTCGGAGTCTACCTTCTGGCAAAAGTAAAACCTGAAACATTCGTAGAGCGAAAAGGCAGCCGATTCTGCCCCAAAAACAAGAAGCATATAGTACGCCATGATGCAAAGTACTGCCCAACCTGTGGCACCCAGACATCTCGCAAAACTAGCAAGAAAATCCCCTACCTGTATGAGCTTTTAGAGGGTCACGAACGAGAGGAAGATCTCGTAGAGCCATTCACAATGGACGACTTTTCAGACACGCATATGCTTATGATTGGAAACCTCGTAAGTAACAACCTCCCAACAGATATCGATTTCGATGACTACAAGCCCACAGAAATCACCCCCGAACTGATCGACCTGTACATCAAGAATTTCAAGGAAGTCTATGCAGAAGTCATCGAAGTCCTTCGCGAAAGAACTGAATCCATAGAGATCAAATTCGGAGCGTTAAGCTACTGGAGCTGAGGCGCAACCAGCAACAGCGAGACGGCCTCCACATGCCCGCGCACCCTCGCGCGCGTATGCGTGACCCCATCAGGAACAACGAGGCATACAGGCGCTCCTGCTGGCCTGCTCGGACTCGAACCGAGGACATCTGGTGTAGGAAACCAGCGCTCTTCCACTAAACTACAGGCCAATGGCCGAGGCGGAGGGAATCGAACCCCCGTTTCCAGCTCCTAGCTACGCTTACCTGGGTAGAAACCAGGCGCGGCTACGCCCCGCTGGTCCGAGAGGCAGGGATCGAACCTGCGACCTCCTGATCCCAAATCAGGCGTCCTACCACTGGACTACTCTCGGATATCGTTCAGATAGGGGCAGAGGGATTTGAACCCCCAACTTCTGGCTTGTAGGGCCAGATTTCTTCCGTTGAATTATGCCCCTGTTGGCCGGGGAGGAATTGAACCTCCGTCAAGCTCTTATAAGGAGCCCGTTCTACCGTTGAACTACCAGCCAGTTGGGACGACAGGGATCGAACCTGCAACTTCCTCCGCGTCGAGGAGGCACTCTGCCGTTGAGCTACATCCCAGCACCTGGTGTAGGAATCGAACCCACATAAACACGGTCCGTAGCCGTGCGCTCATCCATTAAGCCAACCAGGCATGACTGACCCGACAGGGCTCGAACCTGTGACCTCACCGTTCGGAGCGGTGCGCTCTTCCTCTGAGCTACGGATCATCTCGTGGAGCTGGTCGGGATCGAACCGACGACCTCCTGCTTGCAAGGCAGGTGCTCTCCCAATTGAGCTACAACCCCAAAATGAAGAGGCGACGGGATTTGAACCCGCTATCCCGAGGATCAAAACCTCGTGGCTTATCCAGCTTGCCTACGCCTCTTGAGCCTTCAGACGGATTCGAACCGACGTTCTCGGATTGGCAACCCGATGCACTACCACTATGCTATGAAGGCTGAAAGGACCGACTGGGATTCGAACCCAGGAAGCTTTCGCAGAAGATTAAAAGTCTTCTCCCTTTGACCACTAGGGTATCGGTCCATGAGCCAGCGACAGGCATCGAACCCGCAACCCCCTGATTACAAATCAGGTGCTCTACCAATTGAGCTACGCTGGCCTGAGAGCCCCTACTCGGTACTGCCCCGAGTTCTTCGGCTTGGAAGGCCGACACATCGCTTTTTATGCTTCAGGGGCGTGTGACCCGACCGAGGCTCGAACTCGGACTCTCCAGATTGAAAGTCTGGCGGCTTACCATTTGCCTACCGGGCCAATGACGGAGACGACTTCTCTGGTTTTCTACTGCTGATTACTGAAAGGAAGGAGTCCGCTGAGGAGCCGTCCCCGAATCTCGAAATGGGGAATTTAGATTGTCAAAGATCGCAGTCGAACACAGTGGCTTTTGCCCCTGGGACGCCCGTTTTTTCTTTGCAATCTGTTTCAGACGTCCCATGGTCTTATGGCCTTCCCGCTTCCACGACTGGGCGAGGCTCGGCCTGCCTACCGCCAGCGGGTTGGCGCTTTGTCGTGGCTATTGTTCTTGCCGCTGCCATGTTCGTCTCTCCTCAGCGAGGTGTACGGGATTTGAACCCGTGAAACCCTGATCGACAGTCAGGTGCGATAGTCCAGACTACGCGAACACCCCGAATGTCTCCATCCAATATGGTCGCTCATCCTCAGATTGTCAAATGGTTTCTGCGAACTGGAGTTCGTGATCTAGTAGCAGCGACAGGTGGTCGCAGTGCAATTGCAAGCCGACGTCGTCGTGCCGTAACGAATGCCGTACCCACCCGCCCAGCTGGCGCCGCAGGTCGTGGACGTGTCGGTCATACGCCTGGACTCGGGCGGTTTCGGAGGTTCAATCGGCGGGAGTCTCTTCGCCCCGTATGGCTTCGGCCTCGCCGCGATCTTCGCTCGAACATTCTGCCTCGTTCTGCGACAAGAAACTGTCGCCCTCTTCAGCGGTGTCTGATCCCGAGACTGTACGTTGTGGAGATCATCCAGGACTTTGTAACGAGGCCGCATCTACCGAAGTTTCTTCTTGATCCACGCGATAGCATCAAGAACATCACTATCCCCTACATGCACAACCCCGCTCGATCGCGTGTTGAACCGCTCCTGGGCATCTGGAGCGCCGCCACGCTTGTTGACATCCTTCCAGTACCGCACATCGATCCCAGCGCCACTGACTCGTATCTCGGCCGCACGGAACCCCTTCTGCGCGTTGACAACCTCATCGTCCTTCCACGCCTGGACGTTGTAGTCCTTGGACAGGACTTTTTTCAGTTCCTTGGCAATCGCCTTCAGATTCGGCTTCGCATTGGCGTCGACGAACTTGTGTTCGATCGCCTCCAGAAATTCGCCCAGTTTTGCAGTAAGAATTTTCATCGACTAATCCCAATCATAGCGTGCATTGAGCTGCTTCCCGAATTCATCAAAGCTTTTCATGAGCTTCTTGAACGCACCATGCAACTTGGAATCGCCGTCAAAAACATTGCTTTTTAGCGCTCCCTCAATCCCATATATTCCGTCCGAAGCGCTATAGTATGATTCCCTCATGTCCTGTCCATCAACCGACTTCTTTGCAGCAGATTTCCTCTCGATCAATTCTCGCATCTTACCCTCCTTCTATCGAATCGTCCCATCCTCGATATTCTGCAAAACAGCACGCCGACGCTGACGAAACAGATCACTGCTGGCCTTCACTATGGCCTTGAAGAACGACTCGGCCTCGTCCTCATCCCTCCTGCCGTCAGAAGTGAACCACTTGATGATCCCTTTTTTGTGCTTCTGGAGAATCTTGTTGTCGTCGGCCATCTTCTTCCGAATATTCCGAAGATCCAACCTCTGCTCGATCAGCTTTTTCATCCCTTGTACTCCTCTGCGAGACCCTCTTTCAGGAGCCGATCGCTCAAGTTGATCATTTCGCCTTCACGGATGACCACGATCTCACCGATATATCGGCCGAATTTCCCCTTGTCCTTTTGAGTAGTCACAAGCACCTGTGAAATGCCATGAAGGAAATCCTCCACAAATGCCTTCGCCTTGATACCCTCGGGACGCTCCTCACCGCGAACTTCAGGAGTATCAATTCGGGCAAGACGGACACGCTGTCGAGTATGAACACCAAATCCGCAGTCGATCATCAGATCAAGAGTATCCCCATCGACAACTCGTAGAACCTTCGCAGGAAATGGCCTGGGCTCCCATTTGATAGCACCCATATTGCCTCCTACACGCTGGCGACAGCCTGTCGCGTCTCCTTCTTCGCCTGACCACTGAGCGCCCCACTCAGCGACGCATCAGCCTGAACCAGCGCCAAGATCAGCGCATTCTTCACGCCCATCCGTATGGAATCCTCCAAACCTGCACGCTTGGCAATATACTTCTCGTTGGCCTTGAGCAACTTTTGAAATTGGGGCGCCTCCCACATCGCTTTGACCATGCGATTGATCAGCGACTCGCCGATCGCCTCGGCCAAAGCCTCCGCGTCGCCCTTTTCTTCCACAGAGCCGTCGCTCTCGGATTCCTTGCTCTCATCCTTCCCCATCGCAGCCAGCTTCTTTTTCGCATCTTCCAAGCGGGCCTTATCCTCCGCACTAAGATTCTTTCCCGCGCGATTGATGTAGAAGTTGAGACGCTCCATGGCCTGGGCCTGATCCTTGGACTCCTTCATCAAACCTGATGCAATCTTGCCCGCATCCTGCTTGAAAAATCCCTCGGGCGGACTCCACTTGGTTTTCACCTTGGCGCTCCACTTTTCCTCGTCCATCACCGTCTCGATGCTTTCCATCAGATCATTGATTCTGCTCATCGTCCTACCCTTTCATCAAGCCAACCGCTCGATACTCTTGATCGGGACTTTGCCCTTGCCCACGATCTGATAATCGCGCGTTCGCCCCGACTTGAGCGTCTGCACGAGATTCTTACTATCTACCACAATTTTCCACAAATCCCTACCCTCGGTCCCCCCAAATTCACGCCCAAACCCCTCGGCACGGTCTGGACTATTCGTCACAAAAATACCCGACGGGACAGCCTTCACCCCCTGATAAATCCTGCGATCCTTCGCGGGCCGAGCCGTGTAGACCGTAGTAGGCTTCCCAGCCTTGAGCGTGCTGCCAGGCTGACGAATCTCGTTCACCAGTTGGAAATAGGCAATCTCGACATCCTGATCATCAAAAAAGTCAGAATCCCCCGCGTCCAACACGTCGTCAACCTCGCGCGGCCCAAAGTAAGTAAAACCAGGGGCATTTTTTGCAGGCTTACTCCCTTTATGGACCATCACATACGCGTGAGTCACTGGCGCATATATGTTGTCGGTGCTGTACTGCGGACGAACCGTCAGATTCACATCGCGTCCAATCTTGTCCACGGTCCGCGCCAACCCCCTGCCAAGCTTGTGCATATTCTTGAGGGAATCTGTAAATCTTACCTTGAATTCCTTGTCGGGGTCGAAGTCGACATTCCCTTCGCCATGGCGCCGCTCAGACCAAGCGTACAAATCATCAATCTCATCACGAAGCGCATCCTCGTACGCGCGCATGTCAAGATTGAAACGCCCCGCTGACTCTAAAAGAACGAACCCCAGTTCGTCAGTAAGGCGCCTCAGCATCTAGCGACCTTTCTTCTTTGCCAGCTTTTTAGTGGCCTTGGCCAGAGATGCTTCAGCCTTTTTGAACGCAACAGGATCATCAGATCTCAATGCAGCCTGCATCCCCTTGAGCGCAGGCATCAAACGCTTGCCACTCTTGCTACGACTGGCCTTCAAAATCATACTATCAGTCTGGTTCAAAGTATCGTCGCGGCCTGGGATCTTGCTCTCCGCTTTTTTCTCTTTCTTGCCCTTTTTACCCTTGCCACCACTGGTTTTCTTCGCACCACCAGACTTCTTGGACGGCCCTTTTACATCCTTAACCTTGGATGCAGCCCCACCGCCACCCCCGAGCGCGCTTGAGATCTTGTCCATGATCCTGCCCAGGATTCCTTTTTTCTTGGGAGCACTCCCGCCACCCTGAGCCTTCGCACCCTTGGGCGCGCCCTTCTTTTCCTCACCGCCACGAATCTTAGGAATAGGACTGGACCCATCAACGGGAAAGAAATGCCGCTTCCCGCGCACGGTCCTCC